AGAGTTGGTTGCTGGTGTATATTGTGATGGCGCCGGCACTCACTGGTGATTCGTAATGGCAGACAATTCGTTTTCAGAAAATGTCCAGGGTGTGTGAAGGGAAAAAGAATTTGTGTGTTGGGGGGGGGTGTTGTTATGGGTGTGTTGTTATGGGTTGTCTAGTCGGCATCAGCTACAGGCTCTACAGGTTCGGGCACCTCGAACTCGTCCATGAACGCCTCGAGCTCCTCGAGGAATCCAGGTGCGGAGTCAGCGAGACGCTTCATCGTCGAGACCGCGGCCTTAACGCGGCGGGCCCATGCCACGTTCTCAGGCGGCGCAACAGCTGCTGCGGCCTTGATGGTCTGATAGTACTTCTTAGACCAGCGCCGGCCGAGATCATGGACCGTGTCAAGGAGCAGCTTATGTACCTTCTCCTCGCGGACGTGAGACTTATTCGTCTCCACACCCATCAGCGTGTCCTCATTGTGAGTGAACGACAACCAGTGGCGGGTTGCGCCTACCACGCGGCGGTCCTCGTAGTCGCCCGAGGTGCCCGGGAACAATCCAGGCAGGCGGCACAGCGTTCGGTTGCCGCGGTGCAGCGCCACATACCCCGGAACCACCTCGCCACGCGGCTGTCCGACAATGGCGGGCGGATTTGAGGCGGGATCGTATACGCTGCGGAGGGTGAACTCTGCGACCCGGGCATAGCCATCTGCGCCGGCTGTAGCGTAGTCTCGGATCTTCGTCTGAGATCCAACATCCTGGCGAACCATCTCGGCGTAGAGAGGGCGCGTGCTAGTGTGGTGGTAGTACACCCGCTCGTCGTCGCCCTTCTTCCACAACTCGATGCGCGTCTCGTTGCGACGCACAGCGGGCGTCGTGTCGTAGTTCAGCGTGAGGCTCATGTCTGGCAGGTGGCAGACACCGTCCACATAAACCTCAATCACCTTTCCGCTGCGGAGCTGGTGCTCATACGCGAAGCCAAGCTCCTTCAGCAGGGACGGCAGGTTCGCGACCATGGAGGCGAACTTGTCAGCCGGCATCGGGATGTACTTGACAGACCCCTTCCCGTTCGGGTTGATGGCGTACTGGTTCCAGATTCCCATGCTGTCGTAGCTGATCGGGTGGGCAGACGGAGCCCATGAATCCTCGGCGGCTGCCCTAGGCCAATTCGCGATCAGCTCGAGAGGCCTGACTGCGCCCTCGGTGCGCGTCAGAATGTGAGTGGATGTGAGTGCACCCGAGAGAACAATGTGTGCGGCGTTCTCTCCGAGGCCGAACCGGCCGACCGATGTGCTCGCGTCCTTGGATGCGAAGTAGCAGACCGAGCGAACGAGAGCTGCCTCGTTCATGCCCGAGCCGTCGCCTGCAACAGTGATCGTGTTGGAGGCGGTGGTGAAGATGTACCTCAGCGTGTTGGCGCCAGCATCGAACTCGTTATCGCCGAGTTCAGCCGCGCCGTCGTTGAGGGTGAAGTTCATGTGCTGGATGCCATTCTGGATGCCGTTGATGGAGATAGAAGAAGCCATTGTAGAAGTTGTAGAAGTAGAGATTCTTGGGGGGGGCTCTTATCCAATCCGTCGTGGCAAACAATTCGTTTTCAGAAAAACGGATTCACATGACAGTACATAATAGGTATCATGGAGCCTCCTCAGACCAAGAAGCAGTCTATCAAGAACCAGAAGCAGAAGGGTGCAAGTGATCATCGTCTCGGCTCAGCCAAGCACATCCGCCTTGCGGAGTCCGTTAAGTCCACCCACGGAAAACGGAATCCTAAGTAATAGGCTGAAAAGGAAAGCAGGGACTTCAACAAGAGCATCTTCTCAACTACAATGCCTACTCAATGTGCGGCAGCTACCCAACAGGGACACCAATGTACACGCACGGTCTACACCCGAAACCAAACCCTCTGCAATATTCACCGCGGCGCCCCTAACACCCGCCTCTTCGCAGACCTCCCGCAGGCAGTAGTCGACGTCCGGCTGCGATGTGTTCAGTGCACACGCCACGCCGCACCCGGCCTAACCCACTGCCGTCAGCACGAGCAGCTGCGTCCTCGCCCCGACCTGCCACCAGAGCAGCGATGTGCCCATGCACGCTGTATGCGCGCGGCGGGCCAACACCAGCGGTGTGTGCGCCACCTTGGCAACTTCCTTCGCCAGCAGCGCATGATCCTGTGGGACGAGATGTACATGCCTGGGATGATCCAGGTAGTCGAACGTCCCGACACATGGCGAGATGTAGTTGCCGGATGGCATGCCCGCATGGGAGGCCTGGTCAACCGCGAGTTTGTCGTGCATCTCGAACTCAATCTCGCCCGCGAGCTACGCATCCCCGAGCTGTGGAACCGGCATATGGGCAACGAGGCGCCGATGGATGCACATGGAATCATCAACTGGCGGTTCGCATTCGATGATGACGACATCTTCCCGCGCGCCGCTGGACCACCTCCTCGCACAGAGCTGGAGGGGTTTGTGCGAGATACTCAGAATGTCCACACGCGAGTGGTGACACAGCAGACGAACTCTGGACTGAACATTCTACTGAATGCAGAGATTCCGCCTAGCCAGAAGACTTGTACAGAGGTCCACATCGCCTTCATGGACAACGTCGCGCTTGGCCGCATTCAGACCTCGTTGGATGTGATTGACCAGGTTGACCGCGATGTCAAGCGCTGGTACCGCGTGGCGACATGCCGCGCAGACGGCGACTTCCTCTACAAGCGAACATTGGACGGTCTATGGGCCAAGATCAAGGAGTCCTCTGTCCGTCGTGAACTCGAGATCCGTTTATGGCAGGAGATGGTAGACTCCCTACATATGTGTTGTGATGGGCACATCACCCGACTTGCCAATGTACTCTGTGGATTCGACGAGGCGTTCGCACCCCCGCTCAGCCCAGCCGAGCAGCTGCAGAACAAGATGGCAGTGATCTCCGGAATGGACGGCGGAATCATCCTCCAGATGGCCGAAGCAATGGCAACATTCAAGGAGCTGAAGATTCCGGAAGACCAGTGGGCTGCATGGGTCGACGCGTTATGAACAATGGTATACTTTGCTACCCAACAAACAATGACCACCCTACTTTTTGACATTGGTGCGAACGTAGGGAAGTGGGCCCTTGAGAATGCAAAGACACCTACAACTCGTATTGTCTGTGTCGAGGCATCGCCTGCAACCTACTACAAGCTCATGCGCAATGTGCATGGTAAGAACATCAATGTACTCAACCGGGCCGTAACAAGCGAGCCTATAAGTTCGGCTACCTTCTATGAGGCGCCAGGTGGTACGATTTCAAGCCTAAACAAGGACTGGATCATGAGCCCGAGGTCTAGGTTTGGTGAGTCATCTCCGTACCAGATTGCCAAGATCACCTCGGAGATAAAGGTACCAACTACGACGATCGATGCGATGATCGCAACGTATGGAATGCCTGATCTGATCAAGGTGGATGTTGAGGGAGCCGAGCACATTGTCCTCCCTTCCCTAACACAGAAGGCGAAGACGGTCTGCTTCGAGTGGGCATCAGAGTGGGATCACGAGGCATTCCTCTGCATAGACCACATGGTGAGTCTTGGCTACACGCAGTTCCACATCCAGTACAATGATGAGTACGCCTATCGCCCCGCGCAGTACGAGCTGACGGCGGACGACGTGAAGGCTGCGTTCAAGACGATGAAGCCCTATACCGAGTGGGGAATGATTTGGTGCCAGTAAATAATGAGGCTCAAGACATTGCGGAGGTCGCATAACAAAGCCAAGAAGTGGGACGCGGTGTTTGAGATGCCGGATGGCAAGACAAAGACAGTTCCGTTTGGTGCAAGGGGCATGTCGGATTACACAAAGCATAAGGACAAGACTCGTCGCGCCCGCTATATCAATCGGCATTCGGGTATGGGCGAACACTGGTCTCGCCCAGATACACCGGGTGCATTGTCAAGGTGGATTCTGTGGAACAAGCCGACCCTGAAGGCTAGCGTCGCAGACTTCAAGCGGAAATTTGGGGTGTAGGGAGGAGGAATCGACGTAAAACGGATTTGTTAACAGACATCTCACTGACGATCAGAATGGACTCCGAAATGATCAACCGCAAACTCGTCTCTCTCGGCGCACCCACGTGGGGATCAATCGAGCGCAGGCGCGACCGTGTTATTCGCCTACTAGAGAGCGCTCGCCAACGCCAGCTGAGTCGAGAGAGGCTACAGGCGGTACGTGATAGAGCAGCCGCAGAGGTGAAGGAGAGGCAGTTGGCTGCAGTGTCTCTTCTTCTCCTGAAAACGAATTCATGCATGTCAATAGACTTTCCTCTTGCCCCCAACGCAAACATCCTCGACTAAAATGTTCTGCCCTTGGTGCCAACACGCCGTCAGCCGCCACGAGAAGCCCGGTGATGATGCCGATCATCGCTGGTGCTTCATCCATCTGCACACTCGCAACCTCATCAAGACGGACGGAACGCCACAGGAGGCTCATGACTCCTTCTACGCGCTCTGTGCCACCCACGTTCCCCCCAAGGCCAAGGTTCGGCGCCTCAAGCTCACACACGCACAACGGACGACCACTGTTCCCGGTCCATTGATGTTGTCGAGGTTCTAACCAGGTCCATCCACGTCTCCACCCTCCCGTCCAAGTACCGCTCCGCAAGGTGATTGAACGTATGTACGTACGTGATCAATACGGCGGCCACAATGGTCCATGACCAATCCATTTTTTAGTTCAACAACGAGATGTTCTGACTGCGGGGCAAACGACGAGACAAGATGTCCCTCTTCGTTCCGCCAACGGACATATCATCGCCTTCCTGAATACCCTCGATAGCACGCAGGGCCTCTGCTACACGCTCAGGCTGGTCTGCAAACTGCAAAAAGAGCTGCTGTCGAAGCGTAGACCGCTTCAGTGCGGGGCGAGATACACGCTCAGACCGGGCGATCGTACCACCGGGTCCATCCAGTACAAAATTGCCTAGGTCATTGTCCTTCATGTAGGCGAGCACAGATGCGCCCAGTGTGTTTTTGCGTTCACGGATGGTCTTGATCTGAGCTTGAAGAGCGCGAATCTCATCGTCTGCAGCAATCCACGAGCGAAGTGTCTCCTTGATCTCCTCTGCCATTGATGTTGTTTGTATGTCTTGTTAAAATCAGTGCTTCCACCTGAGGTCGCACTCCAGGCAGGTGAAGAACGTCGTCATCGGCTCATCTGCAGATCGCGTCTGCATCTGGTAGTAATCGCAACGAGTCTTCTTGCGGCAGCGCCTGCAGTCCATGACAATGCTCGCAGTCTGCTTCTTCGAGTGAGTCGCCTTCTCCTTCTCGGATGTGCTCTGCGCAATCTCTGCCCAGCGCTCAGGGTTCTGTAGCATTGGCGTCGAGTTCACAAAGGCCTCCACGGTCATGGTGGGCATGAGTTGGCGGTAGCGGTACAGGTCAATTGCCCGATTGCGATAGAGGTTGACAAACACTGGGTTGTCCCAGCCCTGATCAATGAACCACTCTTGGGCGTCCGCCACACACTTCTTAAGGATTGCGGTCTCGACCTCGTTCGAGTCGAACTTATCGCGTACCAGGGTTCGGAGTGGGTGATCTACGTAGACGTTCGAGGCGTGAACCGTATGGACCGGTACGAGTTCGCGATCCACCGTAGGCACGTCATCGTCTTCGTCCTCAACTACAACGTCTCCCTGGTCGTCGTCCTCATCCTTGTTCTCCTCATCATCGTCCTCTTGGAAGGTGGAGGAGTGGTAGAACTCGTCGTACTCGACCGAGTGTAGATCCTTGTACTGGTTCGCATGCGAGTCGTAGTCATCTGCGTTGGGGTTGGTCGACTTCATGACGACAATCGTACCCGCGAAGAGGTCGTCGTTGAAGGGCGGAGGAAGCATGTGCTGGTTCGTGTTCTCCTCTTCCTCCTCGCAGGAGACGCCGAAGACAGAGTACACATCCTCATCGTGGATCATCTTGCCCTGAAACTGCATCAAGGGCTGCTTGGTCTTCTTGCGAAGCCATTCGAGAACATCGGATGTCTTTGCTGGAAGGGTTGTCTCTGCGAGAGTGCCGGACGTTGAAATGAAGAGTGCGACAACCATTTTGGTAGCAGGTTGTGTGAGTGTGTCTAGATTCCTTTTTAGCGTCCTGCCATGGCTGCGAGATTCGGCAGACCGACAGGGCCCACTGCAGGAGCAGGAGGCGGCGCCTCAACCCCTGGTTTGGGAGTGCGCCACGAGAAGAGGCGAGTTAACCCAGCTGCGAATGGCTTCAGGATATCGCTGTTGACAAACGCAATCGCAAGCACGATCGCCAAGAGTGTGGCAGCAAGTAAGATAAGGTACGTCATGTAGTCCTTCAGCCCCTTGTCCATCTTGAATGTAGGCATCTTGAGCTTGGGCAGAACTGGCTTGCAGTTCTTAGGCTCTCCTGCAGAGTACAATGGGTGCTGTACCGTGGCCAATACCTCGTCTGGCATAACAGGGCCAACGGTATGCGTTAGTTTCTCGATGTCATCAGCAGACACTGACACTGGGTTCTGAAAGTAGATCACCTGCGCACCCGTCTTAGACTTCCAACCAATGTAGCGGTCGCACTCGCTATCCGACTTCGTGTACTGCTCGAGCTCGCTGTTGACCCAGGTGAAGTATGGATCGGTTCCGCTAACAAGCTTCGTCAGCGCCCAATCGCCACCGGTATGTACTGAAGGTTTTTCGTACTCTTTCGTGTCCTTGTTCACGATGCCCAATCCCACAGAGGTTTCGGGATCTAGCTGAGCAGCAATCATGCTGAGAAAGTTGATTGACTGACCACTGCCTCCCGCCGACTTCGCAAGGGGGATAAAAAGCAGGGTATCGCCGCTAACACACTGAAGCACAGCATCCGCCTGAGTGCCCTCAACGCGAAGAGGTGCAGGGTGATACAAGTGTACTTCCGTAAAGACGGCCTGCCGACCATTAAATACAGCAGCAAACGACGACAGTGGTTTTATCACAATTGTGTTCTTATCGCGGGTCAGGATGACCTCGGATGCTGTGTTCTCGAGCGGGAATGACAGTGCACATCCCTTACAAGCTTCCGATCCGGCAACCGTTATACCCACGTTCATATCCACCGACGGTTTCGGATCAACGTGGTCCTGCTTCGTGCATTTGCTGCCGCCGCCACCCATTGTTCTACTGCGAACAAAACAAGTCTGTCAGAGAGAACAAGATGTCGGACGCACCACGCGGTTTACTCAACTGGTGGCAGGGATTGATCCTTGCCGTCAGTAGCGCAATTCTTGGAGTCGTAGCTGCAATCTACATCAAGGGTGGAGGCTCTGTTCCCGGCGGAGGTCCTTCGTGGGCAATGGTCCTCCTCCGTTTCGTTCCTCATTTCCTGCTACTGTTCGGTGTTCTGGCCGATGCGTTTACCTACGAAGGTGTGTACTGGACAGGAACGATGGTCGGTGTTCTCGCTACATTCGTTGCCCCATGGCTTGATGCGGTGGCTGCTGGTATCCAGGGTATGATCAACAGCCTCATGAACAAGCCGAAGGAGGCGGTGGCCACAGGTGCTGGCCTCCTCGGTGGACTTGCAAAAATGAAGGGAGGTGCTGAGTATCTTGGATGCAGTCTGATGTCTGAGGCTAAGGCAGGCGCTGTACCGCAGACGTTAACTGTATCTGCAAGCATTCTCGCGTACTACATCTTTGACCTAGTGCTCAATATGAGCCTGATTGATGCGGCCGGTGCCATCGTAGCTGCGCTGGTCCTGTTCGGAGGTCAGACTATGGCCATCTCGGGCTGCCTTGACGAAGGAAAAACAACTCAGGCTGCCATCTTTGCGGGTATCTACGGTATCATCATCGGAGGTTCGTCCTATGCGGCGGTCAGCACGTGGGCGCCCAGCTACCTCCCGACCACTGTGATCGGTGGAAGCATCACGAGTGGCGGTGGAGCAGCGGGTAAGGGTGGCGCGTCAGGCGCAGGACGTCGGGGTATGGGAATGAGCGCTGGCGACGGTGGCCCGCCTCCTCTGGCAACCGGAGCTGGACAACCGGGGCAGGGGGCGTCGTGCCCCACTTAAGCGGCCAGCGCCTTGCGTGCCAACGTATAGAACATGATGATCGACGTGCCCGAACACCGCCCAACCTCTATACCGTTCTTCAGGAACACCATCGTAGGAACAACACTGATCCCGAACTTGGCAGCGATTCCCTCCGGGTCGCTGTGAGTGTTAACGGCCTGAAAATAAATACCTGGAAACTCATCAATCAAGTCCGCAATTGCCGGCTTGATTGCTGCGCAGGGACCGCACGTCGGAGACCAGAAATGATAAGCAATAACGGCAGGAGTCGTCGACATACTGTATACCCAGAGGAAACTTCTAAGCCTCTGTCTTCTCGACGATAACAGTCGTCAACTCGGCGCGGTACACCGGCTGCTTTGCGACGGTACTCTTTGCCAACGAGACGTTGCGTGTCTTGCACATCTCCGTGAATGCCTTCAGCAGATGCTTGTCGACCACCTCTGCGTCCAGTACCGCAATGTTCTCGCGGATCCACTTGGCCAAGACCGCACCAGAGACCGGAGGACTCATGACAGCCAGCGGGCATCCGGGGAACAGCTCGTCTACAGGCTTCGGTGTCGGAAGCTCGATCACACGACCCTCAACGGATTCGCGGGCCATGCGGTCCACAATATCGTTCTGCTTAGACAGGTCGTCGACCCCACCCGTGTGGGCGCGGACGTATTGGAACCGGTGCTTGAACTTGGACAGGTGCTCAGCGATTCCTTCGATCAGATCGCGGTGAAGTACGGGTTTGCCCACGCTGGTCTTCCAACCACGAGCAACCCATCCAGGCATCCACTCTGTCAAACACTTGATCGAGTAGTCAGAGTCAGTGTAGATGACGAGATCTTCTGCAAAGGCACCCTTGAGTGCGAGAATCGAGACCGCGAGGTGGATGCCCGAGAGCTCGGCCCGCTGGTTGGTCTGTGCCTGGTCGTCGGCTACACGATGAGCCTCCGACCATTCAGGGTGCTCGGGAAACCATGCAGCAAACCCAGCCTTCGCGTCCTTACGACCATTCGCACTACACGCACCATCCGTAAACACGCGCATGTCCCTTATGAGTGTTCCTTGTTTGCCATTCCTTTTTCGTACGCATGAGGATCTGTCCACAACAATGTATTGAAGTCGCCATCAATCTCAGGGTAATGTACGTAAGCAGGCATGCGCGAAACGATGCAGCGAGAGACAATGGCCGGCTGCAGGGTAGGTTCTTCGATATGAAACCACACTCGACAGCGAAAAGACCGCTGTTCCAAGCTACGGCGCAACATCTGCTGACAGGCCGAAGTTAAAAAGTGAGCATGCCATACAATGAGTACACGGGTGCGAATATGAGCTTGAGATGGAACGAAGGACATCCACTGGGCGATCCAAGGAGCGAAGTCGTCAATGGAGTTGATGACCGCAGCATCCACCTCTTCAAAGTCGCATCGGTGTTTATTGGTTGCGACGTATGCATTCCATACCTCGCGCGTTGATCGATCGTTTAGAGGTTCAAACAAGATACGGTGGGGTGGGGGGAATAGCTCCATACATTACGAGCTGGGCGCCTCCGTAGATGGCTGAACGATGCGCTTAACGGGGATCTCTGCAGACACCACGTAGATGCTGTTCTCCGTCATGATGATGTACGTCTTCTCCTCCTTGAGGCGCATGATCGACTCAATCGGCGACGTGTACTCCGTGTCGGACTTCACAAGGCACTTGCTCTCGTTCGTCACACCGATGCAGCACGACTTGGAAAGACTGTCCGCATAGTAATCCAAATAAATAGGGCGATCCTGCTCGATCGCCAACTTAGCAACGTGCGCCATAACTGTTGCGGAGGGGCAAGCCATTTGTGAGAGGTCGAGGATGTGTTTGCGTTCATTTTAACGCCGGTCCTAAGGAGCCTTCGCGACGTCCTCCAACTTGAACCTGGACTTCATGCACAGAGACGGCGTCTCCGGGCGGGGGATCTTGATGATATCGCCGACCATCGGCTTGACCTCCTTCACCTTGGGCGCAACGGCGGCGAGGAAGCGAACCAGATGGTCAACATGCTCCTCCGTGGGAGGGCTCTTGGGGTGGCGGATACTCTCGCGCAGGTCGTCCACGACCGTCTTCACGAATGTTGACATGGTCGTCTCAGGGATCAATCCACGCGAATACAGCTCGGACGTATAGACTGCGAAGCCGCGCTTCGTCTCCTTCTGCTTGGTCCAGGCGATCAGTGCATCGGTGAACCCGGCATCTGAGGAGGATGGTACGATCGTCACCGCAGACGTGTCGTAGAGTGAGTCAAACATGTCGACCTGGGTTGCCAGGTCGTTGCGGGCATCCTCCTCAGACTTGACAATGTCCGAGTACAGGTCAGCCAGCAGGCTCGCATAGAAGTTCTGGCGGATGCCCCGGTCGAAGAGGAGTGTGGTGACCCGTAGGCGGAACATGGCATCACGCGCAGCGATCTTGGACTTGATCAGGTCCGTGAGCTTGGTGTAGGTTGGCTTGGACAGCTTGTTGATGGCTGCATTGATTTCATCGTAGTCGGCGTCGTCCTTCTCGCGTACCTTGCGCAGGGTTTCGACGAGGACATTCTTGCGCCAGTCGGATACCTCAACAGGAGGCTCACGGCGGACAGGACGACGGTAGACAGGGCGGAAGGATGTGCGTAGCTTGGAGAAGATCTCCACTACGCTGTCGGGAAGGGGCTGCTTGACGGAAGGGCGAAGGGCGTAGATCGAAGATACAGTGATGGACTCCATTTCGACGCCCTTGTTTCCTTGTGGATGGTTGAGGATTCATTTTCTCGTCGCCGCCGCTTCTCACCCGAAAACGGATTACCGCATCCTCAATAAGGATATGAGTGCGGACAACATGGCTCTTCCTATCAAGTGGGTACTCTGGTACCACGATCCGTCCAACAATGACTACAGCCTTGAGAGCTACATCCGCATCTACGAAGTGTCTACAATTGCAGAGTTTTGGAGCCTGGTCGATGGCATCCCTAAGGATGTCTGGGAGTCAGGTATGTTCTTCTTCATGAAGTCAGGCGTCCGTCCGTTGTGGGATGCGCCGGAGAATGACAAGGGTGGTGCGTGGTCCAAGAAGGTGGACGCGGCCGATACACACAGCGTATTCATCGACTGCATGGTTCACTGCCTAGCAGGGTCATTCCTCAAGAACTCCAATGAGAGTGTCGTGGGGGCGACTGTGAGCCCTAAGGGGCAGTTTCATATCGTAAAGGTGTGGAACAATACAACCACCGTGTGCGATCGCAAGCTCTTCAGTCCCACACTGAAGATGAAGCTTGGCGACGACATTGCGTACAAGGCGCATAACATGAGGCCGAAGTGAAGCGGGACACGGCCGAAGGGTGTGTCTTCAATGCAAGGGTTAAATACACTCGCAGTTGTTCAGAAACCAGAAGTACGAGACGTAGATGATCCATGCATGCAGCGTCGTAGTCGAAATGACCAGTATGACATTGGCAGTCCCAGTGTCCATTACCTTTTTCAATTGAAGTAATAATGGTAGTTGCATACACGGAGGTGCCGATGAAGATGAAGGTGATTACGACCTCAGGTCGCCCGATGCGGAATATACTCCGGTGTACCCGCCACCCAAGGCAGGAACTCGCCGCCGTCGTCGTGTACGTAAAACTAGGAGGAGCAAGGCATCAAGCACAGCTTAATATCGCCCAGGTTCGCAATGACGTAGCGAATCATAATAAACCAATCATTTTTCATGTGGATCTCCAGGTTGTTCGATAGGTTCGAGCACTTGGTGAACAGCACTAAATGCGGCAGGCTGAACGTACCTGACACAATCTCATCCGGCTTGGACTTCGTAATCGCCATGTCAGACGTGGAATCACCCATCGTGACCGTCTGAGATGCGAAGGGGCCCTTGCAGGTGAACGTGAGAGTCCCACCCACGTTCTTAACATCCACCGTCTTGGCGCTCAGCAGTGTCATGTCGCGACAGATCTTCTGGAAATCCATGGACGGCATCGTGATGCGCGTGGCGAACTCCGTCTCGGGCATGTTGATGTCGGACTCATCGCGGTCCAGCAGGTTCAGCTTGTTGCGGATACGGCGTTTCTTCTCACCGTTCTCCAGCGTGATACACAGGTGGTTCGACTCCGACTTGGAGACCGAGAACGTGATCGTGTCATCATTCGTCACCGTCTTGACGATGCGGTAGAAGTGGTCCGTGTTCAGACCCACATCCAGGCGCGGCGCGGTGTGGTTGTACTCGTACTGCTCAAACTTCGACGCATGGAGACGCATATGCGTCAGTACCGTGCGTGTGTTGTCCATGGCAATCATGCGAATGCCATCCTTGTCGAACACCAGGCTCATCTCCACCAGCATAGACTTCAACCCCTCGGCGAGGATGCGAATCGGGGCCGTCTGCACTGTCTTAGCGATCACCAGGTCATCGGACATTTATCAATGCTTGCGATGTCTTCTGAAAGTCGATTTACGCGTCTTCTTGTTCTTGAGACGACGGGGGGTGCGACGACCACCCTTAGGCTGTGTATGGAGGCGGCTACCTATATCCTGGAAATGACTCACATTTTTGTACTGTTTTCCGCGCCGCACTTGGCTTGGTACTAAGCCCCTCTGTACCGCCACTGCAGCAGTGGACGTTTGCGCTTGGGGGGGCGGCGCCGCAACTGGCAACTGCGCGGCCGCATTCATGAACACCTGCATATAGTCGAACGATTTGGTTGAGATCTGGTCCAGGCTATCGAAGTCGCGCTGCTCCTGTTCTGTAGCAGGCGGTTCCTCTTCCCGCTCGAAGAACGCCTCTGTGTCGCTTATCGCACCATCGAGACCAAGTACAATGTCAGATAGCGAGATAGCGGTACCAGGTCGCGATTCTCCTTCAGCCTTCCTCTTTTCGGCCATGAGTTTCACGTACTCTGCGCGTTTAGCACGCGTTAGGGGTGCAGTTGCAGACAGACCGAGAGTTGCACGAATCATAGCATCTTCATCGCGCATCTCCTGGCCCTTCTCCTGTTCTGCTGCCTTTTGTTTGGCAACCGTAGCAGTCCTCTTCTGACCCGGGGTTATGCTAGATGCGGCCGAGTTAAGCGCAGCCTGGACATCCGGTTGCTTTGCGATCGCGCTAACGCCTTTGAACGCAGTATCAACGGCCCCAACCAGCTTTTCGGCTTGATCCTTGACCTTCTGGGACCCCATTCTATTGATAAGTTCGCGCATCCGTTTGATCGCGTCGAATACGTCGGGTGTGGCTGGTTTCGAGATCGACCGGATATCAACTCGAATCTCGGTCTTATCGTTAGTCCGTTGCTTCTGCTCGTCGAGTTTGGTCTCAACTACGGCTTGCTCACGGTTGAATGTACCGAACAGGCGATCGGCTTCTTCGTTATATTCCTGTGCGCTTTGTACAGGAGCATCGCGTAACCACTCGGAGGCGGGAGGGCTGTGAGGACGAGGAACTAATTCGGAATCCTTTGACTCGTCGGCTGTGCCATTCTGATCCCCACGCAGGAGTACTGCGGGTACGCCCGTCATGTTCTGAACCTGAGCCGGAGCCTCAGCCGCCGCAGCGCTCGGCTGCATCTCATCTTCGAGAATATATCGCATATCAGATTCGCGTCCCGGCGCGGTATTTGCCATCAAACCAAACGGTAGGGTTAATACTTTACTGTTATCTTCGTCATATAGTACATAACCCTCTTTCTTATTTGCAAATGTGAATTCAACAAGTCTGAACAGTGCAGGGGTACCATTGACTCCGTATGTAGCGTATTCGCATTTACCTGATGAGGCTAATCCGAACGATTCTACAGCGACGTAGAAGCGCTTACCGGTTCCTACGACCTCATTATATGTTTTTAGAGCAGGATTCGGTCCGAAATCATAGCAAAATTCATCACTCGGAGTCATATAGAACTCCATGCCACGTGCCAGTGTCACTTTCCTAATCGCAGGAGCCGCAGGAGCCGCAGGAGCCGCAGGAGCCGCAGGAGGCGCAGGAGCCGCAGGAGCCGCAGGAGGTTTCGGTGCTCCAACAGGAACTTCTGGACGATCAAAAACATCGTTTGGTCCAAGTGGAGGCTGCCCGGTTGGTTCAAAGATCGAGCTGCGGTCAGGTTCGGGCCCACCGACAGGTGTTTTCTTAAGAATGGATCTGGCGTGTTCTGCAGTACTAGGAGAGTTAATGTTGCCAACGCCTAGCGGCGTGTACCGGCTTGCAGGTGTTTCACCCATTAACTGTTCAGTAAACCTCGATGGACGGGCGAGTTGAGCCTTATCAATTTCGGCTTGTCTCGCCGCCTCTGCTGCAGCTAACGTCTTTTCTTTGTCGGCTGCTTCTGCAATCAGCGCTTCGGTCTCTCGCGACGGACGGGCGAGCTGGGCTTGGTTAATTTCTTCCGCTTGTTTTGCTACAGAAGCTTCTGCAATCAGCGCTTCGTCGAATCGTGATGGGCGAGCCTCCTCGCGCGCTTGTTCTGCCGCAGAAGCTTCTACCATTAACCCCTCGTCGAATCGTGATGGGCGAGCGAGTTGAGCCTTATTAATTTCGGCTTGTCTCACCACCTCTGCTGCAATATGTGCCTGTTCAGCGGTAGCTGCTTCAGCTGCATTCTTCAATTCTGCATTTACCACCTTGTTCGGATTAGCTTTGATGTACTTAACAAAGTCATTGTCCTGCCCAAGCAGTGTACCTTTGGCGATCAGATCGTAGTTGAACGGTTCCTTCGCGGCCGAAAACATAACGGCTGCAATGAGCTTACGCGCCGGTTTCGAGGTGGCACTTGACCGGTACTTGAGGAACTCATCAAACACACCTCGCAGCTGAGCACCGACAACGCGATTGTTGGGAGGTACAGCCTCAACCAGCACCGCAAACGCATCGGCAACTGCAAGTGCCTTATCCGGGCTCTCCGCACTGCTCTCCAGTGCGATCTGGTCGAGAACGATTGTTAAGAGTGCGGCGATCTCACTGGTTGACGCGCCGCCGCGCTTACGGCGAGGAGTACGGTGGCCACCCTTCTTGTTCTTCATCGCAGTTTCGAGGAGCTTGTTGGATTCGTCGTCTACGAGACTCTTGCGGTATGTGTGCCGAGCGAATGGGTTGTAATTCGCAAAGTCGCCGGTCAATACACCGGAATTGACATTCTGGCCCATGGCTGCATTTCGAGCGAGATAGATGAGCTGAACAACGAAGGGACGGTTCGTCGTGTCGCCATAGTTCTCTGTTAACAGATTCCGACGCTGGTTAGCTAGCCCCATAACAGTCTTGAAGTTCTGGAAACGGCTTGAGAGTCCAAGTTTGACAGCGTCCCAAAACACACGCTTCTCTTCGTCGGACGGGGGTGTTGGGCGACTCGGTCCAACCACTGCTGCATTTGCAGCGGCCTCCTTCGCAGACGCGTTAAACACAAGCTGTTCGGCAGAGAGAGCACCCTCTGGCTGTGGTGGGGGTAAAGCTGTAGCTGCCCTTTCGACCGCGGTATTTGTATCAGTGGCCACCGTAGTTTCTGTGGCTGCAGGTGCTGCGGATGCAGCAGGCTGAGACGTAGTCGCAGTCTCCACGGCTGCAGGTGGCGGGGGAGCCGCAGTCTCCGTCGGGGCAGCTGCCGAAAGGGGTTTGGACGATAGATTCATTTGACTGAGCGTACTCAGCGCGAGGGCAGCAGTAGCTGCTGCGGCACCCGCGATTGCGTTTCCAGTTGCGACTGCAGCGACAGCACTTGCCATTATCTTCATAACCTAAAAAAATCAAGTGTTAGTAGCGTCGCTATACGAAAACAAGGCGATCGAGATGACGCTCAATATCATGGCAACCCAGCGCAGTCCCTGGATTGTCTCTCCAAAGTAGAAGAGGCCGAGCAGCGTGATGATCGTATCGGATGCCAAGTTCCATATGATGTTCACGACCAGCATATCCTCGAACTCCAACGCCTTGATGAACAAATATGGCTGCAACGAGTAGACAAGAGTCGAAAACGTCAAGCCGACTCCGTAGGTTAGCGCGCCCGTATTGACCATCTTCGCAGAGGCCATCATCAGAACATCCAAGTAAGCCATGAAGAGTCCAAAGGAGATGGGAAGCATGTCAAACCCATTCCACTTCCAATCGCTACGCTTGATGTACACGTCGAGAGGATCAAGTGGTGCCATTGCTTAAAACTCGACAAAAGACAAGCAATGAGTCTCTCCGATCTGGTCGCCCTGTCGGCGATCGAAGTGTTCGGCGACTTTAACCTGCGATGGTATGCAGAGACCAACCAACCAACCTACTTAGGGTATGGTGTCCTTGGATACGTGGGTGTGATTTTCTTTCTGATCAAGTGTCTGCGCTCTGGCAACGTACTCTATGTGAATGGAATGTGGGATGGTATATCGGGAGTATTGGAAAGCTTCGCGGCCTACGTCGTACTTGGCGACCGCCTAGATAAACCTGGTCAGTATCTTGGGTTGTTAATGACCATCGCAGGTGTCTATTTACTTAGACGAGACGGTCTATGATGACCAAATGGAGTCAACCACGTATGTCACTGCACTGTACAACCTTCGCAAGCGCGAAGGCATGGATGATGTGAATACGGATCACTTCAGTCGAATCGCAGACTACCTTGAGGTCGCGAAGAAGCTGCTCGATACTCCACACTCCTTTGTGATCTTCTGCGAGCCCGACCTGGAGGCACCACTCCGCGAGATCCGAGGTGATCGGCCGACTGTGTACATGGTGATTGACTTTGAGGAGCTGCCGTTCTGGAACCTGTTCCCAAGAATCGCAGAGAACAACAAACGTAATCCGGTGGTGAACGTATCGCCGCAGAAGTTCACGGATCTGTACTACCTGATCATCAATCACAAGGTGGAATTTGTTCGGCATGCCGCTGAGGCGAATCCCTTCAATACAGAGTGGTTTGCATGGGTCGACGTTCGCGCTGTACTTCCGCCTACAGGCCTACATGGCCTAACGCAGTATTGGGATCCGGATCACGTGAACATGTTCATGTTGAACTTGGTGAACCGGACCATTGGCAACGACTTCTTCCGCTACAACCATGGGTGGATTGCATGCGTGTGCTTCACGGGTAAGCGCCGACAGATACTTGACTTCACAGAGGCTACGATCAGGGAATGGAAGACGGCCTTGTCCAACGGCTACTGTCCGTCCGATGAGACGATGTTCGCGTATATGGCCGCAATGTACCCAGATATGGTTTCGCCTCTGGCTGCCGGTGATTACGGAGATGTGATGAAGAACCAGGCTGCTGTGTGTCGTAAACAGGACGTTGCCTACTACATACAGGAGTTTGCGCTTGCGTATGGTGATCTTCGGACCTCGATTCGGGTCGGTGAGTCCTTACGCCGGGGCTATTTGTCGGGTGTATTGCCACCCATGGCTGACCATGAACAGTTTCATATCTTTTATCGTCTTGCGCTGGCGTATCAGCGGAATATCCAGCCTAAGCTGGCAGCGGAACGCACGAAGGAGTTATTCCGCCCTGAGTTTGAAGGAATGCGGAAACAGTTTACGCCTCATCTCCGCCCTTGTGCCGACGCGTAAAGGCGTGGCCACTGCGCGCGCGAGCCGCCTTCTTGCGCGACACGATGCGGCCATACTTGTTCATCATCAGATCGCCCTTGGTGAGTCCACCGGGCGTCTTCTGCGCCGTTCCGTTCCACACCTTACGCCGAGAGCCAATTGCACGCAGAGTCTTTGCCATTGTGAATCACCTAGAAAGTTTCATGAGGGGCATCCTGAACGATTTTCCACCAGCGGGTTCTTCGGAATCCTGGAAATTCGAACTTTCAACGCGCCCACAGTAGATCTCATTCACCCATTTGAACGGGAACTCCCGAGTTGTCTCACCAATCCCGTGGGGTGCACCGCCACCTACGTGAGCTAACAGGCGACTAACCACCTTCGGGTGGATGCGAACACTCAAGAAGTCCTGGTCGTGCGCAAATCCCAGAATCAACGGATCCGCCTTGAAAATAGCATACTCCTCATGTACGTTGATACCCGCAGACTTACGCAGACCCCACAACCCTCCCAAGAGGGGTGCGGTGTGCTGATTGTTATCGCGAATCACGTGCGCAACGAACCCAGCAGAGCGCTCGAACTCCCGAATCGCCCAGCGATCCTTCCAGTGGACGCGAGAATCTGCGTCGCGCACCATCATGAGCTCAACACCAGGCTCGTCGATGGCAAAGAATCGATGGATCATATTGATCGCGCCCACTTCACCCGTGAACCGAATGATGACCTTCGGGGCTGACTGAAACACGCTAATACTGTGTGCATCAACATCGGCACCCACGTAGATGAACGTATACCATTCCGGAAAGTGCTTATTGATCAGCTGCAGGTTTTGCAGCATCCCCGGATAGTAGCGCTCATTGTACGGCCCATACAGACAGAAGGAAAAGACCTTCATACTTGTCTCTCTACGTAGCAAATGATATCAGGGCAGTCATTTGCAGAACTCTGTAGCTGGGTGTATGATCCAAGATATCCAACCGCACCGCGCTATTCACTCGCGGCCAAGAACGGTGGTCGAGTCTTTATCAATGGCGACTATGTCGCTCACTTTGTACAACACATGCCACAGTTGTTCAAGAAGCACATCTTTGTCGTACACAACTCCGATGAGCCGTTTGACCAAGCAAAGTTGGAACTGCTGCTGCCTCGGGCATACCATATCTTTGCAGTGAACACCGCAGTTAGCCACCCACAGCTAACGACGATTCCACTTGGGTTTGCAGATAAGCAGCTCGCATGGGCGTCATCGTTCAAACCCCCTGTGGTCGAACGCGATATCCTGGCCTACGTGAACTTCCTTCCACATACGAACGCTACGAAGCGCAACCAGTGTCTGGAGGCGATCAAGAACGATCCACGCATCACCATGAAGTCCAACCTCACACAAGACGAGTACCACACAGACCTGTGCCGATCAGAGTTTGTTCTCTGCCCTGAAGGGACGGGTGCGGACACCCATCGGTTCTATGAAGCACTGCTCTGCGGTGCAACACCTGTGGTTCTTCGCAATTCTCTGTCATCCTTTTACTCGCAGTACCCAGTCTGTATCGTCAATGCATGGACAGACCCGTACACACATCCCCCGTCAAAACCCGTTCAATTTCGCGCCGAGGCATATATAAGATGAGGCCGGAGATTGCGCTCCATAGCTGCGATTCAAACCCATACTACCTAGACTTTTGGCCTCTCGTGTCCAAGGTGTGGCGCCTGCGGATGGGTATTGAGCCCATCCTGATTTACATCGATGAGAACCATGATATCCCCATTGACACCACGTATGGGCGCGTTCTCAAGCTGAAGCCTGTTCCTGGAATCCCCACGTACATGCACTCCGTGTGGGGTCGGTTCTGGGGAGCCACTCTGTTTCCCGACAAGGTATGTATCGTCTCCGATATCGACATGTTCCCCATCTCCAAGAACTACTTCTTTGACCAGATCGCGCGGATTCCTTCGGCAAAGTACGTGCACTTATACTCGCCTCTGAACCGTGTCAAGGCGCAGCACCGAACTGGGCATTTCTATTCATCAGATGGTATCATTCCGGTGTGTTATCACGTGGCAAAGGGCTCTGTACTGATGGCGGTTCTGCGAATCAAATCAAGCTGGGAACAATCAGTGAAGGACTTGGCATCGCATACATATGTACCACGCGAGATACATGGTCAGCACGAAACTATGCCAAGCTGGGGGATCGACGAAGACTACACGACTAAGCTCATTAATGACTACCCAGACCAGTCTATCTTTGAGTTCATCGCCAGGCGACATGCGCGAATTGACCGCGGCAATTGGTCGTATTCCGTTGAGGGGATCCAGAAGGATGCATATGCGGACAGCCATTCGGTTCGGCCGTACAGTGATCCAGACTGCAAAGCAAAGATCGATACGCTTCTTGGCTACCTGCTTCAAATGAAATGATCTTGTGTGAGCTTCCACTTTACAAACTTCATAGACGTCGTGATGTGGTCGTAGTCCACGTCCTTCTCTGCGATATCTGAGAACGATGGAAGCTGAGTCGCCATGAACGGCCATGTAAAGACCATGTTGCACGAATTGGTACCCTTCTCTCCGTCCAGAATAGTCGTATCGGGCAGTGCAAGCATCTTGTCGTAGCATGAAGACGAGTAGAACATGCAGTGCGTTGTGAGCAGGTCCGGTGCGGTCAGGAAGAACATTCCGTTGCTTGGGATGACGGAGGTTAACTCATATTTCCCAACGTTCCCGCATCCATTCACGATATCAACACTTCGGTTATTCAAGTATCCTGTTATTGTGCGAGCCATCGTAGCCAATGCGCCGTTCGTCAATGTGAACGTACAGTCGTCCTCGATAACCCAGATATATGGACGGTTTTGCTGTTTCGCCATTCGGATTAACGCTTGATGAGAAAGCAGGCAACCACGTGCCCCGTTCTCATCACGAATACCATGAAAGATCTGAATGTTTAGCGATGGATAGTACTTTCTGAGATTCTGGATGTTCTCCAGACGGTCTTTACGGTGCGGAAGGTGTATACAGAAGACTTCCATCGGTTTATTAATGGCTCCCGTTTTGTATTCAACATTGATTACCACATACGAGTGCAACGGGCACGGCGCGGAGTACACCCGACAGTGTCTGGAGTCAGTCATCGGCCAAAGCTATCGACCGATTCAATGTGTCGTATCGGATCACAGCAGGAACGATGAGATCGAGACCCTTGTTCGCGGCCTTGATACACGAGGTGTTGAGGTTATTTACCTCCGATACAGAGAGAACTACGGCAGTCCTTGCCACAACTGGAACAACGCTCTGAAGCATGCGACAGGAATATACATCCATTACGTAGCGATGGATGACCGGTTTGCCCACCCCGATGCAGTTGCGAATGTTGTCAAGTACATGAACGAGACAGGATCGCATTGGACAGCTGTCGCATGTCAGTTCGATCCCGTGAGCGACGGCTATCATATCCCCTTTTGGACTGGCGATATTCTTCACGAGAACACGATTGGCGGGCCCACCAAGGTCGTGATCCGTAATACACTGAGGCATGTTCAGATGGATCCTCGATTTATTTGGGTTCTTGATATGGACTGGTTTCATCGACTGTTCTTGGCAGCAGGCCCACCGTCGTTCTTTATCGAATCATTCACGTACATTGACCGTCATCATCCAAACCAACTGACAAAGAAACTAACAAGCGTAGACAAGGCACGCGAGCACGCAGACATCCTTCGGAAGTATCAGACCCGCCAGTAAGCGGAGCTGTCATCAATTGGCACCATCGGAGCCGTTATTCCGTGGGCCGCGCGGAAGTCATCAATCGCCTTCCGGCACCCGGGTAGGATCCAGTCATCGACAATCACAAATCCGCCAGGCGACACCTTGGAGTAGAGCTGATCGAGGACCTGAATGGTAGACGAATACATATCGCCATCCAGCCGCAGAATGCATAGCTTGTCAATTGCTGCTGTCTTCAGCGACGTCTCAAAGAACCCTTTCACAAAGATCACATCATCATCGAGCAAGTCGTATGCCCTGAAGTTGTTCTTCACCGTCTCAACATCTACAGCCAGAAACTTCAGCGTATGATGGATATCGCCGGCATCTGCGCCATACTTCGGGTCGGGCTTCGGGAGTCCCTCAAACGAGTCTGCAACGAACACCTTACGGGGTTCATTGTGGTACTTGACCAATCCCTTCATCAGAATAGTAGCTCCACCGCGCCACACGCCTGTTTCAATAAGGTCGCCAGGGATCTTCTCACGCACCACCGTTTCGAAGCACTCCTGAATGTTGGTTAGGCGCTTCATCCCGATCATAGTATGTGCACGCTCAGGCCAGTATGTACCGTTCTCGACGGCATGACTTGATGCGGCCACTCCCTTCCCGAGCACATGACTACCGTAGATCGAGTCAAGTAGCGACTTCTTCAAGAGTTCAATGTACATGGTATGAGTGCAAGCAAAAAGGGCTCTAGGTATAACGCCTATAACGGTACTCGCGGTTCGTGTAGGCATGGTCCTCATCGGTCTTCTTGACTATGACAATGCAGTTCTGAACGAAGTGGATCGACTGGATCATTGCACGCGTCTCCTTGAAGAAGTACGGACTGAGAAGGGCATCCTGTTTGCGCCTGTCCTCGTCATTCAGGGTGTGCCAATTCACATCATCGACCAGCTGCTTGAACATCTCAAGCGCTGACCGAGGGTGCCTGTAGCCATAGCGTGTAGGGTAGCCGTAGCAGTCATCGCGAACCCAATACGACGTCTCAACATCCTCGATAATGTACACGCCGCCCGGTTGAAGAAGATCGCGGAAGAAGAAGTTGAACGTGATCAGCTGGTGCTCGGGGATATGCGAACCATCATCATTGATGAAGTAAAGCGTCTCATTCCTCAGCCGCTCTACTTGCTTGATGATCTGATTCTGATCACTCTGGTCGCACTTTGTAATCGTGAACCGTTCGCCCTTCTCTTCAGCCTTGATGTCCAATCCAAAGATGTGGAAGAGCGGAAAGTACTCGAGCCACAGCTTAACCGAGTTTCCGTCCTGCACGCCAATCTCGAGCATAGACCCCGACAATGCACGGAACTTCTCCAGGAACAGGGGGTAGAACCGGTCGTATCCGTGGTGAGTACACTTGTCCGTACCTACGCGGTTGCCGATCGCAGCGAAACTGTTTGGTTCGCGGTACTTCAGTAAGAAGGTGTTCAAGTCCTCGGGAACCCCAAGTCCCCACATCTTCGCACAGTCCGAGATGGTGATCTTCAGTCCGGCCGCAATCGCCTCATTGTACACGGGCACAGTGTAGAACTCGTTGTTGACGCGAATGTTCTTGGAAATCATCTGCTCTGCAAACCGAACAAAGTCCGACCCGCGCCTCCACGCGTAAACACCTGTGGTTGCATGGTCTGAGAACGGGTCCTTCTCGCGAACTTCTGAAACGAACCCATCCTTGACAGCCGCATATGACCACTTGGGATTCCGTTCGCCGTCAAACGTAGAGATCTTACCATCGGCACCCGACTCCAGGAAACTCTGCATGAACTCAGTTGCATCGAACTCGATGTACTGATCGCTGTTCGCAATCATGAGGGGCGTGTCGTTGTTGATCAGATCCTTGGCAAGGAGAACCGTACAGGCAGCGCCTTCCGTCACCCTGTCAACCACGAGGATCTCGCAACCGGGCGCAATGGAACGAAGATGATCGTTGCACGACTCGGGGTAATCTGCACGGATGACGAACACGAAACGCGCTCCAGGAACCGCGAGGTTGTCTACAACCCATGAGATCATGGGCTTGCCACGCACCGGGATCAATGGCTTGGGGTCCGGATACCCGGCTCTTGCGAAGCGGCTACCGTTTCCCGCCATCGGGATCACGATTGTGATCGGAGCTGAGGCACTCATTTACAAAGTCCTCGGTTAAAGATGCGGGTGAGGGAACGCACACGACCCGAGAACCGCTCGCACGGGCAGCAGCCAGACCAATGGGTGAATCCTCGAAGATAATTGTCTCCTGCGGAGAGACGCCCGCCTTCTGGTGGCAGAGAATGTAGATCTCTGGATCAGGCTTGGGTGCATGTACATCCTCATTCGATACCGTGAATGTAAAGAGATCGAGGATTCCAAGTGCAGCCAACGCAGCATCAAGAGTGGCACGGATACAGTTGGTTGCGCAAACTACTTGATACCCTTCGACCCGAAGTCGGGTTAACATTGACCGCAAGACCGGTGAAGGAGATACATGGGAAACCGCATTTGCAGTCAGAGCCTGCTTTCGAGCGAAGACCTTGTCAAACAGTGCAGGCGAAAGACCCTTCCTGTCCGCGAGCATCATGAGCTTTGCCCGTGTGCTACGGCCATTGTAGGTAGATTCGTGTTCGTCTCGCGAGATACAGAATGCCTTTCCACAAACTTCGGCGATTGCATCGTTGAGCGCTTCGTAATGCACTTCACAAAAGTCGAGCAGTACTCCGTCCAAGTCAAATACGACAAGCTTCATTAACTTTCAAGTGAGAAACCGTGTAAATTATGCTCGTTATTGCTCACCGCGGAAACTTACATGGCCCCGATCGCGCAACCGAGAACCGCGAGGAGACCATTGTGGCGGCGATTGCCGAGGGGTTTGACTGTGAAATCGATGTATGGCGAGTCGATCGGAGGTTTTGGCTTGGACACGATGGACCCGAATGCGAGACGTCGATCGCATTCCTGACAATGAACGCTTCGAAACTATGGGTCCATTGTAAGAACCTGGATGCACTGATTGCCCTGAAGGATCGGTTCAACTGCTTCTTTCACGACAAGGACACGTACACGTTGACAAGCAAGGGATTCATCTGGGGGAACATCGACAGTCCCATGACCGAGCAGACGATCCAAGTTATGCCTGAAAAGGCGAATACTGTGTACTCGAACTGTCTAGGTGTGTGCACTGACTACCCGTTTAGGTATGCGTGAGTGTACTCAAGTATGCCCGTTTCCGTCCGCCTTGTCACTGCGCTGTATCATGGAGCCAATCATCCAGAGAAGACGTGGGGCGGATACGCTAGACATATTGAACGTGCAGCCAGGCATTCCGGTGTCCCAGTGATTGTCTATGAGAAGGATGATTCGCTTCCCTTCATGACCTCGGTTCCAACCGATCGGGTACCTCCGGGCGGTGGTCAGATTATTCGCCTCGATAACACGGGTTCGTGCGACTATGCGTTTCTCTACCATATCTACACGAACTATGACAACCTGGATGACGTCACCGTCTTTACGAAAGTCAATGTCGATATGGGTGGCATTGATGATAATGCATTTCAGGCATTTGTTCGCGAAGCGGATCGGTGGGACTATTCGGATGTTGGCGCATTCCCCATCCGAGGAGTTTGGAACCTGGGGCTACACTATACAAATCAGCAGTATCTTGAGTTTATGTATGAGGAGCCGTCGAAGCGCCACCCAATGTGGCAGCGCTCTGGGGACTGGTACGACCACATCTTTGGAGGCGAGCCATTTCCAACATCAACGGTTGATACCTGGGGACATGGGCCGTGTTTTGCTGTTTCGAAGGAACTGATTCGCCGTCATCCTAAGTCTGTCTACAAGTACCTCATGGAGACATACCTCAGTCCATACAACCGAAAGGATGACAAGTGGAACTTCAACCCCACTCACGATCTGTTTCTTCGGTTTTGGAAATTGTTCTTCACACATCGCATGAACGTCCGTGTGAAGCCTATTCCACACTCATCTATTGAGCCGGCGCCTGGACCACTTCCAGCTGGTGTCAAGTGGGTTAGCACAAATCAAGACGCACTACATCTTCGCGTTCTTCACCAATCAGAGTAGGTATCTACCCTCATTTGGTTTTGATTTTGGTTTGGTGTTTGGTGTTTAGGTATTTAGTTGGAGTACGCGAGGCCACCCATGCCGCTCATGACGCGCAGCACGTTGTAGTTGACGGCGTACACGCGCACCTGGGCCGTGCGGCCAGAGCGCACCGTGTTCACGGACACAGTGAGCTGGAGCGTGGCCTTGTCGATACGCGAGAAGTTGCACGTGCCGGACGGCTGGTGCTCCTCCGGCTTGAGCGCGAAGGAGTACACGCAGATACCCGGGGCCGTGGGCGTGCGCGTGTGGTGCTGGTAGGTCTGCACGTACGTGAAGTAGCGGCCCTCGCGCTCAGTGAACCGGTCCTGGCCGTTGAGCTGGAGCTTGGCGACCTCAATCGGGCACTTGCCAGAGCAGCGCGTGCCGGAGTCGAGGATGACCTTCGCGAGCAGGTAGTTGGTCGTGTCCTCAAACAGGTACTGCTGGTCGTTGCCGATCGCGCCAAGGTTGGTATCGAGCCACGACGCGCCGTTGAGCGACGGGCCGATCTGGATACCGAGACCCGGCAGGTACGGGCCCGAGGAGCCGTCCGTGGTCGTCGGCACGTTGAGCGCCGCCGCGCCGCCGCCGAGCGAGCCGCGCGCGAGGACGTCCATGATCACACCCTCCGTCGAGAAGTCGTCGGAGTAGTTGAACGGCTGGCAGCCGTTGACCTCAGCGATGTGCGACGGGGGCGGCTGCGAGCAGTCGACGAACGAGTCGCGCTGGCACACCCACACCAGCTCCTTCACCGGGTGGTTGAAGTTCAGCTGGATCTTGTTCGAGCTCGACGTGATCGACTCGGCGCCCGTGAACTGCAGCTGCTCGATGAGGTACTCGTGCGTCTGCTGGGCGAAGCGGCGACGCTCCTCCGTGTCCAGGTAGATGTAGTCGATGTACAGCGACGCGGCCGTCAGCGACTGGATCGCCGTCGGGGCCGCCGTCGTGCCCGAGAGCTCATAGTAGCAGCAGTTGATCCACTGGTCGAACTCGACGTTGATGCGCACCTCGTGGTACTGGAGCGCGATCAGCGGGATCGCCAGGCCCGGGTTGCGGCAGAACCAGAACTGCAGCGGGATGTACAGCGTGCGGGCCGGGGTGCCGGCGCGGGGGGCGCACGAGTTCGTGAGCTCAGCGCCCGCGCAGGACACATCCAGCGCATAGCCCTTGCGGTCCTTCATCAGCACCAGGTCGTGCGTGTTGCCAACCATCTCGTCGAGCGCGCGCACCGTGCCCAGATCCTGCGTGAGCTGGGTCCAGATCTGCATCCAGTCGCCGTACTGGCGGTCGATGCGCTGGCCGCCAATCTCGAGCTCAACCGTCTTGACGACGCGGTGGCCCACGTAGTTGAGCCAACGGAAACGGGAGATCGCGCTGTTGTTGGTGCCGTCGAGCTGCACCGCCGGGAGAACCAGCTGGATGTACGTGCGGAACATCAGGTCGGCGTTGCGGTTGATGATCGCCGTCACACGCTTGTTGAAGTCCGCCTGGCCGTTGAAGGTGACCTCAATGGACTCCATGGCGAAGTTCGTGTGGCGCTTGAAGAGCACCTTCCAGAACGTGATCTGGGGGTTGCCCGAGATGTAGATATCCTGCGCACCATAGCTGACGAGCTGAAGAAGACCACCACCCATATTGCTTGTATGATACTCAGCAACAAAATTTCTCCAGCAAGAATCTACACGCTCGACGACGTTCTTAAAAAATGCGCATATACGCTGTTAACTGCGATAAGGGACGTGGGGAACGACTGAAGGCTGCTGCAGCACCTCTGAACCTTGACATTGTCCTGGTAGCATCGCCACTGAAGGACGACCCAGAGGTGGTGCGCCGCGGAGCTACCTGTTTCGCACGCGATACCTCGTACCCCACTGGCTTTGCCGCCACTCTCGGACACATCCGGTGTATGCAGGCACTTGTGGATTCGGGAGAGCCGTTGGGTATCATCATTGAAGACGATGTGAGGTTTCACAAGTGCTTCAATGAGATTGTGGAGTCGCTGGCAGAGTACATGAAGGAGGGAAAGACAGACATTCTGTCGCTGGGCTACATCAACGTTCCCCAGGGAGAACACTATCACACACATGGACACGTCCTCATCCGTAATGTGGGCGTTTCGAACCCATGGGGTGCACAGTGCTACATGATCACGCGCGAGTGGGCTGCGAAGTTCTGCAAGATCTTCGAGGTGGATGATGTATCGGGTCCGTACCAGTCTCATTTCATTACGGACTGGGTTATGTTTGACCCGATTCTAGGAGTTCGTCGCGATGCACTGATGTGGCCCATTGCAGTTGAAGCCCCGACAGAGCAGTCGATCTGTGCGTTTAACGCAGGTAAGCCCGATCTGTTCTTCACGGTTCCTCGTGAGTACTTCTACCTATAAACATGACACGTCCTGCACTGAGGCGTATACAACTCAGACCCCCCAATCGCAACCTGCGCATACCCGGACTGCAGCCTACGGGTGAAGTGGGCTGGACGACCACATAGACACAAACTCGAGAGGTGCGTGATCTTGTCAGCCAATGGAATCGCAGTTAGAAACTCACCAAACGGCCTCCGATCCGAATCGCCGGATAGTCCTACAAAGCACACTGTCTTGTGAAGCGTATCCACTGCGAACTCCGCGAAAGGAATCAGACCTTTAAAGAACTGCGCCTCGTCCAGGATGACAGCGGAAAAGGGCGCCAAAAAGTCGGCGGTTAGACCGTTCAACGTATCCGTTGTGTAGCACGGAATGGAATCACCATCATGGGTCGTTAGTTCATTGACATTCACAGACCGCGTATCCAATGCAGGTTTCACCACCAACACTCGCAAGCCCTGCGCCGTATACTTACGGACAAGGCTGAGCGCGTACGATGTTTTACCCGCGAACATGGGACCGAGGACTACCTCAAGCGACATGTTTACTTACGATACAGGCTGCGGCGTGTATGCGACTTTTTACACCACCTGCCCAGCAGCGATATTTCATATCTCCCTTATACACGCTTCGTAAAAAGAATGTGAAAAGCTAATAAGAATGTGCTACAGTAAGGAGTCCAGTTTGTACACTTCTACCGTATCCATCGTAGCGATTGTCTACCTGCTGTCTTCCGGTATCCCACATTTTCAATGGTTGGGTGCTACACTTATCGGATGGTGTTCCATGCAGTTCGCAGAGTTTCTTCTATGGTCTGAGAACCCCCGAGAGAAGTGCACGAAGACCAATGAGTTGGTTACCGCAACAATAATCCCCATTTCACTTGCATTACAACCGCTCGCTTCTGCATTCGGAGCATTGTTCGTCTACCCACTCGATGACGTAAAGCTATACCTAATTGCATGGGTGAGCTTAGTGTTTGCCGAGATGTATATCTATTTTACTCAGTTTCATGACCCGGAGAAAGTCTGTACTGTCGTGAACAAAGAAGGACATCTCGATTGGGCGCGAGCAAAGGACTATGACAAAAACACGACAAAGGCGGTCTATTATATTGCATGGTTGCTACTGGTTGCGCTGCCCCTGATTGTCGGATGGAAGAAGAACTATGTATTACTCGCAGGGTTCTGGATATTCCCTATTGTAGGGTACATATATGGTCTTTCCACGCAATCGCCTGCAACCATTTGGTGCTACTATTCGAGTTGGTCTAGTATCATTGCTGCAGGTGCTCTGTTTTTGAAACAGGTAGGTATTTACGACATCCTGCGCATGTGAGACGTCTTCCGTTGATTTATACACATCTCGTAAAAGGAAGTAATGGACCAAGATCAGCTCACAGCCGCGATTGTTGCCGGTATTGTCTTGATCGGGGGCTGTTTATGTGTACTGTGGTACATGGCACGACCGCGCGAAACCGGGTTATACGATCTTCAGGAAGACCCCCAGGTATAGACATGTTCGAGGACTGCAAGGTTGAGCTTCTGGAGACGTTCGGCAACGATCTGACGGTTGTGAATGCTGCACGCGTGTCGCTCGGTAAGCACGCAACCGAGTTCACGGACAAGGACGCCAAGCTGATCAAGTATCTCGCGGATCACGAGCACACATCACCGTTCTTCCATGTTCAGTTGCGATTTCGACTGAAGATGCCGATTTGGATGGCCCGTGAGTGGTTCCGTCATACCATCGGATTCTCTCGCAACGAGGTGAGCCGCCGCTACGTGGATGATCCACCGACCTTCCACATTCCCCACCTTCGGACTCGTGCTCCAGGTAAAAAGCAGGGGAGTAATGATGACGTGCATCCGGACGATAATGGGTTCATGCAGTACATAAAGATGCACTGCGTCCACTCAGTGGACGAGTATAATCATCTACTGGCGAATAACATTCCACCCGAACAGGCCCGTATGGTGCTTCCGCAGAATATGATGACTGAGTTCATTGAGACGGGATCCTTGGCCGCATATGCTCGTCTGTGCCACCTTCGCATGGGACCCGACGCCCAGGCGGAGATTCGCCAGGTTGCGGGTCAGGTAAGTGAGGTAATTAAGAGTGCGTTTCCGGTGAGTTGGGAGGCACTTCACCGATGACGACGAGCAAACAAATATACGCGAAGAACAATGCCAGGGGGGCCTCTGAGACGTTACGATCGCATCCCCGAGCCGCCGCCGGAAGAAATAGAAGCAAGGTATAACCAAATATTGGAACTAATTAACAGCATCAAAACAGTCGATGATTGGCCTGTATATTGGTCTCGTGCAGTGGACCTGCGAAAAAACCCAATTGTGATAAAGTATCGAAGAAGAGAAGGAGTAAACTTTGCATCTCGTACTAACCAAGTACGCCTCAAAGATGGGATATTACGCGAACAAAAGGATGACGATTGCAGGGCAGTGGAAGCGGGCGAACCAGTCGTGCGTGTTGTGAACCCCCGACAGGATATGAGCAGGGAATTTGATCTCGACGGTTATCTGTCTCGCCAATTCAGACCAGAGACTGCGAATATCTTCAAGAAAGGGCTCATCTATTTCATGCACGTGGGCATGGGAGACTTTGCTCGTCAAGCCGATCTCGGTGTTCAATGGCCACCGCTGCCATATCCCGATGATGTTATTCCCGACATGCCATGGGTACCCGCCGGGGGGATTCAAATGAGATTCATGTTAACGGATAGTGAAATTTCTATCATGAAGGATGCACTAGAAAAAGGGTACACTGTTGTTGGAGCGATACGATTGACGTTGGCAGATAGTGGTACATCAAGTAACTCACATATGATAGCGTATGTGTTCGACCGAACAAGGTTTACATTCTTAGAGGTATTCGATACAGATACGATGTTTATCCCAGCCAAGCTAGACGAGACACCCAACTGGAGAAAAACCATAGTAGATACGATGTTTCGTCCATTGCTTCCCGAGGCGGAGAGGGCGGGCTTACTGATTGGTCGGACGAAAGAGGGAGTGCATTTTGATCCGGATGTCGGCCTTAGATCGGCCGAATACCCATGTGTTTCATACGCACTTAACATGATTACAAACGTTCTTACAACCAGAAAGGAACCGGGTGAGTTCCTGACCCTCGAACAACTCGAAGCTGCGGCTAATCTGTATAGAAAGGCAGGCCGTCGGCGTCGAACTAGGCGTATCAAACGGCGGCGTCAGACCCGCAGGCGTACATACAAACGCTGATTACTCCATAACCATGTGAGGCACAATGTGCATGGCCTCCAGCTCCTGCATCCAGAGCTTCATCGCGTACGGGATGGTCTTCTGCACGAAGTCCGTCTTATTGCCACAGGACCCGCAGGAGTAGATGCCCTCCTGTGGATTGACCACGGCCAGTGTCCCGCAGGTCTTGCAGATGCCCGTCGTGAACGGGTCGGACACATCCATCAGGCGCTCCTTGGTGAAGGCAGCCGCACCGTGCGAGATCATGCAGTCGCGCTCCATCTCACCCACACGGAGACCACCATCACGGCTACGTCCCTCGCAGGGCTGGCGCGTCAGCGAGACAATCGGACCACGGGCCCGAGAGTGCTTCTTGTCGATCACCATGTGCTTCAGGCGTTGATAGAAGGTGGGACCCATGAAGATCTCCGCCTGCATCATCTCTCCAGTCTGCCCGTTGTATAGGATCTCGTTGCCATACGGGTGCATGCCCAGCTCGAGCATCTGTGCGCGCAGCTCTGCAACCTTCAGGTGCGAATAGGGCGTTCCATCACCGAGAGTGCCCTTGCGAACACAGACCTTACCGAAGATACACTCCATCAGCTGCGCAATAGTCATACGGCTAGGCACAGCGTGTGGATTCATGATCAGATCCGGGCGAAGACCGGCGCCCGTGAAGGGCATATCCTCCTCATTCAGCAGCATTCCCACCGTTCCCTTCTGACCGTGGCGAGAACTGAACTTGTCGCCAATCTGTGGGATGCGCTCAGACACTACGCGGACCTTCACGAAGGGATAGCCGTCTGAGTTCTTGTCCTGCCAGACACCGTCGATGCGGCCAGCCTCGGCGTTCTTGTGCGTAGTCGACGCATCGCGGAACGAGTATCCGGCCGTGTCGTGGCGCAGGTTCACGACCTTACCGATTACTACATCGTTCTCCTGCAGACTCGAGTGCAGGATCGGAATACCATTCTCATTGATTGCCGCATAACTCGTGTTCTTGAACTTGCGCGTATTGTGCTTCTGAGGGCGCATGAACTTCTCCTCGCGACCCGAGGTGACATTGCGGTGCTCCTCGTCCTTGTACATCGTGTAGTACAGTCCACGGAACAGACCGCGGTTCACAGCGGATCGATTCATGATGATCGAGTCCTCCTGGTTGTAGCCACCGTAGCAGGCAATGGCAACGATCGCATTCATACCGAAGGGCATCTCCTGCATCTTGAGGATGTTCATCGATCGCGTCTCCACAATCGGACGCGACACGGAACACAGAACGTAGGCGTTCTTGTCCAGGCGCTTTGCAAAGTTGGTCGCGTAGACGCACATCGACTGCTTGCCCATAGCTGACTGGTAGGTGTTTCGAGGCGACTGATTGTGGTCAGACAGTGGGATCGTACCCGCCATGTGCCCAACCAGCATGGATGGGTGGATCTCGTGGTGAGAGTGCGACGACACCTCCTCCTTCGTCAAGGCAATTCGCAGCGTCTCGGTCTCAGAAGCGTCAATGTACTCGACGCAGCTGCGCATCCATGCATTCCAGTCCTTGCGGTCTTCGCCGACGGGATACTCTGCACCCACGCGGAACACCGGGCGAACCACGCGACCACCATCCGTCTCGATGAGGATCGAGTTCAGCAGCGTGTACCACGCAATCGACGTGTGCGGGTGAAGACGGCTCGAGTGCTTGGCTGCACGCATAGCCTTCACGAGACCGAGGGGATTGGTGGTGTAGGCGATCAGAACACCGTTCACCGTGATCGATGTGCCCTCGTACACCTTGGGCGTCGTGATCCAGGTGATCTGCGCATCGGGCATCTCCGCGAGGAAGTGGAGAACCGTCGAGGACGGAACGTGCTGCGAAACCGACGTGAGCAGCGACATCGTCTTCACGATACCCACCGAATGGCCCTCCGGAGTCTCCACCGGGCACATGAAGCCCCACGAGGTGCCGTGCAGCTTGCGAGGAGCCAACAGCTTGCCCGACTTCTCCACCGGCGTCTGAATGCGGCGAAGGTGAGACAGCGTTGCCGCATACGACATGCGGGCCAGCACCTGCGAAACACCCACCTTGGTCGCGTTGGACAAGGATGTTGAGTTCGACGTACCCAGGCCCTGAACCGTGAAGTTGCCCGTAGCCAAGGCCTGCTTCATCTTACCCTCGATGGTGGACAGTTTGAGGATCTTGTAGAGGTTGTTGATGTTGAGGATCTCCAGCGGCTGACCCGCCTTCTTCCACGCATCATTGTTGACCTCCTGCACGAACTCATTGCGCGTGTCATTGCACACCTTCTGGAACAGCTGTCGGAACAGATGAGTGAGCAGTGCACCGGTGGTGACCACGCGCTTGTTCGGGTAGGCATCGCGGTCATCCAGCGGGATGTGCTTGCAGTACGTCAGCAGCAGCCGGCGGATCATGCTTGCCATCAGCATCGTACGACGGGCATTCAGTGTCTCCGGCGAAGGAACCGGCAGTTCTCCCGCGAAGCGAACGTGTGGCAGGAACTCGGTGGTGAGCAGGTATCGGACATATGCACACTTATCCTCCTGGTTCGTGCCGTACTGGAGGTGGTTCGTCAGGTAGCGGATCGCATCGTCTTGGGTGAAGATTGCCATCTCAGCAACATCGCGGAAGGACGCACCCAACATCTCCACGTGCGAGTCATTCTCATCGCCCCAGATGATGCGGGCAACCGTGCGGTCATCCGTGATCCCGAGTGCGCGGAAGTAGACCATAACCGGGATGTCCTCGCGGAAGCGGGGAACGCAGGCCAGCAACGGGTAGCCGAATCCGTTGAACTTGGATGACAACCGGATCTCCAGCTTCTTGGGCGGAGTCGTGAAGGACTCGTGCAGCGACTTCATCTCTACCGAGTAGAAGTACTTGGAGGCAGACTTCTTGTTCTGGAAGATCATGATGCGATTGTCTGCAACCTTCTCCTGGCACAGGATCGTGCGCTCCGAGCCGTGGACCACAAAGTAGCCGAGCGGATCGTGGCTGCACTCGCCGACATCTGCGGAGGATGCGGGGTAATCCTTGAGCAGGCAGAGCGAAGAACCCAGCATGACCGGCAGCTTGCCGAGCGAGATGCCCTCGAATACCCGGAACTCCTCGTCAAACGTGTCGAGCAGAGGGCCCTTGTACGTGCGGGCGACGAAGCGGATATCCGCATGCATCTGTGCGGCGTAGGTGAAGTTGCGGACACGTGCCTCCATAGGCAGCATGGGCTTAACACGACCAGTCGCCTCCTGGAGGCGGGGCTTGATGTAGGTGACATTCTCGAAGGAAAGGCGGAACTCGTACTTGTACTTCTTGGTAGCCTCATCCTGCTCATGCCACACTGTAATGGGTGCAGTCGACTGGACGATGAGGGGAAGCTTGTTGCGAATGAAGTCCTCGAAGGAGTCGACCTGATGATCTACGAGACGACGGACACCCTTTGCGAAGTAAGCGTTGACTGCTTCCCACTCCATGGTAATAGAATGCCCCGGTCTGGCTGTAAATAAGGTTTATCCGTTTTGAGTAAAGGAGATGGGCGACAAGGCAATCACGATCAACAAAGTTGGCGGGCCAAAGGCCAAGACTCTTAAGAACACAAAGACATACCCAAAGAGCTCTCTCCGTAAGACTGCGAGGAAGATCGAGGGCGTGCGCGACCCGTCAAGTAGTCCGCCGTACAAGCCAGGAACACTTCGAGTGTTAACACCGTTCGGTGAGAAGCAGCGCCGCCGCAAGACGCAGAGCAAGGTACGTGCACTGTCCGACGCACAGGTTCGTGAGAAGCTGAAGCGGTCGAACCTCGCAGTGGGCCCAGCAACGCCCCCGCACTTGGCTAAACTAATCCTCGAAAGCGGGTCAGAAGCAGGAATGATTTCACTCTAATATACCAATGACGTCCATTTGGGGTCCTTTAGGGTGGATGACACTCCACTCCGTCGCGTCCCTTTACCCAGACAAACCATCGGAGCCTGAGAGACAGCTGATGATCAAGTGGTTAGATCTGTTTCGCGATACTATCACATGCCCATCGTGCCAGGGACACTTCTCTGAACTCCTTGCACAGTATCGTGCACAGTTTCCCAACATGTTGTACTCGCGCAGTGATTTCTTGCTGTTTACGTTCCGAGCCCACAATGCAGTAAACAGACGCTTGAACAAACCCGTGTATCCGACGGTTCAAGCCTGTTTTGATGTACTGCGAAACAATGTGAAGAATACCAAGTCGCAGGGATTCCGCATCACGTATACCAATCATATCACGCGCCACTGGCGTTCATTTCAGGATGCCTCTGGAATGGCTGCAATGAAGAAGATTCACGAAATCAAGAAGATTGAGATCAACTACATGGCAGCGCGAAGCAACGAGTTTGAGGAGATCATCCCCGAAGACAATGTCATGTTCATACCGAGTAATGTGGTCGCTGACGTTCCCAGACCCGTACCTTCCGCGATCCGCGCACCTGGCCGCATGGTCATGACCCCAAATGGATTTCGGATACAGAGGTGAGTGGTCGCGCAGGATCCCATGGTAGCGAAATCAATGGATCGCATTCCCATGCATATCGCCTCATCCACGGATGGCGTGTATCTTTGGCTTCATCATAGATCTCATCCGGAAACTTGATTCGACGACGTGCAGTTCGAAGCGATGCAGATGGCAAGATAAATTGAAGCTGCTGCGTCGCATGAAACGGAGGTGTCGGATGGTCCCACACAAATGACGTAGGTTGATCAAAGTCAGCCAACGTCTGTAGCAACGGGGCTTCGGGGTACGGATAGAACCAGCACCAGTCAGGAACGCGAGATGTAGTGAAGTACTCGAGTGTCCACGCATAGGTCTTCCAATACGCCTCGCACACAGGCGCCCAGTCGATGACACCGTCGATCATCAGACCAACCCGCGATTCAAGACCGTTGCCATCGGGAGCAACAATGTGTGCATCATGCGGCTTGCGGCGCTCGATCAACACCTTCAGCTCCATCGTCTCCGGATCCTTCATACGGAGTGCACGGCCATGACCATCCTCTCGAAGCGAAAACATGGCGATCGCGGGCATGAAGTCGTTGCCAAAGTACCGGATGCACATGCGAACGTACTCATCTACGGGGAGAGGCAGAACAGCCGCCAAGGCGGAAATCGAAAAGGCATCGTCGTCTCGAAGTAGGAATAGGTCGCCGACATCGCGCTGTGCCAAAGAGATGAGCACCAAATCAGCGTCCAAGCCGTACAGTGCAATAGTGGCTCGCTCGGATGGGTCAATTGATCGCAGCCATCGAAATATCTTATGTTCCCCTTCGCCATGCTCATCTGTTCCTGATATCACAGCCTGTGGGAAAGCCAGTTTCAACTCCTTCGTGAGTGCTCGCATATACGGCGTGTCAGGTGAAATCTGATGACGGTCGAATGCGGTTGTCTTCTCCGGTGCACGAAAGCGACGGTAGCGCTGCTGTACGATCTTCGCATACGGAACCAGGCCATCCATTGCGATGTAGACGCGTTTGACTCGCATCCGCTCCAAGTAGAGTCTGAGCTCAGTAATCACACTGCCAATCGGATCTTCATCCTTGATGGCTTTATGCAAAAAGCAGTTGAAGTCCATGCAGAGTACATCGGCTTCAAATGTTTCATACGGTTTCTGAATCTGCTTATGTTTACGAAGCAGCGAAGCCACGTAGTACGGGATACCCATGACGTGTCTACGCGAACTGAGTTAAGACTGTTTAGCAACACCACCACTTCCGGCTCGTCGCCTCGGCAAGAACGGCCTCAAGGTTCTTCACGATGATCTTCGGCTGCTTGGACATGGCCGACTCCAGGAGGTCGTGTGCCTTCTTCTCCGCAGCAGCAACCTTGGCGACAGCCTCAATGCCAGATACTGCCGTCTCCACAACATGGGGAACCATCGTGGCCACGAATACACGGGCAGCATCCTTCTCCAGCTCGGGCATGGTCGACGTGTTGATCACGTACAGCAGGCTACCCTGGAGCATCGTGAGGCGTTCGGCAGGCGTCAGTGCATCGAGTGCATGGAGGTGGGTCGCCAGCTTAATAACCGCAGGCACCGGGTTCTTCCAATCGATCGCATCAAACAGACCAGACGCAGTGGGCGCCGGTGCGGGCGCCGCAACGGGCGCCGGTGTAGGCTCAGCTACAGCAATTACAATCTCTTCGGTGGACATTTAATCTGTTCGCGGGAGTTTCTTGTAAACCTCACCAACGCAATTTGAGATTTGGACGCGAACGGCGTGTACGGCCACCCTTCGGTGCAGCAGGTGCAAGGGAAGGCGCCGGTGCGGGCAGCATCGGCTCGGCCGGAGCCGCCGTGCGTTTCTGTGCAATGGCTAGTTCCTTGGCGACCGCCCTCTCGCGACGGCGCTGACCCTTCTCCTCTTCAGTCATCTTGACCCGCTGTGTCTTGGCCTTGGGCGCGGCCTTGACCTTGACGGTCTTGGCCGCCGCCTTCGCGAGATGCAGCTCGTGCTTGAACGTGTCTTTCATCTTCTTCATCTCCTGCTTCAGCATTGCAACCTGATTACGGAGCTTGTCGGAGTCAACCTTGGCTCCCGAATCCTTGCAGAAGTTGTCGACCTTTTGACGCAGTGTGGGCATCTCTTACTCTTAAAAACGAATTTAAACGCCCCGCCACAAGTCTAGCAGTGCTACAATGGAGCCCTGTCCTTCCTGCTATAACGATACGCTGACAACACATTCTGCAAATGGGCTTCCCGTGTGTCAGGGTTGCTGCGAGACGTTCTGTACACAATGCTATCGTGGTGCGCGCTATATGTGCGCGTACTTCAAGGACCCATCTGAACCCCCCGAAGTGAACTGGATCGCCGCGGAAGAGTACATGAGCCGCAACCCCGACAAGAAGGAGCGCGTTGTCCGTTCTGGTCCAAAGGTTAAGTGTGCGGTTGTGCGTGAGGGTGATCAATTGTATCGCCGCACGATGCACAATGGCGAGATCGTCAAGGAGGTTCCGGTGGATCTCATCGAGGCATGTGTGTATTGTGGGTCCTATGACCGTCGCTACCCTGGCTACGCGTCAACCTATCACGACGGCTTTGCGTGTACAGAGTGCGCGAATGGCATTCTAGGTAGAAGGTAAATGTGGGAGTGGCTGATTCTCCTTGCACTCATCGTGTTCTTTTTATACTTAACCAACGTCGGTCGGTCGACACCGCCACCAGGATGTAAAGCGTGCGCAAAGCGCGCCGAAAATCCTGTTGATTAACAAATGTTCGGATTCATGAATGCATTCAAGCCAAAGCCGGTTGCCCCTGCCCCAAAGATTCCTTCCCAGCCAGCCCCTCCGCCACCAGCTGGGCCTACTTCGTAAGTTTTCCGATGTGTATATAAATACCATGTCAGGGCCTATGTACAACGGACTTAATGCTCGGAGCGTCGACTATGAAGCAAAATGCCGCACCGACGGAGGAAAATGGAACGTTGCAAAACAGCAATGTTATAACGCAAATGGCGAACCGATTTTTGGCGGCCGCCGCAATCTCATTGGACCACTGAAGAAGGGGACCCTGATGGGCTACAATACCCGCATGAAGGCGCCTGCTCGCCACAAGACCCTGCGCAAGGTGATCAAGAAGGTCGGTCCGCTGTCCACGTTCCGTAAGTTGAATGCAGTCGCCGTGTTAACGAAGCGTACTGCGCCCAAATCGTCTCGGAAGATGAAGGCTGATCGTAAGTGGGTGAAAAAGAACTTCATGTAAAGACAAATGGCCAAGTGGATCCTAATTGGTCTGTTAATCCTGCTTGTAGCGGGCTATCTGTCTATCCAGGGACCTGGTGTCCAGTGCAGCGGATCGATGATCTACTGCCCAGGTGTTGGCTGCGTATCGGGTCCCGATAAGTGCACGGCCGGATCCCAGGGTGGACCGTCTACCGTGTTCTCGAAGACATGGGAGAAGGAGCAGTTCGTCAACGGAAAGGACATCTACCCCGGACCCCCGAAGTTCAGCGTACCGGATGCGCCTGTGCTATCAAAGTGCTGGAATGGTACTCGTGCCCGCGATGGGCGCTGCCCCGAGTTCTGGGGCCCTTAACGCAGGTGGTCAACGGGCGCCTGACGCAGAAACACATTAGACCTGAACTTCTGAGCATCAAAGAACTCATGAACAGCCTCCTGAACAACATCGGGATCAAAGTCCTTGCAGGAGAACACATCCAAATACATGGAGTTGTTCTCTTCCACAAAGTGTGCACAAATGTTGCTGGTCTCGATCAGCTGGACGAGCGTGTAGCCCTCCTTACCTCCAGACCCGAACTTCACGACATGCGGTCCACCGTATGCTACCATATCAATTCGCTTGACCAGTGTGTTCGCGAAATTCGTAATCACCTGTGGGCAACCAATCATCTTCGGTGAGCACCCGGCGGCATCAAGAATCAGGTGCTTCCCCCACGTACGAAGAGGCTGCATTGGGTATACTCTTTTGCTGCGTGAAAATGTAATGAAGAACAGCGGTCCGAACCGGTTGCCAGCAGTAGATAACCATGTAGTGAACCTAACCCTCAATCTGAGCATTATTGCGATTGTGTACGTTGTCATTGGTGCGATCACGGCATCATTGATTCGGTTGATCTTCAACCGCTTCAATGAGGAGTGGACCAGGCAGTCGCTACTGTATCAGCTCGGAGATGTCTCGCTCGAGTTATCTTTTTTTGTCGTGATATCATTCTGGATCACATACTTCGTCCACTTCCTCGTTCCCGTTCTCCCAGTCGACACCCGACTTGAACATTTCATTGAGCTCTACGGTGGGCGCATGGTATTCGTCTATGCGGTATTCCTGTTCGTCGGCGATCTAGATGGCAAGTTGCTCTTTGTCTATGATCGAATCACCGGCGACGGGCACGACCGCCCATCGAGGGCTGCGAAGAGGGTGTATTGAGGAAGAACGCATAGTACGGGATGTACACGGATCCGAAGATGAAGTCGAGAATCGCCCAACCCACGGACTGGTACTTGTCATACGACAGCTTGGCCGCGGCGGCGTGGAGGAGAAACGCAAACACGCCTCCGAACGATCCGAGGACGATCGTGACAACAGACCAGAACGATGCCGGCTGTGTGGTGGAAGGGGTAGCCGTCGGCTGCGTCAGTGCAGGGTTCGTAGGTGCAGAGCTCATTATATGTTGATGGGAATAAAAACGAATGTCGTGGGTAAAGAAGAATCCCCTCAACATGGCTTCTGAACAACGTCTTTCAACGGAACTTCTCGTACGTGGACACACAACGCATGGAACATATCACGATCGATACATGCGCCTCCGCCGTCTTAGTTTCTACGAATACCGCACTCGCAATCTCTACAGGTCTCTGGATCTCCTGCTTGACCGGTACGTCAACCTCTTCATCTCGGGGGGTGATACCCGCTACCTCAGGGCCGAGATACTGGCACATGACCGTGTTCTGAAAACGGATTCATTAGTCCTACGACACAGGTGAGGGTGCCGGCGAGCACTACATCTACATCATCTACAATGTCTTCTACCAACACCCACATCTTCTTCTGCATCGACGCGACCTGCAACAAGACCGTTCCTCGCAACGGCGCTCCCTGCTGTCTGGAGCACAACCCCCTCGTCGAGAAACTCGACGACTCCGTCTCCTACGAGACGAGCGAATGCCCTGGCTGTGGCAATGATATTTATTGCGGCGCCGACGGCTACTGCGCGAACTGCTGGGTCGAGCGCGTCGGAACCGACGACGAGCACGTCTGCTCTGGCGAGGTCGACTACGAGACCGGCCGCCGGGTCTGCGATGACGACGACTGCCCATACAGCAGCCCGCGACCGAACTCGATCGCATCGCCGCGGATGTACCGCTACATCTGCTCGTCGTGCGACGAGACCTTCACGACGACGAAGTGCAAGGATGAGGACGACCGCGTCTGCGGCGACTGCCATCTGTATGCCGTCGACGTCATCAAGACGTGGTGGCGCGGCGTCCGCTGCGGCCGCAAGGCCATCGATCCCCCGGCCGACATGGCGACCGGCTGGTGTCCCGAGTGCGACATGTACATGGTCGTTCTGCCGAACATCTGCGAGAGGTGCCAGCAGAAGTGCAGGTGCGACGGCGGCGGACAGTGCGACGGGTGTGTGCGCCGCCTCGCCGACGAGGCCGAGTATGACATCTGGTGCGGCGTCGACGTGCCAAAGTGCACGTGCGACGAGTCCGGCCGCATGTGCGAGTTCTGCGCAGAGGAATACGCCGAGCCGTGCCGCAGCTGCGGCGTGCCGTCTCAGCTGTGGACGGACGAGAAGCACTGCCGCGAGTGCTTCGTCAAACTCCATGGCTGCGAGTTCCCGAAGAAGGCGGAGGCCATCTACTCGCACAAGGAAGTCTGCGGCGAGTGTGAGAAGACGTTCAAGTCTGTCAACCAGGACTTCCGCTGCCGCGACTGCGGTGGCGATTCGGGCAGCATCTACGTATGCGCCGACTGCGAGTCAACAGAACTCGCCCAGGGCTCGAACCGGTGCTACACATGCATTGATGGAGAGCGCTCGGCCGCGTATGCGCATGCGCCGCGCACAACCAGCGTCATCCAAGATGAGATCGACAACATTACGGAGAAGCTGGAGTTCACCCGCATGACCCCGGGACAACGCGCAGACTGGCAGACGCTGTTGGACAAGCGCAAGGCCGAGATCGCAGACATGTGGGAAGGCTACGATCAGGACGACCTGAACAAGATGGACCTCGCGAACAGGCGCGGATTCTGAACTGCCGAAAACGGATCCGTGCACACCAAACAATTTTTACATTACCCTGCCAAAATGCCTCTCAACTTCTGCTCTCTTGGATTCAACGACGAGGACAACAAGATGCTTCAGGACGCCGAACAGGCTATCGACAAGGCCGACATGTGGGAGTGGATGAAGGACGACCCGGGTCAGTGGGGCTACTACATGTCGCCCGCACCGGAGATGCGCGAGATCCGCAAGTACATCAAGTATAATCACAACGGAACTACGTTCGGAATCTGCATGAAGGAGATGCAGAAGTTGGCGATCCTCGGGATCGACGCGTATTGCTCTATGCGGACACAGGCCATTGCGCCGCCGCCGGCACCCAAGGCGGGTCCCGTGCGGACCAAGGACATGGACGCCAAGGTTATTGATGAGATTCAGAACCGCCCAGCATTTGCCCGCGCACCCAAGTGGTCCTACGAATATGTCAAGGCGTTCCCGGATGTTCTGCGCGGCGTGGTATTGGGTACGCCATCCCAGCTACCCGGCGTTTCGGACCCGACGGCTCGCCGTCTGTTCACGGAACAGTGCGACTGCAAGCGTATGGCGGCGGGAGCGGCGATGGGTCGCAACTACACGGGTCCCGGTCGCGATTGGGTGAAGAATCCGTGCTCGTGCAAGTCCGTCTGAAAACGGATCTCCGCACATCTTACAATTTTTACAGTAAGATGGCTTCTTACGACTTCGCATCGATCGGCTACAACGAGCGGGATTCTGCAATGTTTAACAACATGGCGCGGGCCATCACAGCCGCAGAGGCATGGGATTGGATCCGCAACTTCAGCGGCGAGAGCTTCATGTTCAGCGGGGATCCGATGATCCAGCGCATTACGGAGAAGATGGGAGACGGTGCGAACCAGCATTCGGGTGCATCGTTCGGACTCTGCATGCGGACGATGGAGTATATCGCCAAGCATGGGTGGGATGGGTTTGTGGCAGAGGTAGCTAAGAACAGGAAGGCGGGTGGGCGGGCGGCCAAGTACTACAAGGACAAGAAGACTGGCGAGTATCTCGGTAGGCTCGTGAAGACGGAGGACGAGTATCCCGATGGGCCGGGGCGCGGCGGTGTCACGCGCCATACGTTCGAGAAGGATGGGAAGATGTACGTCGTCATCGGGTCGTACAACGACATGAGTGGGTTCGAGCTCGTCTAAGGGCGACTGGAAAACGAACCCAAGTCTACAAGAAAATATACTTTTTAACTGAGAATGGAGTGCCTCAACTGCCCAATGTGCTACGCATACGCATACGACACCTTGATCCGCCCACATCCACCCAAAGAGGTAGCCTCCTTCGGCCACGTGATAGACCTCAAACGAATCAAGAAGGCGGGACATTCGTTGACCCACGACTTCATTCGTGCCAGCTTAAATCCAAAGGACGTCAGCTATTTAGTTATGATGTGCGTGGAGGCAGGCGGGGTTATGAAGCCAAAGACTGGTACTCGGAACTGCATGTCGATCATGTGGTACTGGTTGCAGAAGCGATTCCTCGCCCTGGGAGACATTGATCAGATCCACTTCTTCCACTCGGGCGGCCTTGCACCCGAGGAACCCGAGACACCTGTGGTAGTTGCACCCACTACACCGCTGCGCATCCGGATTCCGAAGCGGCGCAACAGTATCACCTAAAACGAAAAGTACAGTCTACACATCAAGAGTGCTCATGGATCCCTGTTCCGTCTGCTACGAGCCTGTTTCATCCTCGACGGGCCACTGTACATTATCCTGCAACCACACCTTTCACATCGCATGCCTCACTCGATGGTCCGCTGAGAATCCCAACTGTCCGATGTGCCGTCGAGATTTGGGTACCACAGAAACGCCTCACAAACGCGAACAGGAGAACTCGGACGTCGAATCGTATCTGCGCTTATGGGCTTCAAGTCCGGGTAGATTCATGATTCGGACAGGACGGGGAAATCAAGGGGCCGGTCTGCTAAGCATGGTTATTGGTGATCCCAATATCGGGAGAGTACGCAGGCGAACCATTCGCATTGGCGATGGAGTGGAGGTGGAGGAATCCGACGTGAGCCTTGTTATGGAACAGGCATCTGTATGTCGAGGCGCTGCGATCCGTGCCTTGCGGCGGTACGAGGGTGATGTTGTTGATTCGATCCTTATGCTCACAAATCCAGATACCATGCGAACATCCCCGCCGCCGCCTCCTCGCGATCCAATGACAACGCCGTCCGATGATCAGGCGACTGCGTGGTTTCTTCAGCACATGTTCGACCACGATGGATATCACTGGAACGGATGTTGGGACGTGAGGTGGCGTATGGGAAATGGCATGCGAACACATACACATTGGCTACACGAAGAGTTCCAAGTCATGGAGGAGAAGGAGAAGCTAGATGCCGGCTACAATTCGGCGTAAAGAGTATGGAGGGGCGGCGGTTCCGGATGACAATGTGGGCTGTTCGCAAGGCGGTTGATGAAATGATACGAGACAACGGTACTCGCGTTTTTTACCGTCTGGAACACGATCTGGGTGAGGTTGTCTACGAGCTCCAAGTAATTTATCGTGGACGAGCCGTTGTGAGTCGAACGCCAGCCGGCCTCGTGGTCCACCGAATCGTTTCTCGCGAACCTATAAATGGACCTTAACGTGATTATCCCTGTTCTGCTGTTTATCCTCCTCTCGCCGGGCGTGCTTCTGGCCCTGCCGCCGGGTGCCGGCAAGACGACGCAGGTACTCACCCACGCCGTGGTGTTCGGCGCCGTGTACTGGTTCCTGCGCAAGACGTTTCCCCAGTACTACTGAGAACTTCACCCCTGCGCTAACACATGACGCACGGCAGGATGGTGTTGATGTTCTGCGACCACAGACCATGCAAAATACTCTCTGAATTCCAGTTCATTCTTCGATAACGGAAACCCAATCGGATAACACGCCCTCAACTCACCGAATGCATCTGCCTGAGCCTGTGCATTCTGTTGGTACATGAACGCAATAATCTGACCCAGCTTCGCGCGTTTGGCTGCGTGGTCCAGCTTCTTGAAGTTTGTCATAAAGGTCTCCATTGTTGAGATTTAAGCGGATAAGTGTAAATAAGACAATGGGTAATTGCTTCGGTACAGACCAACCGATGATCACGTTCGGTATCAAGACAATCAGGAAGAGTAAGTTGAAGACGTTCAAGACCTATCAAGACGCACTGCGTGCGATGAATATAGAGGTCAAGGATTCGGATAGACTCCTAGTCATTCACGGTGCCATACGAACATTGACACCTGTACATGAGAAGTTCCAGATTGTAGATGAGGTGGTATTTAAGGGCAAAAGCTTTCCTATACGCCGACTGTATGGGCGACAGTCTTAGCCGTCTCATCGCGAGCCTTGTAGAGCTGGATGAGCGGCTTGAATTGGATCTCTGTGAGAATTAGGAATCCACCGATCGACAGGATGATGCCGTCCTCCCAGTCAAGTCCCTTCGGGCGGAAGAGCCAGAAATAGATGCCAACAAATAACCCAAGCGATGTCTTGAACACCGTGTCCACCACGGCGAACATCGGACTCTCTGCAACCTTGAACCCTAGTGCAAGCAGTACGATCTGCGCGAGCACCACAAACTTCAAGAAGAAGAAGTACGTCTGATACCACTTCATTATTGTGAGATCAGAAAAAGTAAAGAAATGACCCAGGAGCTCGGAATCCTTCTGCTGGACCACCACCGCACTATCAGCTTCGTCTCCACAACGTACAATCGCGCAGCCGCTGTCTTTGCCCGAATCGTCGTCGAGAATCTAACAGGGTATGACCACGCCTTAGGCGGATCGTTCGATCACACACCCTTGTCGATCTCGTACTTCACCGAGCGCAAGTCTGTCATGCTAGTTGGAAAGATCACTGAGGAGCTCTACGAACAGGTACGCCAACGGGTACAGTTTGAAATCAACCGCCGGGTGTTCGACGCGCACGCGTGCTAAAAACGAATCCGATGCCCGCCAACCCAATCGACACCATCCAAAATGTTCTGCTGCTGCTCTCGCAAGTCCGTCAAGCCGTCCACGCCTCCTCCTTCGCCAGTCGCACCTACACACGCCGAACTCGTCTCCATCCTCTTCGCAGATGCCCGTGATCTCTACTTCGCGGGTGCAGACCGTGATACTGTGAGAGAGGCATTCCGCGCCGCCTGGCGCGCATACAAGACGTTGTCGCCCGAAGAGCAGGCTCTAGTGGTAAAGTAAACTCCGAAAACGGATCCCTCACAACTTACTTATTTATTTTTCAACCATGAAGCCGATCAGCCGTACTGAACTCCAGAATGCACCGGAGATCGTCCGCGCCGAGAAGGAGAGGGCAATCATCCGTGAACAGGAAGTTGCTGGGCAGATGTGGGCTGAGCAGGTCTACAAGCGAGTTAAGGAAGCCGCAGAGCTGGGAAAGACGCGGTACGAGTGCCATTGGCCTTCAAGCTTCTCGGCGGTTTCCTACACGTATGCTCTCTTCAAGCTGCGCGAGTGGTTCCCAGATTCGACCATCGATACGCTCATCTACGGTGCTCTAAAAAATGATCCGCATACGGCGGTGCGTATTGATTGGAGTCCGAGAGATCCTCCGACCGAGGAGCTCATTGCGCGTCGACTCGAGAAGGAAACTAGTTGGTAGAGAGCCTACGACCGTTAACATCCTGCGCCCAGTGCTTCATATCGGGGTGGCTCGCCCGGAGTGAACGAATCCACTCCCGAGCAAGCCATGTATCCAGTACATACTGACCGTTGCCGCTATTACCAAGCTCGTCCGTCCAGAAGATTGCGTACATTACATAGTACGCTCACGCTATCTGAAAACGAGTTTTTTACGTTCACGAAAAGACCGAGAACCCCCGGCCAAAATGCAGTCCTTCACTTCTCTCCTCGCCACCCGCACCCGCGAATACATCACCAAGAACGACGCCGAAATTCTGCAGCAAGTCGCCACCCGCAACAAGGACCTGCTCAAGCGCATCACCAACTTCCGTGAGAACAACATGACCGAGATCGAGCGCGAGGAGAAGTCTGTGGACGACATCCTCGAAGACATCAAGACCAGTATGATGACGCGGGCCTTCTTCCGCAAGACCACGACCCGCCAGAACATCGGGGAGATCACTCAGATCGAGTGGATCAAGCGCACGGTGCCCGACGTCGTGAAGCTGCCGGCCGACATCAACGGCCGCTACCTCTCGGGTGGCAAGATGCACACGGTCCTGTCCAAGGTCGACCGGCCTGAGGACGCGACTAAGACGTTTGACACGCACTCGGCGGCAACCAACACCTACGGGGTGCTGAAGGTGACCAAGCAGGCCGGCGGTGCGCAGGACAACCAGTACGCGGACGTGAAGGCCTTCGTGCGCCACATGGTGGGCTACCTCGACGCCAATCCGGCTGCAACGGAAAAATTCAAGTTCTACTTGGATGGTGCGTACTACACGGCCGGTAAGCGTGCGGAGCTGGACAGTATGGTGCCGACTGCGCTGAAGGAGCGCATTGTGATCACGAGCTGCGAAGCAGGTGCAGCATAATACGGTAGGCTAACTCAAACGGGATGCGCTTGCGAGCGTACTCCTTCGACTCACGATACGCAGGGAGGAATAGACTCCACGTATCCACTCTTTTTGCTTCAATGAATTCGTTGAATCTGGCAGCAAGTCGCTGCTGTTCATCGGGTGTCAATGTCCTACCCTGAATACACACGGTCAAGTATGCACGGCTGGAGTCTTTGGCCGGATACACAAATACTGGATCGTAGGTTAGCTTGATTCTGCCACTCTCCTTCCCAGAGTCGAGCGCTGTGAGCGTTAGACCCGTCAACGATTCGCCTTCTTTCAACGGCGTACCGTCCACATGCCTACGCAGCGTGATCCCATCAGCTACCGGAAGTGTGTACACATCGCCTCCGATGATCCAGTTCTCCGACCTGCGAAGTGTGAAGGTCTTCCGCTCACCCGTTGGTCGTTGAATCCACTCCACGGTTTGTTCAGTGTGCATGTTCTCCGATGACACGAAGGACACAACCACTACTGTCGTGGGCGTGTCTGGAAACACGTCTTCTTCGAAGTACTTCACTTGCGTCAACGTGTAGTTCGACAACAGAGCATCTCGGCACCTGAAGTCTGTATCGCGGGGCGACAAGAAGAATCCCACTGGAATGATCAGCGTACCACCTGCACAGCCGATCATGGACAGGATGGCGCACTTGTACAGATCATTCATCCCGTAGCGATCAAACACCGTCTTGTCGGTCGCATGATTGCGTGCAAGATACGGTGGGTTCGTGATCACCCATGCACCCCTGTAGTCCGGAGGGTCAAGCAAGGTGTCTCGCTTCACCACGCGTGGGTGCTTGGGTTCAATGTCGTAGGCTTCTACCTCGCCGCCGATCCATTCGAGTAGATCACCTTGTCCTGCGAAGGGCTCAATGACCCGAACGTCGTGCGGCCGTTCCACTCCGTCCAAGATGTAGGCGCTCTGTACCGTATAGAATTGACCGGCTGCCTTCTTGGATGACATGAGGTATACCGTTGTTGGAGCGAGTGATTTCGTTTTGTGGTTAACGGAAAACGGATCCACAGCTTACATGGTAAAACGTTTTTACCGTTAAGATGCCCCCGAAGAAGCAGCATACCAAGACGGTTGTCGTTGAGCGTGTCGTCACTACAAAAGAGACCCGCGTTACGTATCAGTCTAAACCTGAACCCAAACCTAAGAAACAGAGTGGAGCATGCCATCGATGTGGTCGGACGAGCCATTGGATCGCAGACTGTTATGCCAAGACAGATAACGATGGAAACGACTTGAGCGACAACGACGAGTGAAAACGGATCCCCCACCAACCATCTCCAATCTTTTCAATGGATTCCGAAACTGACAAGGTTCTTACAGACACGGGCGCACTCACCCACAACCTCCTTGCACTCCTCATTGTGGAGATGAGAAAGGCGAATGAGATCGCCCAGCACCAACAGAACATTCTTCAAGAGCTCGTCATGGAGATGTCGCGCACACAAGCACTCATGAATATGATCCGAACGCAGGTGGGGTACTAACCCTTCAGCCCCCTCTCCCGCAGCTCACGTTGCTGCTTCCGAAGCTCAGCATTCAACGCACGTCGTGTAGGATTCCGAAGCACCTTGAACAGATGATGATGTTCCCGCAAATACTCACTCTTTTTCATGCGGATGACCTTGATGGTCCGGCGGCGGGTGCGACGTCCGCCCGTGCCACGTGCCTTGTCTTGGTTGTCGTTTGCAGCGGGCGCGTTTGACTGGGCTGCAAGCTTCTCGACGTTGTTGTTGTATTCAATAAGACCTGGCTCGACCACCTTGTGCTTAGGCAGCTGGCGGCGTGTTTTGGGGAGATTCGCTGCCAGTCTCGCCTTCTTTGCCGCTCTCTCACTGAACATGTGCTTCGGCATTGTTCTCTCCCAATATTTACTTCAACGCACGCACGCTGAGGATGTACAGGAACATCGCATTCACCACGCCCAGGATTAACGCAGGGGCTGAACGCAGGAACATCGCAAAGCCACGCTTCGGCGACACGGACATGACGTACAGCTCAAAGAGCACCACGAGACCGGCCGAGATCGCGACCACCCAGAAGATGACATAGTAGTACGTCTCAATCGTGTCGTTCGATACCTTCTTCGTCAGCTCAGACTCGGTTGCCATTTACTTAGTCTTCCTATAAGTTTTCCGACCACGCCGTTTTCCCTTCTTGGTCTTGCGGCGCCCCTGTCCGTTCATAGCGGCGAACCCTTCGCCCACGCCTTCTGCACCGAGAGCAACTGCTTCTCCCTTTGCCACTGTCTGAAGGGCAACCGGGTTCTGTATCATTGCATATGTCTGATAGAACCCGAGTCCGATCGCGCCCAATACAATAGTTCCAAAAAGCCCGATAAAAATCAAACCCTCAGTTGGAGATAGCATGACCGGGGCAACTTGTGGCTGGACTGCTGCAGCCACCATTACTTATGTCTCCGACGAGTTTTACGCCGAAGGTCTCCATCATGCTTCGGGTTTCCATCGAGGAACGAGTAGACCCGAGCCATCGCCCACTGCTCTTTGCTCAGTTTCTTGGAATACGGTGCATTGACACCCTTTCGGAACGTACCCTTCATCCGCACAGACGTCGGGTTCGTCTTGTAGGCACCAATGCCACGATCGTAGACTTGCCGCAGAATAGACTGGGGAACCTTGGACGTCTTGGCCAACTCGCCCAGGGAATATCCGCGAACTGTCATGTGATGTTTGCGGAGGAACCGCTGTCTGTGAGTGATCATTACTTTGAACGATAGCAATTCTTATACGGACGACAGCTGGCCCTCTGCGTGAATCCCATACGACGACACGGCGTCTTCTTGCAGTACTTCCTGGACATCAGACGCGGGCGCCTGAACGTGCGGCGGGTGCGGCGACCGCCTCCTTTCGGGGCAAACACCTTCATCAACATGTCATGTTGCTCTTCGCGAGTCATAGCTTCGTCGCCTTCACTGGTATCTGTAAACACTTGGATTGTTTCGAGTGCATCCCGGAGTTCATTCCTACACTCCTCGTCTTGTATACAGTTACGACGATTGGCCTTGATATGCCCCAACAGTTCTTCGTTTCCAGCCGCGATTTTGGTGGCGTCTTCAATCAATGTTGCTGGATGAGGTGGCATCAGTCTGTCAAGTAATTTACCCGGTATCGTCGCTTGGTTCTTCCCACTCCTGTCGTTCAAGAGAAGGAACATCTGCTTTAGCGGATCATGTCCATAACGTAGTTTTTCAGGTGTCTCGTACCCCCAAGTACGGTACACCTCGGCCACTCGATCTGTCAGGGGGTATAGATAAATGAAGTTCGCGGCATCGGCGCGGGCATCGCGTAGCAGTTCGTTATGGAGTGCAACGCCGATCCCTTTGTGCTCATCCGATTTGATACGGATTGCACTAATTTCGGACAGATACACATATTTCGCTCCAAATCGGTTGCGTGTTTCGGATACAAGCCACCCGCAGATAGTTCCATCAGGCTTCTGTGCCACATAGTGTCGAACGGATACATTCTTCGTATGGTTGTCGCACCGCAGGGTCCATGGAAGTACACGTGGATCAAATGGCCGGATGTGTGGCACGGAACGGAGGTCGCGTTTTGACGGATCTGCTTGCTGCAGTATACTCTGTTGTTCCTCTGCAATTGCATACAAACGGTTAATATTGGCCCGACCTATTGCCGTCGCACAGTCGTACCGAGTAATGCTACATACGGGTGGCTCCGGGCGTGGCTTTTTTGCGGGCGGTTCCATTACTTACACCTAACAAACTTCTACCCGATAATGCCCAGTGCCGAGGAGCTCCGTGCATTAGCGGATGATGAGAATCGAATCAGTGTGTTCATTCGGAACGCGGAAATGGATGCACGGGGAGGGGCATCGCAAGGCGACAAGTCCGTGTTCGTTGAAGCCCCAAAGGGAATTCCGGCCGCATCCATCGAGAAGGCGTTAAAGGAGGCGTTCCCCGGATGTGGCGTGATGCACCGCTCCCTCACGCGACTCTACCGCGTGTCGTGGGCGTAATGCGTCCTCTATACTCTTCCTGTCCTTCTCGGCCTGCGCCCACTGACCAGACTCATAGTCTATCGTCTGTGTGGGCTGGCCATTGATATAGTACAGCGTGATGCGTGAGCCGATTGGATATTTGCTTCCAAGCCAAACACCATGCAGCCCCGAAAGTTCAATCCTTCGTCCTGCAACCTGAACTACGCGCGACATTTTGTGTATAGACTCGGAATGTTTAGCGGTGACGACGACGAGTTTTACGAGCGCGACGTTTAGACTTCTTGGTCTTGCGACGGCGACCGCCCAGCCTGTATCGCTTGCCAATTTCTTTCCATAGAACATTTCTAAGCTCCGTATCGCTACGACTACTCGTTATCAAAGAAGAGTCCGTCCTAATCCCCATTTTTCCAAGTGCCTCTATGAGCTGTTTATGTGTCATGAATGACACGGCGTTTCGTTCGAATTGTTCGCTCACATTTGATGTAGCTTGAGCCGCTTGATATTGTGCATCTAACCTAGCAGCCGAGTCTCTGTTTTCCGCTATATTGAGTGCATAATTTACCATCATTGATATATCGTCATTTAGCGAAGTATCTATTGGATTCATATTTTCAAATCCTCGAGGATTTCTACGAGATAAGTCTATCCACTGAACGATATTATCATGAGTTAAAGCGTATATGTTATCTACCCTTTGTTGATCGGGGTCATCGCGAGTGGGTGTCCATTTAAATCTCGGTATATCTCGAAGGTTGTGCTGAACTCTGATTCTCTCACCAAAATCGGCAATACCAGCCCTTGCCGCGTTTATTCCGGTAGTCGGGGCTGTAGACATTATTATACCCCTAGACAAATCTCATACCCACTCACATCGTTATACGGACCAATCACCACATAGGTCACGCCGTCCTTCTCGAACGTATGATACGTTACTCCGCCGTGCCATGGACCATCGGGGTAATTTTCCTCCGTCTTCACGAACCGACCGAGATACACACCCGTCTTCTTGTCCTTGTAGTGCTTGGTAGGGTCCATTTGGGTTGATTAACAGAGAATATCTAAACGCTCCGAATAAATTCCCACTTCAGGTAGTCGCATATCTTCTGCCAAATGTGGTCGTGCGCGATTAACCGGTCGCGCGACTTCAACAACGGAAAGTACACCTTATACTCATCCAAGTCCAGCAGCTCGAAGAACTTATACAAGATATACGAGTACGACAGGAAGTTCGTGCGGTCGTTCGGGCAATACAGCAGAAACGGTGCCTGAATCTCCTGGAACATGGCCCGTATCTTCTCCTCGATCTCCGGAGTTATGGTCGGCGGCGGATTGCCGTTGAGGCGACTCAGAATGTGAGCCGCATGTTCGTAGTACTTTGACCGCCCCAGCTTCTTCAGAATCTCGCGAATCTCCTTCTCCGTCAGATCCGCAATGTTGTTGATGCGACGCTTACGGATTTCCAGCACCACCTCGTTCATCACCTCCTCAGGAATCATGGTGGACTCCTTCGCCTGAAACTGGTTCAGAATCTCATTGAGGTGGTTGATCTTCTTGTACGCGTAATTGTTCCGCTCCTTCGGCGGGTCGCGAAACGAAGGAAAGTCAGACACCACGAGCGAATACTCCTCTGATCCACAGCGTGGGCAGACGAGAATGCCCTCGGAGCTGATCTCCTCGCGGGCCACGTTGCACCCAACACAGTGCTCCGTCATCAGCTGCGTGGCCTCTGGGTTGTTAGATAGCTTCATACGGGCTACGTATTCATCGAACATCTGCTTCTTGGATGCACCGGCAGACTCAGAGGGTACAGCAGCTGCGAAGAACTTCATAAACGTCGACGCATCCTTGGGGGACTGAATCGCCGTAGCGGTGGCATCTGGGCGGTTGTAATAATCCATCAAGATGTCCATGTTCTTCATGTAATAGTCCTCCATCGGATTCGCCTGAGCCAACTCGGTCTCGATCTCTCGTATCCGAGTCTCCCATCCAGAGCACATAACAACGTCTGCAATCTCGTTCGAACCGCGCAGAGCCTCCACACGGGTACGCAGACTCTCTGCCTCCGCGCGCAGTTCTGCGTCATGGGTCTTGGCATCCCGAAGCCCGTTCACAATATCCTGATGGACCGAATCAAGTGTTCCCATTGAGGTTGATTCCGTTTCCCGTGTTTTTCTCACCTTGAACACGTCCATATAGTTCGTCTTCCACTTGTTTCATGAAAGCAGAATTGTCGCACACAATAGGTCGCTGACGTCTAACCGCAGACAATAACGTCCTGAAGTCGATACCGAAGTTCTTGCACACGAACGTCAAGACCAAGAAGGCTGAGCGGTTAATGCCAGCCTTGCAATGTACATATACGGTTCCATTTGTTGAGCGCAGGAACAGGTGCATCCAGTTCTCAAACTCCGGGTACCAGTCGAGGATCCGCACAGCCATCGAATCAATGGCGTGCAACTCTGCATAGTTTCCTGGATGCCTCTTCTTCCACCATTCTGGACAATCGTCGGCAAATGCGCAATTGACCACGTGGGTTATGTTATACTTGGCTGTAAAGAGTGGAGTGATCTGATTTCCAGCGCCTAGCAGAATACGGGGATAGACCCACGCAGGAGGACACTGCATTGTTTGAATACACACTAACCGAGAAAGCTCGAAAAAACGACGTTCACAAAGTGGGCCAGGACCACCGACGCGCCACCAATGACAGCCGCGCCCTGGTAGCTCACAACACCGTTCGACGTGTAGGCCGAGGGAATGTACTGCAGCATGAGGTTGCGGGGCGTCGCAAGCGACAGAATGAACGTCGCAACGAAGAAAGACACGTACAGCTGGAGATTGCGGAACATGAATCCCATCTGAGGCAGTGTCGGCTTGAACGTCGGTGCAAAGCCCGTCGTACTCGGGGCCGGTGAGCCCGACTCAGGGTATACGGGGGGTGCAGACTGCGGTCCCTGTGGGCTCGGGAGAAGAGCGTCAAGAGAGGTAGCGCCTTCCATTGTTTATGAGGAAGACGGGATTTCACATTCGGCATCTTCCACGCGGTAGCGGTAGCACTTTCCATCGACCTTGACAATCTTGGTTGTCGCTTCGCTGATTGGAACGGCCAGCGTCTTCATGACCCCGTAATTACGGTGAAACAGCAATACAGCCAGGCCCATTCCAATGATGAAGGAAAAGAAGGGCGCCCCGCGGTGGAGGACATTGGTGATCGGCACCTTCATTACTTCTGAGATGCGAGGAGATTCAACGAGTCCGGCTCAGCTGTACACGGAACCTCGGTTGCCTCAAAGCGAACACATCCCGTATCCGTATGAAAGACCTCGGGATCACCGGGCTTGGGTACCCCTGATGACTTCCGAGTGGGTGGGATAAATACAGTTCCAAGGACCAGACCGGTTAAGAGCCCGGCTACGAGCCAATTGAGCTGGATCATTGTTATACGGATGCGACGGTTTTTGCAGGCATAGACGGAATCGACTGTACAGCCGTGAACCAAATCATGAACTGAAAGAAGAATCCCGCGATCGGTGCCAACGCCGTGAACACTGACATAACAACCTTGGTTAGCCATCCATACGGTGGTTCCGTTGCACCAAAGATCAATCCAATCGGTTTGGACGGGATCTGCATCACGTAGAACAGGTACCACAATCCAACCATAACCCAACGCCCAATGATGCCGTAGGTTTCAGCGGGATAGCCATCCGCTGGAATTCGACTCACGATTCCCGGTGGGCTCGTGTTCGGATCGAACGCTGTTTCGAGGAACTGAAACTGCTTGTACGACCACAGCACAACCATCGACCATCCGAGTACAAATACAAAGAGAAACTGGCCCTTTGCCGCCACCAGTCCAAGGCTCCACAACAGCTCACCGGGTTTCTGAACGAACTGACCGAACGCTGAACGCTCTCCTATCTTGAGCGTGTCCGTTAGAGCAGTCTCAGTGTGGTGGTACGCACCTGTTTCATCGGTGTAGTCAACCACCAACTTGGGTGGCGTCAATTTGAGCGCATCGGCATCCGCCTTGGCTACGATGCGATTGTCCTTGCGGAGGTTCGCATCCAGCGTTGCAATCGGGAGTTCGATCGCACCATAGTTTTTCATTTGGATATCGGTGAGTGTGGACAACACATCGATGATCTGGTCGGCCACTACGTAGTCGGCTTTTGTCAGCGTGATATCGCCCATTGTTAAGTAGCAAACACGAGATTCGCAAGACCGCTCACGATGCGCAAGTAGTTGATGGACTCGACGTAAACGCCGACGTTATACGTGTAGGTGAAGATGATGTTGTTGTTCTGCACCGACTTAATGACCGTCAGTACCTGGTCCTGGGTATATAGATACGAGCCATCGGCCTGAGGCAGCAGATCAGCAGGAGGGATCACAACGGGGTTTTGACTGAACGCAGTTGACTTCAGGATACATACCGCAGTCTGCGAGGCAGCGCCCACTGCACTGGGCAGAGGCTGTTGCAGGGAGATGCGCAAGACAGCCTTGTTGAACATAGATCCGTTCAGTGCACCACTGGGCTGGTACTGGTCGTGGTTCAGTGCGAAGGAGTACATGTAGATACCGGGCAGCAACGATGGCTGGGTCCCTGTCGTGTGCTTGTACTGCTGGAGAAGTGAGAAGTATGACGTCGGTTTCTGCTTGAAGCGCTCGTTGCCATCAAAGATCAGCTGTCCGTTCACAACCGTGTCGCGAGGGTAGATCGACGTGATCTGGTTTTGACCAGACGAGTACAGTATATCTCCAACCGCAGTCGTGATCCCCGAGAACGGCGCACGCGCGGGATTGTCCCAGTTGGTGTAGTTGTCCCACTCGTTGGTTAGAACACTGTCAGACCGTTGGGCAGTAAAGACGATACGTGTCACCATGTTGAACAGAGGAATCTCCAGATCGGAATTCGCACCAAACTGTCCCTCCTTGACCACGTGCCTCACTTGCTTGACCAGAAAGGTCTGATCGGCTGTCGCAAGCTGATTCATCTCCATATCGGTCAAATAGATGAAGTTGCCCTCCAAGTACGGATCTGCGAAGAATGCTGTGAGTGCCGGGTTGCTCGGTGTACCCGCCATCGTTGGCGGGCTCAAGAACATCCCAATGGGATACGAACCTGTTGGCTGAATGCGCTGCCCATATGTCGGATTGATTCCGGATACGGCTGTGCCTGGGAATGCGCCGTTAACTACAACCGTCGAGGACACTGAAAAGGTTGTCGACGTCACGGCCGGTGATGCGAGAATCGTGTACGAACCATTGAGCAACGTAGGATCACCGTTTCCAGACGCCTTCAGTCCCGAGATGCTCACTGTACTACCCGCAGTGAAGGAGTGGGCAGCCGCAGTCGTGAAGGTGGCATACGTACCCGTTGTAGCAATTGCTGTGGTCGCTACGGTCGTTGTAGCAGGGTTCACATCGATAATCGTGTACAGCTGGTTCAGAGGACGGAGGACTACGTTGATGTATGTCTCTGAGTTCTGCATGGAGACAAGCGGGAGTGCCAGACCCGGGTTCTCGGAGAACCAGAAGTGGAGGGGAATCACGAGCTGACGAGATCGGATCGATGGCTCAGGTGTACTATTGAACGGCATGGTTGTCGGGAGCGATGCAGGTGCTACAGCATGAGGGTACTGATTCGTGCGGTCATATGCATTCGCAGGATCGTACATCTCCTTGACATTTCCAACCATCTGATCGACCACCACTCGCTTGGTGGCATCGTGCGTCATGTACGAGTACATCTTCAGCCACTCTCCCGTGAGCGATTGGAGAACCACATTGTTCGCTACGATGTCAACACGGTCAATCAGGTTGTAGCCGATATTCTTGATCCACTGGAACTCGTAGCCCATCGCAGAGCAGCGGGCGTCGTAGCCGGCGGGCGGCAGTGTTCCCGAGATGGACACCATCGGCGACCAGATGTCGGGCAGTGTCAAGACCAGATACGTGTCATGGAGCAGCTGTGCATAGCGGTCGATACGGCAGCTAAGGGTACGTGTCTGTGTTGCGTTGAAATCGAGGTTCGACGAGGAGAACGACATACGAATTGACTCCATAGCGAAGTTCGTATGGCGGCGATACACAGCTCTGAAATGGGTCATCGAGGGATTCCCATTGATCAGTTGGTTCTGCGCCCCAACCTGGGTCAATTGCATTAAGCCACCAGGCATTTGTATTTACGCACATTGATTGTTTAGACCAAAGATCCAGGAGGCGCACTGTTCACTGCGACAGTTGGACAATTCACACAGTCGCTCACTGTCGGGCGGTTGGTGTTGCTCGTATTCGTGATCGCAGCACCCGTTGACCGGTACACGCCGCCAGGAATCGAGCCGGCCGCGAGGCTGAGTGTCTGTGGATAGGCTACCTTGTTGTACTGTGTCTCCTTGTTCGCCAGGACAGACAGATAGACGTAATTGTACTTGCGCTGCAGGGCAGGCGGTGTCTGTGCGAAGGTGGCCGCAACGATGCGGCGCTTCTGCGCGGTTAGATAATCTTGAGCGGAGTTGACCTGCATCCTATTTATACAGAGCGGAGAGAATACACCCAAATGAGGTTCGTTCTCATTAGCACTCACGTCGATCAGACCACTGGCTACTCGAAGGTTGTTCACAACCTGCTCACCCAGGCTGCCACGTTGGCCCCGAAGGTGAAGACATTTCACTTTGGATTCCAGCGCCATCCCGAGCGCAAGAACATCCGCACGGTTCCCGAGGGTATCTCGGCATACGATGCAGCTGCCAACGAGGATCCGAAGGAGGAGGGGTTTGGATTCAACAAGATCTACGAGTATCTTGACATGGTCGGACCTGACGTGGTTATGATCTACAATGACCCAATGATCATTTCGAAGTTCATCACCGCAATGAAGTATGAGAAGGGCAAGACGCCTTACAAGCTGTGGTTCTACGTTGACCAGGTGTATACGGGCATCGCTCAGCCGCTGATTGAGGAGATCACTAAGGCGGCCAGTCAGGTATACTGCTTCACGGATATCTGGGCACAGGCCTTTACGGAGTACAAGACCGTTGTCGATGTTCCGAAGATCATTGGGCATGCAGTTGATTCGTCTATCTTTACGAATATGCCACTGGCGGAACGCGCAACCCTCCGTAAGAATCTCGGCCTACCGTCTGATGCGATCATCTTCCTCAATGCAAACAGGAACAGTCAGCGCAAGCGGCAGGATCTCACGATCATGGGGTTTGTTCAGCTGTTGAAGCGGTTTCCCGATAAGCCACTCCATCTACTCATGGCGACCGCCCTCGATCCGAACAAGGGTGCGCATTACGATATTCAGCGTATCTACCAGGATCAGCTTGCCCGCAATGATCTTGATCTGAACGCGTATGTAAAGCGCATGCCGGTCGTAGACACCGCGGTCCCGAACATGTTGAGCGATGCTGGTATCAACCAGCTGTACAATGTGTGCGACATTGGCATCAACACGTCGGATGGTGAGGGATTTGGTCTTTGCCAGCTCGAGCATCTGTACACGGGTGCACCGCAGATCGTGACGGATGTCGGGTCCTACAAGACGTTTCTGCCCACAACGGTTGCGACGTACATTCGCCCAGGTCCGATTGCTTACCAGCCGGCGAGTATGCCACTTGGCTTCTCATCACCCACATTTGATCCATCGAGCGTGGCAGATGCGATGGAGCATACGCTAATGAATTACGTTGCAATGCGTGCTGCGATCAAGGACATCAAGTTCAATACCTGGAGCGACGTGTGCGCTTCTTGGCTCGCCGACTTGCGTGCCGCTTCTTAACGCGGCGCGACTTCCGACGACCGCCCCTCAGGTTCTCTCTGTTTAATGCTTCATCCCGTGCTTTCTTATCTAGACGTTGTTTCTCGAGGGACGGAACGTCCTCACCGTCCTTGGCCGCATCGCGATCTAGCTGCTCTCGCTGCTCTTTTTCGAACGTGAGATCCCTGAAACATCCTGTGAAAGGAACGTTCTTGCGGTTTTCAAAATCACCGCGCGGGTCGACGGGACGCCCGTCCTCATATCGAACGTCAATTTTCGTAAGTTTACCGAGCTTCTCTGGGTTTCCTCGTTTCATACAAATTTGAGCTTGTCCCTCATATCTTATTACCCCCTTCTCATAGAATTCATATTCATGTCCTGGAGTGAACGTTGGTACGCGGATATACTCGGAGATCTGGCTTTCCGGCAGGTAAAACTCATCGGGCTTAAGCATTGTTCTTACGCAAGCCAATATTTAATCTGGGTCTCAGAGATCTTCGTACCAATCCGCATCAGACGGTTATTGTCCTCGAACGCCTGAGCATCAAAGATCTCCTTGGAGTCGGGGTCCATCAGGTACACGATGTCCTTGATCTTCAGCTTCTGGAGACGGCGCTTCTTCCGCGTCATGTTGCGCAGATACGTCTCATCCAAATCATCTGACTTGATGTTCGGCTTGAAAGCCAGATCCTCACCCGTTGCCGTCGTGTCAAACCGCATACATGAGATCTGCGGCTTCTCACGGGAGTGCAGCTTGCGATGGACCTCACAGTCCACAGCCGACTGCTTCAACAACACTGAAATCCGCTGGTTCACCTTGTCCTTCTCATACACCTTCTCATACAGGTACTCATCTGTGGACATAAACGTCTCCACAGGCGGTTCACCTTCATATCGCTTGAGCTCCACGTCGGATTTGCGCACAGCAACGATGTTCGGGCCTTCTGCACCCTTCGACTGTGCAGGTGAGATGACTGAAATGTAAAAGCTAATGCGCACTGTGCGCTCCGCCATGGGGAGTGTTGCGTGGGAGCAGATGCGGATGGCACGGCCAATCACCTGATCGTGGCGCGCAGGCGTCCAGTGCGGCTCCATGATGTGTACGTGGCGAACGTTGGCTAACGTGATACCCTCGGCGCCCGACGATGTGGCCATCAGCATACAAAGCAACTTCTTTCCACGCTGATCAATGCTCGTCTTCAAACTGGGCGGGAAGCTGTTCTCGTAGCGGTTGTTCAGAATCTGGCGCATCATCTCACGCTGTTCCTCGGGCTCTTCACCGGAGAAGAAGGCGTAGGCCGGCTTGTCCTCCATCTCATCTTCCTGCCATTGGCCGTTCTTGTTTGTGATCTTGTACTGCTGCCACCCATTCGCATCCAGGATCGCCGCGAATACTCCGAGTCCTTCAAGCTGACGGTACTGCGAATAGACGAACTGGTTGGGCCACTCAGGCTGCGACTTCCGCGTCTCCTCGATGTTCACCAGCATCTTCAATAGCTTAGGACTGTACTGTTCCAGAGCCTTGGCCGACAAATACTTGGCGGGATTCGCCTTCAATGCGGCCAGAATCTCAGGCTTATCAGGAACGTCGGTTTCCTTGACAACATCCTTGTACTCTTTTTCCACCTTCTTGGTGATCGCCTTCAGTTCAGGAGGAACAGCAAAATTGCAGGCCAGGCGAGAGATCACGCGGTACGACCCACCGTCGTCATTCATGCTCAGCGCCTTCTTGGCATCTGCCTTGATCTCGGCGAAACGAACATCGAGATACTGCACGAACTGCTCGGGGCTCATGACTATCTTCTCCAGCATCTTGTCGTCGTCCACGCGCTTCGGGATCAGGCGCTCGTCTGCGCCCTTGAAGTAGGACACCAATCCCTGAATGCGCTTACCAAACAACAACGGGTTCTTGATGTTCAGACCATCGAGAAACATGTTCGCAAAGTCCTCGAACTTGGTGGGCAAGCACTCCAGGTTCTCCGTGGTCACGCGATCCGTCGCAATCTCTGCACCCAGGTCCGCGGTCATCTTGGTCGCCCAGGTCTGCACCCAGTCCATCGCCAGGGGAACAAACGGGATGTCCTTCATGTAGCGAACGGCAATCCGATCACCGGCTTCATTGTACACGGACTGGAAGTGAGGAGGATTGCGCGTGATCAGTACGTATTTCTTGACTGCGTTAAACTCGATCGTATCCACGTCAGGCAAAGCCCTGAACGCCGTCTTCATCTTCTCCTCATCCCACGCCGTAGCCTTGCCAAAGGGGATCGTGATGCGCTCAATCGGTCCACGCAGAAGATTCATCAGGTAGGCAATCTCGTTAGGCCGGTTGATAACAGGTGTGCCAGACAGACCAACGATCTTACAGTCCGTTGCTTTATACACAGCATCGTACAGCCGGCGGGCAATCTCGGAGGAGTTGACGATGCGCGAGATCAAGTTGTGGACCTCATCGATGATGACCACGCAGTTGTTGAACGGGTTCTCGGGGAAGTTTCCCTCTTCATCTGGCTTCTGCACGTACTTGTCAATGTTCTTGGAGCTGAGGCCGTTGTAGTTGATGAAGTTGAAGCGCTGTCCAATGATATCCTCGATCTGCGCCTTGATGATATCCTGGGCGGTCTTGGGCAAGTCCTTGTAGTTCGGGTTCTCACCGGCCACTGTGACGAAGAACTTGCCCGTGCGATCCAGGAAGCCGTCGGAGATGGATAACGCCTTGGCCTCGGCGCGCGACTGGTCGTTCAGCGCCTTCTCACGCCAATGCTGCTCAAATGCATAGATGGGATCGCCGCACTTGCGAAGCTCCGAGCGGTAATTCTGCTGCAGCGATGCGGGTGTCAATACCCACACCTTCTTGTAGCTCATCAGCGACTCTGCAACCGCGATCGACGTGCACGTCTTACCGGATCCCAGACCGTGGTACAGCAAGATGCCCCGGTACGGTGTCTCGATCATCAGGTAGTCGCGGATCAGCTTCTGGTACGGAAACATCTCGCGTGCATTCGACTGCTTCAGGCACAAGTCAGCGTCCTTGTCGTCGGCATCGAGAGGATCGCGGTCATCCTTGCGGTATTTCAAGAAGATGCGGGTTATGTAGTCCGCGAACGCTTTCCGGTTCGGGAGAACAAAGGACATTGTTTTTACCTGGTATTTGATAATGGAGCCATTGACACGGAAAAACCATCGTATTTGGATGGTCTCCATCTATCTGTTCTTGATGGCAGCCTTCCTTTACCTGAAGCCGTCCGTCGCCTTTGGGCGTGAAGGGCGGATCCGTCCGTTCGGGACTGAGGACAAGGAAGCGACTGTCTTTCCTGTATGGTGGTGGGTCTTCGTCTTGAGTGTAGTTGCGTACTGCATCACGGTATACTTTGCACGTTTTAGGTTTGCTTAGGTATAATGAGCAAGTGTCCATACGCGAACATCATAGGTGCACCTGGCACAGGCTATTATCGCCAATGGAGGGTGTCTGGAATTCCCATCGCAGACACAGTGGTCACCTTCTTTGTCTTTGCTGTCCCATCTGCATGGTTCTTCAAGGGCAACGTATGGGTTCACTTTGCCATCTGGCTGGTGATCGGCGAGATCTTCCACTACCTCTTCGGTGTTCAGTCAGCCGTCATGGATAAGCTTGGGATTATCGCATGCCCCGATGATTAATTGCTCTCATACGTCTTGACAATGTTCTCAAGTACCTCGACCATGTTCATGCGCTCCACGTGGTGCGGGCGCACATATCCACGACACTCTTCGAACGTCTTCCAACCGATACCCGAAATCTCACGCCTCTGCATGAAGGTCATCTTCTGACCTACATTCACAAGCTCGGGTGCTGTTAGCAACGCTACGAAGTACAGGTGTCGATAGCGTATACCGTTCAGACCCATGAAGGTTTCCTCAAGCTTGATGTCCTTGAGCAGAGTGTACGCCTCACGCGGAATGTTCGTCTCCTCATTGAACTCGCGTACCGCACACTCAATGTCAGACTCGCACCGTACACGCCGGCCCTTCGGAAACCCCCACTCGGGCTCCTTGAAGGGAGACAAGTGTGCACGCATCATACCATCGCGGTCAATCTGCGCAAACCGCTCTTTGGATGCGAGGTACTCGGGCGACGAGTGATCATCCCCCCACAGCTGGCGCCACAAGTTATCGAACGGCTCGCACACAACAGCCGTCTGCTCTTGCAGTGTCATGTTGGCAAAGAGCACGCCAACGTAGTCCAGATTGGACGGGTCGTATTTTCCGCGCATGAACTCCGCAAAGCTCATACTGTCCTTCCTCCGGATCATGAGGACTTGCACTGTATGCGGATCAACGGGCAAACTTGCCTGGTTCACCAGTGCGATCCCACAGGACAAGACTGGATCCATACAGAACTTAAACATGTGGCCTTTCTCTCCGCAATTATTGCAGAACATTGGTGGTTGATTACGTGGTGGGAAGGGGGTTCGTTTTTCCATTGATACTTGAATACCTTTCCCTTGTAAAGCATAAATATGGGTGCGTCTGCATCAAAGCCCGCGCCTACCTTTCAACTTGCTGCTCCAGCGCCTAAACCATCGTGGTCGTTCGTGGGTGTCTTCAGCGCCCTGTTCGTGGTTGCCGCCGTCTTTGCGGTTGTAATCGTCGTAAGCAAAATGGCAGGTACGTCAGCGACTGCGGCGACTGCGACGGACCTGGCACCGACTGAGGTTGACGGTAAATCAGGCAGTGTATCTCCATCAGGTGTGAGTGGGACTACAACGAGTGTACAATTTTGGATGTACATCAAAGACTGGGACTATCGCTTTGGGGAGAAGAAGATGGTCCTCGATATCTCTGATCCCACGAACCCCGCGGTCGTTGCGCCTGGCATCAGTCTCCATCCCACTGACAACACGCTCGATATCGAAATCAGCGTCCACTCAACTGGATCCAATACAGACACGTCGGATACGGGACACGGCGAGTCGCAGGTCGTTGCGGTTGAGAACGTACCCCTCCAGTCGTGGTTCGCAGTGTCTGTCACGATCTTCCAGCGCAACGTCGATGTGTACATCAACGGCCGCCTGGTTAAGTCGGCTGTCCTGGCAGGTATCCCGAAGACGGCCAACGGCAACCTCACAATTGGCGGTGGCAAGGGCTTCTCTGGATCTGTCTGCACGGTTCACGCGTCGTCCACTCAGCTGCTTCCAGCAGATGCAGCGGCCTTCTATGCGGCCGGTACTGCGTGCTCGGGTAGCGGGTCGTCGTCTGCTGCATCGCAACTGAGCAACCTGTCGCTGTTCGGATACACGTTTGTCTTTGGCGTGAAGGACAGTAAGGGTAAGTCAGTGCTCGACCTGTCCAATTCGGGCAGTTCGTAGTAATTCGGTTCTTCCAACTAGTAATGAGAATCCTCCTCAAATGTCCTAGTCGTTCGCGACCTCAACAGCTGATCTCTACACTCAGACGATATGCCGATATGGCTGCACGTCTCGACCTGATGGGTGTTGTCGTATCCTGCGATGTAGACGATGCAACGATGACGGGAAACGACATTCAACAACAACTGTTCCAAGTGATGTCTCGCTTCGGTTGGAACTCGTTGTATTACGGTGGAAGCAAGACCAAGATTGAGGCCTGTAATGCAGATGTTGACAAGGTAGACTACCCGTGGGATATTGTTGTGCTCGTATCGGACGACATGATCCCCGAAGTACGCGGATACGACGAGTACATACGACGTGCGACTACACCTGATCGCGATTGTATTGTGTGGTTCAACGATGGATTTCAGGGCTATAAGCTCAACACGCTGTCCATGTACGGACGCGTTATGTATGAGCGTCTCGGCTCCATGTATGACCCGGTATACAAGAGCTTCTACTGCGATACGGAGCTAACGGATCTCTGCAAGACAACGTACCGCGAGAAGACCGTGTACAACGACGCCTGTATTATCCGTCATAAACACCCCCTTCTTGGGCACGCGGTTGCGTTTGACTCTCTGTACATGCGGAATAACAAGTACCTCGAAGAGGACCTCCGGACATACATTTCCCGTAAGAAGTACGAGTACGATTTGTCAATCTTGATCCCCACACTGGTCGAACGTCGGGTTCAGTGCGAACAGCTGAAGACGACGCTCCGTGAGCAGTTTGCTCGCATCTGTCCTGATCTGCGCCTGGAGATTCTTGAGGCACTTGATAATCGCGAGATGAGCGTGGGAATGAAGCGCCGAAACCTTCTCGAGGCCGCCAAGGGTAAGTACACCGCGTTCATTGATGACGATGACTCCGTAAATGACGCGTATTTCGAGGACTTTTTGGATTGCTTCACTGCCAAGCACGATGTGATGCGGATCCGTGGGCAGATGAGCAACTACACCTTCACGCACAGCGTTGCAAATCCTCTGAACGGCAAGATGTTTGTCGACGGTGTCTTCGTGCGCCCACCCAATCACCTGAATCCAATGCTGGCAAACATTGCGAAACTCGTGTCGTTCGAAGATGCAACCCGTGGGGAAGACTTAAAGTGGACGATCGACGTTGCGAGGACTGGGTTCTTGAAGTCGGAGACACAGAGTGATCCGAGGCGTATTCACTACAATTACAACATTAGTGGCCGCACTGTAGATTCTCGCATGATCGAGTATCAGCAGACTCATACGTACGAAGAATGGGTTAAGGTTCTCTTGACACCGGCCAGAAAACCCGAACCGAGGAAGGCAGGTTTGCGTCTCACGTCGAGAGGGTTTGTTTCTAAGTAAAGGACAATGGAGGCTTTAGCAATTGGAGCAGCAGGTCTTCTTATCCTCGGAGGCGTGTGGTACTCATCCTCCTCAACGGACCCGACTGCGGTTCAGATTCAGACTGCAACGCAGAGTGGTAAGATTTCGTCGTCATCCTCTGCAGCCTTGCCTCGGTCCTTCAATCAGGCCGAGGGCGCGACTTTCACGTTCGAGGGCTGGTTTGACGTTAACGACTTCACTTATGGGTTCGGTAAGCGCCGCACCATCTTTAACCACGGTGATTGCCCGGGCATGTACCTCGATACAACCTCGAACGCCGTTCTAGTCGAGATCGCAACATACGGCGCAACCGAGTCGATCCTGATCTCAAACATTCCTGCACAGAAGTGGGTGCACTTTGCCATTGTGGTCACGCAGTACACGGTGGACATCTACATCAACGGAACACTGCGTCAGCACCATACGTTGACACAGCTTCCGAAGCAGTCAGATGTTGCGACAACGATTGGGTCTAGTGGCGGGTTTGACGGTCAGATTGGTGGGCTGACGTACTATTCGCGTGCCCTGTCGGCGATCGAGGTCTCTGCGCATGCGATGGCATCGCCTCCTCCGTCATTGGTCACAGCGCCCGTGTCTGGACAGTACCTCGACTCGACCTGGTACACTGGGCGATAAAATATGACTGGGTAGTAAATGAGTTCAGGATCACAAAATGGTACAACAGTCGCTGGTCTTCAGGGTATGCGTATTCGCGATGCATCGGATGTCATTACGCAGACGAAGCTGCGTCTGATGTACACGACGAACAACCAGGCGAACTCTGGGTATTCTGGTGTGAACGCCTATCGTTCGAAGGGCGTTCAAAACAGTTATAACTTTCTTCTGCAGGTCCAGGAGGGTCTGCGTGAGTGCGCTGCGGTTCAGGGTAATGCGATCAACTACTTGCCGCCGGGTGGTACGCTGTCAAACAGCACGATCCCTACCCGTCCTTAGTGTTTGAGACTCAAGCGCGCCTTCCGGGTCTTCTTGAGCAGTTCGCGTGTCTTGGCACGCTCGGTCTTGGCGGCCTTCGGATTATAGGTGAAAAAGTACTGAACAAAATCGGGGGAGGACTTGTCCTTCTTGAACTTTGCATACAAATCAACACGATCACGGCGCAGATCAAGCAACTCCTTCTGTTGTCCCAAGCATGTCGCTGGGGTCAAGAGAGCGAACCTACGTGCAGGCTTATCGGCCGCCAGCTCAACCAGCCGCTGGGCGACACAGATCAGACGGGTTGCATCATCCTTCGACTCACCCGAGTAGATCAATGCGAGAAAGAAGGCGAGCAACGTCGGGATACTCGCAACCTTGATGCCATCGCCCGTCGTGTGATAGCTGTGGCACGCCAGTGTCTCATAGAACTGGTACATAACAGCACCATCCGAGTCAAGCACATCGGTACGAGTCGGGACAAGCTCGGTTCCCTCGTGTACGATTGTCTTCTTCCCCTTGATGTGCTTGTCAATCTCCTCCTTCTCAGCCAGCAGCGAAAGAGGTGTGTACCAATGCGACTTCTTCTCCATACGCGAAACTGCAGAGAATCCCAACAGGACGATCGGGTGGTCCTTTAGCATAGCAATCGCTTCCTTCTTCCGTTCAGCCGACAGCTCCTCGACCGCCTTGGGCTCGTGTGTGCATAGTATAGGGTAGTGCTTGTTCAACAGCGATAACCGGGTGTAGACCTTCTCCCAGCGAGACACATCACCTTCGGGGCGCGACAGCTCCAAGTACATGGACATGCGAAGGAAGTTCGGGTGAACATAGTGGATCCCGTTGCGGGTGATCTTCTCCTTCCACAGGTGCTCGAAGACGTTAGGTGCGATGAACGTTAGGTCCGCAACGCCATGATAGTCGGCAAAGACCTTGTACGTGCCCATATGAACACCGGGCTTCACCTCGACGCTCTCGATACCCGCCTTAGCAAGCTGATCGGCCAACTGTACACCGTGTTCCTGCGGTGTCTCCGTGAAGAAGTCATAGTCCGGCGTCTCGGTCGGCCCATAGAACCGGTCCTTCTCGGGAAGGAGGTTGTTGATCGCCGTGCCACCGTAGCACATTGTACGACTTGACTTCAGAAAGGCTTCGACAAGCTTCGTACTTGTCTTGATTGCCGGTAGGTCGGCGTCGCGAGCCGCGAGCATCTCGCTCTGTTTCTCGGCGACTTCCTTGATGCTCTCGAGCTCACTCATTACTATACTCGGTCAAAAAACGAATGCCTTTTGATTTTTTCCTTGGGAGGCAGCAAGATGCCTAGCAAGTACAATCTTCGTAAGCGCAACACTCGTACGACCTGGGTCAAGGATGAGACCTTAAAGACCGAGTCCGAGTCAGACTCTTCATCCGAGGACGAGGAGTACGAGCCTGAGGAGAGTGAGCCGGAGGTTGAGGAGGAAGAAGAGGAAGAAGACGCCGAGGAGTCTGAAGAGGAGGAAGCTCCCGTCATCAACCTCCCTAAGGGTGCCAAGGTGAGTGTCAAGCTTCACATCCACACGGTCGTAGGTGGCAATACCAAGCTGGTCGTCGACGAGTCAGAGTCCGAGTCTGAGGAGGAGCCTGAGTCTGAAGAGGACGAGTTCATTGCACACCTCATGGACAAGTACGTCAACGAGGGTAAGCCGGGCAAGAAGTCGCGCCGTCAGCGTGAGCGTGAGCGTGAGCCCGAGTCGCCGGCGATTGAGCTCAATGAAGACGAGGAGGAGTACTTCGAGGACCTGTCCAAGTCGAAGCGCCGCAAGCTGAACGAGCAGATGAAGCGCATCTCCGGGCTCGTCAATGATGGCGACATCCCGTTCAAGTTCCGCGTGCTGGCACTCCCTATCCCCGATTCGCTCAAGGCTGCGGTCATCAAGAAGATCGACATCCTCAACGATATGGACGGGTCGGAGGGCTACAAGCTGCGCACATGGGTTGAGTCGTTTCTCCGCATCCCGTTCGGAACCATGGTCCCTCTACCTGTCAAGCTATCGGATGGTGCGGCGCCATGTGCTAAGTTCCTCGCGGACACTCGTGCCACACTAGACAAGGCTGTCTACGGCATGCCGACTGCCAAGACGCAGATCATGCAGACCCTGGCACAGTGGATCTCGAACCCCGGTTCGGTGGGCAACGTGATCGCGCTGAAGGGGCCGATGGGTGTTGGTAAGACGTCCTTCGCCAAGAACGGTGTTGCGACTGTTCTCAAGCGGCCATTCGAGTTCTTCTCGCTCGGCGGCGCATCCGATTCGGCGAACTTTGTCGGCCACTCCTTCACGTACGAGGGTTCGATGTGCGGTCGTATCGCAGATGCCCTCATGACTGCGCGGTGCATGAACCCGGTTATGTACTTTGACGAGCTCGACAAGGTGTCGACCACATCCCACGGCGATGAGATTGTCTCCATGCTCATCCACCTGACGGATCGCTCGCAGAACAGCCAGTTCCACGACCGCTACTTTGCAGGCGTCGACTTTGACCTGAGCCAGTGCCTCTTCGTGTTCTCGTTCAACGACGAGTCCAAGGTGCACCCGATTCTGAAGGACCGCATGCAGGTGATCACCTGTGCCGGCTACAACTGCGAGGACAAGAAGAACATCCTCACCAAGTACGTGTGGCCGCAGATTCTGGACCGCATTCAGCTGACGGGTCAGTTGACCCTGACAGATGACGCAGTGTCATACTTGATTGAGGAGTTTAGCAAGGATGAGGAGGGTGTTCGTACGCTGATTCGTGCAGTCGAGTCGCTGGTGACGCGCATTAACCTTCTCCGTATCGCAGACGAGGAAACTGCGAAGGGGTATGTCTTCTACAAGAAGATCGCGCTCCCCTGCAAGATCGACGTCGAGACGGCGCGTCATATCTTGAAGGACACATCGTCAGGTGTGAATGAGTCATGGCGCCACCTCTACACCTGAATCCACTCCAAGTCGGCGACCGGGATATCAATGCTGCGAGGGTTGTCATCCATGGTCGAGAAGATACACGTCAATGTAGTGAACGCTGGATCGGGTAGACATCCGATGCAATACTCGATCGTCTTGGCGCGGAAGACGAAGGGCTCACTAATCATTTTTGGCTTGTAGTTCGCACCCATGCGCACGAACAAGTGGAAGTACTTGCGGGGCTGACAGTACTCGACCGTGTGCACCAACGCCCACGTCTCATCTGGATACTGTGGAGGCTGAAAGGCAACAGCTGATCCGCGGAAATGGCTAAAGTACCACGGGGTTTCGTGCTGCGTGTGGAACACCAGCGACGTGTCCTGGATGGTTCCAATCCGAAGAGGGTTCCAACTGTAAATCACGTTATCCGTTCCATCAATTGGTAGCCAGTTCTTCTCACACTCCTGGTTTCCAGGTGAGTCCAGAATACGACACTCTGAATACAAACCCCGACTCGGGTTGTATTTGGATTGGAAGATGCGAATCTTGTCTGTGTACTCCCACGATGTGGCCGTGCAACACAGCGTACCGTCCTTCGAATGATACACGCGAATGTCCTCGAGACCCACAATGTGTGCGCCCGGCTTCCGAGCCAGCTGAACCGAGTCATCGCGCATCTTAATGGACTCTCCAGTTGCAGGGTTGTAGAATGCATTCTGAGTGCGCACAGTGGAATTCTCGCGTACAACTCCGTTCTCCTTCATCAGATAGCTTCCCGTCTGAGGGTTGATCGTGTAGTTCACAAAGCGAACATTGTGCATAACCTTGCCCTCGTAGTGAAACATGGACACGGATGTAGGATGATAGTCCTCGCCAAACAGATCGCGCTCGATCGGATGAGCCTTGGACTGGTACTCCAGAGGCTCGATGTAGTAGGGTAAATTGGTATACACGTTATCGTGGTGCGGGCGGTCTGAGAGGAGATACTTGGTAGACACCTCAAGACCGCGCTCTGGTTGACCAATGTAGTAGAGCAGAATGGTTGCCTCGTACTCGAAGAGGCCCTTGTAGACATCCGTTTCCACGAAGAGCATGTCCGTCGTCATCGGAATGGATAGACCAATCTGCACGTAGTGATACGCCTTGTGGTGCTGCGAGTTATCGCGGAAATACTTAGCGAGCTGGTAGATGGGCTCCGCGCGTGTCGGCCGACGTGCATAGGCCATAAGCATCCACTGCTCGAACTTGGGGATGTTCTTCAGAGCCAGCCATGACTTGCCGATCATGTAGTGGCTATACCACAGCTCTTCCTCCCATCCACCGATGGCAATCCGCTTCTTGTACATGGCAATGCACTCCTTCAGCTTTCCCACACCATTGTAGGTCTGCGCCAAGTAGAACATGTAGCGCCCGTTTGTTGGCTCGTCAATCAGGCCCTGCTCGAGGAGGCGCAGATCACGCTCAAACTTGTCCGCCTTGCAGCCACCGTCGTTTCGGTCATCGATGTAGCACACGGACATTGGAAGGGGATCTGTCGGCCCATCCCAGTACTCGTGCGTGACACCACGGCAGGTCCAGTTATAGTCCATGCGAACCAGGCGAGTGTTCGGGTACTCCAGGCTGCCCGCCTTCTGAATGATCGTGTAGCCCGTTGACCCGAGCGCCTCAGTCTTCAGCTTCCCCTTGACGAAGAGCATATCTGCATCGAGCAGCAGACCGTACGTGTTCGGAAGGTCCCACCCGGTCTTTCGCAGGTAAGACTGTGCGTTCTGGAAGCTAATCGTACGGTTGTATCCGAAATCCTTCCAGGGTTCGCGCGTCAAACAACCATCATGAGTCTTAAGAAACTCAGTTGCGATCTCGCAGGACGTGTCCGTCGAGCCTGTATCGCAAATGCAGAAGGCATCCACCAGGTCGGAAACCGCCTCCAAGCATCGACGTAGGATCTTCTCCTCGTTGCGAATCATCAGTACAAGTACGAACCGCATCTTGCGTCGGTTTACTGAAACTCATTGACTCGTCTGTAAACAAATGAGCACTGAGTTTGTTAAGTCCACTCTTCGCGAGAACCTGTCGCGTGTTCTCGTCCCGCATGTAGCCGATGGTCTGTGGAGCATCTATGATTCGGCCAAGGCGGCGTGTGAACGCAATGGTCAGACGGACCAGATCCTGAAGACGTTCCAGAATCTGCTCACACAGATCCCCAAGTGGAGCCCGGAGACGCTTAGCAAGGAGGTGAAGCGTATCGCAACTGCGTCGAAGTGTGAGTATCTCGAGGACCTCCTCCTTGGTGTGTTCGTTAGCTACATCCGTGCCTTCGCGACTCTGCAGCAGGTAGAGAAGGCGCACGTGGACATTGACTTCAAGCGCCCTTCGATCGATACGTTCGTCCACCAGCTGTACAAGCAGTCTGCACGCCAGTCGTGGAGCTCTGCGTACCTCTTCAAGACGGTGGGTGTGACGTCGGAGCAGCAGGCGCGCAACCGTCGCGAGATTGAGGGACTGATCAGCGAGTCCATGAACGAGGTGATTGACAGCTTCATCCCGTGGAAGGATATCAGCAAGGCCTACTTCCAGAGCGGTGGTGGCACGGAGGCACCTGCCGAGGCAGAGGTCGCCCCCGAGCCCGTTCCTGCTGCGCCGAAGCCTGCACTTGTGGAGACGCCTCCCGAGCCGCCGAAGGCTGTGCAGTTTGACGAGGACGAGGAAGACGATGAGCCGCCTGCGATTACGCTCGGCGAGGATGCCAAGCTGGACGATTCTGAATTCGAAGATGATGAAGAGGACGATGAGTCTGTGAAGCTCGAGGCGACCGAGACGGTGTCTCTCAACCTGTAAACTCGTTTGAGTTCCTCGATAAAAAAGGCGAGTCCGAGATAAATGTCCGAGCTGTACACCTATGGCATGATTGTGGGCGCAGTTGTTCTGGTTGCGATTGTGTTGTATGCAATGGATCGTCGTGGCAAGGAGCAGCCGATCGAGGTTATGGACGCGGCCAAGATTGGCGGTGGCGCGGCCGTACTCACGGGAGGTGTTTTGTATGCTCTGGGTGGTGCTGAGGCAGCTGAGCCGATGGTCTCGGCTGTACAGGACATGTTCACGGGCAAGCCCTCATTCTAGAAACTTTCTCTTGGCTTCTTAATAAAAATGTTCATGTCTCTGTATGCCGCCGTGCTCTTCTTTGTGCTGACCCCGGGTGTTCTCCTGTCGCTGCCGCCGGGTGGCTCGCGCACGACGGTTGCGCTGACCCACGCGGTTGTCTTCGGCATCGTGTGGGCGCTGACGCACAAGATGGTGTACAAGTCGGTCGGGATGCGTTAATCTGCGATCACAACCATAGTTGACACAACAGGCGGCGGCATAACCGCATAGCGCCCGAACTTCATCAACTCCTTACGAGGTACAGCGCTTTCCTTTAGATGACGCGTAATCGCCTTATACAGATCAAATCCATGATAGCGATCATGATTATCACCTTTCTTACGGAAAATCACCGACGAACCATCCGGAAGCGTCGTCCAGTGTTTGAACATCTCAAACAGTGGATGCTCCGTCTCCTGCTTCGGTCCTTCCGGAAACATGTCCCAAAACACACTTGATGCAAAGCGCGCCAGATCGAATGAGGGATTCAGCGGAATACGGGGATACGTCGATGTGTAGAACGGCTCGATGTTGTACTGTCCGGCCGCCTCCTCATCGTGCTTGAACTGCGAGCTCAGGAAGAACCGACTGTCCTTCATACCATTCACACGCACAGACACTGCCGCACGATCAAAGTCAATGATCTTGATCAGCATGCCATACGTGGGAACGCGGTAGACCATGCCATGGTGCTTGTAGTACATGAACTCCTCCGTGGTCGGAACATACATCACGTTGTTGCCGTGCAGGTCATTATGGATGAAGCCAAAGTTGCGCTGGGCATACGCAAGGGCAAACACAATCTGCGCAACCCAGGCCGTGTGGCGCTCAGGGTCATCGGTCGTCTTGAGCAGATCGTAGAATGTACCTGCACACTTCTCCATAACGGTCGTCACCACCGGAACAGATGAAAAGGTGGCCCATGCAAAGGATTCGTCGTCTTCCTCAGATTCTTCCTCTTCTTCGTCAGAGCCCTCACTGCACGCACAAGACTCAATGTCAAATACATCTTCCTCGTCCGACTCCGTATCTTCGCTACCCTCCGAATCCGTGGGGATGTCGTACTCCTCCACAACACCTGCGTTCACTGGCTCAGCTACGCGCTCAACCTCAATGTCCTCCGCATCAAGCTCAATGTCCTCACCAACCTGCACAGCAACGCGCTGTCCACGCGTGTGGGTGAACACATCACCACCTGCCCCACGCAGGCGCAGCTCAAACGTCTTGCCGATATTGTCGACAAACCACTTGCGGTCGCACAGGTCCTCGTAGTCATCGGAGATGTCGACTTCGTGCTTGGTAGCCATTGCAGCGTACACACCGTACACGCGCGGGAAGTTAGGGCAGTCTGATGTGGACAGCACCGCGGAAGTTAGTGCACCCACATAGGCCGCCGTGTGCTGGCTCTGCATCTGCTCCGAATGCGACCGTGCAGCTTCGGCAGGCTTGGGAAGGCCGGGCGTAGAGTACTCACCCTTCATGGTCTTAAACGGCGACAGGATCATGGTCGTCTTGCGATGAATCTCGATCGTCTGGCCCTTTGTGGTCTTGATATGTGTGGCATCAACGACGGACTCAATCTCCTCTGGGAGCTTCATTCCATAGTCGGCCATGGCCGTGAGCTTCTCCGTCTTGAACAGCTGCTCGAGAGACGGGAAGAAAGGCTGCGGGTGCTCAAGGTTCCATGCTTCAGCCTTCAGCTTGGCAATCCGGTGAAGACGCATGTCCACAGCCTGTGTTCGCAAATCCTTCACCATTGTGTGTTGAGCAAGGCAATGAAACATCGTAAGCAGACGCGGAACACTTTCTGCGGGTCAGATAATGAACTTCCAATTGCGCAAGTTTAACATTGACATGTTGAAGGACCGATGTGAGATTGATTCTCGCAAAAGTCCCATGATTGTCGTGATTGGCAAGAAGGACACGGGCAAGTCCTTCTTGGTTCGCGATATCCTGTACAACACCCAGCATGACTTCCCGGTTGGCACAGTCATCTCGGGAACTGAGGTTGCCAACGAGTTCTTCCAACATATGGTGCCCTCCAAGTTTATCCACGATAAGTACTCCCCTCAGATCGTCATGAACGTGATCAAGCGCCAGATGAATGTGAAGCAGAACCGCAACAAAGCCAAGAACAGTGGTGGTGGAAACTCGTCTATTGATCCGCGTGCGTTTCTGATTCTCGACGACTGTCTGTACGACTCCAGCTGGATCAAGGAGGAGTCTACGCGTTATGTGTTCATGAATGGACGCCATATCGACATGATGACAATCATTACGATGCAGTATCCGTTAGGTATCACGCCCAACCTGCGCACCAACGTGGACTTTGTCTTCATTCTCCGCGAGAACATCCTGGGCAATCGTCGTCGTATTTACGAAAACTATGCAGGTATGTTTCCAACGTTTGAGATGTTCTGTACATTCATGGATCAGTGTACAGAGAACTTCGAGTGTCTGGTGATTTGCAACAATGTGTCCTCGAACAAACTAGAAGATCAGGTGTTCTGGTACAAGGCCGCAGACCACCCGCCGTTCAAGATGTGCGACTCAAGTTTGTGGGCGAACAATCAGCCGTTTCACTCTGCAATGTTGGCGGCTAGCGAGTACCGCCCCGGCGCCGTGCAGAAGAAGAACGCCGTTTCCGTGTGGGTGCGGAAAGACGGCGGTGGCGGTGGCGACGCGTAAACCTGCGGCGGCGACCACCCCGCATCCCTTCTTCCGGCAGAGCCGCACTGGGTTCGCGTTCAACTGCAACAGCACCCGGACGAGCAGCAAAGGCAGCTGCAAAGTCATCCTGACGTTCCGCAACGGCCGCAGGGGCCGCAGCGTCGATCGCGGCGACTACAGCGGGAAGTTCTGTTGGCTTGGGTGCCCCAACAAATATACCCTTGATGCGCTCAACAAGACCCAACGCTGGCTGTGTCGGCTTCGCCTTGATATCGGCGGTGACCTTAGTGAGCCTCTCCAACGCATCTCGCAGTTTGGCGGCTTTGTCTTGTTCGTCTTTGGCAGCAGCCGCAAACCGCTTTTCAAGAGCAGTTTGTGCGCGGGTCTTAGATCGATAAATCGCGTCCTCCAGCACGCTTACAGTAGCTTGCTCAGGGCCCTGGATTTGCGCGGCGGCTTCCTTGTCATAGGCCGCAAGAAATGCAAGAACGATTGGAAGAAGAGCAGCACCAGGTCCAATACATGCACCCGCTACTCCTGCACCTGCACCCGCCAGGACGATTTTCCAAAGGTTGTTGCGGACAGCGTCGCCCGCCATCCGGCGAAGCTCGACATCAATTTGACGAAGGCCTTCACTTATTTTACCAGTTTCAACGTTGTTGGACGCTGTTGCAGCCTTCTTAGCTGCGGGCTGCGCTGCCTCAGCTGCCGCCGGTTGAGCTGCCGCCGGTTGAGCTGGCGCCGGATTTACTTGCCGAGGAGGCTGCGCTACCTCAAACCTCCTCTTCGCCGGTTCCCCTGGTACAAGGACTCCGCCGCGCTTCTTCCGGTTTCCACCCTCTTTACTGCATCCCGCGAGTGCGGCGGCAATCTCGTCGAAATCTGGGTTGCTCATTATATCCATCCAACAAATTACTCGCGCATGACCCCCTCCGAAGGATGTACGGGCTTCGACGCATCCGCAACGACATCCTCGAGCGCCTTCTCTGCCGCATTGGCCTTGCGACGACGCTCGTTCTCCTCCTTCTGCTTCTTGATAGACTCCTCGCGCTGGTCCGCGAAGAACATCTCCTTATTCACCTCGTTCTCCTTGTACTTGCGCATCAGCTCGTTGAGTTCCTTCTCGGCGTACTCCACCTCCGGCATGAGGTGCTCCGAGGGATCCCACGGCAGCCACGCACCGACCTTGCCGATGAACAGGTTGTCCTTCGGGTAGCGGCGCTGGAGCACCTTGGCAAACATCTGAGTCTCCTCGACCGTTGCAAACGCACGACGCACCTTGACGCCGCGCATGTTCGTGCGGAACTCGACCTTGTTGTCGTACTGCTCCTGGAGCTCCTTCTCGTTCTTGAGCTGGAACACCGCAAACTGCTCCTTGATGTCCGTCTTCTTCACGTCGGCGTTGTGGACGGCCGTGAACTCTTGCGCGTCCTTGAAGAGGTCGTCGATCTTGAGGCTGTACTTGTTGGAGAGGAAGGCCATGAACTTCTCCATGCCCTTGATCTTCCACTCGTAGTCCATCCACTCCACGAAGCGCTCAAACATGAACTCATTCTTCTGCTTGATCACCTTCTCCGGGCTGAGGAAGGAGATGATGCAGTACTTCTGCGTCGGGATCTCCGGGTCCTCATCCAAAAAATCAACTGGTGTTCCATCGTCCTCTGTCTTGGGGAGGATATAGGGTTCGCGCGGCATGGTTTACATTACGCATCTACATGTAAGTTCCATGTTTTGCCGCGCTGAATCTTCGCAATACATGCTTTCTCAACCCCATACCGGTCAGCAAGACGTCGTTGACTCAGTTTGTCTACGTTCTCTCGAATCATATTCACCTGTTCGAGAGTCAACTTTGCCTTCCCATTTGTCTCGCCGCGTGGCTGGCGGTCTGCGCGCAATTTGTCGTCTACGTTCTCCTGGTTAGTTCCCTCTCGTAGGTGGTCTGGATTACAACACGGTGGGTTGTTGCACGAGTGAAGTGCACACAATCCTTCCTGTAACGGTCGCCCCAGGGCATGTTCCAGCGATAACCTATGTGCTTTCAAGTTCTTACCTGCCACCCGTACCACCCCATATCCCTGTGCAAACCGGCATGCAGACCATTCTTTGCAACCGGTATTCGTTGTCATTAGTTTCGATTCAAACCACACCCAGAACTCTTGATCTGTCATATTGCGCTTACGAGCGGACATGCCTACTTATCTCGAGCTATTTTTATGTTTCGTTTTCACAAATGTATGATCTGTTGACGTCCGCGCTGCTGTTCGTTCTCCTCACACCGGGTGTTTTGCTGTCTCTGCCGTCGTCCACCCATGGCGACATCCTGACAGCACTGGTACACGCCGTGGTGTTCTGGGTTGTCCTGCGCTTCCTCTCGGGATACATCCCCTGGTGGGTGATCTGGGTTGCTAGTGTGGGTATCATTGGGTACAAGTTTTACACACCGGCTTCTTCGGGTATGTAAAAATTGTCGCACGTTCTTAACAAAATGGATTCTAAGCCTAAGCCCACCCCGTCTGGAGTTGACTTTTCCGATCTGCTGATGCGCCTGGTGAAGTATGCGCTGGAGGGTCTTGCGGTTGCGATCGCCGCGTACGTCCTGCCGGGCAAGACGCTCAAGGTGTCTGAGGTTGGTATGATTGCGCTCGTCGCGACAGCCACGTTCGCGATCCTTGACATCTACGCCCCGAGTGTCGGCTCGTCGGCGCGCACGGGTGCTGGTTTCGGTATCGGCGCCGGGCTGGTCGGCTTCCCGAGCGGCGGCCTCAAGGTGTAAGAGACTTTACACCTGACAAGACAGCGGTTGCGACCGCCGTCGACACAACCACAGCATACGTATTCTGTGTAGTTTGGCCGATCGTGATCAAGGTCGAGCAGACGGGGCTCGCAGCCACGACCATACCCTTGAGGACGTCGACGAAGGAGTGTGGAATACACAGCCAGTTGTGGGCAGCCATGCTTGCATAATGAACGCCGTAGTTCACAGCGACACCCAATGCCAACTTACCGACCACTTCCATTTACCCCTTACCCAAGAAGAACAACCAGTATGAAGACTGCAGTCCAATTTCGTGGACGTTGGATGGAGATCCATTCGCGTCCGTTTGAACCCGAGCGTATGACCACGGATGTAGCGTGGGTACAGATCAAGGAAGGCGTTTCGCCAGAGGAGGCCTATCGCATCTGGTATGAAAAGCAGCGTACAATTTCTCGCCTCTTTCAACAATGTGGATCCAAGCCGCCTTCTTACTCCTCCTCTTAGCAATTGCATATCGGTTTTGGAAGGGGCAGCCAAAGCGCGAGGTTAAGACCGACACTGCGCGGCTGTACTTTTTCTACACAACTTGGTGTGGACACTCGAAGAAGGCCATGCCCGAATGGGAGAAGGTGAAGGCCGACCTGAGGACATCACCGGTGTTTGGCAAGACCACCGTAGAACCCGTTGATGTGGACGCGGAGAAAGATCCCAAGACCGCGTCGCTCTACGAGGTAGCCGGCTACCCAACAATCAAGCTGGAAACATCAAGCGGAATCTACGACTTCGATCGCAGTGTGACCCATGACAACGTTATGGACTTCCTTCGGAATACGCTTGGCAAGGAACCGCATCGTCTGTGAGTAGCCTGCGTTGATCATGCGCGTCTTGTCCTCATCCTTCAGTTCATCGAGCAGATAGATTCCATCAATATTCAAGTTCACCGCATCCGCATGGACACGGACTGATCGCAGTCCTGCCCACAAGGTACGCACCATATCGAATACCGAGATAGACTCCAGTGTAGACGGAAAGATAGCCTGCTTGATGTGCGCAATGTCCAGTACCAGGGTTCCCTTTGGAACGGCGTCGTACATGTTCTCCGCATAGATGCCACCGTCCAGGTACAACTGGTTGTGGATCATCTGTGGATGAAAGATGAAGGGTAGGCAGCACGACGCCTTCATTGCAGCCAGTAGCGGGATGTTGCCCGTCAACAGTGTTGGCCGCTGCGTGGTTATGTTCGAGGCTAATAGGTACAGCTTCTGCGGCGCATCGGAAATCATCTTTCCACGGAGGTCGATGCCCATGGAATCGAAGATCTTCAGAAACAGCTCCTCCATCAGATCTTGCGTGAACAGCCCCTTCTTCTGCATAAAGGCGAGGATGGTTGCATATCGGAACGAAGGCAGGAACGCTGACGTATTGACATACTTCATACAGACATCCTCTGCCTGCTTGTACGACAGTCCAAATGCTACCCCTGTCGCAATCACTGCGCCAACCGAACATCCATACACGCCGTCCGGGAAGTTCAGATTTCCCTGCTTCTCTTCGATCGCCTTTAGTCCTCCTAGAATCAAGAACCCGCGAATCCCCCCACCTCCCAGTGCAATCGAGCGGAACATTCTAGTAGTCAGAAGCAAGGATGCTGAAAGCCCGTGATGTCATCCAGGAACAGGAGAATCAACGCGAACGCCGCATGTCTGCCATGCGTCCCGTGTTAGCTCAGATCTACGCTCAAATCAAGAAGCAAGCCATCCATGCATCAGACGCTTCGTATATCGTATTCGAGATTCCCAAGTTCGTCTTTGGATACCCATTATTCAAATTATCGGAAGCACGCGAGTACTTATTGGCAACGCTCAGCGAGTCTGGGTTCAGCGTGTGGCCGGTCAATAACGACTACCTGCTCATTTCATGGTCGAAGCAGCAGATGAACCGCGGCCGCCCGAGCCTGCTCACGAACTACCGCCCACAGGTCTATGATCCCGTCGCGTTGGGAAGTATGTTCAATACACAATGAAAGAGCCCGAGCTTGTCGCCTCTGGATTCGCGTTCTTGGTTCCCGCCTATGTCGCATGGACAGGTGATCAGATTGTCAGCGCAGCGGCCTTGGTGTTCTTGGCGATTACGTCCTCTATTTGGCACACGATCCACGAAGAGTGGTTTCGTCCGTTCGACTTTATTGCTATGCTGACTGTGATCGTTCTGGAATTGATGAACTCGATGCGCGCAGGCGTTGACGGAGTTGTGTTGGCAATTTTGATCTGCACATATGGACTGATTGCATACCACTGGGGCTATGTGGACAATACCTTCTGCTTTGGTGAATCACGATCACGCCAAATGACATCCCATGCACTGATTCACATCCTTGCAGCCATCGCCATCACTCTGAACTTGTGGAAAATTCAAGAAAACGAAAAGTCATCTTCACAGACTACTTCAACCACATGAACTGCGACCATGACGACTCTACGTACGCTGATGGTGAGCGCGTTTGCACAACTTGTGGAACGATTCTTGGCAGTATCGTCGACGAAGGTGCAGAGTGGCGTATCTACGCCAACACAGAAGACGACCCCTCCCGCACCGGTGGTGTCACGAACGAACTCCTCCCAGATTCATCCTATGGTTCGATGATGATGCGTCGTCGCATCCCCGGACAGTCCGAGGAGGCGAAGACCATTGCCAAACTCTCATCGTGGTCGTTCTCGAGCCACGGTGAGCGTTCGTGGATGGGTATCTTTGATGCAATTCAAGCGTCGTGTGGAAGGATTGGGTTGCCGAAGGCGATCATCCACGATGCATGCGCACTCTTCAAGCAGGTGGAGGATGCACGCAAGTCCCGCGGAGAAACCCGCCGTGCTCTCATGGCGGGCGCAGTCTTCACGGCCTGTCGTCAGCACGATGCAACGCGTACACACGAAGAGGTTGCGGGGATCTTCCACATCTCCATTCGAGCCATGTGCAAGGGTCTGAGCCGATTCGACGGCGAGGTGTCCTCTGTTCTGAACACACAGCTGGGAATCGCCGAGCGCATCTGCGCAGACCTTGGGGTTGGCGACGAAGACCGCGACGCCATTCTGCTCCTCTTGAACAAGCTGCCGGAGATGGAGCACACGCCCAAGACAATCGTGGCAGGCGTGATCTCGCATGTACTGGGTGGGCGACTGGCCGAAGTCTCTGCTGCGTCCGGGGTTTCTTCGGTGTCGATTCGCAAGATGACGGAGAAGCTTAAGACGTAGGGTAGTACGTGAAGTTGTATCCAACCGTCAAGTTTCCAGCGTTCGTGTTGCTCAGTCCAATAATCATCTGATTGCTGATATTCGTGAGATTGTAGACTAGCGTAGTCGATCCACCGGTCGTGGCCGCCGCGGCCACGTTGCACGCTGCATTGGTTGGCACGCGAATGATATAGTTTGCCGTCTGATAGTTCGATGTGATGGCCGTGTCGTACACCGTACCAACGAGCAAGCCACTTTTTGTTATGGGGAATGACAGCAGTGGATAGGCAATCACAGTTGCGCTCACGCTGGTTGATGTTGTTGTCAATACGTTCGAGTTGGGGATTGTGAACGTACTTGTACCGTTTGACGCGATCTGTGCGGTGATACCCGTGAACCCCTGCGCATCAAGTGCACCCGATGCGATGGTCACCCAGTTGTTTGTTGCAAATCCATGAGGGGCGGTTGTCGTGTAGGTTGCGAGCGTACCGCTACCCGTCACGTTCGTGAGGGTTTTGGCATTGCTTGTGTTGGGTATGACGAGTAGACCTGCGTTCTGGATTGAACAGTATCCGGTCGCTGCCACCTCGTTGGTAGCCACGATGTTCGATGACGTCATGATTCCGGCTGCAGTTATACTGCCAGCCAGTCCGTTGCTCGGCGACACCGTCATATTACCATACAACCTGAGGGTCATCGTACTCGATGCGTTATCAGCGGGACGCATCTCGACATATGAATTCGACTGTCCGTACACTCCGGTATTGACGTTGGAGATTGCAATCTGCCCGAAACTATCGGACGCCCTGAACTGACCGTTCACATCCAAGGTGTATGTACCCGGGTCGCGACCAATTGCAAGACCATACTGGAACCGTGCATATTTGTAGACGTCAAGTGAGATGTTCGGCACTGGAGTTGTGGGATATGACGCGTTGCAACTCCATGAATTTGTGTTCGTTGAGCCAACAACCAGAACTCCGTTGGAGAAATCACCTGCAGCGATGATGTTGGATCCGGACCCAAGGAAGAACTTGTTGCTCATGGTCGTTGCTACATTGCATACTGCGCCCGTCGCGGTCGTGTAGGACGGAATGATTGCGGGATACACACCGTTTCCGAGAACAACGTTTCCAGAACCAGTCATGTTTGACCCGGCGTTGGCGCCGATCACGATGTTGCAGGATCCAGCAGCACCGATACCGTTCGACGTGCCCATGAAGATATTCGACGATCCACCACCGGCCGCATTGCCACCGATGCTGATGGTATTGGACACGTTCGATAAACCCGTTGAGTTGGACGTTCCGATGAGAATCGAGTTGTAGACGTTTGAAATACTGTTCGACGTCGCGCCAAGACCTCCCGCATTCATACCGGCAATCAGAGTGTTGTACACGGACTTGCCGGAGTTTCCCGCCAGGTAGCCAATGAACTCGGAGTTCGACGCGTTCGAGATACCAGCGCCGGCCGAGATACCAATCGCGGTGTTGTAGTAGGTGACAAACGCAGTTGCATTGGACGGTGCATTACCTGCGTTGCTGCCCACATACACGTTCTGATTGCTGTCGCCAATGTTCATACGACCAAACGTAGCGGTGTTCACGGTAATCGTGTCAACATTGGAGATATTGAAGGACGTGGAAAAGTTCGACCCCGTCCACGTATATACGGGTCTGAATACGTAGGGCAAATACGACTGGACATTAGCCGTGGTACTCATTGTATTACTCCTATACATTCTCGTTTAGGCGCTTTCCTCGCAGTAATACAATGGCGTCCTACACTCTCTTCCCTATCAAGGCATCCGAGCAGCACCTCTACCGCAAGTACAAACAGAGCGTGGCCGTCTTCTGGACGCCGGAGGAGATTGACTTCTCAAAGGACATTGCGGATTGGTCGAAGCTAACCGCCGACGAGAAGCATTTCGTTGGGCGCATTCTGGCATTCTTCGCGGGGTCGGATGGCATCGTCCAGGAGAACCTTGCATCGCGTTTCCAGCGCGAGGTTAGCTCACCGGTTGTCAAGCTGTTCTACTCCTTTCAGAATGCGATGGAGGGCATTCACTCGGAGACGTACAGCCTCCTGATCGATACCTACATCAAGGATGAGCAGGAGAAGGCCAATCTGTTCGACGGGATTAACACCATTTCCTGCATCGGACAGAAGGCTCAGTGGGCGGAGAAGTGGATCGAGTCGCCCGATGACTTCCAGACTCGCCTGATTGCCTTCGCCTGTGTGGAGGGCATCTTCTTTTCGGGTGCATTCTGCTCGATCTACTGGTTGAAGAAGCGTGGTCTCATGCCGGGCCTGACATTCTCCAATGAGCTCATCTCGCGCGACGAGGGTCTGCACACGGAGTTTGCCGTTGCTCTGTACCACACACTGGAGCCGCGCAGTGCCCTGCAGATCCACAAGATCATCAAGGAGGCCGTTGCGCTCGAGAAGGAGTTCATCTGCGAGGCTCTGCCGTGCTCGCTCATTGGCATGAATGCTAAGATGATGAGTCAGTACATTGAGTTTGTAGCTGATCGCCTCGCAGTACAGCTGGGAACTCCCAAGGTGTACAACACTGCGAATCCGTTTGATTTCATGGATTTGATCAGTTTGGAGGGCAAGACCAACTTCTTCGAGAAGAAGGTGTCAGAGTATTCGCGTCCGATGGGCAATGAGCAGATGAGGTTTGATGAGGACTTCTAAGTATTGATCATCGGACAATCGTTTCCGATGCCACCGGGCGCGGGCGACACATCGCCACCACCTTCAGTGTAGAGCACGTTGCCATACGGGGGCAGCAGCTTCTCCGGCTTCTCCGGTTCTTCAGACGCCGGGTACATAGTCGTCATCTTCTCGCGGCTAAAGAACGCAATAACCAGGCATACAGCGAGAAACCCAAGGGCGTACGTGAACCACTTCCTCATTGTGTTGACGTTGGAAGATTTCTAAGTGAGTGATAATGGAAGATCCCACGTGCCCGTCTCCGCAGTTTCCGGAATTAACTCCTCAACTTATCGCGGTATATCGGTCTGTGAATCAAACGATATGTCAGTCATCTCCAGACGAATATGGCGATAAACTACTGAAGGATGCGAGGATGGTTGATAGCGTCAAGGACCCGGGGATGAAAGAAAGGGTTCGCATTGGAACTGCGAGTATGATCTTAATCGTCCTTCACTTAAGCGAGCTTACGAAACACAAACTTACCGACTCAAAGCGAGTAGAACTCAATAATGCCTACAAAAAGCTTATGCCCAGCGCCGAGGATCCCAGGGGAGGCTCAGTACAGAAGCGTATTTCCCGCAGGGGTCTGGAACTGATGATCACCCGTCGGCGACGGACTCGTGGGCGGAAGCTTAACCGGCGTCGCAGCACTCTGCATCATGTTCGCAACAAGGGCAACCACAAGCAGTAAAAGGAGAATACGCCACATTTGTTAAGATGTGATATTTACTTCGTTCTGCTTCGGGTTTTCCCGTCGCGCGTCAACAACAAACATGGATAGTATCCTTTCGTTTGATCCGATGATTGGCGCAGTTGCTCTGCTCGGTACAGTTGTCTTCGCCCTGGTTGGCGCTGTCGCCTGGCTCTACTGGCAGCAGACCAAGATGTTTACCAACATGAACAGCCTGGTGGTCGCCCTCGCGGAGATGGCTCAGCAGCAGGCTGGACCGCCTCCCCAGCCCCCACCGCCTCCTCCGGAGCCCGAGCCGGAGGATGACCGTGCTTCTGTTGACGAAGACGATGGACAGTCGGAGAAGGTCGCCGCCCCTGAGGTCGTCGACGGCCCGCCGGAGCCGCTCGACACGGACACCCTGGAGGCGAAGACTAAGAAGGAGCTGATGGAGATCCTGACGAAGCGGGGGATCCCGTTTGGGAAGGCGGACTCGAAGACGGTGTTGCTGTCGTTGTTAAAGGCGACGGCGTAGTGTAGCGCACCCAACTTAACCTAAACGGCTGAACAGGAACGTTTGATACACAATCACACGGCATTGTATTTGTCTATAAAAAAGAACGCGAAGGCATATCCAATCAAGTATTCGAGGATGCCTGGAATCGACTGGCTAACGGGCTCATGTTTGACGAACTGATAGACGAAGAATGGGATTGCTACGAACGAGTACCAAACACTGAGCATGCCCAGCGTAGCGTGGCAGAGCGAATGGACTCCATCTGAGAATAGCGCTCTCATTTACTCTTTATAACATACGTAGTCAATAATGAAGGTTGTGTCGTTCGATGTCGGACTGCGCAATCTTGCATACTGTGTCCTGGAAGGAACGACTCGTACGGATGTGCGCATTGTAGACTGGAATATCATTGATGTACTTGGTGAGTCGGCGGGTGTCGGCGCTATCCACTGTCATAAGTGTAAGACGGCGGCCCGCTATGAGCATGCGTCGAATGGAACGTTCGCGTGTTCGCGCCACGTCCCGAAGAAGCAGAAGACCACAACCAAGAAGGAGCTAACCGCGAAGACTGTCAATCAGCTTCACGAACAGCTCGCCGAACTGGGACTCTCATCGGAGGCTACCAAGAAGCCGGACTTGGTGAAGCTGATCTTTAACCATCTCAAGCAGAACACGTGGAAGAAGTGTATATCGTCCGCGTCTTCTGGATCATGTTTGGATTTGGCACCATCCATCATTCGCAGTCTCGACCAGCGGTCAGAGTCTTGGAAGGGGGCTGATCTTGTTTGCATTGAGAATCAGATGGATCGCCGGATGTTCGGCGTGCAGGCGATGCTTCAGATGTACTTTTGCTGCCGCGGCTTTCGGTGCATGGGTGTATCGGCGACTCACAAGCTGTCAAACATAGTGACAGTGGAAGATTCAACCGCATCATATAAAGGTCGCAAAAAGACTGGCATAACTCACGCACTCGCGCTTGTTCCGCAGGAGAACCAGGAGCACTTCGCAAAGCACCCCAAGAAGGACGATCTTGCAGATTCATTCCTCCAAGGTTTATGGTGCTTGGAGCATCGTCCGTAAACCACCTGCGTTCCAGACTTACGAAACAGACCCGAAGGAGAAGTAAATGGAGACGGACCTCCTTGTGAATCCCAAAATGATGGGAGGCATGACAAATGTTGAATCCATCGACTTACCCACGCTTGATTTCAACGACATTGGCGGCGGAGAGCCGCCTCCGCCCACGCCGGGACCCCGCCTTGTACCGACCATCGAAGAGACGGGTCCGACACACATGGGCGGTATGGCCAACCTGAACGCTGAACCGTACATGACGCCGTCGGCACCTGCGCGCATGTCGGATGACCACGTCCTTCGCGAGAAGTACGATATGCTGCGGAAGTTTGAGCGCCTTGCCAAGATGGGTGTGCCGATGCGCAAACGCTTCACGATTGACTCGCCGATGGATGAGATGAAGTTGGAGCTCGAGTTCATCAAGCGCGAGAAGTCCATGGACGCCACGATCAAGCAGTTCTCCGAATGGTTCGTCACGGGCATGTCCGCGGCGGAGTGGGGTTCAAAGAACGTGTCCGCGGTCAAGGCATTCGGTCTCCAGCTCGACGGTCTCTCCGAGGCAGCGCAGATGAACGTGGTGGATCTGGAGGATGACTTTGAGGAGCTGTATGACCTCTACGGTGAGAACATGAAGATGCACCCGCTTGTTCGCATTCCTCTGCGCGTTTGCATGATGGTGTACATGGTGCACCTCACCAATCAGATGGCGCAGAAGGCACCCATCCCGAACATCCAGGATATCATGCGTCAGAACCCTGACATTGCTCGTCAGTTGGCGGGTGCGGCCATGCAGAACCAGGCCCAGCAGATGCGGTCCACGGCCAGCGTACCGCCTCCCGCGCAGGCGCCTAACCCGCTCGCAGGTCTGATGAGTTTCATGCAGCAGTCGCAGCCTCCCGCGCCGCCGCCGAACCTGGTCCCCAAGCAGCCACCACAGGATAAGCCTGTTCGCATTGGCGTTCAGAAGCCTCGTCCCGCGCCCGCGCCGCAGGCACCGCCCACACCGCCGGTCGCCATGCGTCCTCCTCCCAGCATCGATGAGCTCCTGAAGGACATCAAGACGAGCGTGAGTACTGGCCCGCAGACTGGGAGTGCCGTTGGTAAGAAGGGGCGCGGATCCACGGGCAAGTCGGTGAAGATTAGCTTGTAATAGAGTAATGTCTGTGAACATAGTAGCGAGTACGTCTTCTTCGAAGTCTACACCTTCACAAGAGCTTGTGAGAACCCAGCTCGAGGCACTTAGCAAAACTATCGAGGAAATGAAGGCTGCAAACGAGAAATACGATGCTGCGAGCGACGACGACATGAAAGCCGCATTGAAATCTGCGAAAGAGGCTGCAGAAAAAGCATATCGAATACAACTGACACTTAGCGCAGCGAAACTAGGCAACGGTCGCAAAACACTCCGCCGCCGCAAGCACCGCAAGACACGGGCCACAATGGCCCGCCGCCGTTAAATCTGAGTCCAGTATAAATGCCGCAGAACAAGAAGGAAAAACGCATCGCTGCCGCCAAGAGCGTCAAAACCCTCGAAAAGCTTGAGAAGCTGCCCGAGTTCCAGGAGGCTCACTACCAGAACCTGATTGCGTACAAGAAGCAGAGTTTCCGTAACCACCATCTCATGCGTAGCCATGGTGGAACTAGGCGTCGCCGTGGAACCCGCCACACACGGTCCACAAGGGCCCTCACGGCCCGTCGTCGTGTTTAATTCTGCGTTTACCACAAATGCCCACGCTAGAACAGAAGGCGACGGCACTGCTAAAGAAAATCAAACAAGCCGAAGATGATTTGGGACGCACCAAACATGCACATGCATGGACCAGCGATCCCAATCTGAAACGCATCAAGCCCCAGGACCATGCGGCTCACGTAGCGAAACTCAAGAAGAAGGTTGACGACCTGAATGAGAAGTATCGCAAGCTGGAAGAGAACTCACGTACTCACGGCGGCACCCGTCGCCGTCGGCGCACCCGCAGCACTCGTCGCCGTTAAATCTGCGTTTAATACAAATGCCCAAGGGAGATGCCGCTCGTACGGAACTTGCCCTACGTGAACGCCAACTTAAGCACCACGACCACCTGACGAGGAACTCCAGTCACCCAGATCACGGATGGAAGTTACCTTCCAAGGCGGATCTGGAGAAGCGGATTGCGAAACTCAAGAGTAAGCTCGGAGTGAGCGGAGGCACCCGCCGTCGTCGTCGTGGAACCCGCTCGACACGGAGGCGCTGAAAACGGACTCGACTCCCAGCAGCGTACACAAAGTAAAAATGCCTACACTCGAAGTCCAACTCGCCAAGGCGCAGAAGGAGCTTGACAGACTCAGTAAGGGAAAATGGGAGGTGAATGGTCGCTACTGGGTTGAATACGGCAAGCGTGCGGACCAAGTGCACGGAGACGACGCGGAACTGCGTGGACTCAGGGAGCGGGTGAGCTACCTCCATCAGCGGCTTGAGGCGAGAAACGCGCGAGCCGCGCCGCCCGAAGTTGATCTGGCGTTAGTGAGACTGGCTGAGTACCAATCGCTTGCCCTTCCAACTCACACATCTGAACCCACTGCTCCTGCGTGAGTTTCTGAAACGTCTTCAAGCAAATCGATACATCCTTCGCAGTCTTCTTCCCCATATGCCGACAGTAGTCGCAGTTTGTCATGACGATATACTGCGCCCACGGTCCCGTTCGCAACACCAGAGCGTAGAAGGTGGATAACTGTTTCCACGTCACCACGTTCTTCTTGTGGCTCACGTGCTTTTTGTATTTGCATTGCACGGCGTAATACTTGCCGTCTGACTCCGCCACGATATCGATACCGACATCTGGGCGTTTGAGGCTGAGCTTCGTCAACAGCTCGTCGGGCACATCCTTCAGGAGCCAGACGTTCTTGAGCTTGCGGACGTGTTTAAGATACTTGACGCAGAACTCCTCGAAGACATCGCCGCGGACCTTCTTGTTGTCGCGTGTTCGCATCTCGGTGAAGGTGTGTGCAGGTTCATCGTACCACTTTTGGCATTCAGTTAAGAAGAGGTCGAAGAGAGACGTGCCGTCAGGCCGGGGACGAATGAAGAGAGCGTGGAGATCCATGGTTGCACACAACCCCTTATGTTGAACCACTTCCGTCCGTTTTCGTCGACCACAACGGAGGATCCTTCGTGCACATTGACTCTACGTTAGGTTTCTTCGCCTCGAACCCCTCATTAGGGCGAGACCTCGAGATCCCCATGGCCAGTACCACAAATCCAGATGTGAGTAATAGTGCGTGGACCAGGTCGCGCGTACCCATGTAGCACACTGCAAAGATCGCCACACGGCGGATGAAGATATTCCGCTGGTACTCTTCTTCTTTTTGGCTAAACTCATCCACGATATAGCGCGAACCCACATTCATGAGCATCATACAGATGCCTAGGAATAGGAGTTGGGGTTGGACTTTGAACTTCATTGTTTAGGGTTGAGAGATTTACGCGCCAGTCGCCTTGACGGAGCTCTCGGCGGCCTTGGCGGCATCCGCCATCTTCTTCTTGTCATCCGCCGACATGTCCTTGGCATGCTCGTACGCCGGGCACGCCTTGACAAGGGCAACGGCCAGGAGAAGCGCAACAAGCTCATTGTGCTGCTTCCAGAGATAGGCGACGAATCCGAACGCAACGGCCTTGCCGATCGGCGAGCTCACGAGTGCACTCAGCATCGTGGGCATAAACGAGATAAGACCAACAAGGGCGGCGACAACGGCGAGTTCGACAGTTCCAGTGAGCTTCATTTGTAGTATCTGAGGCATAATTTTCTGCTACGGGAAAGTAATGGCGTTGGTTTGTACCGACCTCACAGAGGCACATGGCTCTCCGTTCAAAACTGTAAATATCATGGCGACGCCGGCGATGCCGCCTGGAAACTCGAAGAAAGGCGTCCAGTCGGTCGTGGAGAAGATGGAGAACACACTCCCCCTTGACACGAACCCGGCGACGCAGACATTTAAGCCGCCGCCGCAGCCAGACGCGGTTGCAGTGCAGTCTGCGATGAACAATCAGCCCGATAAGATCAGTCGCATTCTGAGCCTTGTGGAGCAGAATAAGACCGGGTATGAAACCTCGTCGTCGAAGGATATGTTTCTGTACGTGCTGACGGGCGTTATGTTTCTGTTCACGTTCGATACGTTCGTGACGCTGGGTCGGGGAATGCGTGGGTAGTCCAGAGGACTACATCACACCTGGAACTTCGGATTGTAGTCCGCGTTATCCAGGCGCGTCTCAAACGCAGACACGTCCTCGAACACATTGTCAATGTACTCAATCTCGAACGTAAAGCTGTTCTCGGCGGCACCGAAGGTGATCGGCTGATTGGCGGGGGTCGTCGCGCCGATGCTGCTCAGCGGAAGATGGCGCCGCAGAGTGATGTGGAAGCGATCGAGGGTTCCGATAGGCGGGTTGTAGTACGTGATGTTCGGCGCATACGACATGTCGTTGTAGTAGATGGCCTGGCCGACGACACCTACACCGAGCAGGTTAGACGACGCGGTGTATCCGATCGGTGTGATGTTGGCAGTTTCAATGTAGTACACGAAGTTCGGGCTTGAACCCGACGACCACGAGTTCAGGATGATCGACGTCGTGTTCGCGGTCGCCAAGCTTATCTGCGGGTATCCAGAGGACGCAGTCGAGTTTCCAGATAATCCAGAGACGTTAATGTACTGACCAGCCGTCAATACACCCGATGCACCTAGCTGGTAGGTGTATACGCAGTTCTGAACAGCAAAGTTTCCAGTCGCAGTGGCTCCAGTCTGAGTACTTGCGACCGTGAACGTAGTTGTCGTCGGCACCGAAGTGATCACGGCTGCAGTGTTGTCATACCTTGTCGTTCCGGTTATGGTCAGTGTGAGTCCAATCGTCAAGTTGTGCGCACCGCTCGCGGTGTAGATGACAACAGCTCCGTTGCCTACGACGGATGCGATTGTTGGAACAGACGCACCTGCGACGGTCTGACCGGATACGCGGTTCGCCACGGCAGAGATGGTTGACACCGTGTACGACGGACCCGTCGCCACCACTGGACGATCGTTGAGAATCTTCGCAAAGGCAGAATCCACATAGCCAGACCGATCGGAACCTGACGCAGTCTCATCCATGCGGTTCAATCCCTCAATGCTCATCATAATGTAGTTATCAGACGGCAGCACGCCCAACATAACTGCGTTCATCAGACGAATACGTGTCACCTTCTGGAACGGGCGCGGAAGGTACACCACATAGTCGCCGGGATCGGATGTCATCGACCCACCCACTTGACGAACATACTTGGTCGGGTCGCGATCACGCGAATCCACGGTTACAACGCGGTAGCACTTGCGTAAGACCGGTTTCGCCCGGCTGGTTGTGACCAGTACTCCGTTGCGGTCGTAGTTCATTACTCTTAGAAACGATAGTTTTACTGCGTTTAAAACAAACCATGGGAGATTCTGGAAACACCGATATCGGTAGCAATGTGACATGGACTGTAGTCCTCGAAGACTACTTCGCTCAGACCGGTGAGAAGGCAAACGGTCTTGCAATTATGCACAAACGTGCGGAGAGCATTTTTACTCGCCGCAAGACGTACATTGATTTGCCTGTGATTGTGGGATCGGGTGCGGTTGCATTCCTCAACGCCGGTTCATCGTCCCTGTTCACAGATCACCAGCTGGCAGCGACTGCTCTCGGTGTAGGCTCGCTGGTGATTGGTATTCTGAACACGGTTGGTACGTACTTTGGCTGGGCCAAGCGCGCGGAGGGCCACCGTATGTCTGGCATCCACTATGCCAAGTTGTACCGCTTCATCAACGTGGAACTGCGTCTTCCCCGTGAACAGCGCATGCAGCCCGGCGACTTCCTGAAGTACGTCAAGGATCAGTATGATCGGTTGGCCGAGCTGAGCCCGATGATCCCGAGCTCGATTACGTCGACGTTCTCCAGGCAAATGGAAAAATACAAGGACATCTCGAAGCCCGAGGAGACGAATGGGCTGAACAAGATCTCCATCTTCGTGGACACCGCACACGAGCTTGAGCAGGCAGTTAGCCCGCTACCACCGCCGCCGTTTACGCCGAAGGCGAAGCTTGCGGCAGTGCCATCTTCGTAATGCGGTACTCCCGCTTCTTGTAGAGCGAGTTTCGCTGTCCAAACTGACGTCTGAACTGAGGGTCGACGATGTCGACAATAAGAGGGTGAACTGTGCGTCCCTTCTTCTCAACGCGTAGGATTCGTCCAACAATCTGATCAATATCTGGCCGTGGCGTTGCCATAACTAATGTGTTCAAAGTAGGTACGTCAAATCCCTCTTTGCACATACTGTACGTCGCAATCAGAATCGCCTTCGTCCGGCAATACTCTGCGCGCATATCTGCCTTGACGGCCGTACTCAGGATACATGCGGTCTCCTGCAGTTCTGAGGACAACCCATCCAGAATAGCCTGACAGTGCTGGACTCGGTCTGACAGCACGAGGATCTGGCGGCCGGATTCGGAGATGTCGTCCAAGATTCCACAGATCCACTTCGTTCTGTCTTCGCATGCAGCTAGCTTGTTCACCATAATCGGTACGGAGACCATGCCCTGCGACGACATCACGATCTCATTGAACTCGGGGTCGTCATTCTTGTATTCGTAGACCTCGACATTCACCTGTGTATCCACAGAGTCGCCTGTCTCTGATTTGTACAGCAGCGGGCCGAGGAACCAGTGAATTGCAAACATCAGACGGTCCTTTCTTTCGGGCGTTGCGGACAGACCGAGCATATATCGCGACGTAGTCTTGGGTAGCGCCTGCACAAACACCTCCGAAGCAATGTGATGGCACTCGTCAACGATGACCAGACCGATCGGCTTGAAGAGATCAACATTTAACTCCTTCATCGAAAGGGTTTGGAGCATAACAATCACAACGTCCTTGTCAGCCACTTCGCGAACGTCTGCCTGTACCCGACCTATCCGTGCATTCGGTAAGAATGCTTTCACTCGCTCGATCCACTGGTCTCGTAGGAAGGTGTTGTGGACAATCACCAGCGTAGGGACGCGTAAGCGAGAGGCGATGTACAATGCACACACCGTCTTTCCGCCTCCCGTGTGGAGCGAGATAATGCCATCATGGGGTTCGGGAAGCAGGAAGGAGTTAACGACGGGTAGCTGGACTGGACGTAGCGAGCCAGTAAAGGTCCAGTTCCCTTCGGGAGTCTGACCGACGTCTCGTGTGGTTGGCACGGGTCCGAATCGGTCGAGTCCAAAGTGCTTGGGCAGGTACAAACACTGCTTGTCTTCGTGGTAAACTGGGTACTTGGGTTGAGCCATTGGGTTGACAAACGAGAAGGGCCTAATTGTGAGCGCCTTCTTGAGTGCAAGTTCTCGGCTGTCTTTGGGGATTTGGTATCCATGGATCGTCAACATTGCTTCTTTATTCGATTGAATTACACAGGTTCGTTTTACTGAACCGTGGTCGTGAGCGTCGCATACACGATCTCCTGGATCGAGTTCTTAACAGCCCACTCGTCCAGCTTCTCGGCCTCATACATGATCGCCGGGAACATGCAGGAGGTGACCTGCACGAACTTAACCGGATCCGAGTCGACGATCAGGCTGTTCATAACGGTTGCAACGTACTCCGTTGCAGCCATACGAGGGATCGTGAACGAACGAACACGGGGCTCACGAGCCTCGGTCGTGAAGTGGGTCGTGATGTTGACCAGGTCGGGGTAGCGGGAGACCGCATCGAAGGTGATGATATCGTCAGCTCCCTCGTTCGGGACAACGTGAATCGTGAGAAGGCGCATTACTCTATCGAGCAGTTCGCGTGTAAGTTATATCGGGCCGTCCCGGTCAAGCGCCTGGTGGCTGTCGTCTCGCTCGCGGTTGCCCCGTGCAGCATGATCTCCATAATCACCTTCATCTGCATTGTATTCATCGTCGTCCGGTGCATCACGCGGCGCGCCCACTCCGACCTCTGGATCAGGTTCGATCAATGGAGCCAATTCACGTTCCATCTGAGCTGCAAAGACATCGCGATCTGCATTGGTCAGAATAGCCGGTGCCATACCGCGGTCCAGGAGATCCTTCGTGATCTGACGATAGCTGTCCGTCATGTCGCGCATGCGATCTGTGAACAAGTGGCGCTCCTTGGCACGGAGTGTATTCGTCTCAGTCATAGCCTCCTTCAGAGACGCGAGCAGCGAAAACAGTGCAACATCCTTTTCACGAAGCTCTTCGTACGTACGCTTCTTGATCGGGTCGCGGGCAATGGTCGACATGAGCTCGCGTACAAGGCCCTCTGCGATATCGCGCAGGAGATCCGCAGACTGCGTGATGTCGATCGTCTCAACTCCCACGTCAATCTCGAATGCATTTCCAATCCGCTGTGCAATCAGAAGGTTTGTGCGCCAGGTGTCGCCCGTCGTACGCGGTTGGGCTGCAATCTTGATTCGCCTCTGGATATCCTTGACAGGTGTAGGCACAAGTGCAATCGGTACAACCACTCCACGCTTCATACCATGCGTCGATGGGCGCGGGCGAATACCTGAATCAAGAGCTACTGCGGGTTGGCGAATGGTTGGCTCTTTGGGATCCGCCCACATTGAACGGGGACCGGCGCAGACCGGGAAGGACGTCACCACACCCAGCTTGGCCGGTGGAAGCATAACAGGTACCAAGCCTACTGGAGGAGCAGCTACCGGGTTGAGGGCCAACTCAGACTTTGCACGTGCGAGAGGGGCGGAGAACTTGGGCATCATCTTCTTCAGAATAGCAATCGCTCCCTTGCGGATCGTAGGGGCGTCGCTCAGAACACCACGCATAACGGCAACCGATGGACCCTTGAAGGATGTCGGGTACGCCTCGAACGTCTTGCGAAGAACCGTCATTAGGCTGTCAATCACTGTTGGTGCCTTGTCCACATCCGTATCGCGAGGGAACCCATCGATCTTCAAAGGTAGCGGGCCGAAGGAACGACGGGGAACAAGGCGAGGAAGATGTGCCTGCAGCAGAAGCGCAGTTGCCGCAATACCGGCCATTCCACGCGCCTTTCCATCACGGTCCTTCGCCTTGATCGCACCCGCAATCTCACGAACCTCCTGGATGACGGGTAGAATCTGATCCTGTACGGGGAGCAGCTGAAGAAGCGAGATGAGCAAAAACATGGTTCCATCTGCGGGCTCTTCCAGATCGAAGAATCCCTGCATCGCACGGAGACTGTTCGTGTAGGTCGTTGTTGCGGCTCCGTGGAAGGTATTGGATTCCAGTGCATCCGAGTGCTTCAACAGCCGACCCTCTTCTGAGAAGTCCTCTTGATTGACGAGTACGTCATTGTTCACATGTTCACCGCATACCTTGCAGACACGATCACCATCCACACGCGCAGTCCACGTATCGTAGAACGCAAGGCGGTCCTTGATCATGTCGCCTCCCAGGATTGCCAGAGTGTGGTCGCATACCACGAACAATCCTTCAGCATCCACGATCTGCTTGGAAGTGTGCGGTGCATCGCGTGTGATGAGAGTGATTGCCTTCAGCTTATCTTCGGGAAACCGATCCTCGTCTGCGAGGACAGCAACGACCTGCTGACGGAGCTGGGAGACTGCGCGGCTTGCCTGCTTGGCGTACTCAACACCCTTTGCAACGCTCTTGCTTGGACGATAGAATGCGAGAGCACGCGTGTACTCGCCCAGGATGTCCTTGGGGGTTGACTCCTTCCACTGCAGGCGGTTGCGGTAGCCAATCTGATGGCGCTCCTGCTTAACAATGTCGAGCGGCAGGCATTTGCGATTGTAGTTGTTCTTGCCCATATCCCACTGGCGGATCACACCCTGCATCGCAAAGTCGTGGAAGTTCTTGCCGATAAGCGTACACTGGTCTTCCTCCACATCGGGGAAGCGGATATCACCCATCTCGGCTACGGGCAGCATCTCAACCGTACCCGCATCACCGGCAAGCGACTGGATCATCTTCACCACGAGATGACCACCATCTTCCTGGCTCATCAGCCACTTGCGCGCAGCCACACCCGGGAAGTACTGGTTTCCATACTGCTCGATGATGTTGGAGGACGGTGGTACAGGTTTCACTTCGGGGAATGGAATGTCGATGGGAGGCGGAGGCGTGTCGACCACTGCGACCTTCGGAAACCGCTGCTTCCACAATCCCCACGGAACGGCGTCAAGTGAGACGTCGTAGATCTTGAGGTACTTACTGCCTTCACCATATGGGTCCGTTGTCACGGGAACACCGTGCATGAGAACAGCGTCCATCTGCGGAACTACGTCGGCCAAGGGCTCAGTGGTCTCGATAAACCGCTCGTCATTGGACGCTAAAAAGGGGTGGTCGGGCAACGGATCAGGAACGGGGAGTTTGCGCTTACGAAGCCAGTAGCCAGTGAACGTCGCCGGATCAGCGGTTCCCTGTACGGGTACGTTCAGAACATCGATTCGTCCATCTTCATGCCGCCGCGTCTTGTTCATCTGAAATACTGGGAGTGCGCGCATCCGCGTGGTCTTTCCATCTTCGCTGACGAACTCGGTCGCAGTTGTCAACGAGAACGGCGTTCCCTGATCCCCCTCAAACGGAGCTGGGAGAGAGGTTAGCATGCGAACGTAGCCGTTTGCCTGCCGAATTGCATCGGGTGTGAACAATGGCTCCCAACGTTCTGCAAAGCTGTAGGTGCTGAGATCTTTCTCGATTGCCACGGGCGAGATCCATGAAAAAGAACGCAGAGACTTGGGTACAATCACGTCGTAGCCTTCTGAGGTCGGGCTCACGTAGGTCGTGTACAGATCGCGGATACGATCCACCTCCTTGTCCAACTTTTCTAATTGTGCGCGTGTTGTGCGGCCTTTCGGAACCATGTGGTCAAATGCATCATTCACCTGTTCATCAAGTGTGTAGAAGCGGACCTTTTCTCCACGCTGGACCTCTTCGTCGAATTCAATAACGTCTCCGATGAGCTCCACGTCTGTGGCCTCAAACGTGAGAAACTCGCTCTCCATTATACAGACTTAAGAACTGTTTCACACAGTGCCACCGCCTCAACCTGAAACCGCTCAAGCACTGCCTCCGGCTTGACCTTCGTACGGAACTGGAGAATCAGCTTGGCTGTCAGTGGGTGGTCGATGCGGTATGACACAAAGTCCACCAGACCAGGAGCATCGTACAGGATCGACTGCGCCAGTGCGCCCAGCGTGTGTCCCTCCGTAGTCGTCTCCACAACATATGCACCGGTGTCGTCCTTCGAGACGGGCAGCTTGACAAACTCGAGCACCTTCTTCTTCAGCACCTCTGCAGCCGTGTGGAGGAGATCCTTTGCAGAGCGCACACCAATGCTCTCGACTGTGAAGTCGAAGTGATTTGGCCGATCCGTCTCCGGGTCGCGCGCATACGACCGCTGGATCAGGTGGTTGTCAAAGATGCGAACATCCTGTCCTCCGCTGAGCATGTAGGAATCGCGGTCCAGCTTTGCACGCTCCTCATCGATGTGGTTGCGGAAGGTCGACACGCAGACCTGAGATGCACCCGTTGTCGCCAGGCCAAGACCGCACTCAATGTGCAGCGACTCGTTGGCCTTCAGCGTCAAGAAGTACAGAGGCGTACCCAGATCACGGTCCTTGAGGAGTACCGATGCACGCGGTCCAGCAACTGCAAAGTCGTCCGTCGTAATCTCCCGGACATCAGGGCCGGGCATGTAGCGCAAGGTGAGCTTGGTGTCGCGGATCACATCACCTTCCGAAGCCGAAACAGCAACAGGCAACATCTCAACGCGGTGCTTGAGCATCTCATGGATCATCTGCGAACTGTTGTCGCGGATGACGACGTCGCGGATCACAACCGTGGGGATCTCGGCCAGCAGAATACGGCGGAGCGCATTGACGAAGGGAATCGGGGTCTTCACAAACTCACAGGTTAGACGGTATCCGTTGAGGGAATGCCGAACGTTCTCCATGGTAGCCATGCTTGTCTTATGCTTTCGTTCTTTTGTATCCGTTTTTTTAACCCAGACACACAATGAGCAAGCAACCTGTTTTGTTTTATAGCAACCGCGACGGGAACAGTAAGCAGATCATCGATACGCTGAAGGCTCTGAACAAGCAGGACCTCTGTCGTATGATTGCGATTGAGAGTGTACAGCGTTCGCAGCTGCCTGGTTTCCTGAAGAGCGTACCGACGCTGTACCTGCCGGACACGAACGATATCTTTGTAGGCAAGGAGATCTTCGCATACATTGCCAAGCCGGTCGCAGCGCGTCGCGAAGTTCCAACCAATGCACCGGGTGCGTCTTCGTCTACGGGTGCGCCGACAGCCACCGCAGCGGCGGGTGAACTTGAGTCGTGGTCTTTCTCCACGGCTGGCGGCTTCTCAGATTCGTACTCGAGTTGGGATGGAAACCCGAGCACCTCGGATCAGTTGTTCTACACCTTTCTGGGTCCGTCGACCGCCGCACCCGGGCCTCCGGAGCCGACCACAAAGCAGAGCTATGACGGCGCCAAAGACGGTCGCAACGAAGACGTCGCCTCGAGGCTGAAGCGCATCCAACAGGCGCGCGATGCAGAGTTCAAAGGGGTTTCACGCCAATAATTATAACTAACAATGCACCCCTCGAAGGCAAAACTCCTCTCCTTGTTTTTTGATCAGTGGGAGGCCTTTCTTGATGAGCTTATTCGCGTCTTCCCGGATGATGTCGACTTCCCGAGGCTGAAGTCGTACCTGCGCATCGGACGCACTGTCAACCCGAAGCGTGTTATTGCAGCTGTACAGAATCACATGTTTCCGCATGAGAAGCTGGTCCGTGCCAAGAACGCAGACTACTTTCTGAAGTATCCGTTCGAGGAATATGAGGACAAGGAAGATATCTCGTATGTCATCCGTAAGGTTAAGAACTTGTGGTTTGAGTTAAGCCCTTCCAACCAGACTGCGCTGTTTGACTACATCATTCTACTGGTTGATCTTCTGCACCGCCATCTTGACATGCCTTGAGACTGATCAGTTCCCCAACGCCAGCCTCAACATTCCCAAAGTTTCTGAAGAGGATCTGATTGACCTCTGCAGGCGACCACTTATAATTCAGCGACTCGTCGTCAACGGCCGTGTCTGAATCGTAAAAGGAGCGAACCATCTCCTGTACAACCGCAAGGTTGCACTTCTTGAAGTTGACAATCATATCAATGCGCCCCGGGCGAATCAGTGCACGGTCGATCCGCTCAGGGAAGTTGGTCGTGATCGCAAGGATACGCCCATTTGCCTCCAGAGTTCCATCGAGCAGGTTGAGGATGAAGGCCAGGTCAATGACGTCCTTCTCCTCCTTCTCGCGGCTGAGGAACGGATCGTCCTCTTTCGGCTTTGTGTTCGCGGGCGTGGGCTTCTTCCACTCGCGACGCAGGACCGTATCACCCATCGCATCAATGTCCTCAATGACGTAGAGACGTTCCGATACGGGGATGGTATACTTCTCCGTATTCACACCATTGTGCACATGAACCTCGTCGTTGAAGAAGAGGTGGTGGAGCTGTGCCTTCGTCTTGATTTCGGACAACTGGACATTGATGATGTGGCGCTTCCCCTCGTTGGCAATGGCCTTGATGGTGGACGTCTTGCCTACACCCGGTGGGCCGTGAAACATGAAGCCGAGTGTGTACGGAATGCCCTTCGCATCATACCAATCACGGCGCGTCAGGAAGAAGTTGACGCGGTCGCGCACGTGATCACGCTCCTCGAAGAACACGTTGGAGAACGTCCGGTTGGTCGTGAACTTGGACTTGGTGTAGACCAGGTGTGTCATCGGCAGGGGGTTCTGGATTCCCTTTGTCTTGGTCTGGACCATCTGATCGAAGAAGTAGCGGTGGCTGCCCAGCTTGTTCGCCATACGACGCTCATAGTCCACATTGCAGGTGTCCACGAAGGCCTGGAGGTGCTGCACGTCGTGGTCGTAGCAGTAGAGCTTGAACTTGATCATCTCCAGCTGACCGTCCGACACCTTGACATCGTTCAGCTCAAAGAACACATCCGTCTCCAGGCACACGGGCTCAAACTCGTTGGGAAGGTAGTCGTGCTGCGAGACAGCCAACAGACTCTTCATAGCCGGGAGTGTGGTGACGTACTGTACCACCGCATCCATGCGAGATGCGTAGAGTCCCTGTACGGGCTGACCCCCTCGGTTCTGTGCCGTTGCTACACCACGTTCACACGTGATGGAGGCGCGGGGTGTCCGGAGGATCGACTGAGGAACCGCGGGTCCCGGCCGAGTCCGGCGACAACACCATGCCTGTGCCCACGCAGACCACGTGGGATACGTCTTGACAACCAGGTCGAATCCATTGAGAGCGAGCAGGCTCATGAGCGGGCGCTTTCCAGTTCCCATCTGGAGGGTCATCTGTGCCTTGATTAAGTCGTTAACTGCCTGCATGGTAGTTTATCCAAAGGTCTGTGTAATACACTTGTCCAATGTGGATCCGACGGGGTGAACGGGCTTCGTGCGCCGGAGACGCAGTTCCTTTGACGCCTTCTCCACGGTATCCTGAGACAGCGTCACATATCGCTTGACATCCCGCACAGGTCCCTGGACATTCATGGTTGGAACGTGCAGGCGCAGAGGGGGCAGCGCAACGGATACAATATCATCCGATGCCGCGAGATACTCACGGTACTGCTCGATGTCCAGGGGCCCACCAAAGAGGCGCAATGTGGATCGCGGAGGTGCGGGCGTCAACTCCTTCTTGGTGTAGAGACTGCGATACATGTCCGCCAGCAGACAATGACGGGTCCAGCGAACCGTATCGGAGTGGTGGTTGTCTGCATACAAATAGGCCAGTGCGCACTCGGGAGAGCAGAAGTGGCCCTCGCATGCATACATGTTCTCATATGCATCGTAGCTGATTGGAAGCAAGCAGGCCTTCCAGTTGAACCCCGAGCAGCACCAGAAGCAGGCTGCAGAGGAATAGGAGGGCGACTTGACACGAGTCAGAATCTCCTTCATGGTCTCGGTATTGAACCTCTCCCCAACCCGCGATGTCTCGACGGCTGAGAGAATGTCTGAATAGGATGTGGATCCGCCCTCTGCGGGTACCGGCGTGTTCTCCTCCACAGGGAGTCGTAGAGAAAACACTACGGGGGCATCTTGTACTTGTTTGCGCGGAGGCATTTATTGTTGTTGGTTTAGGGTGTTTAAGTGTTTATCCACTGACAGGGAAGAGTATAATATTCCAATTCATGTACGTCTGGCTCTGGTTGCCATACGCATAGAGTGTATAGTTTGTTCCCGCATTGCACGTTATTGCCACTTGCGTACTGCCTCCATACCATTGGGTATTGGCGATCTGCCAGGTCCCGCTGACTTTATACACAAGAAGCTGTCCATTCACATCATTGGCTGAACCACAAATGCTATATATGATTGTTCCCAAATTACTGAACGTTCCTATCAAATAATTTGTAGATGCTGTAGGATTCGTTACGCCACCCTGGGCGGTGTAAAATCCGCCAGTCGCTGCAACTGTGCTGGTCCCGGTAATTGCGCCGCATCCGATAGTTCCGACCGTGATGTTCGGCGTACCCGAGAAGTTAGTCGCAGTTGCAGAGTTGCCTGAGCATGAACTCGAAGTAGCTGCGTTGCCCGTGCACGAGCCCGAACTACCCGAGCAGTTGCCCGTTACGTTGCCAGACAATGCACCGGTGAAGGTCACTGCGTACACGTTTGCCCACCTACCCGTGCTCGCTGTACCTAAGTTGTACGCGTTATCTGAGTTCGGGTTGTGGGTTCCTGACGTGATGCCGTTCGTACTCAATGCAAGAGCACCACTCGACGTGATGGCACCACAGCTGATCGTACCAAATCCACTTGATCCACTGCTACTCAGGGATACACCGTTCACAGTACCACAGGTAACGTTGCCAAACCCGCTCGATCCACTGCTACTCAGGGTGACACCATTTACAGTGCCACATGTAATCGTGTTCGCACCTAATGCAAGCGCACCGCTCGACGTGATCGCACCACATGTAATCGTGTTCGCACCTAATGCAAGCGCACCGCTCGACGTGATCGCACCACATGTAATCGTGTTCGCACCCAATCCAAGCGCACCACTCGACGTGATCGCACCGCAGCCCAATGTTCCCATTCCTGACACGTTATTGCCGGACAGTGTAATCGTGTTAAGGGCTGTCACGCTAAGTAAATTGGTTGCGTATACGCTATTCCACACACCTGTGGTGGCTGCACCTAGGTTATATGTGTTGTTTGTAGCAGGAAGGTGGGTTCCTGACGTGATGCCGTTCGTACTCAATGCAAGAGCACCGCTCGACGTTATGGCTCCGCATCCCAACGTTCCCATACCCGACACGTTGGTACTTGAGAACGTAATACCGTTGAGATTCGTCACGCTCGATACAGTCGGAGACGTCACGGTTGAAGCGTAGATGTTGGTGACCGGGCGAGCAGACTCGCCAATTGACGCAATGGCCGCGCTCCCAGAGTTCGAGATAGTCGACACACCTGCAAGTGTAGCATTGTTAACCGTAAGCCCTCCTATCGTGTGTGTATTTGCAGTACTCACCGCACCAATGGTTCCGGTAGTGTAGATCGCGTTGCACGTAGCAGTTGTAGGTGCACCTACCGTCAAGCTGTTTATATTGGTACCTGAAGTACCCGTCACTGTGAAGGTAGAGGCACCATTGTTGATAGATGGGGCAGTGATCGCGCCACTTGTCAAGGTTCCCGTTGTATGGAGGCCCGAGTTCGAAATCGTCGTGGCTCCACCGATTGCGCCGTTTGTGAAGGTGACCGCTCCCAACGTATGCGCACTTGTGCTCGTTGCATTAATGGTTCCCGTGGTATACACTGCATTACCCGTTCCATTGCCTGCACCAACTGTCAATGTGTTCAAGTTCGTGCCTGTGGTGCTCGTCACTGTGAATGTACTTGCGCCGTTGTTGATGGACGGGGCAGTGATCGCGCCACTGTTCAGAGTGCCCGTCGTGTGAAGTCCCGAGTTCGAGATAGTCGTGGCTCCACCGATTGCGCCGTTCGTGAAGGTGACAGTTCCGAGGGTGTGTGCATTGGCATTCGTAGTCGTCAACACACCTCCGGTCATGGCCACGTTGTTTCCCGCAGTGTTAGAACCAACGGTCAGCGTTGTACCGTCGTATGTGAGTGCGGCGTTTGCAACGACCGTACCCGCATTACCACCTGTGGTCACCAGTGAGTTTGACTGTACATAGTTATTGATCGCAATCACGCCCTGTAATCCTTGCGGTCCCTGGTTGCCCTGCACGCCCTGCGGCCCCTGCAACCCCTGTACACCGGGATTGCCCTGCACACCCTGTGGCCCACCGATCAGCGACAACGCGTAAAAGACAACGGGCGATTGCACCTGCTGGGCAGGCGTTCCAGTTCCACTGGTACCGCTATACGCGGTTAATGTGTACATATACGCCGCACCCGCCGTCAGACCAGTACCTGTCGTGTACGTTGACGATGTGCTCGCTGTCCCCGTCAGTGTCTGGACGATCGTAGTTCCACTCGATAACATCTGAAACAGATTCACTGTGTACGACTGTGCACCTGTTGCCGTCCATGAGAACGTAAGCAAGCTGCTGTTCCCTGACCCCGAAACAGCTGGGATGTAGGCCACGACGTTCGTGGGCGCGCTCATTACTTCTCAAAACGAAAAGAAGGGCGAGCAGTCGTACACAGCTCATCCAAGATGACTGACCTCTCTACTGCCTACCAGCGCAAGACGCACCGCGAGCACATCCTCTCCCTTCCCGACACGTACATCGGCAGCATCGAGACTGCGAATGAGGAGGTCTTCCTTCATGATGTCTCTGGATCCTTCAAGCCCGAGACTATCGCTGTCAACCCCGGATTCTACAAGCTGATCGATGAGCTGCTGGTGAATGCTCACGATCACGCCATCCGACTGCGCAGCAAGAACTCCGAGGATCCAGTCAAGAAGATCAATGTACTCTGTGAGGCCAATGGCTTCACGATCGAGAATGATGGCGAACCTATCGACGTCGCGGAGCACCCTGAACACAAGGTGTGGATTCCCCAGATGATCTTCGGTGAGCTGCTCACCTCTACGAACTACAACAAGGACGAGAAGAAGCTGGTCGGCGGTAAGAACGGCTATGGTGTCAAGCTGGTTAACATCTTCGCGAAGGAGATGAAGGTTATCGTCCACGACAAGGCGCGGAAGCTGCTGTACGATCAGACGTTCGAAGACAATATGACCAAGATTGGCAAGCCGGAGATTACGAAGCCGAAGAAGAAGCCCGAGACGCTGAGTGTGGCGATCGGATGGAAGCCGGACTTTGCGCGGTTCGGCATGACGGAGATCACGGAGGGGATGCGTCGCCTGATCGAGCGCCGTGTCTGGGACTTGGCGATGACCCTGGGCAAGGATGTTAAGGTGTCGTACAACGGCGAGCTGGTGAAGTGCCGCAGCCTGGTCGACTACGCCAAGGCATTCCTTCCCGACGGTGCACCGGTGGTTTCCGAGTCGCCGAATGACCGCTGGAACATTGTGATCGCAGACAGCCCGACGGACAAACAGTTCAGCATGTCCTTTGTGAACGGCATCTGGACCTCGAAGGGTGGTACGCACGTGGACGCCATCACAAGCCAGGTCGTGAACCACGTCGTGGAGTACCTGGAGACGAAGAAGAAGATCAAGGTGAAGCCGGGTCTGGTGCGCGACAACCTCGCAGTGTTCGCGACGGCCATGATCGAGAACCCTAGCTTCACGAGCCAGACCAAGGAGTCGCTGACGACCAAGCAGTCTGCGTTCGGGTCTTCCCCTAAGCTGAGCGACGACACGCTGAAGAAGGTTGTGTCCAAGCTGAACCTGGTGTCGACCATCGTGGAGGCGCAGTCTGCGAAGGATGCAAAGGACAACAGCAAGACCGATGGCAAGAAGCAGTCCCGCATCACGGGCATCCCCAAGCTGGATGACGCCGTGCTGGCGGGTACGAAGGATTCGGCCAAGTGCACGCTGATCCTGACGGAGGGAGATTCAGCCAAGGCGATGGCTCTGTCTGGTCTGAGCCAGGAGCAGCGCAAGACCTTCGGCGTCTACCCGCTCAAAGGCAAGGTGCTGAACGTGAAGGACACGAGCGATTCCAAGGTCGAGCAGACGAAGGAGATTGCTGAGTTGAAGAAGATCATCGGCCTGACGTCGGGCAAGAAGTATACGAACGTGGCCGACCTGCGCTACGGGTCGATCATGATCATGACGGACCAGGATCTGGATGGCAGCCACATCCGCGGTCTGCTGATCAACCTCTTCCACGAACTCTGGCACGAGCTGATTGCGATCCCGGGGTTCCTCACCTACATGGCGACTCCGATCGTGAAGGCTACGAAGGGAAAGGAAATTCGCACCTTCTACTCGCAGTACGAGTATGAGCGGTGGCGGGCGGGTGATGGCAAGTCGCCTGCGTGGAAGGTGAAGTACTACAAGGGATTGGGTACGTCGACGCGCGATGAGGCCAAGGACTACTTCAGCAAGGTGAATGCAGTCAAGTTCGACTACACACCCGAGTCGGATCCAGCCATTGATCTGGCGTTCAACAAGCAGCGTGCGGACGACCGCAAGGAGTGGCTCAAGACGTATGACCACACTGCACTGGTGCCGCCGGGCAACAAGGTGCAGTACAATGACTTCATCAACAAGGACCTGATCCACTTCAGCTACTACAACCTGGAGCGATCGATTCCCTCGATCATGGACGGATTGAAGACGTCGCAGCGCAAGATCCTCTTCGCTGCCTTCAAGCGAAACCTAACACAGGAGATCCGCGTTGCACAGTTCGCAGGCTACGTGTCGGAGCACACGGGCTACCACCACGGTGAGGCGTCTCTGAACGAGACCATCGTGGGAATGGCGCAGGACTTCATGGGTGCGAACAACATCCCCTGGCTGGTTCCGCAGGGACAGTTTGGTACTCGAATTCAGGGTGGTAAGGACGCGGCCTCTCCCCGTTATATTCACACCTACCTTCAGCCTCGTGTGCGCAAGCTGTTGCCGCACGATGACTTTGCGGTCCTCAAGTACCGCGATGATGATGGGCTCCCGGTTGAGCCGGAGTGGTATGCGCCAGTGCTACCGATGCTCCTGGTGAACGGTGCACGTGGTATCGGCACTGGCTACTCGACGAACATCCCGCCATGCAACCCGCGTGTCCTCAAGGACGTGCTGGAGAAGCATCTGCGCGGAACGGGCAATCTGACGGACGTCGCACTAACTCCCCACTTTGAGGGATTCAAGGGTGCGTACACGGTAGACAGTGTGGTGGGTGTGTATCGCCGAGTTGGCGAGGACTTCGTGGTCTCTGAGCTGCCGCCTGGTACCTGGACCGCAGACTACCGTGAGTGGCTTGAGAAGGAGCTGGCTGAGGGACGGATCAAGGACTTCAGCGACACATCCACGGATCAGGACATCTCAATCAAGATCAAGGGTATCGAGGAGGCTGCCCTGGTCAAGTCGCTGACAACCAAGATCAAGACCACGAACATGCACGCCTTCAACTCGAAGGGAATCATTACAAAGTATGCGACACTGAACGATATTCTGGTCGAGTTCGCAGAGGTGCGGGAGGCACTGTATGAGACGCGACGCCTCCACCAGATCGCAGCCCTGGAGAAGGAGGTGCCCTACCACGAGGACATTGTGCGATTCATCGAGGGACAGTGTCTGGACAAGCCGATTCCAGATCTGCGTCGCAAGACCAAGACGGAGTGCGAGGCCTTACTGACGGAGCACAAGTATACGCACCACGCTGAGATTCTGCGCCTTCCGGTCTCGAGCTTTACGGCGGAGGTTATGGCCAAGCACCGGGCAGACCGGGAGAGTGTCCTGAACCGGCTGGAGTTGCTGCGTGGTACAACTGCGCGTGCACTGTGGCTCGCTGATTTAGAGTCGGTCTAAATAACAACAGTATGGACTACAACGCCATTCTCCGCGCAACGGATCGGTCGTCCGTTGGTGCATATGTACAACATCCACCCGCAGCCCCAAAAAGCGGTCGTGCAGGTATTCACTTTGCAGGCGACATTCGCTTTGCAACTACAGATATTGGTTCGCGTAATGATGCCAACGCAGTGCAGCCAGTTCCCACGACAAGACCGGTTAAACACTATGTAGTGATTGATGCATCTCAGCGCAACTGGGTTCTGCAGCCGAACCCTTACAGCAACCTTGTCTACAGCTTTGGCAGCCAATCACTCAACGGCTACTCACCACCTGTCTATACAAACAACGCCTTCGTACCCACGTTCGGCGCAGACTCAAACGGAATCCTTAACACTCAGCCAGGACGGCCCAACACAACTGGATGGTACTTACCTGGAACAGCCACACCTTTCCCCGCTTACAACTCATCACTGCCCAAGGGCAACTTTTTAGCCTATGACACTGGCTACACGATCAACCCTTCAGGTCTTGGATTCGGCAGTGTGTTCTCACCCTCGAACGTACAGTCGATCCGATTGGTGCGTGCACTCCTCCCCCAGCGCCAGTTTTTGAACGTACCCGTTCTGGTGACAAGCAACCAGTCGCAGGTAGATCCGTCGAATATCTACGGTGCAGGTGGAGTGATCCAGAGCAACGTGGTGGGTAAGGCACATACTACCTTCGGCACGTATCCATACCTACTGTTCAACCTCAATGAGTATCCTGGTAAGTATGTGGGTGGCAATGAGGCGATGCGCAAAGCCTTCTCGGTTATGACGCAGAAGACACGCACACAGACGAACTTCGGCATTGACGTAGGTGTACAGCATTACGACTACGAGCCCTGGAATGAGGAGGTTATGGTCTTTCAGAGCCCAATCACTTCGCTTCAACAGGTTCGCGTCACAGTGACCGATCCCATCGGCCTGCCCTTCACGCAGAACGATGCACTGAACATTGTGCTTGTCCAGACGGATCCGAATGCCCTGTTCCTCAAGTGCTTCACGGGTGCATCGCAGTACTTTAACAGCAACGAGCTGCGCGTGGGCGACCGCGTGATCTTTGATCCAGCCTCTCTATCGAACGTGATCAAGGCGCCGTTGATCTCGGGTATCCCTGACAAGGTGTCGACCGCAAAGGCCCTGCTCACCAACTCCTTCCCGGTCTTGCAGTTGTTGGACTACGTGCTTGACCCGTCGACGGGTACCTTTATTGCTCGCGCAGGATCGAACGTGCGCACGACATCATATTCGACGTCGTACAACGGCTTCTTGATCCCTAACTTTCTGACCTCCAGTGCAACTGGTGATGTCGTTGCGACGTATCCTGCAGCTGCAGATACGGGCAACTCAAACGTGTTCTCCTTTCCAGTGCAGTACAATACGAACCCGGTGCAAGCCGTGGCAAACCTTCCGTTCTTGAACATCTCTCTTCAGCCAACCTATACACTGGAGCTAACGTGCCTCGAACCGGATACGGGTGCTCTTGGCGGCCATATTACGCAGTAATTTCCTCCCTCTACACAAATGTCATCCTTGGTTCAATACTGGGTGAACAGCCTGGCCGACTTCTACACCGGAACGGCCATTCCCAATGCCCCCAAACACACGGGCCGTCTCCCCCTATCGGACAGCGAGGAGAAGCTGTCCATCCCGCGCGGTACCCTGTATGCATCCGATGAGCCCACCATGATCCCGCAGCTGGTCGCCGAGCAGATCCAGTACCGCCACAACAACACGCCACTGAACACGATCTTCTTCAGCGAGAGCAACAAGGCGAACCTCCAGCAGAAGATTCACGACACTGTATTGGAGTTAAGCAAGGGCGAGTACAACATCAGCCCTCAGAGCGATGCAGATCTCAGCCTCATCATGCGCAGCTACTACCTCCAGTACGCCCAGAACAACCCCGACAATGTCGCAACGGAGCTGGACCAGCTGAACCAGCGCGTGGTCGCCTACTCTGCGAACCACATCATGGTTGAGATCGTGGCCTACAAGCGCTTCCGCAAGGACATCCTGGACTTCCCTGAGCCGATTGCTCGCTCCATTGATACGCACATCTTTGGCACGCGGACAGGTGAGCTGAAGAGCTTCTTCTGAGGAAATAATGATCCGCTTCGGAGATCGTGTATTTTTGCATGAGGGATCCTGGTGGTACATCTGGGAGCCCTCGTGGGGGATGTATCGGCCCATCGACGGCCTGCAGTGGGATGGTAAGACGATGCGAGTCGACGACCATGCATACTGCGTAGACCCAACGGATACTCTATTCGGATATGGTGATGAGCGAATGTACAACAAGTGCTTTCATCTGACACAGGAGTTCGCAGACATTGAGCAGGCAAAGACGGTTCCCTTTCTGTCAATCGGTACACCTGAGTGGTTCCGCGATCGGCCGGTAGCCTTGACGCCGTGTGCGCCTCGCGATGTGGACTCCTGGAGGCGAATGAACCTCAAACGACGCACAGTCCGCAAACACCTGCGTAAGACATTTACGAAACGGAACACGAAGTAAGACAATGCGAGTCAATTTTATTGGTAGTTTCGGCAAGAATACGGGCGTCTCGCAAGACGTCTCCATTCTTCACGGGTTAGTTGCGCACGTCCTCGACAAGGACGCACAGATTCGGCACGTACCTCATCGGTTTCCGTCATGCCCACAGGCTGAGGTGAACTTCTTTGTGGAGGTCATCAACCCCGCCCTCTTTGCCTACGCAGGTAAGAACATCTGGATTCCCAATCCTGAGTGGACGTACCAGACGTGGGAGCCGTATGCCAAGATGGTCGATGAGATCTGGGTGAAGACGCGTGATGCTGAGACGCTCTTCCTGAAGTGGACTCCGAATGTCAAGTACGTGTCGTGGACGTCGATTGACAAGACGTATCCCGAGCTGGGGAGCAAGGACCGTACGAAGGGTATTGTTCCCGTAGGTAAGAACGTGTGGCGCCACCCCAAGCCCATTCTCCAGGCGTATTCTCGCATCCTGATGCAGAACCCGACAGCCTTCGAGACACTGCCTCACCTGACGATTGTGCATGTTCCGACTGCGGTTCCGATCGGCGACATTCCGGAGGGCATCAAGTCCAAGATCACTGTGCGCGGCGAGGTTGTACCCGACGAGGAGTACAAGGAGCTTCTGCGCACATGTGGCCTGGTTGTCTGTACCTCTGCGGCTGAGGGCTTTGGACATGCGGTTAATGAGGCCATGTCTGCAGGGTGTGTTCCTATCCTGAGCCCCATCGAGCCATTCCGCGAGCTCTCGAAGAATGCATTGTGGGTTTCAAATGCGAAGGTGATCCCCCACCCTCAGTGTCTGGGTGTGCTGGAGGATGTGGACGTAGATTCCCTAGCCGATGCGCTGATCGCATATACCAAGCTGTCAGCCGACGACATTCGCGCAGCTACCATGGACAGTCGCGAGGCCTACGAGGATCGCCACGAGGCCTTTGTCAAGAACATGTTGGCTCGCCTAGATGAGCTGTTCATCGGAGTGAAGCCGTACTCTCTTGAGGAGCGTATGCCGAAGGAAGCGGATCTCCCTGGGGTGTCAATCATCACCCTAACTCGTGATCGGCGCAGCTTCATTCCGCTCGCCAAGTACGGCTACCTGGCACAGTCATACCCGGAGCATCTTCTTGAGTGGGTGATTGTGGACGATGGCAAGGACCCGATCAAGGATCTGGTATCTGACCTGCCGAACGTGAACTATGTTCTGGTCGACGAGCCGCTGTCGATTGGTGCCAAGCGCAACCTGGCTGTCTCCAAGGCGAAGCATGATATCCTGGTCATGATGGACGACGACGATGTGTATCCGAACAACTCAGTGCTTGCTCGTGTTGCTCACATGCTTGCCGAGCCGAAGAAGGACTGCCTGTTCTCTACAGTGCTGCCGTGCTACGAGATCCACGAGACCAAGTCCTTCATGAACGTGCCACCGATCACGCTGGACATGTCCAAGCGTGTCTCGGAGGCGACACTGTGCTTCACGCGGCAGTTTTGGCAGGAGCGTGGATTTCCCGATCAGCAGATTGCAGAGGGAGACGCATTCATTCACGGCCGTGAACAGATGTGTCGGGAGTTCTCTCCCCAGGATGTGATTGTGAGTTTGTGCCACAAGAAGACCACGTCGAGCCGCAAGCCGCCCGCGGGCATGGAGGTGAATGGATCTCACTATGGCTTTTCAGATGAGCTGTTCACGCTGATTTCAGAGATTGCACTGTGTATCGATTAATCAGAATCGGAGCTGTCTTCCGACGAACCGGAGGAATGCTTTCTGCAGCCCTTGCTACCCCGGCGGCGACGGCGCCCACCTCCCGACTTGCTATTCGAACCCTGAGGCGGGGCTCCTGAGCCAACACCGCCGTCATTCGGGAACTCACCGACTCCAGCGAATACCGGGGTATCTACCGTGCTGTTTCCTCCCCTAATTAAACGAGCCCGCTTAGCGCGCGCACGCAAGGTGGCCGTCTTGCCTGAACGTTTCAGGCCGGCCTTCTTGAGTATGCGTTTGAGGGTCTTTGCTGTGTGCTTCATTTAGTAGTTGTTCAGAAGAACTTGCGGAAGAGGCTGCGACGGTGGCGGCGTGTACGGCGACCACCTGCTGGCGCCGCCACCTCGGCATTCTGGACGTGCGCCATGCCCGTCAGGTAGCCGCCGCGCACGAGGTGCGCCTTCTTGGCACGCGCGCGGAGCGTCGCCTTCTTGCCGCTCGTCTTGAGACCCGCCTTCTTCAGCATGCGCTTGAGGGTCTTTGCCTTGAGACCGCCGCCGAACTGCTTTCCAGCCGGTACCCACTCTCCACTGCGATTCAGAGCCATGTTTCCAGACATTTGTATCTAACCGAGGAAATCCTTACGCCTTGCCCCAGATACCACTGGCGCTCACAGGATCGAACTGCTCAGCCGAACCCGACGAAGGCACGCCACCGCCCCGGATCAGGTGCGCCGACTTGGCACGCGCGCGGAGCGTCGCCTTCTTGCCGCTCGTCTTGAGACCCGCCTTCTTCAGGATCTTCTTCAGCGACTTCGTCTTGAGGCTGTGGCGACGACCGCCCGTGACGAGCATGTACGACGCACCCACCGGGCCGGCCGACTCCATGCCAGGGGTCGAGTTATTGCCCTCACCGGCATAGCCACCGCCGGCCATGGGGACTTCTGCAGCCTCCTCATTCGAGCCGAACGAGCCGTTCGACGGACCGAACCCACCGCGCACGAGGTGCGCCTTCTTGGCACGCATGCGCAGCGTCGCCTTCTTGCCAGACGTCTTGAGGCCGGCCTTCTTCAGGATCTTCTTCAGAGTCTTAGCCTTGAGTCCGTGCATTTTACTTTTTACCGCAGAAGAAATGCTACGACGACCACTGTTTTGTGGTTGGGTGGGTTGCTTAATAGGCCGCGGCATCGCCGCCGCGGATGAGGTGAGCCTTGCGGGCGCGGGCACGGAGCGTCGCCTTCTTGCCCGAAACCTTCAGGCCCTTCGACTTCAGGAGGCGACGGAGGGTCTTCGCCTTGACGTGTACACCCTTGGGAACGGCACGGAGGGTCTTGCGGTGGCGGTGGTGGTGGCGACGGCTGTGGTGGTGGCGACGGCCACCGTCGATGCCACCAGTCCCACCAGTCGCGCCAGTCCCGCCAGTCCCGCTAGACGAGCTGCTCTGGGTATTAACACCAACAGGTCCAACTCCATCACCACCATAACGACGATGACGGGGCATTTTTATTAATCACGCAACACAATTCCTCACGCCGAGCAAGAAACGCACGCCGACGGCTCCACAGTGAACTGCTGGGCCTTCACTGCTGCCTTCGTACGCAGGTAATAACACCCCGTCTTGAGACCCTGCTTCCAGGCGTAAAAGTGCATGCTCGACAGCTTCGAATAGTTGGGGTCTGCGATGAACAGATTCAGGGACTGCGACTGGCATATGAACGGAGCACGATCGCGCGCCATATTGATGAGCGTCTTCATCGGGATCTCCCAGGCTGTCTTGTACAGCTCACGGATCTCCTCGGGAATCTCGAGCATGGTCTGGATGGATCCACCATTCGCAATGATCGCCGTGCGCACATCTGCAGTCCACAATCCGCGAGACACCAGATCCTCCACCAGGTACTTGTTGATGACCATGAAGTCGCCCGCCAAGACACGGCGAGAATACAGGTTCGACGTGAACGGCTCAAAACACTCATTGTTGCCAAGGATCTGCGATGTGGACGCAGTGGGCATCGGGGCAATCAGAAGCGAGTTGCGCATGCCACCCGCACACAGCTTGGCAAGATTGTCCCAGTTCAGGTAGGTTGACTTCGGCGTCTCACCCCACAGGTGATACTGCATCTTCCCCTGACTCATCGGAGAGCCCTTGAAGGACTCGTACCGCTTGTCGGACTCGAGGAGAAGTCCACGCCACTCATTGGTTGGGAGTGCACGGAGCATGCTCGTAGTCGCAGCTGCGTAATAGATGTTCTCAAAGATCTCACGGTTCAGATCGGCGGCTCTTTGGGACGTCCATGGGATGCGGAGGAGTGCAAAGACGTCTGCAAGACCCTGAACTCCAATTCCGATGGGTCGATGGCGGAGGTTGGAGGTGCGGCACTTCTCTGTGGGATAATACGTCTTGTCGATGACGATGTCCAGGTTTCGAGCCAGGACGCAGGTATACATCCGCAGAAGCTCGAAGTCAAACTTTCCATCGCGGACAAATCGCGGGAGAGCCAGAGACCCGAGGTTGCAGACCGCCGTCTCCTCCGGGGAGGTGTACTCGATGATTTCGGTACAGAGGTTGGAGGACTTGATGGTTCCAAGATTCTGCTGATTGGACTTGGCATTACACGCATCCTTGTACAGCAGATACGGCGTGCCCGTTTGAATCTGAGCATCGAGAATCATCTGCCACAGCTTCTTTGCAGATACCTGCTTCAGATACTTACCCTCCGCCTCGTACTTGGCGTAGAGCTCGCGGAACTTGGCGCCCCAACAATCCGACAGACCCGGACACTGATCGGGGCTCATCAGCGACCACGTCTCATCCTTCTCCACACGCTCCATGAAGAGATCAGAGATCCAGAGACCGTAGAACAGATCGCGAGCCCGCTCGTCGTCATTGCCCGTATTCAGCTTGAGGCGAAGGAACTCCTCAATATCCGCATGCCATGGCTCCAGATAGATGGCAAACGATCCATTGCGCTTACCACCCTGATTGACATACTTGGCCGTGTCATTGAACACCTTCAGCATCGGCGTCAGACCCGTGGACTTGCCGTTCGTACCCTTGATATCTGCACCCCGTGCACGGATGTTGTGGACAGACAGTCCAACGCCACCTGCCCACTTGGAGATCTGTGCACACTCACCCAGCGTATCGTAGATACCCTTGATCGAGTCATCCTGCATGTGCACCAGGAAGCACGACGACAGCTGAGCGTGCTTCGTACCCGAGTTGAAGAGGGTAGGCGTCGCATGAATGAAAAAGCCCTGGGACAGTGCGTTGTACGTCTCAAGCACCTTCGGGAGGTCATTTCCATGAAGCTGAACGGCCACGCGCATCCACATGTGCTGGGGGCGCTCGCACGGCTTGCCATCGCGAGTCCGGAGCATGTAGCCGTTCTCAAGGGTCTTGAACCCAAAGTACTCAAAGACAAAGTCGCGGGAATAATCGCAGGCTGCATTCAGCTCCACACGATTCTGCGCAACCGACCAGACCACCTCATCGGACAGGATGCCGTCCATCGCCAGACGATCGATGCACTCGGAGAACAACGCGGGCGTCTTCTTCTGGTGGTTGTCAATCACCAGACGCGCGGCCAGCTTGCCGTAGTTAGGGTGGAAGCGGGCCTGCATCATCGCGCAGACCTCGGCGGCAAACTCATCAAGTTCCGACGTCTTGATGCCATCCTGAATCTGGGTACACACCTTCTGCGCGACCAAATCAGGGTTCACATGTGCAAGTCCATCGGCAAGCTTCTGAATACGAGAAAGGACCTCATTGAAGGACACCGGGACACGAGTACCGTCGCGCTTCATGACGTAAATATGGTCAGACATCTTCGCTACTATATCCTCCATCCTTACCTGTAAGCAAGATTTTGCCGACAGTGAAAAATGTGAGTGTTTTTATGATTTTGTGTGTTGGTGTGGATGTGTAGCTTAGAAGCGGGCGCCGATATCGAAGAGCGCACCATTGTGCTCGCCACCCGTGAGCGGGTACGAGTGGCTGTCAACCGAACCCGTCTCCCAGTAATCGCGGTTCGGCAGCGAGGCGAGATACTCGAGCTCCTCATCGCTCATCTCGCGCTTGACACGGACACGGCGCTTGACAGTCGTCCAGCCCTTCGTGTCGTCCTCCATGAAGGGCTCACACTTGCACGGATGACGATCGCCGCTCGGCAGCTGGACATAGTAGGCGGGATTGGTCTTGCACTCGCCGAGAGCGCGGACATACTCCTCGCGGAGACGGAGGTTGCGAGCACGCTGCTCGGGGTACATGGAGTCGTTAACAGGGTAGCGCTGGAGAGCCATAGAGACGAAGTTGGAAGAAGACATTCTGTTCGAGGGTGCTTTGTATATAGCCGTTGGAGTATGGAATCCGTTTTCAGACGGGCATACACTTTTTAGGCGATTTGTACGTGAATAGACATAACAAATATGGACACTGTTTCATGAACTGCCTATCGTGCCTACAAGCTCGGAGTAGATCATCTACCTTCCCCGCACTCGCACACACGGTGAGCAAGGCAAGTATGAGTCGACCCAGCATCACTCTGTCTTTAGTTGAACTGTTATATGCATGGCCTCTAACTCACGTGCATACAGGAACATCGCATAGGGCATCTCCAGCTTGTCGCGGCTCACGTCCAACATGCGCGACTCACGGTTGAACAGGACCTCTGCCTTGTCCGAGCGCTCCATGAAACTCTCCCGTGCAAACTTCGACAAGCCGTGGGCAAACAGCGCATCGCGTTCCATCTCACCCACACGCATACCACCCTCATCCGAACGGCCTTCTAACGGCTGGTGGGTTAACGCCTTACGCGGGCCCGTTGCACGGTAGTTGATCTTGTCTTCCACCATGTGCTTCATGCGCTGATAGTACGTGGGACCCATGAACACATCCACTTCCATTTGCTCGCCCGTCATGCCATTGTACAGCACCTCCGTACCAAACGGCTCAAATCCCTGCGACATCAGAATGTTCTTCAGGGTCTTGACACGCTCCGTGGTTATGCAGGGTGTCGCATCGACAAATGCACCCTGCTTTAGCGCTAACCGGGAATACGAGCTCTCCATCCACTGACCAATGGTCATACGCGTCGGCATTGCGTGGGGGTTGAAGATGATGTCCGGGCGCAGACCGCGAGCCGTGAAGGGCATGTCCTCTTCGGGAAGAATCATACCCACCGTGCCTTTCTGCGAGTGGCGGCTTCCCATCTTGTCGCCCAGCACGGGGTAGCGCTCTTCGGCGATACGGATCTTGATTCCACGGAGACCCTCCTGCGTCGAGAAGCGGTAGACTGCATCGACCCGACCACGCTGATCGCGCTTCGGTGTCATGGAGATATCACGGTAGCCTGTCACGTGCCCCGTCGCATCCACCACCGGACTGATGATACCGACCAGCACCGTTGTTCCGGATACCATCGTACCCACCTTGATCAGGCCATCGCCGTCCAGCTGGTCGTAGTCCATGCCCTCCTTTCGCTTGACAGACTCGCGATGTGCCGCACTGGTGAGCGGGTTGATGATCTCTGTGTGCAGCTGTGTTGCAGGATCGATCATCTCCTCTGCGCCCTTGTAGCTGTGAAAGTACAGGGTCTGGAACATGCCGCGTTTCATCGAAGTTCCATTCATCATCACGGAGTCTTCCTGGTTGTAGCCACCATACGTCGTGATGGCTACCATCGCATTCTCACCGTAGGCCATGCAACCACCGGAGCCCATCATCTCGCGGTACATCCACGTGTGGGTTAGCGGCTTCTGCGGCAAGACACACATCAGCGAGATGGTATCGAAGCGCTTGGTATAGTTGGTGTGATACCATGAGGCAGTCTGCTTGGTCTGCGCAATTGCAAAGGCGTTGCGGGTGCCCGGATTGTGGTCTGAGAAGGGCGTCAGGTTCGTGAGCGCAGACAGGTTGAAGGACATGTGAATCTCAGAGCGAAGTGTCTCGTGGAAGGGAGTGATCGACAACCGAGTGCAGTCTGACTCAAGGGCATCAATGTAGTCGAGGTGTGTTGCGATATCCGACCAGCTCTTGGTTGCACGCATGGCCTCGATAGTCGTGCCCTCGCGGTACACGGGCCGGATCGGACGACCAGAGTCGCACGTGATGCGCAGAAGGTTATTGACGGGACTCCATCCGATAGAGACAGAGCGATCAAGTGTTCCATTCCTGCGCGCATCCACGAGCATAGCGACCAGTGTCATTGTGTTGCCCACGCATCCACCCACCAGATCCGAGTTCAGAAACACGGGCGTCCAGCGGGGATCCCAAGTAGCCGGGTGAATGTCAGCTAATGGGCGCACCAGCTTCGAGGCGACCAGCAGCTCACGCACCTTGGACGATGGAAATGCCGTGGAGATCTGCGCCATAACGGACAGCGACTTGATGTAGCCAATGTTGCGGCCGTCAGGAGAGTCGACGGGGCACATGAGACCAATCTGCGACCCGTGGAAACGGCGCGGTTCCGGCTTGTTGGACGTGCGGTCCATGGCCAGATTCGTACGGCGAAGGTGCGACACCACGCCCACATAGGATACGCGACTCAGTTCCTGTGCAATGCCATCACGACCACCCCATGCACCCTTGAAGGACTTCAGGAACTCATTCATCATGCGGTACGGGCGCCAGAAGAAGCCAACTGTCTCGGGCTGAAACACGTTCGCAAGGTTCGCTCCCGCATAGCTTGCGCGCTCGAACTGGTTCACCTTCTTGTCGAGCTCCAGCAACATGTTCTTGGACGACTCGCGGAAGATGCGCCGGAACTCGCCGAAGCAGAGATCGCCAGAGGTTTCGAGGCGTTTGTACTGGAAGTGGTCGCGGTCAGATGCCGGCTTGATGCCCAAGATCACATCCATCGCGCTTCGGAGCATGAGACCCAGCTGATACGCCTTGCGGCGGAACAGGCCACCTGTATCGTCCTTCCCTTCGACGTGTGGGAACATCATCTCGTGGAGAATGCGAACAACCTCTACACGGCTACGAGAGTGGGTCTGCTTCTTCAGGATGTCAAGGTCGGTTGCATGTTCGCGCTGTAAGAATGCATCGTGGCTCAGAATCAGTGTAGACAGCAGATCATCGTACACGTTGCGCTGCGACTCCACGACGTCAAAGAGTGTGGTCTCGTAAATATCGCGGTCAGACGCACATCCAAGTGCACGGAAGACGCTGATCAAAGGCACAGGCTGGCCGAACCCAGGGAGAGTGATGGACGCAACGCGGTTGTGCTGCCCAAAGTTCGGTTCACCACCACCTGTCTTCGGGTTCTCATTGTACACGTTCCGGTCGGGGATCACAAGGAAGTGCGAATAGGGTCCACGACTCGCATCCTCTGACACAGAGCGGATACCTGTGTAGAACTCACTCGACGTTTCAACTGCGGCCTCACCTGCGAAATCAAGGGCACTCGTCTTCTCTCGCAGTGTTGCGAGCTGCTCAGATGAAGGGGGCTGTGCACGCTTGCCCGAGTACATCATGTTGTTGCCAAGCTTCTCCTGGGTGAGGAGAACCTTCTCTGCGCCGTCAATGATGAAGTAGCCACCCAACTCGAACTTGCACTCGCCCACCTCATAGCCATCCATGCCCGTCAGGTAGCACAACCGACTGCGCAACATCAGTGGGATCTTTCCGATCATGACATCCTTGAACTCGCGCACGACCGTCGGGTGTCCGGGCATAACATACTCAATCTCCAGGTCGGCGGTGAGGCTAACCGAGTATGTCTGGTCATCCAGGCGGCAAGCGTGAGGCAGGATCGCATTACCCACTTCATCTGTGGGACTCGTCCACTTCAGTTTAGTCGCATCACGACCACCGATGAAGACGCGGATGTAGCGCCCTTCGGGAAGCTCAAGCTCATGTGGGTTCGAAGCCTTGATGAACAAGGGGATGCGTGTCTCCAGCATGGCATTGTATGAATCCACGTGATGCTGGATCAGTGGAAAGGATGTATCCCTGAAGAGACTGCGAAGTACGTGCTGGGGGACATCCATTGTTCTCTCCGCAAGCATTTTCTCGTCTCATACGAAACTCAGATATGTTGAGTGAAACCCAACGCCCTCTCGTGCTCGAGGAGGTTGTTGGACACACGGAAGTAAAAAGTCGGTTGCGCAGCTACCTGAAGACAAAACCACATTCAAGTGTCATTCTGCTTCACGGCCCACCGGGTATCGGTAAGACGACGATGGCCCTCGCATCGATTCGCAGTTCGGGGATGGAGCCGCTGGAAATCAATGCGACGCAGACCATGCGTAGCCACGAAGACGTGTCGCGCCTTGTTGCCAGCTATCGGAACAGCCGAAGTATCTCGTCGTTGCTGCGTGGGGATACGAAGACATCGTGTTTGTTGTTGGATGAAATTGACGGATCAGACTCTCATGCACAGCGCAAACTAGTGGAGTGGATGACCTCGACTGAGCGTACACTGCCGATCCTCTTGACATGCAACGAGGTCCCTCGCATCTTCAAGACCTCGGAAAAAATTGAAGTCCTTCGTTGCTACCCTCCCAAACCTTCGGACTTGATACCGCTCTTTCCTGGCCGAGATATTGCGACACTTGCCAAGACCTGTCAACATGATGTGAGGCGTATGTTTCAGCAGCTTCAGTACGGCGTATCGGATGCATTGCCGCCGCCCGCACCCTTGACCAAGTTCAGCCATGAGCTGAATGAGATCCTGCGTCAGAAGCACTGGGTACAGGAGGACCCGTTGGTCGTCGCACTCGAACGTCGTCGCGGCACACAGGGCACCTCGGGTTCATCGCAAACCAGTTCGTAATGCAGGACGTATGAAAGTTGTGTCTGCAGTTGCGAAGACGCGTCCCTGTCTCCAACGTGTCTTGGCAAATGGCACAGGTACTGTCGTGGAAGGCAACGTCGTGCTCAAGCGCAGCTGTCAGTTGGGCAGGCGTCGGTACGATAGGCACATCCTCGTAGTTTGCATTCCCATTCGGCCAGTCGCCCTCGCGCAACGGGATATTCACCACGAACCGCTGTGTGGCGGTCGGGGGTTCGAGAATCAATCGCATAAGGCCGATGATATCCGATGTCATGCGCGCACGGTTGCCGATCACACGACTGCGGATAGGCTCGGGAAGGATGGTGGCCACACGGAAAAAAGCATTGTCTGCCTCAAGAAGCTCTCGGATAACTGCGATAACGCCTTGCGGTACTGTATTCGCCATTGAAGTCTTCTCAGGACCAACTCGAAAGCTACTTTCCGAGGCAGAAGAAGATGTACATTTTGTCGTAAGGATCTGGGTCAAGTTTAGCCATAATGTAGTCATCGTACGACACGTAGTCTTCCGGCTTTCCGATGCGCGCCAGATGAGCCATTCTCCATGACTCGAAGACGGTGTCGAAGTAGAGCGGCGTATGCATCAGGCAGTATTCGAGGTGTAGTTTGCGTTGCTCAACAATGTAGTCGAGCTCTTTCTCTTCAGTGATTTCAATCTCGGGTCGAGGCGTCATTTCCTCCATTCCATGTTGTTTACTTCCTTGCTTCCGTTTTCTTAACGAACATGTCCATCGGGCCCTTAACCAGAGAATGGCCACGTTTGCGAACAATAGCCGCAAGCTCAGGGGAGCCCAGGAACATAAGGTTGTCAATCTGCTTCTCCTTCTGTTTGAGAACCGCGAGAGTGGCTTCTTCCGTGAGGTCATCCTGGCTTAGTTCAGGTTGCTTACTTGCGATAGCTGTAAGATACTTCGCATACGTCGATGTGTAGGGAACAGCCGGCGACCTGTAGCCGTCCAACTGCTCGATACAGAGCGCGAACAACTGTGCGACCGGGTTCTGGATCTGATGGTCCACGTAGAAGGCCGCGTCGTAATGCAGTTTGTTGGCTCGCACATAGTCCACGTGTTCAATGCGATCACCCTGCTTGGACTGACCGCCATTCTCCGCAACGTACACGTACTGCACGCGGTCGCCTACCTTCGGCGCCGTACCGGGATCACGCTCAGCCATGCGGTCTGCCAGCACGCGGTGGGCAATCTGGTCAGGGTTCTTGTAGTCGTCGCGCAGAGACTTCGAGACAATGAACTTCTCCAGTGGGATCCGGTTGTTGAGCACGTCGAGCAGGATAGTGCGCACGAACGCCTGTGCCTCCTTGACGGTTCCGCGAGCCAGGAGGATGTCCAGTGCACCACCGAACACGTCCTTCACGATCGGAGCATTGTCGCGGCGCTTGAGCACGATCCCCATGGACATGCGCTTGGCCTTCTTGGGATTCGGGTCCTCCTCGTACTTCATGCCGACGTAGCGCTTGCGGCAGAACAGAATGAATGGATAGAAGGTCTTCTCGTATGCGATCTTGTACGGTCGGCGACATTGCTCAGTGATCCGCTTGCCCGCCTTGATCCCGAGGTCGATCGACGTCGCGAGATCTTTGGTGGGGAACTTGATGAAGATAGAGTCTGTGTCTCCATAGACCACCTCTGCCCCGAACTCGGACTCCACGATGTGTTTTGCGAGGAACAGAGCCTTTCGTCCAGCGGCGGTGGTGCAGGCGGCAACGCACATCTTTCGGATGGGAGACGTACGACTACCAGTCTGGCCATACACGCTGTTGGCGACGACCTTGTAAGCAAGCTGAAGACCATTATAGACAGAGCGAGCAGCATCATCATATTTAGGATCTTCCATCATTTGTTTGTACTCCTTTCGTTTTGCCAGCAGAATCTCCAGGGTCTTGGGCAGAACGCCCGTCAACATGGGCTGGTCAGCCTTTGGCTGGACGTAGGTGCAGACCGTCTTGCCGCCCGTCTCCTTATTGTCGTACTCGACCTCGTCCAGCACGTAGCCCGCAGCCTTCAGCTTCTGCATCGCGGGATAGGTCATGCCCTCGCAGAGGTGATCAACCTGCTTGTCGTTCGAATCAAACACCCGCGTGCTCACCAGCGTGTCGGGCGAGATGTTGTACGCGATCATGTTGGTCGGGTACAGAGAGTTGAAGTCCAGAACAGACACTGGCTGGTCTAGGTACATTCCGATCTTCGGGCTGATCACAACCGCACCCTCGTAGCCCGCCTCGTCATCGCCCAGTGCATGCTGGACCTGGATGATCTGGTTCCGCTGCGACGCATAGTAGACCACGGCCGAGAAGATCTTGATCCCCTGACCGCGCATCAGAACGAACTGCATCGGCACCTTGCACACGTCCGCCATACCGCGAGCATTGACAATCGTATCGAGCTTCGCCATCAGCGTCAGCACCAGATCGCAGTCCTGAATACAGTAGCGCGCAATCCGTGCGCGCCCTGCGGCATCTCCGTGGCGATGGAGGCGGAACAGCTCGTGAGGCTCCACGTCGTCCTTGGTGAAGGTCCACTCGAGAGACTTGCGCTCCTTCTCGTTCAGGTCGGCGAACAGGTCCGCAGGTGATTCTACTGTAAAGGTGTTTCCGTTGATCGCGACGACTTTGAACTTTTCACCATCGCGGTACGGATCTGTAGTGTTTCCCACAAGATCAAAGCGGGCATAATTACCCACGCATAGCCCCCGAGTGCTCTTAGTCGTGACAACATTGTTTGTATAGTCTAGTACTTTGTCGCGCAGGAAGACGGAGGCTACATTGTCAAGCTTGAAGGAGTCCAGCGAGTGTTCGCGACGCATGTTCAGAAGCAGATCCACGGACAGGCGGCCGCGCATCGAGAGAATGCGGAGATCATACTTGCCAGACGCCAGCTCAAACTTCTTGGTCTCAGCGAACTTGACCTCCCAGTTGTCGCCGCGCTTGGTCTTTGCTGGAGGCGCCCGAGACAGGTTAACCTCCTCCAGAATACCGTGGTGTCGGCAGCGGTCCTCGATGTATGCGTCATCGAAACCAAAGGTGTTGTAGCCCGACATGATGTCTGGGTTCTCGCGCCGTACATTCGCAGCGAACTTGAAGAGCATATCGACCTCGGACTTGCAGGCTACGAACTCGGTGAGCGGATCGTCCGACGGATCCACGCTACCTAACACGAAGACCTTCTTGGAGGTTGGCGTCATCATGTCGTTCGACCAGCGGTACGAGATGCCGATCTGGACGATCGGATCCTTCGAGGCCATCGGGAAGTTGTCGCCCACAATCGGGCACATCTCCAAATCATAACACGCGACCTTGAGCGGGATCTCACCCGTGGCCGGCTTGAGCGTGGTCCAGTCGCACTCGTAGAAGGTATCTACCGTGAAGAGAGCCTCTTCGGTGTCGGGGTCCATGGGGATGTCGACCTCCTCGCCAACGAATTGTATCGGAGACCCAGGGCCAAGGTGTCGCTCATGCAGCAGACGCAGGAAGGGTGGAAGGTTGGACTCGTAGAGGGTGTACTTCTTTGCATTCATCTCGCGGACCTTGGCGTGGTACTCATTCAGCGAGGAACACGTCACCTTCCACACAGGGATGGTCTTGAGAGAGTCGAATCCGGCCATGGCATCGTAGCGCTGAACGCGCTCAGCCTTACCGGGGTTGTCGGTGCAGTTGACGTAGAAGTAGGGTTTGAAGCCAGTGATTCGCACGCATGCAACAGATTTGTCGCGCAGGCGTCCGAAGACATCGACGACGTAGTGTCCCTTGGTGTCATGTTCGTGCCAGTCGGAAGGTTGCATCTTGTACTTCCTTCCTCTTATCCTGTATAGGAGCCGTCCGTTTTCCATGAAACTTTCTGGGTTGGATGATAAGAGATACGTGATGTCATCGAATACGGTTGACTGGTTCTTTGCCAACACGCGTGGCAATGTCGATCAATCTCATGTTATGGACCACAACTTTGCAAATGAGGCTGCGATGGGCCGTCAGACGTCCTTCTTCGGAGGTGGCGACTGCACGGGTGCTCTGAGTCCCGCGTCGGCGATGTCCGATCAGCCCGGCATGATTGCGCGTGGCGGCTATGGCCTGGGCGATGGCTGCACGATCGACACGAACACAGACCTTCGCTGGGGCGATGCAGAGGGCCTGCGCGTCAAGGGGCCGAAACAGCTGTGGATCCGACCGTTCCCGACCACACCGAACCTGGGGCGTGGGCGTCAGTCGGATACGGTGGGCGATGAGTCTTCGCTTATCCATGCACAGCTCCAGCGTGCGAAGAAGGAGGCGTCTACGATCATGGACAAGACGATTCCCAACTATTACCAGCCACTGATCCCGATCAAGCAGTCCGAGTACAGCAATCCCGACAACTGGATTCAGTCCTGGACGTGGGGAGGCGATTCTTCACGCTTAGTTAAGAAAACGCGAGTCGGTGAGTCTACATAATGCGAGTTCTCTTCTTTGCCAACCGAATGCCCGACTTGTGCGGTGCATTCCTACACGATATTGATTTAGCAACCGAATTTCAGAAGCGCGGGCATATGACCGTATTTCTGACGATTGAAAAACCGAAGGAGGGCTATAACGGCGGGACATGGCGGGGGTTTCGTTTCATGCACTATTCTGCGGGGACGTCATTTCTTGAAACGAGTGAACTCTGGGTTTGCCCTCATGCACCATGTCTACCGTATGTGAGGCGGGTGAACTCTCGTGGCTACAATCGGCCGATTGCTGTGACTGCGCACTTTGATGGGCGCTACTCGGTTCTCACGGACTTGGCCTCGACCAAGTGGGTTGAGATGTTTCTGTTCATCAATCACACGATGGAGGGCAATTTCCGTAAGCACGTTGTCCCGTTCCCGCCGTCTATTGTACGCACGGGCGTTGTTCGACCTCTCATGCAGGAGGACAAGATTCGTATGGACACACTGCCCGATGGCAATATGATTACCCTTGTGAATGCGAATGTCAACAAGGGCGTACACCAGTTCATCGAACTCGCCAAGCGCATGCCAAACCGCAAGTTTCTGGGCGTGAAACCGTACTATGGTGAGCTGTGGCTTCCACCGGCTCCACCCAACATCGAGTGGATTCCGTTCGATGACGATATTCGCAACATCCTAAACCGCACCCGCATTCTTCTCTTCCCTTCGTACTACGAGAGCTTTGGTCGGATTGCTGTTGAGGCCATGTACAACGGAATCCCCGTTCTGTACTCCAAGCCGGCTACGGAGAATGTCGGTATCGTTGGCAGCACAGAAGGCGTTGAGGAGTGGATCATGCCGGCAGGTATTGGGTGTCGCCGCGATTCTCCAGACGAGTGGATTGCGGCGATCGAGGCGCTTGACGACGCGGACACATACGCGGCACGGCGTGAGGTGGTGCAAGAGCATATTAAGAAGATGGATATCTTTTCAGAGGCTAACAGGATTGCGAATATGATGGAGGCCTTTCAGCGAGAACACCCGATCACGATCACTCCCCAGTTGTCGGTTCAGCCGGCTGTCGCACAGCCTGAACCGGGGAAACCTCCTGTACTACGCCCCCCGCCAGCGACTGCCCGGATCGGATTTTCGAGTGGGCGGCTGAGGCTACAACGGTGAGCTTGTCCATGAGCGCCCGACCCGTTGCACAGATCTCCTCCTGTTCAGGAGTCGTACCGGTATCAATCTTGCGAGGAGCGGGGATGTACTTGGCTCCTGACACGACCGTGCGCGTGAGGAGAGAATCGACGGCTGCTTCAACTGTCTTGTACTCGTTCAACGCAATACGTGCCTGCTCTGCAGTGCACTCGGCAAGAGACTGAACCATATCGACATCTGTCATCTTTTCTTGATTCAAATGTAAATACGTGAAGATGCGTTTCATCGAAGCACTCTGTCCTCCCGCGCTGCTCTATCTTATTTTCTTGGTCATCCAGCTGGGTCTCGACATTTCGATGGGGATGTGGGCGACGGCTGCGATCAAGACGGTTCTGGGTCTGGCTGTTGTTAAGGTACTCGATACCTTCTGCGGCATTGGTCTGACACCGGTCTCGTGGTTCGTGGTTGCGTCGCCGTTTGTGATCACGGCTCTTGCTACGGCTATTTCGATGGGAACGAACTTCGATGAGAACATCTTCATCTTCCTTGGGCAGCCGGGCGGCGAGGATAAAAAGGAGAAGTTCACAGATGGCTCTTCGGGTATCCGCCAGCCGAACCCGCCTGGAGCCGGCGAGCCCCCTGAGCCCGGTATCACGCCCGCCACGCAGTCGTGGACGGAGGGTGCGATGGGCAACCAGTGGGGGGCCAAGTACGACCCGAAGTGGGCTCGGACTGCCTCGGATGAGAATGGTGAGGCCCTCATGATGAAGCCTATCACCTCAATTATTCAGACCGGTGTCTTCAACACGATCTGAAAAACGAATCCGTCTACGGATAGCTAGAGTATGCTCATCAAAATGTGCATGTTCCGCTTCTTATCTGCTATCGAGCGTTTCCTCGCATCTCAGCGCACCGACCGTGGCTACATCCACCGCAAGTACCTGCTCGGTGAGTACACTGAGTACGATGAGTCCATGACCCATGTTCCCGAGGACTGTATCTACGTGGAGGAGTGGCGCAAGGGCGACGAGGTTCGCCGACGCCTCGTCTACGAGCTCGAGGAGATCACGCCGTACCTCGGCAACCCGTTCGATCCAGTGAAGACGCCCTGGCTGTGGATCGGAGATGTCTCGACAGATGTTGACATCACATGGGCAGTCAATCGCTACCTCATGCCCGGCAACGAGATCCGTCTTGACCTCCTCTTCCTCTTCCTCCGGGTCCACAATAGGATGGAGATTCGCTACACACATCCGTCGTCGGGAGACGAGATCTTGTTTCCCAACAGGGGAGTAAGCATTGAGGCAGATGGAACTGCCTGAGAATCCATTCAAGGCAGCCGAACGGTTCATTCAACTACGCGATAAGTGCATTCCACCCACATGGACTGCGCAAATACAACGACTCAGCGACATGATTCTCATGCCGCTGATCACGCTGTTTCTATTTTTCACTGGGGGTGGTGATATCTTTATGGCGCTGTCCACTGTGGCTACGACGTACCGTGTTTGGATGGAGTGGATGGAGTATACTGAACTTCGCTTTGCGATGCAGAGAATGAGGATGCGGATGGCACAGGTCGGAGGGCCGTTTATCGCAACGAACAATCCTAAGTATATGCCTTACGTGTGGGCAGACGCAGTGGTGCGTCATACGCCCTGAGATCCTGTATAGACGCCCGTGCGTTCCGCAACACCCCAATTCACGCCACTAACCGGTCCGACAAACGATGCCTGGATTCGGCTGCCAGTATCACTACCGGCGCCCGTTCCACCGCCTCCGCGCATACGGTGGCGGGAACGGCGCGACTTGCGGCCGCGACGAGAGCGACGACGGCCACCCGAGTAGCCGTTTGCCGTACTAGGGGCACCTCCGTAGTTGCTTGCCTCTGTGTTTGCCGTCTTTTCGGCCACGCTTGTCGCACCGCGTACATCCACGTGTCCACCCGGGTAGTTTTCTACGGTCCGAAAATCAGCAAAGGCCGCACCGCCACGACGCGTGTGGCGGCGACGGCGGTGAGAATGCTTCTTTGTGTGGCGACGACGACGGCCGCCGGTGCATGAGGATTTAGTCTCCATTTACATCTTCACGCGAAAAGACTCCAATCGTACCTGGAAGGTCGTCATAATACTCATACCCACGAACCAGCGTCCCTGCAGGCGCGTCCGCGAGTGTGAAGAGTGCCGTCAAATCAGGCTGGTGAAACAACCGCAATGCCTCTGCAATCCATTCTTGACGCTGCGTCCATGTTGCCAGTGGGTGCACGATTGTGCCGTTCATTGCCCATACATCGCATACGACAAAGACATCCTTCGACAGGCGAACTGTGCGAAAGACTGTATCGCAACACAAGCGCTCGTCCATGACGATACTCAATTCCTCCTGGTGTCCACCCTTCTCATCAATGCTCAGCGCGACTGCTTCATGTGTCGAGGGTCTTTGGGTCAACAGCAACCAACCAGGCAGGCCGTTCAGCTGCGGAACTCGGTGCTTTCCCGAGCTCGGTTCGCCCTTCCTCGTTAGGGGGCGCCACGGGTACAGGCGGCGGATACGTTGGTACATTGACTTCCTGCTTCATCTGCGGCGGTTCTGTGAAAAGGGGAGGAGGCGGTGCGGCCTGTGCTACGGGATCGGTGAAGCGAACCTGTTGGACAGGTGCTGCAGGAGGATACATCGTACGGATCACTCCGAACACGGCAAGATGGATTACGATCAGCATAATGAGCGATGACATGGCTGTAGTTAGCACATCGTAGGCGTCCATTTGTTTTGGATCTGCCTTTTCTTACTGTGAAATCCTACGCAGCTCCTCAAAGTACTGTGTGTTCGTCGGCGTATCCTCCTTCCACCTGCGAGGTGCCTTTGAATACTCTGTTATGGTCGCATACTCCACACTGTATGACCGCGGTACCACGCCACCTTTGAACGGTCTCTCGAACAGTGTGATCGGCGGACCCAACTGAAAAACTTGGTATGTTTTTGCAGTTATGTCAATGCGGCCGTTTCCAGTGTAGAGGAATCGTGTCTCATAGGTGGTTCCTGGCTGGGCTGCCCACGCGGGTGCGTCTGGAGTTATCTTAAGCTCCATTCTCGACTGTATTGTTGAAGACGAGATCCTCTAAGCTGGATGCGTCTGCAAGGATCTCGGTCATCTTGCGGGCCGCGAGGTTCAGACTCGCCTCGATATCTGCCCAGTCCTCGGGATCATTCGTGTACACCGTGTGGCGAGTCGTGCCATTCGGGAAGTTCTCGATCAGCTCAGAGTCTGTCGCCTCCAGCATGTGCATGTACACGCGCAGCTGGATGATGTCGTACACAGGAGGCGTCTCCCAGTACCGCGTGCGGTCCTTCGAGTCAACGACTCTCTTCTGTGCAGCAACATAGCCGTCTGTGCGCCCAACCAGAGTGAACGTCTCCTTCTCCATGCGGAGCATCCGTGTGTTGCGCTCGGTCAGCACAACCTTCCGGTCAGCCTCGTACGTATTGAGGATCTTGTCCTCATTGTTGAGACCGCGCTTCTTGGCAACCTCACCACGTGCATCGGCCAGCAGCTGTGCAGCCATCTCCTTCGACATGTTCGGTGTGCGGTCGATCACCTTCTGGCAAGCCGCCTCGACACTGTCCAGCGTCTGGTTGACAGACGGAGCCGCAGCGACAGCCTCGACTGCCATCTTCTTTGCGACTGCGGCCATCTCCACCTCAGAGCGAACAGCGCGCTTCTCCGCCTCGGACACCTCAATGCCCGCGGCAACCTTCAGGTCGAGGGCATGACTCTTCGCCTCTGCCTCCCAGAGGATCTTCGTTGCTACGACCTCCTTCTCGATCGCGGCATCTGCAACCTTGCAGTTGTCGAGAGCCGCGAACACGCTGTTCTGAATCTCGCGATCCTTCAGGAATGCCCCCTTGAAGTTCTTTGTCGGCTTGCGGTTGTGTGCTCTCTCGATCGCCTCGATGATCTCTGCTGCCTTCTTGTCCTTCTTGAACACCTCGTACATGGTCTGGCTGACGGTCTGGTAGGGAGTCTTCTTACCGATAATGCCTGCGACCTGGGTCGCGGAGATACAAGGACGGAACATTTTGGATGGACTGAGCTGTGTATATGTGCATGCTTCCGTTTTACGCAAAGCTCCGCTGCATCTTGACGATCGCGTCGATCCACCCCGGCATCCCATTGAGGACATTCGAAACCTGGAGAGTAGGTGTACAGGGCGTGCTGTCGAGGGTACCTTCGCACAGCAGTGTAGTGGCCGCAATCAATAGCGACCGCTTGCCCTTGTCGCCGGGCGACCACCTCAGCGAGTGAATGCGGTACAGCACATCAATGTACTCGCGCGATACAGGCGGCGCATTCTTGCGAAGAGCGTCCCAGAAGATCCAGACTGGATGCGTACTATCGGACCCCGATACATACTCGTCCTCCCGAGCGGCGAACAATAGGTTGGTCTTGGTTTGTTTCTTGTGCTCGCGGCAGAAGGTGAAGACCCATGACATCCAATACAGAGCGCGTGTTAGATCGCGTACATCTGCGCGAATGCAGTAGCAGAACTCGTTAATGGGTACGGCGATCGGCATCGGGTCATTGGGCTTCAAGACCTGTGCACCGTACAGCCGTGAAGGCGACTTCAGACTCTCCTGAATAGTGACAGGGTTAAAGTCGTGGGCGGGCTTCATCGTGGGCAAGGTTGCAAGTTTGTTCTTCCGACAGAGCGCCAGAGTCGCAGCAACTTCGCAGACCATCTTGCGCACGTCCGGATGATTGCGAATGCGAGTCATGCTGCGAATGTCATAGCTGTTCTCGATCGGGGCGTATGTCTCATACGCTTTGGCCAGGTAGAGGAACACGTTGGGCTGGGCCCGGTTGATATGAAGCGCAGCAGCCTCAAAGAGCGAGTCCCATAAACTATGCACAAGACCAGAGCAGAGCAGTTCAAGTGTCCAGTAGCATGCATAGTCTGCATGACCTAACTGGATCGTCTGAACCAACACTTTCCGCACGTGTGCACGTGGATGTCCACAGAAGGTTGTTTTTTGAAAGTCTGTCACCGGTCGCGGATCTACGATCTCCATTACCACAACCAGCCCTTTTTTGCCGGCTCAGATGACGCGGGAGGAGTTATGTGTCGAAGGAATGAATTGAAGAACTCTTGTGTTTCGGGCGTAGCGGCCGCACGAGCGGGGGCACCCACTGACGATGCGGACGACGTGCTCATACCACCCATAGCCTTGCGCCCAATCACGAAGACCATGAACAACAACGCAGCTACAATCGCAACGTTGAGTGCAGTCGACAGCCACTGTCCATAGTCTGTCGCCTGTTCACGCTTCCGCTTGTTCATATTGATCTGGTTGCGGATCGCATCTACCTGCTTACCAAAGGTACCCACTGAGAACTCCACGTCATCCTTGACAGTCAACAAATTGTCCTTGACGCTATTGATCAGGTCGAGGGTTGACTGCTGCTGTGTTGCCTGGTTGCTCAAGAACTGGTAGTCCGAGATGAAGCGATCTGTCGCCCTCTGAGCCGCTTCATTGGCGGCCTTGTCGCGTTGATATGCAACCTCATCTGGGTCGCCTGTAAGTTCCATGTACTTGGCCTTGGCTGCATCTGTCGCGTCTCCGGGAGCTGCGGATTGGAGCTCTGCCGCTGCAGCGGCTACTAGCTTTGCATGACTAACCTTAGAGAGCGCGGCCGTTTTCTCCTTCTCAAACCGATCGGCCTCTGCCGAATATCTCGCAGATGCATCTGGATTTGACCCTTTCAAATCTGCTATTGAAAAGACGTTATGGTCGTCAAGTGGTCGCATAACAGCCGGCTGTGGAACGAGATGAATTGATATCTCAGGATCATCTGTGCTAACACATCGCTGGGCACCGTCGACTGTGCGAAGTTCGAACCCAGGCGGGCAGGACATGACGCATGACAACGGGGCAGCTCCGGCCGTCGTCTCGGCAGGACACTTGAACTGCTGATTACCCATTATCTATTGTAGAGATAGATTGCTAATGAGAACCCGACACACAATGTGAAGAATGCAACGCCATGTACGATCGACGCAGGAAACAGGAGATACTCAAAGAGTGCAATGACGATGAAAAACAGACAGATCTGAATGCTGCGGATGTCTTGAGCGGACAAGTCGCGGATACTGAGCTTCGCCAACATGATATCATCGGTTGGCTGCGTTGGAGGCCGCAGAGGCTTCAATTCTGCAATCGCCTCGGTATAGGCTCCAGCTACGCCATGCGTCGACCGGATCTGCTCATGGTGAGCAGCCACATCGTTGCTGGACGAAACAGCCTGAAGTTTCGCCTGTGCGTCTTGATCTTGTTGCGCCTTCTTGACGACCTTGATGAATTCGGTAAGAAACCGAGACTGTTCGTCTGAGAAGGCAGTTGTGGACGAAGTATTGGGAATCGGCTGGAGCCTGACAGAGTAGTTGTTGTTCGTGGTGGACACGCACTTCTCAACACCTGCCTCTTGGATATACTTGTAGTCTGGAGGGCAGATCACCCGGCATGTATTTGATAACCCGACCTCAAAGCCTGCTGGGCAACTCATTACTTATTCGCAACAAACGGTCTGAGGCCACCAAAGATCGTGCTAACGAAGCGAGCATCTACATTGGCCTCCTGGCTCTGGCCGTTGCGGGCATAGGGACGCCTGAACGTCGTATTGGGGTCGATATACGGCGCAACGGTCGCGGCCATGCGCACAAAGCGAGTGTACTCCGATGCATCCACACCACGCATGTGTCGGACGGCTGGTGCACGACCAGGTTCGTAGAACGATTGAGAGACTGGCATTTTATTACTCCTACAAGATAATGGTTGGGTGGCTCACTGCCCTTTTGGTTGCGCTGATCGCGGTCGCTTCGCTTTCGGTTCGTGAACACGCTACGTTCGATGCTGCAACACCGTCTGGAGAGGGAGTGCTTAATTCGGTATCGACCGACTACCAAACGCTTATCGACGTGTACACGACGAACTACAAGTCCTACATCAAGAACCAGGACTTGGGTAGCAAGGCTGCGGCCGATACCGCGCAGGCACATATCGAGGCGGCACTCGACACAATGCGCGCGCAGATCAACCAGAACCAATTCTACATCCAGACGTTCCTGGACGACTACCAAGAGGCCAATCCCGAGCTCGATGACCTTCATCAGAAGGCGCAGAAGCTGAAGAAGGAAGGTCCAAAGATTGCAGATGAACTTGCGGCATCGAATCAGGATCCGCCTGCAAAGGTTGACTATGGGGCAATGACTGTACGAGTGATTGTTCTCGCAATTATACTTGGCGTTGCACTAGTGATCAATGCGTTCGTATGACCATGATGAACAGACCCATCGTAGCAAGGAAAAAGGCTATACCATACAGCTTCAGCTCAGATCCCCCTCGTTCATCCATAAACTGATGGATACGACGGAGGGTTTCCAGTTTATCCGTTGCGACAAGCAGACCGTTGTAATCGCGCTGGATCTCCATAATGCGGCGAACCAGCTCCTCCTGTTGATCAGCGGTTCCCGTCTTTGCCGATAGTGCGAGCATCTTATTGAGCGTCTCGTTCATCGCCTGTTTTGCGGCCGCGATTGCATCGACCTTCGATGCGTCGTTCTTTGCAAGTGCATCGGCGACAAGGTTATCGTAGACAATCTTCCTCCGTTGGTACTCGGCTTCCAGGTCCGTCATATTGCCCCCTGTCGTCGGATCCGCGGCAGGAGTAGGCTTGCGACTTGTAGTCCAATCTGGCTTCAGCTGATCAATGTAGTACTGCTTCAGCACGAGTACACATGCATCTCGGACCTCGGGGGTATCGTATTTCTTGACAAGCGCACGAGCCCGCTCAGCGTACTCCCGAATCTTTGCACCCATCTCCGCCTGCACGGGAGTCTCATTTGGCTGTGGAACAACCGGTGGGAGCTTGTCGTCAATGTGTTCGTTGAGTTTGGTGTACAAGTTCTCAACGAGTGTCTTGAGATTCTCCTCCGTTATGGGGATTCCTTGCATTTTCATCTCGTGTCCTACACTAACAACTGCCGTTGCAACTCCATTCTTCGCATACTGTACAACCTTGTCGTCCGAGGTCGCTGCAGCTACTTTCAACATCTGGTCGTCCGGGACTTTCGTAGCAAATGTCTTTGCTTCGGCGAGTGCGCTCTGTGCGAACACCAATGCCTCTGCGTACGCGGTGTGGAGAATGGATGGTGCCATGTACATGATCTGATCAAAAATCTCGCTCGACTCGGCGTCTGTTGGAGGGACATCTTTGTTGTAGACTCCCGTTGCCATGTGCTCACGCTGCATCGAGAGGACAACAACGAGCAGTGTTGCTCCGATCAATAACTCGATCCACATTGTATTCAGGCAACATTTACGTCGGCCACGCAGTAGCGGTAGTATGTGCACTTACCCACCGTGTCGCTGTGGCGGGTGATCTCGATGATGTCGCCTGGAACTGCGCCAATGATGCGAGCCTGGATATCCTGCGAATCGATCCACGGAAGCTGGTCCTCAGGCTTCAGTACACGGTTCTTCTCGAGCACCACCTTCGCCTCATCTGGGGGCAGGATCCGGTGAGGGACGGACATGCGGTGGGTCGTGATGTCCATTTGCAGCTCACGGATGTGGAAGAAGGCTACCTTGTCCGTTGCATGGTGTGTGCGGATGATGTTCAGCAAGTTCTCAGACGGCTTTGAGAGCGAGATGATGACCACCCCACTCTTGTAGTCGTTCTCCTCTGCATAGGCGAGGTACGTCTTGACATCACGCTCGAGCATCTTATCCTTCTGGCTGAAGAGCAGCAACTTATCACCCATTGTATATGCATTCACATCCTTGAGCTCAGTCGTAATCGTCTTCGTCTCCGTTGACAGCTTGCGACGCTCGAAGTGAATACGTAGGGTTGCGAGAGCCTTGTCCTCCATTGTGGTCCCTTTCTTCCTACAGAGGTAAAGAGTTCGTTTTTTATCGCCCGAGAAGACAATGCTCCACATCGCTACCCTGCTCGTCAGTATGGCGGTTTTATGGTTCGTGTGGAAGATGTCGGATGCACAGGAGAAGTTCCAGCCCGAGCTGCTTGACCGTAGCCAGGCTCAGCGCACACAGGAGGTTGAGCACTCATCCTACGAGCAGCGGACGAATCACATGAACTTCATGTCCTTTGTGGAGTCTGCCCCGGGAACATCCACACCGTTCCGCGTAAATGCATATACAGCCGTCAGGTGATGAAGACTAATGAGTACTAAACACAAGATCCCAAAAGCATTACGGGAACAAGTCTGGCTAGTCAAGGTGGGTCGAGTGTTCGAAACGAAGTGCACAGTCGCTTGGTGCACGAATAAGATGACCGTGTTTGACTACCAATGTGGACACAATGTTCCCGAAAGCAAGGGAGGCCCGACAACGCTGGACAATATCGTACCGATATGTGCACGCTGCAATGTGAGCATGGGAAATCAATACTCCATCGACGAATGGAATGCCAAGTTCGCAACCCAGCATCGTCCCTGGTGGAGGCGGATTTTCGGGTGGTGAATTAATGATACCCTTTTCATACTGCATCCCAGACGAGTTCATTGTGAGCGAAGTCCCGGAGAAAACTCAACTTCAATCGTTCGTTGTCCCGGATACGAAATACTCGTTTGGTCCGGGAGAACAGCAGCTATACTACAACGAATACCGTCGGTCTCGCTTTGCCATAACGCGCAAGAAGGGCGGATGGGACTGTATGCGCCACTACGAGATTCTGGCAAACGGATGTATTCCGATGTTCGAGAACCTGGAAGCATGCCCGTACTTCACGATGACCACGTTCCCGAAGGAGTTGGTGCTGAAGGCCAACCGTGAACTGCTACCATGGGATGACTCGTATATCCCGAAGTACAATGAGATTGTCCTCCAGCTACTTGATCACTGTCGCAAGTACTGCTCGGTGTCTGCGCGGACCGAGTTCTTCTTAAGTAAATTCCCAGGCGCAAAGAAGATACTCATGATCAGTGGTAATCGCCACGTGAACTACCTTCGCGAGACATTAGCCATCGGTCTTCGCAGGAAACTGGGTGCTAACTTTATAGACTACCCGAAACTCGATGTCCTCTATGACACGACAAGTATGGCCAATAAGATCGGATATGGATATAGCTACGGGGGTCTATTGCCAGACATCTCAGTCGACCGCAGCAATACACTGCTCAGAATACTGCAACACGAGTTCGACGTGATCATATATGGAAAGGTTGGCTATGCAGAGGATGGCCCCGAAGGAAATATGGACAAGCTTGATGTACCGGTCAACTACCGGCCACATGAAGTTGCGTTCCTCTACGGAGGCGACGGTGTTCAAGATACGAAGGACACTGCGAACCCTTGGACAAAACATCTTGCATTGCACTGCAACAGGGGACTTTGCTTCGTACGAGAACTAGCTTAGGCAGCTTGAACTCCGACTATCCAATGGCAACCATTGTCACCATGTTCTTCAACCTGCAGCAGCTGCCCGGTGCTGTAGCCTCCACCCGTCCGCTCGAGTTCTATATGACGAACGGGCGCGCAACACTGAGCGCACCTGCACCCATGGTCATCTTCTGCGACTCGTCGACGAAGCCGCTGATCCAGGCTATCCGCGAGGAGGTGTCGACGCATCCGACCACGTACATCGAGAAGAACATCGCCGATTATGACTACTACCAGACGCTGTACCCGATCATCCTGAACAACCGCATGCGATCTCCCCACTACAAGGATCCGAATGACCGCAACACGCCCTCACACTGCCTCACCACCATGTTCAAGATTCCCGCTCTTTACATGGCCTACCAGCGTTGCCCTGCGACGCACTACATATGGCTGGACTTTGGATGTGCACACATGGCCCTGGATGTAGCAACGGCCATTGTACCCGTCATCAACAACCCACGCCCCAAGATTGCATGTGGCGCAATTCACTACCGTTCAAAGCACGAGCTCTACCCGATGTCGGAGTATATGAAGTGGGGTGGTCCCTGTTCACTGGCCGGAACGATGATGACGATCCAACGCGAATACATGGAGCTCTTCTACACTGGCATGATGTCCATCTTCTATGAGCAACTGCAGAATGGTGTTGGGCACACGGAAGAGCAGGTGTTGGTCTACCTGTTCGATCGCCACCCCGAGTGGTTCGACCTGTACTTCTCCGACTACCGCTCCTGTATTGCGAACTACCACCGCAGCGTTCATGACCACTGGACCATCGAGGCTCACTTCATCGCGAATGCACGCAATGATGGTAGGGCCGACCTTGTACATGCGGCACAGGCAAGCATGGTCTAACTTTCAGAGTATGGACCAACCTGAACAATGCACGCGTTTTACATCAACCTAGATCGCCGCACAGACCGACGCGCTCAGGTGGAATACGAGTTTCTAGTCAAGGACTTGGTTGTTGAGCGATTCCCCGCAGTTGAGTATGACCCCGGTGCCATCGGATGCAATCTCTCGCACATCGAGGTACTGAAGCTCGCGAAGGCACGAGGCTATGAGTCCGTCATGATCTTTGAGGACGATTTTCAGTTTCTCGTGGACAAGGAGACGTGGGATGAGCTGATCGCACGTCTTCCCGCCAGTTATGATGTTGTTATGCTTTCGTACAATCTCGTCGCGGCGACTGGCCACGATGAGACCTTTGACCGCGTTCTCGAGGTACAGACAACAAGTGGATATATTGTACATTCTCGCTTCTACGATAAGCTTCTAGCACGATGGGAAGAGGGTGCGCGACTGTTCATTGAGTCGCCGCACTTGGATTGGGTCTACCTGTTAGATCAGTATTGGAAGCCACTGCAGCCGGATGCCGAGTGGTATGTATACAGGACACGGATTGGCAAGCAGCGCGATGGGTTCAGCGACCTCGCTGGACGATTTGTTGTACGCGAGTCCTGATATAGCCGCGCTGGAAAGCTGGACTGAGCACTCGCTGCGAAAAGGCTAACGCGTTCTGTGCAATCTGCTGAGCCTCCTTGTCATGGCTCATCAACCATTCAATTTTTTCCACAAGGTCTGAAAGATCGTACTTGACTGGAACATAATTCACCATCGGTCGCAGCTCCGTATCTGCCCACCAGCGGTTTCCGGGATGCGTTATGATAACCGGAACTGAACCCGTTGCGAACACCCACTGTCCATTGGAGGCCGGGGTGTTTCCATCGATCACCAGGTGATACTTGAACTGCAACTGTTCCTCTACGCTCATGCGACGGCCGAAGTGGTAGTCGGGGATGATATCATCGTTGATTGGCCAACCACCGCGCACGAAGCGGACGTCTGTATTGGGTACGTCAAACAGACGATCCACAACCTCCATTCGAATCGAAGGACGGTAGAACCCACTCGATCCACCGCGCCACATGACAACCGACATCTTTTCCTCCCACTTGATCTGCGGGAAACTAACTCCATTGTCGAATACAGCATCGCTCCACGGCATCAACATCAGTGAATCACTGTTGAAGCAGCGAGACGAATGCATGCAGATAATCGGGCGCTCTGCAAGTGTCTCCAGTCGGCGATACTCACGGCCGGGTGTGACCACAGTCTCCATGCGTCCAAGCGATGCGATCATACGATCAAACTCCTCGTCGCCGATCACTCCGTCCGACTTGGGGATAATGGCCGTCAGATCACTCGTACGGATGCACTCGAGCACGTAGCGGTACATGGAGCCATTGACATGGAATCCACAGTCGGGCGACGCCCATGCAAACGGCATGTCGTTAGGAACACAGATCACGTTGCGGGGAATCTCGATAATGGTCTTGTTATGATCGGCCTTGAACCAGTCAAAGTGCAGACCGAGCGATTCAAGATACGCCCACGTGTTGACCTCCCATGTTAGCTTAGGCATGCGCGGGTACTCGCGAACGTAGACATCGTAGAAGTTCAACAGAGACGCCTTGTCGCCAAGAAAGAATCCACCGCAGAAACGCCAATTGACTGAGTCCCATATCACTCTCTTGTGCCAGCAACCCGGGAAGAACATGCATCTGGGGGGAAGCTTCGAATAGTAGATGGCGCGCAACTCATCCGCTGACTCAACGTCCTTCAGTACATGGTACAGATTGAAGTCGGCCCATGCATAATGAGTGGATGAATGATACCCGGACTCAATAGCCCTCTTGATAAACTCAATCTTCGCATTCATCAGGATCAGAAAATTACGCGTGTCGTGAACCTCGGACCGACTGTCTGGGATTCCCGGCGGGGAGATCGCGTACATGTGTAGTTCCTCAAGAGTGATTGTCTCTACTACGCCATTATTGAGCAGGGGCAGTTTATCGATGTGCTCTGGGCTCACAAAGACGTGGAGACGTACACCGGTCGCATTAAGCTCACGGAAGTACCGAATACGATCTTCGGTTGTCTTGTCCTTCGATCGTGTTTCATGGAGATCTAGAAACGCGGTGACAAAGGTGGTCGTCATTGCTACCTTGCGGTCTAACCATGAAAGTAATACCTAAACGCAAAACAATGTGGGAATTCGTAGATAAGGTTGTCTACATCAACCTCGACAGACGGACTGACCGTGATGCGCGCGTTCGCGAGGTTCTCTCACAGTTCGGCAACAAGGTGATTCGCATGAGCGCAGTCGAAACAAGTCCCGGATTCATTGGTTGTCTGAAGAGCCATATCGCAGTCTTACAAGCGGCAAAACACTACAAGTGGCGAAACGTACTTGTTATGGAGGACGATGTTGAGTGGAACGAATTCGATACTGCATACCCGATTGTTGAGAAACTTGCGTCGCAACCGTACAACGTCATCCACCTTGGTCCTTCGATCCCGATCATGGAGGAAGGTACGTATCGGCTTCTCGACGGCCAGACGACGTCATCCTATCTTGTGAACGGTCATTATATCGACACGCTTCTTGCGTGCTACAAGGATGCGCTTCCGAAGCTCATCGAAACGCGAAATGAATCGCTCTACGGATCCGATCAGTGTTGGAAGGTATTGATGAAGCAGGGTGGATGGTTCGCACCTGTACCCATTTTGATGTACCAAAAGCCGGGATTCAGCGACATATGTGATACATACAAGGATCACACTGAAGCGTGGATGCGCCCACCTTCGTTCGTAAAGCTTTCATAAACACGGATAAACGAAAGAATGGCACCTCTTACGGTGAATCTTATGGGTGGGCTGGGGAACCAGCTCTTCCAACTCGCCGCACTCACACATGTATCTCGCCGCACGCGACGCAGTCCATACATACAGTCTCTTGCAAATCCTTCAACTCATACAACAGTCTCGTACTTCGATTCTATCTTCCAGTCGTTTCGTCATCTACACTCCTTTGTACGACCGTCTGTACGCCTAACCGAACCGACTCTGTCCTACGTCGACTGGACTCAGTTGTTGAGGCAGTACCCCAACCCGGAACTCAACGGATACTTTCAAGACTGGAGGTACGTGGACCCGGATTTCATATCGAAGTTAGTGTTCCCAGATGTGTTGTCGAAATACCCCGGTATTGAGACTGCGATCTTTCTACACATCCGCGGCGGCGACTACGTGGGGAATGCATACCACGACATTGGACTTGACGCATATTACGCGCGCGCGATTGCGCACTTTCCCGACGCCCACTTCTTTGTGGTCACCAACGATGTAGGCTATGCAATGAATCGGCCATTCGTACAGGGACTGAAATACACGCTGGTTATGGAACCCGAGGTAGACACACTGTACCTCATGAGTCGCTGCGCAGGTGGCATCTGTGCAAACTCGTCCTTCTCGTGGTGGGGCGCGTTCTTGAACCCCAACCGAAAAATCGTCATGCCCGATCGATGGTATGCCGACCCGAACATTTCCACGGTGGGCTACTACTTTCCAGGGGCCATCAAATGTCAAGTGTGATGACCTTCGAAGGAGGAGGCGGTGGCAACGTACCTGCCGCCCGATGAAGAAGCACCTCGTCCCACGCGGCCTTCAGGTCAGGTAGATGGCGAGGAAGCCAACCGAGATCCTTGGGTAGAAACGCCTTCTTGTTTGAGAGCAGTCGCCAATAGACGAACTGAGGGTCGCGATCATTGATCTTCGCCTGCCACTCACTGAACTCTGTAGTGGATGGCTTGTAGTCGACAGTGTTGTCATCAAAGACTGCGATGACTCCTTTGGGCTCCGGCGCACTCACCCACTCAGAGGAGAAGACCTGCTTGAACCTGTACTCTACATACTCACACTCATCAATGCCCGTACACTCCATTTGCATCTGCATCTGGTGTACGTAGGCGTCCGGGATACCCTCGCTCGGAGGTCGCGAGTAGGGGCACTTGAATTCAACCAGTCGGCCACGACGGCGCACATCGGTTGGGTCGTTTGGAAAGATAATGCCGTCGGGCGAAGCACCGAGAAAGCTGTGCACGGAGTGTTGCACACAGGAGACATCCACGATACTACAGCCTGTTTCGGCTTCATACATTGCCTTGGCGATCGGTTCAAAGCGTGTACCCCAGATCAGCGCAGGAGCGGTGTTGCCTCCCGACGGCTGCGGAGGCTCGAGCTTGCGAACAATCAAGCTGCGCCGAGTCTCACCGCCTACAAAGATACCTGACACCTCGGAGGCTGTGATCATCTCACCGCGCTTTGCATGCCAGGCACTTGTACGCTGATCATTCATACCGTAGATCCGGATGGTTCTGCGCACAGAACGGTCTCGCAACCACATGTGCCCAAGGTCTCCTTTCATAGCCTCCTCAAATGCAGTAAAGACAATGCGCCGAGCGCGAGTATAGCTCACAGGGGCGATAAGGGTTAGCAACATGATCAAGGGCTTGAGGCGTTTCTTGGGTCGAGTGTACGGTGGTTCACGCAGCCATTCTGTTATGACTGCTTCCATTGCGTTTGTCTATGCGTCGTACAGGAAAACTCATTTTCAGTGCTGAAACACAGAGTTCGTATGGAGACGATTCAAAGTAAAGAGCAGTGGGTACTGCGCCGTCTCGAAGGCTTCTATGCAAACCCCGAAAACTTCCGCCGCATCGAAGAGATCCTTACAGGCAAGTCGCGTTTAAGTCTGCGTCTCCTGGATTGGTTTGTAACCAATTACTCGAAGAAGTACAATGTGTCGTTCATGGCTAAGTCGAATCATCATGTCATTGTGTACCTGGTCTACAAGTCTCACCTCAAGGCGTACAACAAAAAGATGTTTGACCCGTTCTGTCGATGGAAGCGAATTCAGTTCCGCGGGCTGGATACGACAGTGGGGCAACTGAACTTCTTCGAGTGGGCCATCCAGGACGAGGTACTCGATTACCTCGACGCCCACTACGATGAGGTGCATGCAGATATGGAGGAGTGCTCGCAGGTTATCCAGCCCAAGGACGGCGAGCGTCGCAAGCGCCACGAGCTGAGTCGTTCGGCTACCAAGTCTGTGCGGGTACACGATGTGCCCGTTAAGATCACGTTTGATTGATTCTGCGAGGATAGCAATGTTCTCCACCATCGACCGGTCTGTCGTGTACCCGGTTGGGACTGATATAACCGAACATGACATCAACATTGTGTCTGACTTGTGGACGATGGAAGGACGCCAGGTCTACCGCGGTGCACGAGACCCGAGCTACACACATGCGAATGTCTACTGGCTCTATGACCCCGATGACCTTGATCGCGTCGGTGTATCCGAGCACAAGCTGGATAATCCTGCCGACGTCTCGCTATTGTGGTACAAGGAGAACCCGTTTGGCACGCTACTGCAGGAGGAAGGGTGGACAGAAGAAGAGACTTTATGGGGAGAGCTGCCTACACATGTCTACGAGCAGTGCCTGTCCGAGGAATGGACCACACCCGAAAAGTTCCTCGAGCGTTGTCTGCGTGGACCGGTGCGCGTTGCGACTCCGGAGATGCTTATCAACCGCCCTCAGGTACACTCATGTGAAAAGTGCCACCGCGTGTCTCTGTCGCAGTTTGAATGTGGTGTCGCAGCACCTCTGAGCTTCCCCACAAAGGAAAAGGTGTTTTTTATTGATAATCGAATGGTTGTACACACCCCCCCGAAGGGTTCTTCTGTTTGGTCTTTACTTGACTTTACGACACCGCAGTCGCCTTCCGTGCCTTCTTCGGACCAGCCGGTGGCTGTGCCGGAGCCGGTGCAGCTGGAGGTGTCTGAGCCCGCGGCTTAACCTCCTCCTGCTCTTGCTCCTCCTCGGGGAAGGCATCGGCAACTGGCATGTCCAGTGCCGCAGGCTTGTCCTCGGGCTCGGCATCCGGCTCCTGGATGTCCGCGAACGCGGCCTTGGCACCCACGCGAGACGGCGGGAACACCTTAGCCAGGACGACGCGCCACGTCACACCGAAGCCCGTGCCGGTCACATAGATGCTCGGCGCAATGACCATGCGGCCCTCGATGCGCTTAGCGAACACCTGCTCGAGGTTGTCCTCCGTGAGCACGAGCGTGTTGCCCTTCTCATCCACCGCGTCCATCCCGACCTGGCCATCCCAGATCGAGATCTTCATGCGGAGAGACGGCGGGTACTTGCCGTTGGGAACCCACTCGCCATTGACCTTCTCAACGCTGGGCGTGAGGATAGGCTTCATGGTCTCGCGAAGGACAGCCTCGGACTTGGCCTTGCCAAACCACTTGCCCGAGTTGCCCATCGCGTGCTGAACGACCTTCTCCTGAAAGTCCAGGAGGAAGTTGTAGAACGAACCGACATCACTGCCATCAGTGCTGCGGTCCTTGGCGTACGAGTCGCAGCCCTTCAGAGAGGCCAGCAGACTGTAGCTCTTCTTTCCAGAGTCATCCTCACGGACGACAACGCCTGCCGGATAGTAGATGCGCGGAATACGAACCTGCAGAGACTGCCCATTGTACTTGATCGGAACGGTCTTGCCACCAGCCTTGTTCGGACGGATGTCGCCGATGCTGACGCGGGAGATGTCCAGGTTCTCGGAAGGGATGATTGCAGTGGTGGCCATTTTGATTGTTGTGCTATCGGTTAGCCTGCCGGTCGACGGATCCGTTTTACGCGTAGGTTTCTAGTTTTTAAGATAAGTAATGCCACAGTGTGCATCCGTACGAAGCAAGACCTCAACCGATCAATGTACAGCCAATGCCCTCCTCGGATATGCAATGTGTGGTCGTCATGTCAAGAGCAAAGTACCGCGGTTGTGGGTTGATGTGCACAAGGAGAAGATCAAACGATTCACGAAGGTCCAGGCGCTGTATCGTGGTTGGTGTGTACGTAAGGTGTTAGTCTGGGCTGGCCCAGGTGTACTGCGGAGACAACAGTGTGTCAATGACGAAGACCTCGTCACCTGCGAATCGAAGGATCGCCAAGACCCCATGTGCTACTTCGGAATCGAAGAGGCAGGCAAGATCTGGTGGTTTGACTTTGGAACCGCCTGGGAGTGGACGATCCGCACTGTCACGCCATTGAACCCATATACCAAGGTTGCATTTGCATACACTGACCTTGCACGATTGCGAAAACTACACCTGTATCGGCGTCGTCATCAGTTGGCCGTACCTGCGCCGTCTCGCAACCTGCCGGAGAACGTTGTTCGCCGCTGGACCGTGCTCGCCCACATCTTCCGTGGCTTTGGGTTCGAGGACATACATCCGCAGCAGTTTGCCAATCTAGATCATCACAATATGACCGCAATGTTCTATATGCTCATCGATGACATATCGGCTATGCCGAAGCCCAATCGCAGACTGTTGACGATCTGCAGAAAGGGATCCGTTGGGCCACGCCACTCGAATCTGGGCTACATGATCAATGCACTGAACCTCCTCACGATTGCATTAACAGACTGTCAAGCGTATGATATCGTGTTTTTACTGTTATCTGCATTATACCGATGTTAAGCGGTACCGTTGGGGCAGTTGCATGTGTTTGTAGCGGCATCGTACACACCCTTCTGCTCGGCGCACGCCTTTTGGATCGAGGCCGCCGTCAACTGCGCCGTTGCGGCACACATTCCCTCGCGAGGGCGAGTGAAGACATAGAAGACGATCCCGAGAGCAACCAGAACGAGGAGTGTTTTCGCATACATTGTTGTTATATGCTGAGGTAAAATGGATTCGTTCGGGTCAGGCAAGTTCACTTCCGTCCCAGAATGAATATCTTCTTCCTCTCCCTCGACCCCGACGAAGCGGCTCGCCTTCACTGCGATAAACACGTGGTGAAGATGATCCTCGAGACTGCACAACTCCTCTATACGGCCCACTGGGTCTACGAATCACCCCTACCCGATGGCGCCTACAAGAAGACCCATCCCAACCATCCATCCGCTCGCTGGGTACGCGAGTCATTGCGGAACTACACATGGCTCTGTCGGCTCGGCATGGCCTTGTGTGTAGAGTATTCGTTTCGCTACGGTAAGATCCACACAACACAACGCCATCTCGAGTGGCTGTCTGCGCACTCACCTGGACGGCTGGTCGATATTGGCTGGACACTGCCGAGGCTGGCTATGCCCGAGGAGTTTCACAACAAAGACCCCGTGATTGCTTATCGCAAGTACTATGTTGGCGCCAAGGCGCGTTTGTTGTCGTACAAAAAACGTCCCGTCCCTGAATTCTTGGCAGAAGCGGTTTACATGACCGCCGGAGGTAAGAGTATACCAGCGCGTTAGAAATGTCCTCTTCTTCTACTCCCTCTAAGGCAAACAAGATGCCTGCCAAGAAGTCCGATGCCTCCAAGACCGTCGCCGCCCCTGCCCCTGTCGCCGCGCCCGCGCCGGCTGCCCCCGTCAAGGCCGTGAAGGCCAAGGCGCCCAAGGCTGAGAAGCCTGCCGCCCCGTCCAAGGCCGTGCTCACGGTGCCGACGGTCGAGTCGGCCGTCCCGGTCGTCGCTGAGGCGACGGAGGGCTCTGATGTCATCCTCGCCAGCCTGGCTGAGAAGCTCAAGGCCCTGTCGACGGAGCTGACGACCCGTGTCCGCGAGGCCACGAAGAGCGTTGCCGATGCGATCAAGGCGACCAAGCGCGAGGCCCGCGAGATCAAGAAGAAGAAGAAGAAGAACCCGGCGGACATGACGCCGGAGGAGCGTAAGACGTGGGAGGCCCGCCGCGCGAACAACGCCTTCCTCGTTCAGCGCCCGCTGACGGATGAGCTCTGCCACTTCATGGGCCTCAAGTCGGGCGAGAAGCGCTCGCAGACGGAGGTGACCAAGTTCATCTCGAACTACGTGAAGGAGCACAGCTGCTTCGACCCGTCGTTCAAGCGCCGCATCGTGCCGAACTCGGCGCTCGCCAAGCTCCTGCGCGTTTCGGACAAGGACGAGGTCACCTACCTGAACCTCCAGTCCTTCCTGAAGGTCCACTTCGTCAAGCCGAAGGCGTAAAGAGTCTTTCCGAAGGCGTAGGTTTTTTCCAAGTGGAAAGATAAATGCCCCATTCGCGTCGGCCTCAGTACCCGAACGCCGTCTCCTCCTTCACCCGCGCGGAGAAGCTGGATACTAACATGCATCTCCCACATGAAATCGTTCATATGGATGAGAAGTACCACAGGGACACACGCAAATATAACGCGTGGAAACGTAAGACGAAGAAGGCGGCGAAGGAGGCCGCGAAAAAGGAGGGCGGCACCCGCCGTCGCCACCGTAGGCACCGATCCACTCGTCGCCGCTAGACCCGCGGTAGACCCCTGAACCCATCATAAACAATAAAAATGCCCTGGAACCCCAGGTGATTTTTAGTGTCTAGATACAATGCCGGGTGTTCCGTTTAAAGACCTTCTCAACAGACCGGAGGCAACACCTGTTCGAGGGAAAGATGGAAAAGTCCTCCAAAATCCACCGACTGTTCCGGATTCGGCTGAGTATGCAGCGGTAGTTGGAAGTCCAACTGCGGCTGATAATGTACAGACGGTAAATGATCAGGAGACAGCCGAACGACAGGCACAGTTTAGACACCAGATGAACGCTGCGAAGACAGGTGGTCGCAAACGCAAGTCGCGCAAATCCAAGAAGACGAAGCGCAAGTCCCGGCGTCGTTCTACACGGAGGTCGTAATCAGTTCATGCGGCATCTCCATATACAAGACCGTGCTGAAGAAGGGCGTCATGCGGTCGTCCAAAACTAAGGCCCGTTGCTTGTCGTTCTCGGCCAGTGTCTTTGTCAACCGACGAAGGACCTGCGTGCGGTCAACTGAGGAGTCGACCTTGATCTTGCATTTCCCTGCCTTCCACCCACACAAGGATGACGTATTACACGCGTCCTTTTGTTGGAACTGCCCGCAAGGCGTTCGCACTTTGTTCACGAAAGCCCTGGGACCTTGCGTGGCATCCCAGTGGGCTTCTTTTTTGAGCCAGGAGTCGAGCTGTTTGTAGAGGTTCGCTGCACGAGAGGCAACGGCTTCACGCAGTCCCGAGTACTCGGTTGTCTGGACGTCCTTTGACAGTGAGAACATCAAAAAGTCAAACACTTCTGCTTGGTAGGAGATCGAATCGGCCTGAAGAGCATCCTCTGCATTGGGTGGGCCTTCCGTGAGCTGTTTCTCAGGGAATCGGGACATGGTTGACAAGACCTCCTTCGCATCACCCGGACTTGCGGCTTCGGGTTGAAACGGTGCGCGGAACTCGGATGCCAATAACGACTCGACCGGACGGCCTTCGGAATCCTTCAGGTCTTCCACCCATTTGAATCCGCGATGAGTGGTAGCATCTAGAAACGTACGCAGAGCTTCGCGGGTCGGGAGCTCTTCTGTCTTGATATCTGCGTAGCCAGTGCGCGCCTGAACTCCGGGCATCGCTTCATAGGTTGATGGCTGTACCGGCAGAACCACAACCTTGGGTACGAACACTGCTTGTACGCGCTCGAACGGATCGAGGATCACCTGGAAGTTGTGTCCCTTACTACGCAGCTCATTGAGTGCGTCGGAGAAGCGCGGACGGTCAGATGCACATGCACGCGAGTGAAGAGTCGTCAAGAGCGAAAGCATCGGCTTCGGGAACAGTGGATCGCGCACATTGACTGTGTAGGAGTACTTGGCAAATCCCTTGAGCTTCTCAGAGGAGCGCGCAACATGTGCCAAGATGTCCTGATCAATCAGTACGATGGTGCGATCGTGAGGCGCTAACGTCTCTGACCAGAACCCACAGGACACTGAGTTGGTGGTTGTGTTCACGCGGATCACCTTGCACCCGATAACGGAGGTGACGTACTCGACCTCATCGATCAGACTTAACCTCCCCTCAACATAGGCGGTGTTGACACCGGACACAATGCGGTCCAGCTGCGTCTCGCCATCACCCATCTCCGTCCACGTGCGTGCAAACGAACACATCAACACATTCTTGCGTGCATCCTTCGGTTCGGGTACATGTTTCGACTCCTTGAGGAAGTGGGGCAGTGTCTTCGATGGGCGGCCGAGTCCCACGCGGAAGAAGTCAGACTTGCCCGAGTCCAGACGGCTCTTCTTGATCGTGGCTGCATACTTGGCTGGAATACTGAGCGAAGTTGCGAGCACGTCGGGAATGTAGCCCATGCGCATAGCCGGCATCTTGGTTGAGCTGAGAATGTACGAGTCATCCGTCTTCTCGTCCTTCGGAACCAGCAGTCCGCGGAACGGGCGCTCTTCCTTGTAGCAGCATGGCATCTGCTTGTCCTTGACTCCGCGGATGTAGTTGGGGAACACAGAAGTCTGATCGCGCTTGATGACTGTGAACTCGTTAATATCCTCCTCCTTGCCCGAGCGAACCTTGCCGTGGCACATGGGGCACTCACCGTCTACAAGCTGATCTTCGCGCAGAGGAAGCTGGTCCTTGATGCACCAATACTGTGGGCAGGTTGCGATACCGTTGGGGTTCTCCATATCGATCAAGCGAACATTGTACTCGTTGATTCCTTCCTTGTCCGCATTCGCATCCTTAACCTTCTTCTGCTTCTCTGTCTCGGGGTAGTTGCGCGGGTTATACTCTGCGGGGATACGCGCTTCATCTTCAGGGGTCAAGACCACCACCTGCTTGTTCTTGTCGCACTTGCCAGGGTAGATTGCGCTATCGAACGTCTCAGGGTCAAACTCCTGCAGACGCTTGTTGAAGTAGTTGTATGTGGAGGTGTTCTTGTCTGCCACACGGACCCGCTTCTTCTTGGGTGCCTCCTCGGTAGGCGCTTCTTCGGGCGGTGCAGCGGCATTCGAGGGCTCGCCTCCTAATCCGAGATCTGCGAGGAAATCGTCGTCTACCTGGAAGTCGCCGGTGTACACGGCAACCTGCTGCGGGACAACCGCAGTTGCCTCCACGGCTTCCACGCGCTTCGGGCACACTGCATCGACATCTGCAGCATCAGACGTGAGTACGTGGCGCAGGATACTTGCATACTTCAGGGCACGCTCAACAGTTGTGACGGCTGACAAGATAACCTCCTTGCTAGAGAAGCGAATTGTGGGAAACCCCTTCAGAACACGTTCAAGATCAAGGTCATCGCCCAAGTTTGCGAACTTGGTGAAGAGGGCCTCTGCATCGTCAGGCGTCATTCCGATCTCCGTTAGCGTGGCTACTCCGGGCGTCTCTGCATCCTGCAATGCCTGGAACGCCTGGACTTCGAGAGGTGTGAAGTTCTCGGCTAACCGATCTGCGCGGAGAAGGCGGAACGTCTCATCCTGGTAGCTGAACAGCGTCTGCAGACAGGGAAACCTGCGCATGTCGAACTCGGAGATCTCCTTAGGGTACGTTCCCAGAATGGAGAGATCCTGCAGTTCCCAGCGGGAGACAGCCATATCATTCGCCTCTACAAACGGCGTCAATGCATCGAACGTCTTGATCCAGTCGTATAGGCTGATGCGGATCTCATCAAGTGTTGCCTTCGAATCCTTTCCGCGAACAATCGTGAACTGGATGTCCTTCGGAGTTATGGCGATACGGTCAAAGGATGTGCGAGAGGTTCCGCGGTACATCAGCAGGGTAGGCAGACGACGCTGGGGCAGGGTTGTAGATGTCCACGCCTTCCACATGGCAACGTCAACGGATGGAACCTTGTTATCGGGATCCACGACGTAGAACTTGTGGCGCGTCTTCTCCTGCTTGGATGTGAAGAACCCTACGTACGGCGTCTTCTTGGACAGCGTCAATCCATAGAAGATCTGCTCGAACCGTGCACGAGGAGCGGTGAACTCGGTTTCCGCAAGAGGTACGTACCACTTGGCACGCAGGATGGCGGGGTGCTTCGGTTCGGGAACAGAGAGCGCCAGCAGCTTGGTGAGCTGATCTGCAGAGGCACGCAGAGAGCGAACGGCCGAGTCTGTCAGACGAGACGGCGTGTCCTCGCGAAACAGCGGAAAGTAGACGCGCTTCACCAGCGGTGAATCCTCCTGCTTGATCTCAGTTGCACGGAAGTCCGATACATTGTCATAGAGAGTCTCGAAGAGCAACTGCAGATTGCCGATCGGAATGCGGGTGGCCGGAAGTGCAGGCAGGTCCTTCGGAGGAATCGGCATAACAAACGACTTGTCGCCAGGGACACCGAAGACACGCCACTCGGAGAACCCTGCACCGGGAGTACACAAATCTTTCAGTGCATCGGGCTTCGAGTTCCAGTCTTCGCGGGAGTAGACAGCCTCTTTGACACCTGTACCTGGGCGCTTGTGCTCAAGATACTCCTTGAAGAGAGCTAAGTCTAACCGCACGCCATCGGGCGACATACGCAAAAACAATGCATCCCAGTGGCGTGGATCCTCGTAGTGTTCCTCAGGGAGATGAACGTGTGCCTCAATGAAAAGGCGATCGGGATGTGAGTTGACAGCAATGGCTATGTGTTGACGCACAGTTTCCAGTGTATCGTCCTCGAAGAACGCCACACTCGATCCTGTTCCCGCGACGGGTACAGACTTCGACATTATAAATGGGTTAGGTTTTCTCATAGCGGGCTGTCCGTAATCATCATTCCGCAGTACGGTGTTGGTTGCCGCGAGTAATTCACCGGTGTATAGATTCCCACCTTGACCGCGTCATGAAGGATTCGCTTAAAGTTCTGCCAGAACTCGGGCGTGTGTCCGATCGTTTCGGTCATCAAGTGCGCCATCTCGTGCAGCATAACAAACATGATAGTATTGATGTCGATTAATGGATACTCGGGTGCCTTCGTCTTGTCGCGCAGACAGACTACAATGCGCTGCCCCTTGTTCTCCGAGTACGACGTATCCGCAGATGTCATCGAGTTCTCTGAAAAAACGTCGGGTTGAAAGCGAGCGACAAAGCGGGCTACGGGCGGATCGTTCATAAGTGCGGGCTCAGCTGCATAGGACTCGTGCAACTTGGTTAGATTGGCTCGGATCTTCGCCATGAGTTTGACAGCTTCATCCTTGTTTGGCAAGTTCTGTATATCGTAGTCATGCCCATCCGGACCCGTCATCCGAACTGTATTGTCTGGACCCATCAACTGCGACACGATCGCAACTCCGACGACTGCGGCTGCGACGGACAACATTGTGTCTTACTGCGAAGTTTAACCACAGAGACCATCCAGGGCCCGGTTGGCGCGGAAAGGGTCCGGGTCAATCGTCGTCTGCAGGAACGGGCCCACCTTCGACTGCGGGTTGGGCGTCTCCGAGCGGATGTCGTACGTCGGGTTGCGGTTGTTCTGCGAGATGCCGATGATGTTGATGTTGGCGTGGTAGCCAGCCTGGAGGAAGTTCTGGCCATCCATGTCCTTGGAGCCAACCGGGTTCACGGCGGCCCACGAGGCACCGATCTCGCCCTTGGGGAGCAGCTCGCTCGACGACAGGACGTTCTGGGTGTACGTCTGCTGCGACGACGGCGTGCGACCCTGCATGTCATCGACAGCTACGGCGTTGCCACCGACCGACGAGGTGCCGATCGAGAAGGCACCCTGGCCACTCAGAGGCGCCATGGATCCCGAGCCGCCCAGCTCGACGTCCAGCTTCTCAGAGACGGCGCTCTTGCCACTCGAGTACGAAGAGAAAAGGGAATAGACAATAACGACGCCCACCAGCACCACTCCAAGACGGACAACCTTTGTTGATGAGAGCTTCATACTTTATTCATCTCGTCAGACAAATTCTCAGCGGGATAGAGAAGTTCGACCAGTTGCTCGCGACGAAGCGTCCAGAATCCACGTACCCCCTTCCTCTTCGCCTCTTCACGAAGTTGGGTGATGGTCATCTTCTCGATGATGAATGACTTGGGGAGCTCGGCCATACTGAGAAGCTGAATGAGCTGGGCACGTTTGAGGATGTAATACTGCTTGATGCGGCGCTGCTTGGCGAGCTGCTTGAGTTCGACGAGGGACATAGACTCCATGGTTGGGTCTCATCCTCTTCCTCGCGGCGGAATCCGTTTTTTATCCGAGCATCAAGTAATGCACCGTACACCCGTTATTGTCGCCTTTTTCCTTGCAGCCGCCCTTGTGGGTATGATGCTCCGTATGACAGACATGAGCGGCGGCGTTGAGACGTTCAAGCTCCCGAGTGATAAGATGGCACCCCTCGACCAGGAGGCTGCTCCGGGCGTCTCTGGCTGGGCTGAGACGTCGCCCATCCTGGGAAGCCAGGCGAAGCCGGTGCCTGAGCTGCCATATGATGTATCCGATGACAACATGCTCATGCAGTTTGCGAACAACAAGATTGGCCCCGACTGCTGCCCCTCTCCCTTCTCAACGGGTGCGGGCTGTATCTGCTTAACTGAGCAGGACAAGAAGGGGTTTGCGTCCCGCTTTGGAAATAAGAACCATATGTAGACATAATGGAACATCTGCGGGCGTTCATCCAGTACTTCAAAAACAAGACCCCTGGCACCGAGTTTCCTCGTGCGTCGGATGAGCTCTACGCTCACCTGACCAACGTCATGACACCTCATGCCATGAAGATCATGCAGCGCGATAACTCGCTGTTCAAGGGCCCCGATGCCCCTCAGCCATTCCCCGGTGTTGACATCCGTATTCTGTGGGATGGAACCGATGAGGCGTGGAAGGTTCTGCATATGGCCATGATTTTCTCATTCCTCCAGGGCGACCCGAAGGCGAAGGTTGCTCAGGTTATGGAGGCGATGAAGCATGTACTTCCGAATACGCACCGCGACACGGATGAGATCCTCAAGACGCTGGAGACGGAGGAAACGAGCTCTGCTATCTCGGAGATCTTCGAGCTGCTGATGACGACGCGTCTTGCGTCGATCGTCGGCGACATTGCGGCTTCAATCAAGTTGGAGGACATTGGAATTGACTTTGAGCGTCCGGAGGAGATCCTCGAGGCTCTGCAGCACCCCGAACGTAGCCACGCTGTGCGCCACATCATGGAGCAGGTGAAGACCATGTTGGAGGATCGGATCAAGACAGGCAAGATCAATCAGCAGGAGTTGATTCGTGAGGTGGAGATGCTCAAGGCCAAGTTTCAGTCAAGCTTTGGCAAGTACATGAAGGACATGGTTGGGATTGCGCGCGACCGCCCGGAGACGGGCAATACGGGTCAGCAGATTCTTTCCAACTCACCTGAGGCCCGTCGTGCTCGGATGCAGGCTCGCCTCCAGCGTAAACTTCACGAAAAAGGTCGCAGGTGAAGATAAGAGATGACATTCTGGTTTTCCGACCCATCGGTTCTGTTTCGTTCCGACACATGGTACGCTTTTGTACCGACCGCGGGCATGACCGTAGATGACTCGCTCAATGCAGTGGTTCGCTTTACAGTGTATCTGAGCTTGCTGTTATTTGTATGCTCAATGGAGGTTCGCTACTTTGTGTACATCCCCGTCATCATGGCGATCACGGTTGCACTCCATCAGCTGTATCCCAATGCGAAGAAGATCACTGAGCCGTTCCGTATGGGAACCGCGGTGACGTCTTTCACGGGCGAAGGGAAGACCATGCCTACACAGGACAATCCCTTCATGAACCCTACACTGATTGATATCAACGAGAACCGCCAGCGCAAGCCTGCAGCGGATCCGACGGCGGCGGATGTGCGCGATCAGGTGAACAAGCAGTTCTCGCAGACCTCAAATATCTACCTCGATACATCCGATGTCTTCCAGCAGGTGCAGGCTCAGCGCAACTTCTACACGGTTCCGGAGGATGACCACGAGGGACTGCTGCAGTTCCTTGGGAAGGGTGCGGCCTCTGGCAAGCTGCTAAACGAGGGCTACGTGGTGACCAAGGGCTCAATGCCCGACACGGCGCCGGCTACGGTGGCGACTCAGCCTGCGGGAACGGCGCCGAGTGGAGGCACGCCGGTCTAATCCGAGCTTCTTTGCAATGATCGCAGCCGACTCCTGCTGACCCGATAATACGCGCTCACGACCTTTGGCTGGCTTGAACTTCATCGTCGGAAACCCAGAGACATGCTCCTCGGGCGGTACATTGGCAGACTCAATCTCCACCACCGGAATATGAACATGCTTCCTCTTCATCTCATCCCACATCGGCTTGTTCGCTTCGCAGTGCGAGCACCCGTTCATGTAGAACAACACTAACAGTGGACGACGCTTGAGCTTCTGCTTAACATCGCCCCCTTGATACGGATTCAGGTTATCGTTCTCGACGCCGGGTACACTGGGCGGCATATTTATATCAACAACTAGAAAATGGCGTGCCTCGATGAGCTGAACCAAAAGCCGGACAAGACATGGATTGGGATTTCGCGCACGACGGGCGAGATGCGAACGTTCGAGACACTGGGCCAGTTCCAGCAGTACCAGGACGCACTGGGATGTCGTCCGGTTCGGCCGTCTCCTTATGTCAAGTCAAACGCAGGTCAGAATACTACGCCTACGGGGTTCCTCGAGTTCAAGCCTCGTGATGCAGAAACGCAGGCACGGTTTGACGCAACCTCCGATCAGTGGGAGGGTGTCAATGCATCCGATGCGGCTGTCAAGCAGGGACTCTTCATAGAGGATTCTGCTCAACCTGCATCCATTCGCGAGAAGAAGCCTCAACCGACAATGGCACCCCCACAGTCTGAACGTGGTCCTGCGCCGGCACCCGCTCCTGCGCCGACAAACGATGTTTGCTCAATACAATGAAGTGGGTAATCATCGCGTACGTCATTGCGATGTTCCTAATGCTCTGCATTCCTCGAGAACGCTTCACAGATACTGAGTTCACCAACGTGACACGTCCTTGCACATGTCCGTCCTCGGGCGCATGTACAGACTCGGCATGCGTCGCATGGGATAGCAAGGTTGAAGCTCTTGCACCATCAGGCGCTTCAAATGGTGATTACATCGCGGTACTGCAAGCGTTCTATGACACAGTGTATAAGCCCTCGGAACTAAAACCTACCGAAGCGCAGGTCGATACGTTCTTAGCTTCATCGGCTGCGACTGTATCGGGCGTCGACGGCCCTTCGCTCAAGCGGATCATTATCGATGCATTTCACATTGAACAAACAGGAACAGCCGCAAGCCGCGAAGATAAGTCGCAGAACTTCAAACCCTCAGATGCCGATCTTGCACCCAACATGGGTCGCGACGAAGTTCGTACACGGGAAGAGGGTGGCTACGTCGGCGCGAACCCGGTGTTGTCATCGCGATTCTCCGAGGGCGACTACGCACCTGTGACGCAAACAAACCCGCTTCATCCAGGCGAATGGGATGACGGGTCGAAGAATTGGAAGGGTCCTCGACCCGCGTCAGTCTGTGCGTGTGCTGAAAATGTTATGTAGACACAATGAGGAAGTGGCTCCTGATAGCACTGCTGGGACTCATCCTAGTTATCGCATTGAGTCTGCGCGAAGGTATCGATGATACACTTGCAACCGAGGTGCTCGATACGCCAGAGATAACCAAGTGCAACGCGTACTGGGATGGCGCGATGGCCAAGTGGGCCAATGGAGAAAGTGCAGGCTCGGCGCCAAGCGGCCTTAATTGCACAAAGTATGCAGCGTCATGGGTTCAGACGGCGACCGCCGCGGGTACACTTGTGGATGGAAGCGGAGTCCCAACGGCAGCTACGAAAGCACAGGCGAAGACTCATCTACCTACATCGGCGGGTGCAGCCAGTGATGCAGACTATGCACATATGTCGTCGTATGCCAAGTCATCTGGATATGCTGACCTCGTATCAGATCTCCAGAATCCGGACAATGGCGCCCTCCCCTCTGCGATCACTGAAACTCCCGAAAACGACACGAGCTCCAATCGTCCAATGGATGGAGATGTGTTTGGTGCGGGCGGCCCCTTCTCTGGAACTGCAGGAAATGGCCAGGGATCCGGTGCGAATGCGGCAGCTACGTTGACAGGGAATACGTATGGTCCCTCTGGACAGACCACAACACTGGATCCGTATGATTTGTATCCGTCTGGGAAGCCCAAGCCGCCACCGCCTGGCACGAATTTGCCCGTTAAGGGTCCTTCGTCGGGTGGACGCGGTGCATCGGCCGCATCGTCTACCACCAAGTCTTCACAGCCCGCACCGACATTGTACGGTCCGACCGCCGGCGGGTCTCAAAATATGGGATGGGGGCATCCCCAGATTAACAGTGGTGATACATCGGCGCTTCCGTCGGATGCATCAGCTGGTTCTGATCCGTCGAACGCCTATGCGGCGACATCGCGCATGCCCGGTGATATGGACCTCTTCCCGAACCCGTATATCCAGTCAACCACGTATTCCCTCGCAAACGGCGCACAGAAAACGGATCCCGTTCCGTTCTTAACAGATTTCTCTGCGTTCCAGAATTAAGATGGCATCCTTCGGACTTCGCAATCAACGTGGCTCCTGCTGGGTCAACGCAACTCTACAAGCATTCTTCCGCATCCCCGACGTCCAGACACGCTACACTGCAGATGCGGCTCTGGACACGTCGCCCGTCGACAAAGCACTTCAAGAAATCTGGTCAAGCAAGGGTGATGAAGGTCTCAGGCCCTTCTACGAGTGTGTTCGGACCGCAGTCATGCCCGCAGGTGAGGGCATTGGCGACTCGCACGAACTCCTCGAGTACCTCTGCGACAAGCTCCCTTTCCTCGACAAGCTGTGTCGCTTCAAGATCGCCAATACGGTGAAGTGTGATTCGTGCGACTACAAGGACGCACATCCCGATTCACTGATTGAGTTCTCTGTGTCGCCTACGCAGCGCAAGCAGAGTCTGACAGACTGCGTCATCCAATCGGTGACGCCTGTTAAGATTCCCGATTGGACGTGCGAGAAGTGCAAGCAGAAGGGCTGTACCAAGCAGCTTCTCATGTCTTCCTTCCCTCAGATCTTCGTGTTCCACGCAACTTCGCTCAATACATCGGTGTCGTATTCGACGCTCCTTGTGTTGAACGGTCAGAAGTATGCGCTCCTCGCGGTTGTCTGTTTCAACGGCGGCCACTGGTGGACGTACGGTCGCGAGATGCCTCCTGGCAAGAACTGGGTCGAGTACGATGACATGAACCTCCGCAACCACGGCCCAAATCACTTCCCTCTCTCCGACCACATGCGCTTGCTATTCTATTATCGTCTCAAGGAATAAGCAAGAGGGATGCCTAGTACACCCGACACAACAACCGCAACCGCCACGGCGAAGGTGAGTACCGACTCGTCTGGATACCTCCTCCCAGGGATTATCGCAGCCGGTCTACTTCTTACATTTTTTGTTATCCTCTCGACTGGATCGATCATCGCAGTTGGAGTACTGTGGTTGATCTTCGCAATCATCGGATTCCTTCTCAAGGTCTATGGGTTCATAACAGCGGACATCCTGGCACCCGCTGTATCGACAGTTGCACAACCAATTGGCGACGCTACATCCTCGCTCACAAACGTGAGCATGGCTGGTAGCGAGGTCTTTCACATCTCGGACAATAACTTCACCTACGATGATGCCCCTGCAGTCTGCGCAGCGTACGGCGCTGAACTCGCAACACTCGAGCAGATCATCGATGCGTACAATCACGGTGCCGAGTGGTGTGGATACGGTTGGTCTGCAGGTGGCATGGCACTGTACCCCACGCAGAAGGGCACGTGGGACGCTCTCCAGCAGGAGGTTGACCAGGCCAAGAAGACTGCATGCGGCCGCCCGGGCGTGAACGGTGGCTACTTCGATCCGGCGTCCAAGTTTGGTGTCAACTGCTACGGTATCAAGCCGCAGGGTAATGTCAAGCTCCCTACACCCCTGCCCGGAACCGACCAGACCGCATTCAATGGTGCAGTTGCCAAGTTCAAGTCGATGATCAAGTCGTTCAACCTCGACCCGTACTCTCGCTCCACCTGGTCTGCGTCGCCGGCACAGCAGTTCCTCCAGAGCGCGACGAAGGAACACTTTGCGATGCGCGAACGTATGGATGTACCCGATATGGAAGTCATGCCCGGTCATACGATCGCGAACATGGCTGGCGCAGTTGGTGCGCCGTATGGGTTGAAGGGTGATACGGGTCCTCAGGGAGACGTTGGCCCTGCTGGCCCTGCTGGCCCTGCTGGCCCTGCAAGCTCTGTTCCTGGACCTGCGGGCCCTGCTGGACCACAGGGATTAACCGGAGAGGCAAGCTCTGTTCCTGGACCTGCTGGCCCTAAGGGTGATAAGGGCGACAAAGGTGATAAGGGTAAGGACGGAGCTGCAGCCTCTGCGGGAAAGGATGGGGCCAAGGGAGAGACTGGAGCAAAGGGTGATAAGGGCGATAAGGGCGACACCGGTGCCGTTGGGAATGCGGGCGGAAAGATACAGCTTGGACCATGGGTGCTTGATTCAACTCTCACCCGGGATGGTGCCATCCCCGGAGATTTGGCGGTGACGAAGAATGGCAGGCAGGACTTTCTGTTCCGCGACACCAATGGTTGGCCGGAGTTTTGGATCAACCGCGGTGGCAATTGGAAGAAGTACGATTAATCACCAAGGAAATGTGTATTTACCAAAGAACCTGTACAGCGGAGGAGGTGTTCCGCCGCCGCGATCATATGACATCTCACCACCCTTGTAGCACAAATAGGGCATACCGGGTACATGCTGAAGGCCGTCGGGGCACGGTTTGTAGCACATTCCGTCGATCCGATCAGTGTGCTTGCCGGTTCCTACCTCGGAGATGTCGGCACATGTCTTATGATTTGCCTTATCGGCAGAGGCTAGCGACTCCATCTTACCTGTTGCCGGGTCAACTACGGGATCGGGTTTATCGTTTGCCTTTTTCCACTTCTTGTACTCCGAATCGAAGTCGCCTCCAAAATCCTGCGGACCTGGGCATACACCACCGTGATCTAAGCGTCCATATACGTCGCCAACGATTCCCGGCATACATGCTCCAAACAACTTCCACGCACATCCGTCTCCCCGGACGGAGCTGCATAGAAGTCCTTCTGTACGATACCCATCGCGACACGGCTCAAGACCAAGCACGGTTCCTGCGCCGTTCTCAACTGTGTTCACATAGCAGCGCACACCGAATCCATGGTACCCTTCCCTACAGTTCTTATAACAGAGCCCACCTTCAAGCGATCCTCGCTCACCGACGCATGTATTGGGAGAGGATGTCATGATCTCCATTCCACCGAACGAGATTGGACCCATCCACCAGGCGAGTAGAAGGATAATGACGACATTGCAAACGACCAACCAAAAGATCACCCACGGATTCCAAGCACCGGGAATATCCTTGGTCTTCTCGATGTAGAAGAGGACAATCCAGACAATGCCAAAGACCATAAGAAACCCCGACACTAAGCCCAATTCTGCGCCGAGAATACTGCTAATCGGCCCCCATACGTCTGATGGAAATAGTACATCGGCTATACTCGCCCATGTCGTGTCGTCGGACGACATTCAATTGTTTCTTAGCCAGAAAACAATGGACACGATACAGCCTCTTTTGACGGTATTCAAGAAACAGGACGCACAGCAGACCGTTGTCGTACCCCCGACATCGGGTCAGCCACTCAATCGCTTTGATTGGCTCGTCTTTCGGCCGCAGGCTCATGCAGTCAAACCATTTGAGGCCGATCAGTCTGCGCGACAGGACAAGTACAGGAACACGAAATAAAGTCCGTTGAGATACGTAAAGATGGACGTTGTTCTCCTAATGGGACTCGCCGCCCTCGGCTACGCAATGGCCGTTCCGAAACGTCGCAAGGATGCCCCCGCTGCAGACGGAATTGAAACGAAGGAAATGTTCGGGTTCAAGGAATTTGATGAGCTGGAAGTTGTTCAGGCGGCCATTGGACACAGCAACATGGTACCGTTCTTTGGAGCAAACCGCACACAGACTACGTACTCCGACGGACATGAGAGTCTGCTCGATAAGTACACGGGTATGGGCCCGAACACCTTCTTCCGCAAGGAGGAGGCGGGTGCTTTCTTCGAGCCGGAAGCCGGTCGTGGCAACCCCTGGAAGGCGCAAGTGGAGACGGACTTCGAGCAGTCTCGCCAGGTGACGAGCATGGCGATGAAGAACGTCGCACCAATTGACCGTGTGATCGTTGGTCGTGGTGTGAACGATGGCTACACGAACCTGCCGTCGGGTGGCCTCAATCAGGGCCTGGAGTCTCGCGAGTACCAGCTGCCGAAGACGACCGACGAGCGCCGCATTGCGACCAAGCCGAAGCTCACATACACCTCCAATCCGACACCGGGCAAGCAGCGCTACGGTCTCCAGCCGGGTCTGCAGGCACCGGTCAAGAAGAACAAGCCGGACCGCTTCCAGGTGCTGCAGGCGGCTGACGGCTCTCTGCCTCACTTGAACACCACCATTGGTCAGCAGAAGGCATCGTCTGTGTACCCCGAGTACATTATGAAGACCCAGAACCGCCCTGAGACAGCTGCGCAGTTCATGGGCCCTGTTGGCAAGAGCGCGCGCATCAACGAGCCGTACATCCGCGCATTTACCGAGCCTTTCCAGCAGTTCATGAAGCTAACCACCGAGGGCCGCCCTGCACCTGGTGGACCGGTTGCCGGAATGGCTGTCAATGCTGGACCCGAGGCGTACACCGTACAGACCCACCGCGACGAGTCGACTCACGTCAACTACCGCAGCTTCGAGTCGCCTCTGCTGCAGCGTGGTGGTCAGACACCGTCAGCCGCCCTGCGTGGATCCGTCAAGTACGACGAGCCAGTTGGCCAGAGCGTTCTCATCGATCGCGTCGCTCAACCTGGCCTACTGGATGCATACAAGAGCAACCCGTATACACAGAGCCTCCAGTCATCAGCTTAATGGATCTGTCTTTATTGAAATATACTGACACACAACTAGACGTTTGCCTCTATGAAATGTCCCGCCGAGACATGCACACTGTGATTCGCGCTGTTGCGATTCACCCGACACGAATCCATGTCTGTGCTTGTGTTGGGGACCATTGGATTCGGTCATCCTTGTCGTTTCTTCACGTCGTTTGGATTCCTCCGGGTGAACAATGCAAGATATCGCAGACGTCGGATGGATCGAGTCAGCCCTCGTTGCCCGCCGTTCCGAGCTTGTTCAGTCGACATCCTTCCTCTTCAGCGCCGCAGTTCTCGTCCTCGTCCTCGGCGGCTTTGCGTGGTTCCTCTCCGTCCAATACGAAATGAACGCTCAGAAACCTCAGGAGAAGCGTATCCCGTTCGAACCCACTGTATGGTACTCGGCTACACGAAACGTTCGCGATGAAGAGTATGCAGGACAACTCCAACCTTTTGAGATTGAAACTCGATATGGTGTACCGCGACCTGGCGATGGAAGTGGCGCAGCAGAAGTTTACGGAACTCACGACGATGGTGCCCCCGACGGTGGAAGTACCTGAGGCACCCATTGCAGTTGCACCTGCACGTCCCGCAAAAGCTAAACGTAAGAAATTGACTACTACTAAGTAAGCGGGATGTCCATTACGGTGGGCTCCAATACATTGGGAATATACCCAACCACGCTATCAAACCTCACCGCATTCTACAAATATGAGCCCTTCTCATTCAGCTTTACGGGCGGCTCAAATTTTACGGCAGGAGGATCACTCGTAGCCTTCTGCTCCGGTGTAGGTACAACCAATCTCGTGTTCGCGGCCGCGAATGGATTCCAGTCTGTCGGTTCGTCATCTGGCGATACCTTGACGGTTGGATGCACGATCAACTCAAAGACGGTATCGAACAGCTATACCCTCTTCTTGAATGCAGGTCGATTCCGATTGACGCCGCCATCAAGTGTGATCACCCTCTACAAGGGCGAGGTGTCATCGGTTGCGCTCACCTCACAGTCGAACCTGTTAAGCGTGTATACATCACCATCACTACCACCCGGTGTGTTGTTCGGCACTTCGAGTACTCTCCCTACGTCAAACTGGACACTCACGACGAGTTCGATCGGCCCTACGTTGGTGTCTGCGAATAGCAACTACTCGTTCTTCGGTTCCAACGTGAACACGGGAAATTCAGTGTACACGACTCTCTCGATTCAGGTGCTCGGTGAGCGGTTGACCATGACTCCTGCAACAAGTTCGAACACACTGACGATCGGTACACCTATCACGTCTGCCATTTTCTCAAACGACCATTATCCTCTCACCGCGGTTGGAGGAGGTGTTGTGTTCGGTCTTCCCGCCTTACCCGGTGGATTATCATATGCATATACAGCTCCTCCATTGTCTGGCAGTATCTATGCGCTTGGTACTGGAGTCTATGTGAGCGGAACTCCCACTGTGTCGTCAAACATTCCATCGAGCAACGTGTCCGTGACGATCACCACGGCGGCAATAGGAACAACTGCTCTCTCTGCATCAGCTGTCCTTAACTTCACATATAGCCCTACACTGTTATTTTCGTCTCCTGCTCTACCGAGCCCGACCCCTACAAAGTATACTGTCTACGTGGGTGTACCGATTGCGACTACTCTCGGGTCAAACATTCCACTTGTATCTGCAGTTCAGTTTTCACCCACGTCTGATCCGATCGTATCATATTCTGCATCCGGATTACCAAGTGGGTTGACGCTCACCACAGTTCTCACAACTGTGCCACCAGTGTACGTGTCATCTGCATACATTTCAGGTACACCGACTGCGACTAGTTCTCCGACAGTGATCTTAACCGCGACGTCGCGTTCTGGTCTGGTTGGCTCAAACACGATTACATTCGCGGTGAACCCAGTGTCAACCACAATCGTTAAAAATGTGTCGACGCCGCCAGTATTCACGGTTGCCAGAGCGTTAACCAATCCAAACAGTGGCTACACGTATCCGATCACCTTCACGTTGTCATCGCCGGCATACCCTTCCACGAGCGCAAACTGGATATCAAGCTTTTCAATCAACATCTCGAACGGCTTCGTATGTTCGCTTGCGAGCAACACATCGAATTACATTGCAACGCTCGCTGGAACACCTCAGGCAAGTGCGGCAACCACTGGATCGACCTTGGTATTTTCTGCGACCACTATCGATGGTACGACAACCACCGCAAACTTGAACTACTCGGTATTGAATGACGTCTTCACATTTTCAACTGCATCGCCTATGCCGCTGATCTTTTCCCAGAACGTAGTTGTTAGCCCAGTTCAGTTCTTCGTGTCGACTCTAAGTACGACTCCAGTGACATACTTCACACCTTCGATCACATCACCGCTTCCGCTCGGTCTCACTATTTCGTCAACAGGACAGCTTCAGGGAACACCTATTGTAGATTCGACTGGCTACATCATCGTGAACGCGGCAAATGGCTATGCTACAGGATCGCCTGTGTCGACACAATTCCCATATGTTGTTCTTCCGGATACGTTGCATATCACCAGTACAGCTCCCAGTTTCACTCTCTCCTATACGGCGAACTCTATTCCACTCTACACAAGCACCGGAAGCGGCCTTGTTCCACAGACTCTCACGAGCCGAAGCTACCTATACGGTCTTTCACTTGTGTCCCAGAATTATCCATTCGTACTGACGGGTGCGGTGAATACAACAGCCGCGATACCTGCGTCAACACGTATCACATTTGCAAGCTCGAATACGATTGGTGGATTAACGTCTGTTGCGACTACGCAGCTGGAGATCCTTGGATCGAACATACCCACCGTGTACCGAACCACGATCCGCAGGACGAACCTGGGATACGATACATACCAATCCTCGAACTTATTCAACTTTTCAAGCATCTACAGCGGTACTCTATCAAGCAACGCTATGTTTGACATTCAGGCTGCAGGCGGAACCTATCTTGTCGTAGACGGCTCGTCCAACATTAGGACTCCGACGGGTACATCTGTGTTCGCAACGTCAGGAGTCGCCCTCTCACAACTGACATTCATGTCCAATACATGGTATGCGCTAGGTATCCTCGGCGGCGTGTATGTGTTTTCGTCCAATGCTGCAAATCCGTGGTCAATTACGAACCAAGTGTTCTTGCCGACTACCCAGGTTGGTATCGCGCGCACGACAGATGGTGGCTACTCCATGAGAGCGACAACCTCTAACCTGCTGATCGGAGGTGGTGCAGGTATTTCGTATACACCGTTCGGATCTGGACAGCCTACACAGTCCGACTGTACACTGATCAACGTGAATGAGATTTCAACCACAGGGTCAGTGATTGTAGCCGTTGGAACTCCCGCGAGTTCCTCGAACTCGATTCAATACTCGACAAATGGAGGGTCAAATTGGTTGAATGCAACCGGTGGATTCACGGTGGCGGGGACAAACGTTGTCTACGGCGGTGCGTCGTCGCCTGTATGGTTAGCCACTGGGTCAAATACATCGGGGGTATCCATCAAGTACTCGTCTAACGGTATCAACTGGATTGATTCGATAACCTTCCCTTCTGGCACAGTGATCGGTCCAATGAACTTTGCGGGCACGAACTGGTCGGTGTTCGTTAACTCCAACGCGTCCCCAGTGATCTCTCCGACATCAGATAACTCCTACACGGTCTACCAGCACGATATCTTGGCATCGACGTTCTCGGACAGTACAACATGGTTCAGTAGTCCAGCGACGTTTGCGGCAACGAACTCTCCAACGACCACTGCGCTCTACACCTTCCCAACTCCCGCAATTGTTAGCAACGGAACACCGGTTCTTACGCTCGTTGTCGGAGTGACGTCAACGGGCGGTCCAACGTTCGTATCGCCAACTACAACGAACTATTTGCTCTATCAGTATGTTCCCGTATCGATCGTGATTGATGCGGGTGTCGGAGCATCGTACTTCGTAGACACAAAGACGCTTCCACATGGAATGACGTGGACAACAAATATATCAACGGGTTCGATTGGACGATATACTGCTCTCATTTCCGGAGCAAGTGTACAGGTTGGAGTATTTACCATTGTCGTCTACGCACAGTTGAACACAGGCGTGTCTAGTTTAACGATCACGATAAACGTGAGCAAGTTATTCGCCACGACCGATCACAAGACAGCTGCGGCCTACACAGCATTCACACGCGAAAAGGTGATTGCTGATGCAGCAACGAGCTCGGTGAACAATCGCATACTCCCTACCGCTGTTGGGCCGTTCTTGCTTGACACTCCAGTCTATGAAACAACTGCTCCCGAGATTTGCTGCGACCCTCATGTAAAAAATAATTAAGAAGTACGGTCCCGATGTACTGACGTTTACTCATCCTCGATCTCGGGCATGATCATTCCTGCGAACTCATTCATGCCGAGCATGCCCACGAACACGTGGACACCCCCGCGCAGTTCGTAGACGCGATGAGTCTTGATGCCAACCACGTACTCGCGCAGATGGAAGCTGACGTCGACGACGTCCTCGTCGTCATCGTCGACCGGCGCGGGCGCAGCTGCGGCATTGGATGCCATCGGGTTGAGGAAGTGCATCATGTGGTCGACAAGCGACAGAGACTTGAACGTGTCCGCTGGGATGCGGTTGACATAGGCGAGGAAATCCTTGTGGATCTGCTTCTCGTCTCGCGGGTCATCCTCATCGGCGGCCAACTGCGTCAGGCGCTGGATCTGCTGACGGTTGAGCTTCTCGAGGTTTGTGAGGGGTGCGGGTGCAGGTGCAGGCGGATCAATGGATCGCCAGAGATGTGCGATCGTCTGATCGCGGAAGGTGTCGGAGAGGTTGAGCTTGGCGAAGGCATTGGAGAGAGCGAAGTTGATAGTGGACTTCATCTTGACTTGGGCGGGGGCACTCTGGGCCCTGCCGTGAGGTTATGGAATCCGTTTTCGGCTCGGAGGAGGCTCGCCAACGTAAAACGAATGCCGTGCCAGCCAGGAAATTTCAGTACCAACTGACAAGATGCCTCGCAATATGACTGGAGGCTCCGGCCACCGCTCTCAACGCAACTCCGAGTCCAACAAGACCAAGATGAACAACAAGATCGGCGACAAGATGCTGGATGACCTCATGGACAGTGAGGAAATCAAGGGCGCGCACATCGGCCGCGTGATGCGGCGTCTGGGTGATGGGCGTATGGAGATCTTCTACACAGTGAGCGAGACGATTCAAGGGAAGGAACGCCCAGTGGACAAGCTGATCCAGGCGGCGATTCGCGGGGGTATGCGCGGTCGTGGCAAGAAGGATGTATGGGTGGATGTGGGCAGTGTGGTTCTCGTAGAGGAGACGGGCCTTGGCGGCATGGCTCCTTACAGGATTCTGTCCGTTTTCACACCGGCCCAGATCGCACGGTACAGGAGCATCGTCAAGGATGCAGATCCGCGCCTCTTTGTGAAGGGTGCGACAGACGTACAGGAGGGCGACGGCATCGAGTTTGCCGAGGAGGAGGATGAGGAGATCGACGTGAACGCGATCTAAGGTGTAGGTGTGTGCACCAAACCCAAAATTTTTACATGCGAATCAAGAGTAAGATGGCACTCTCCACATACGTCCCCGGTGTGGGACTTGTTTCATGTGCACCACAAGTCATCGTGGGTCCGATAGGACCAGTTGGACCAATTGGACCTACTGGATTCACCGGATTCACGGGTTCAACTGGTATTGTCGGACCACCTGGATATGCAGCGAGCACTGGATTCACGGGTCCAACGGGTCCAACGGGTACATATATGACCGGATGGACGGGAACAACCGGTCCCACGGGTCCAACTGGGTTCACGGGCAATACGGGTAATACAGGACCATCGGTCCAAGGATGGACAGGACCGACAGGACCCACTGGTCCAAATACCGGTCCAACAGGTCCAACCGGTTCTATTGGGCCTCCGGGCTACGTCGTTGCCACAGGAGCGACGGGTCCAACAGGTCCATCCGGCGTGACAGGTTGGACAGGCTGGACAGGATATACAGGAGGTACCGGTTTCACCGGTCCAATTGGCAGTACGGGTGCAACGGGTTCAACTGGCTGGACAGGATTCACTGGATTCACTGGCTTCACGGGGCCGACAACAACGGGCGCTACAGGTTGGACTGGCTTCACTGGAACGACTGGCCCAACTGGACCTCAGGGAAGTCAGGGGCCACCTGGGCAGATCGGTGATCGCGGATACCCAGGCGCAACCGCGTCTACCGGTCCCACGGGACCCACCGGACGATCGTCTACCGGCTACACGGGAGTCACGGGACCCACCGGACCGACGGGCGTTATCGGCGCAACTGGATTTACGGGACAAACCGGTTTCTCGGGTCCGACAGGTACAACTGGATACACCGGTTTCACAGGGCCTACTGGTACTACGGGACAGACGGGGTTCACTGGACCTACCGGAGTGACGGGCACTACGGGACCATCTGGGTGGACAGGCTACACTGGGTTCACGGGCTTCACGGGTACTACAGGGCCAACTGGACCAACGGGACCGACGGGACAAGCAGGTGTACCTGGTCCCACCGGCTGGACAGGTTTCACCGGATTCACGGGATTCACGGGTCCCACCGGATTTCAGGGATGGATCGGTCCACAGGGCAACCTTGGCTGGACAGGTCCAACGGGCCCCACTGGATATGCAGGTGTGCAGGGAATTCAAGGGCCTTCTGGATTAACTGGAAATACCGGCTACACTGGGCCAACGGGTCCGAGTAAGGCGATCTATGGCGCGTCTTTGGCAGCTTATCCGGCTGGGTCTAACGTTATAACCGTTCCGCTCCAGGCTTCGGCGGGGATCATCACATTGACTCCATCAAACACAGCTGTGCCAACAACGCAGTTGATGATCACACAGGGGTGGGCGATTACATCTCCTCAGACCATTAGTGTAGTCGGCGTTCAATGGGGCTCGAATAGTGGGTTCTGGGTTCCAAACGTCTCGTTGTATTCGCCTGGTGGAACAACGGCTACGACATTTACGGTCTATTATTACTATCAGTAAGTAACAACGATGTTTGCGAGACCAACGCACCAATCCAGTGTACCTACGGCCCCAGGAGGAGTAGGGCCGATAGGTGCTCAAGGTCGTGCAGGTCCAACGGGCGGAACTGGACCAACTGGGCCAACTGGTGCTAGCAGTCTTACGGGCGCAACGGGACGGACAGGATTTATGGGTCCAACTGGAGGTACGGGGCCGACGGGATATACGGGGTTCACCGGTAGTCGTGCACTCGGGCCAACTGGATTCACGGGTCCTACATGCACAACTGGACCCACGGGACCGACCGGTTTTCTAGGTCCTGCTCCACCGGGACCCTCGGGTATAACGGGACCTACGGGCGCCACTGCGCAAACGGGTGCCACAGGGGCCGCCGGGCCTGTTCCAATGCAAACGGGGCCAATTGGTTTTTTGGGTCCTACGGGACCCAGTGGTTCGACCGGACCGACCGGCGCGATTCTACGAGGCGCGACTGGACCGACCGGTGCAACCGGCACTACGGGTCCAATAGGTGCGTCGGCTTATACTGGAATAACTGGTTCGACTGGACCTATTGGAGTGATTGGTCCTCCAGGACTTGTTGGACTTCAAGGGGCCACATCGGGACCTACGGGTCCACCCGGATTCACAGGGCCGACTGGATTTACGGGGTTTGATGGTCCATCCGATCCACTAATGATCAAGATTCCTACTGGTCCAACAGGGCCCACTGGGTTTACTGGGTTCATAGGAGTCGGTCTCCAGGGCGCGTCGGGTATTAGTGGCTTCACTGGGTTCACTGGTATGACGGGTTTCGCGGGGTTCACCGGTATGACTGGGTTTTCCGGTTTCACTGGTCCTGTTGGATTCAATGGATTCAACGGGTTCAGGGGGGCATACGGTGCAACCGGTCAGACGGGGTTTTCTGGACCCACTGGGTTTTTGGGTACAACAGGAGCTGCATTCCAGCTCACGGCGTCGAAAGTGGTATTGGGCGCGGCCTCTGGAACCAAGTTCATCCGCTACACGGCAGATCCAACGAGCACATGGATCGACGCGTCAGCTACAGGATTCTCGGATCCAGGTTCGCTGCCTATTTTGATGATCGCGTGGAATGGAACGATCTGGGCCGCCGCTGCGAACAACGGCATGATGACATCTCCAGATGCGGTGAACTGGACATTAACATCGAGTGCCGCGACTGCAGGAGGCGCTCTCTCCATTGCATGGGGTGGAAACACGTGGATCGCGGGTTCAAGTACTGCGTTCAACATTCTCACGTCTACGGACAGCGTCAACTGGACGAAGACCAGCCCGGCTAACATTCCCGCTGCAATCAACAGCATCGCATGGGGAGGTGGAACGTGGGTTGCAGTTGGAAGTGGAACTGCATCGATCTCAACAAGCACAAACAATGGAGTTTCATGGACAAACACAGGTGTCTCAACGAATTTTGTTGGACAAGACGTGGCATGGAACGGTGTGATCTGGGTTGTCGTTGGGACTGAGAGCAGTCAGGCATGTCTGTACTGGAGCTCGAATACAACAACGTGGTACCGTATTCTCACACCTCTCATGGGTAATCCACAGGCAGTTGCTTGGAACGGTAAGAAATGGCTTATCGGCGGATCACCTCCGTCTGGTTCGTCTACAAGTATCCTGAGTCTGCCCACTGGACTCTTCTCCTTCGTTCCGGGAACCGGTCAGTTGCCTGGAAATTGCTTGTCGATCGGTTGGAACGGGACCGTGTGGATCGCAGCGGATGGATCAGGTGCGAACGGTGTATTCACAAGCCCCGACGGAGTTGTCTGGACTGCGGGTACATTGTCGGGGGCGGCCACTCACGCAATTGGCGTACAGCAGGTTAAGCCGTTCTTAGCGACTCCGTTTGGTGTCACAGGCCCAACAGGGCCAACTGGATTCACGGGACCGAGTGGATTCACTGGACACTTTAGTTTTAGCGGGCCCACTGGACCCACTGGACCCACTGGACCTACCGGATGGTATGGTGGATATGGTCCAACAGGGCCCACTGGGGCAACGGGTCTAACCGGAGTTCAGGCAACCGGAACCACAGCCGCTACAGGAACTACGGGTGCGTCGTTCAGCGCCTACTCATTGACTCTCGGACAGCCCACGACCACGACAACAACCGCAGTGAGTGGAGGTACGCTGTATTCAAATACGATCACCTTCACTACAACTATTCCGACAACTCAGCGCGTAGCTGTTAACGAATTCTTCGGGCAAATGACAGACAATACCTACTTCAGATACGTCGCACTGAACTTTTCCAACGTTGGAGGCTACTGGGCATTGAATACGCAGATTGTTCCCCTCTCAACGATGTCGGCATCCACAACCTATACGGTTCAAACGAACGCATTAAAGATCAATGTATATAACTAATGGACGCAGCCGATGGATGGGTAGAGACTGTACGTGATCTGAAAGACGCGGAGAAGGCACACGGAACTGAACCATATGATGTGGAATGTGTCTGTCGCGACATTCTTCGCTATGTACGCCGTGTTCGCATCCGCGAGGTTGGGCGCTTTCAACAGCGAACGGGTCTCGAGTACGAAGCCTTTCTCAAATCACTGGGAGCCTATGACGAAGAGCTGATATCTCGCATTGTTGGCGACGATGACTTCTGGGAGGCAACGATTGGCATGGTGCGGAAGTGAACGGCCAAAACGAATACTTTACACAGAACAGTATAAGAGGTAAAATGGGCGACACAATCACCGGAGTTCAATTCGGCATCGCAAACCCCGACGACATCCTCAAGCGGAGTGTCGTGGAGGTTACCACCGACAAGACCTATCAATCTGGACAGCCCGTACCGAATGGCGTCTTCGATGCGCGCTTCGGCGTCATTGAGAACGGCAAGGTCTGCCCTACCTGCAAGCACACCAACCAGTACTGCCCCGGCCACTTTGGCCACATCACACTGGCTCGTCCCGTCTACCTCTACCAGTTCTTCGACTGGATCGAGAAGCTGTCGAACATCATCTGCCTGAACTGCTCTCACATCATCCTTGGCGAGGATCAGGTCGAGGAGATCAAGTCCAGCGGTCTGGCACGGTTCAAGGAGGTTCGCGATCTGGTCGCCAAGCTTCGCAACCAGGGACCCGAGAAGCCTACTTCGTGTGCGACCTGCGACACTCCCTTCTTCCGCAAGGTTGCTCGGGCGGTTGGCAAGGCTGCGACTCTTGAGGGGTTCCCGATTGGTGATCCTGATGAGCCGCCGCCGGCTGTCTCACTGCAGGTAGAGATGGTTCTGCGCGCCTTCCAGCGCATGACGGACAAGACGTGCGACCTGGTCGGCTTCAACCACAAGTTCTCGCGCCCCGAGTGGATGATCTGCACTGTGCTTGCAGTGCCTCCTCTGACGGTCCGCCCGTCCGTTGTCATGGACGACAACCAACGCATGGAGGACGATCTCACTCACGTGTTGATCAACATTCTGCGCAACAACCAGCGTCTCCGCGACAAGCTCGACAAGGGTGAGTCTGCAGAGATGATCGACAAGTACACGGCCATGGTGCAGTACGATGTGGCAACCTATGTCGACAACGACATCAAGGGTCTTGCTCCCGCTGCCCAGCGGTCTGGTCGTCCTCTCCGTACTCTGAAGTCTCGATTCGGTGCCAAGACAGGACGTGTCCGTGGCAACCTGATGGGAAAGCGCGTGGACTTCTCCGCACGCTCGGTTATCACACCCGACGCGAACATCGACCTCGATGAGCTGGGTGTTCCTGAGGAGATTGCGACGAATCTCACCTTCCCCGAGACGGTGAACATGTACAATCGCGATCGTCTGACCTCCTATGTGCGCAACGGTCCTGACAAGCACCCGGGTGCGAAGTCCGTGTTCCTCAAGCAGGATGCTCGCGTGGTGAACCTGCGGTTTGTGAGCCCTGACACCATCGATCTGCGTGAGGGCGACATTGTCCACCGCCACCTGATTGACGGTGATGCCGTGCTCTTCAACCGTCAGCCTTCGCTTCACAAGGCCTCGATGATGGCTCACCGTGTACGCGTGCTTCCGTACTCGACCTTCCGTCTGAACGTTTCGGCTACCCGCCCGTACAATGCAGACTTTGACGGTGATGAGATGAACATGCACGTGCCACAGTCCATTGCCTCGGCTACAGAGCTCCGCTACCTGGCGTCTCTGTTGCGCAACATCATCAGCCCCCGTACCAATGCACCGATCATCCAGCTGTTCCAGGACACTATGACCGGTATCTTCCGCATCAGCCAGCCTGGTGTTGCGGTTCCCGAGGTGATTGCGATGAACATGCTCGCTCGCCTGAAGCGCCCGTTCGCCCGCAAGAACAGGCCGTGGACAGGTGCAGAATTGATCTCCACCGCCTTCCCGATGCTCTCCATGAAGAGCTCGGTGACGATCGAGAATGGCCAGCTGATGTCGGGCGTTCTCTATAAGTCCGAGTGCAGCAAGCTGATCCACATGGTCTACAATGACTTCAGCCCTGAGCGCTGTGGCCAGCTGATCAATGACATCCAGTCCGTGGTGACGCAGTTCAACCTGTTCACCGGCTTCTCAGTCGGTACGGCAGATCTGATTGCTAACCTGGAGACCCAGCAGTTCGTGGCGGACAAGCTGTCCGAGGGACGTACGGCGGTGTCGAAGATTCTGTCCGATGTGCACGGCGGTATCTTTGCGAACATCTCTGGCTCGTCTGACGGTGAGGAGCTGGAGGACCGCATCTCAAGTGCACTGAAGGATGTTGCGGCGAACATCAACACCAAGGTGGTCAAGAGTCTACCGAAGGACAATGCGATTGTTCAGATGGTTGATTCGGGATCAAAGGGAGGTCCGCAGAACATCACGCAGATGGTCGCTCTGCTTGGACAGCAGCTGATTGAGGGCAAGCGTGTTCAGTACACGCTTCAGGACCGCACTCTGCCCCACTTCGCGCGCTACGACGACGGTGTGGAGTCGCGCGGCTTTGTGCAGAACTCCTTCATGAACGGTCTGCTGCCCGCCGAGTTCTTCTTCCACGCCCAGGCTGGACGCGAGGGTCTGATTGATACGGCTGTTAAGACTTCGGACACGGGATACATCCAGCGCCGACTGATGAAGACGATGGAGGATCAGCACGTCGAGCACGATGGCACAGTTCGCAATGTGACGGGAAGCATTGTACAGTTCGCATACGGTGAGGATGGTATTGACTCGATCTCTGTGGAGTCGCAGCCGTGCGACCTTGGCACGATGACTCTCGAGGATGTGTACCGCACCTTCGCGATGAGCCCCGCGGATGTGAACCCATTCATGAAGACCGAGGTGTCCGAGGCCCCTGACCTGATCGACGAGATCCTTGCTGACCGCGAGATGCTGGTGCGCAACGTGTTCCGCTTCCGCAAGAACGACGAGGTGCTTGCCCCGGTGAATCTGCGTCGTCTGCTGCGGTCCTACTCGAACGGGTATGCGACCAAGACCGATCTGACGCCCGCACATGTGGTGGAGGCGATCGGCGGGTTCATTGCCGAGTTCCCGAACAACAAGTTGTTCCATGCCCTTCTGCGGTTCAACCTCGCACCCAAGAAGGCAATCCTGGTACATCGTCTGACCGAGGTACTGTTCAATGAGCTGATGGCGGACATTCGCTTTCGCTACCTCAAGGCTCAGGTGCACGCTGGCGAAATGGTGGGTGCGCTGTCTGCACAGTCCATCGGTGAGCCGACGACGCAGCTCACACTGAACACCTTCCACTCTGCAGGTACGGCGAAGGCCAACGCAACTTCAGGTGTTCCACGTATTGAGGAACTGCTGTCTGCCTCACCGAACCCAAAGCGCCCAGGCAACACGGCCTACTTCCAGGGCATTGTCTCGCAGAACGACGCGATTGCGATGATGAAGCGTGTTCAGCGCACGACACTGCGCGACATCACGAAGTCGGTGCGCATCTACTACGACCCGTACCCTCTGTCTGCGGGGTCGGTTGTGGAGGAGGACCGCGATACCCTGGAGCTCTATCGCCAGTTTAGCCTTGAGAATGAGACCGACTGCAGTTCGAATTGGATCATGCGCCTGGAGCTGAACGACGTGGAGATGTATGCACGCAACGTCCGCGACCTGACGGAGATCCAGGCTAAGCTGTCCAACGTCAGCCAGCTCAAGATCATGAAGTGCATCACGTCGGACACCTCGGCCAAGAAGCTGATCCTGCGCATCGCCTTCGATGCGGGACTGGTTAAGAACCCGACCTACCTCCGCTTCCTCGAGGACAAGATGCTTGACACGGTGCTGACGGGTGTTGACGGTGTGGGTCGCGTTCACCTCCGCACGATCAAGAGCGAGCAAATCTACGATGACACGGTGGGCGCTTACCTCACGAAGGACCAGTACGTTCTGGATACGGAGGGCACGAATCTGCATGACCTGCTCGTGTTCCCGGGTATGGATGGTACGCGTACCTTCTCCAACGATATCCACGAAGTGAACGATGTGTTTGGCATCGAGGCTGCGCGCACATGCTTGCTGGATGAGTTCAATGAGGTCTTCAGCTCAGAGAAGGTGAACTACCACCACCTCAGCGTTCTTGTCGACACCATGACCTATTCGGGACGCATCGTGCCGGTGAATCGCTTCGGAATGAAGAAGAATGAGACGGGTGTTCTTGCGAAGAGTTCCTTTGAGGAGACGTCGAAGACCATGTTCGATGCCGCGGTGGTTGCGGAGTATGACACCATGCGCGGTGTGTCTGCGAACATCATGTTCGGTCAGAAGCCGCCGTGCGGTACAGGCTTCGTGGACATCCTAGTGGATGAGACTCGACTGCCCGAGGGTGCAGATGAGATCGTAGAGTCCGATGCACTGGAGCAGGCGAACCGTGCAGTGGACGCGATGCCCGACTCCGAGTGCCGCATCGAGGACATTATCATGGCCTGGTAGATCCAGCCTCAACCATAATCTTAAAAAAGCTGAGAACCAAGAAGGTGAATGTAGCCCATAACACACCATAAACACAATAACAAAGACTGTGGTACGGCTTTACCCGACGGATCTCCAGGTCGTCGAGTGTGGTCATTACATTTTTGGGTTCGCCTCCGTGAAAGTTATCGGGGGAAAGGGTAATGGTAGAGGCGCACCCGTGTACGGACCCGGGCCTTACACAGCTATGGAGGACCCATACTCGAGAGGATATGATTCACGATGCAAATGTCGGAACCGTTCGAATCGATAGTATGGCTCTTTGGCGTCTATATGGCGGAACGAAGGAAACTGTTAAACAAGATGGCGAACGAGCTACTCGAGTTGCTATGTTCGCAGCTACAAATCCGAAACCAGAGATCCACTTTTACTTTCGCAAGACGACGGATGCGTACACTGACGATGGCGCATTCAATCCGTTCGGAGGCACTGCAGAGTCAACCGTTCCAGTTGGCGTATACCACGATGCCGGACCTGATATAGATGGAAAGCTCGCCGGATGCAGGACGCTTCGCATGTCTGGATTCGGAACACCGTCGGATCCTGCGTCCAAGCCGCGGCCGTTTGCATGGAAAGCATATGACGGTGAAATCTCCATACCTGGTTGCGCATTCGGCTTTGATAACAATGTAGTTGGCGAAGTCATCATCCAGGAGTTCAAGGGAAACAGTGCGCGGTATGGGTTTTCGTATAAACCACCGGGTGGTATTTTTGCATGGTGCGATGGTTCTAGTGGATCGATGCTAGACGCAAAACCCGCGAGGTTTTCAGTGAAGAATGTGAACTCCAGGACGGGCTACTTTGGTGGAAACAATGCGAACGCGGAGGCCGCGAAGAATCAGGGTTCCGTTCCGTATTATATTGGTAAGGTTCTTGGTGATGCGCTTCAGGTCTTCGCTATGCTACCGCGGCTTCCTACTGCGGATGGATGGATGGATAACCCATTCTATGCAGTTGGGGTTGAGCTTTCCGCTGAACCGAAGTTGGCTACATTTCCAGTCGATCAAGTGATCCTGAATACTGGCGATGAGCTTGAATATGCACGGGCAGTTGTGTGGAAGCAGTCGGCAATGTACATTTCGCCTCCGAACGCTGAGAAGATTCACAAGGCGGTGTTCACACCTGGAAAGAGTCTGGATATTGATCCGAATGCGGAATATAGCCGATTTGTGAAGCGTGTCAAAGAGGTTCTTGCTCGATTCGAGAGTCGATTTGACGTTGCACTGCGTAGCATGCAGCTTGCGTTAGGACGTGAGGGCGAGGTGTTCAACAGTGCATATTCGGTTATAAGCGGCCAATCGTTCGTCAATACTGACGTTGAGAAGGTCGCTGCGCGTGCATTTATGCAGGCTTGTTTCGACTCAACCACTCGTGTAAAAGAGTACATCCTCAAGAAGGTTGTCGCTCTGGTGGGAGATGTCGATCTTAATGATCGTATCATGGTTAGTGATGCCGAGGTATCGCAGATTCGGACACTCTACACTCGCCTCAACGACGCACTCCCTCATTGGACTCCCTCGGGTCCGATTGCAGACGCCGGAAAGAACCGCTACATGGTTGGTAGTATTCGTCAGAAGTATCCGGTTGCAGAGACGGAGGAATATACATTTGTCATCCGATTCAAGGAAGTATTCGAAGCAATCGCAAGTCCCGGTAAGGGTCTCGGTGCTCGAGACTATTCGCGCTTTGTACCCAACTGGCTAGCCCCGCAAGCAGCCGCCGGACGCAAGGGTAGACGTCGGACACTTCGTAAGTACAGGACGCGAGGCGGCGCTGCCGCATACGGAGACTCTTCGAGTTCGCGCATCTACAATGCATTCACCGGAATGATCAACTCTGGACTTGCAACGCTGTATAACCGTGTAGCAGACGTCGATGATCCGGACATTATTGTTGCTCCACGCGCAGACATGCTGAGGAATGAGTTCGCAGAGGAATCGAACGCCGATGCATCTCTCGCAGATCGCAAGGCAGAGTTTGCGAAGTTTGCTAGTCGCAACCCGCCCAGCGAGGAGTTTGTATCTGGAATTCAGAACAGCGGCCACACGACTTTCACTGATTTCGTCGAGTTTGTCTGTGGATTTGAACCGAATACATTGGTGCCCGTGGCAATGAACGCTCTGCAGATCGAGTATGCGATCTCAATCATCATGGGATGCCAGGCCTCGAAAACACTACGCGATCAGGCGTTATTGGCTGAACTGACTGATTACATTACGATCGACGTGCCATTCGGACCAGAGGCCCAGATGAAGCAGCGACTTGCTGCGCTTACACTACAGGAGCTTGCTGGGCCGCGCCGCGTTGTGCCTCCTGTGCCCCCTGTGCCCGATAGACTGAGATTTGGTACACTTGCAGATTTTGCTAAACCACCGCCCGTTCCCGGTGCACAGTATGTTATGAACTCACCACCTGCAAAGGATGGTATGAACCCACCTGCAGCAAAACGTACCCGGTTTGGTGGTCGCCATACCTTCCGCCGTCGTCGTCTGCCCAAACTCCTCTAATCATAACACAATGGCTAACCTGACACACCCGGAGTTGGCGGAGATTCGCAATGAGAATCTCCCAATGGCTTCGTTGCCGGCTCTTCAAGAGCTGCGCACAAAGTTGTGCAATACATCGGGTGCCGACTACAACCTCCAGAGTCATCAGAAGTTCCTGCGCCGTGTCCTGTCGCCCGACAGTCCGACGCGCAACCTCCTGATGGTGCACGGTACGGGTGTAGGCAAAACGTGTACCGCAATCCAGATCGCAGAAGAGTACATTCTGCGCCCTGAGTTCCAAGAGAAGAAAGTACTCGTCATCGCAGGTCCCGCAGTGCAGTCGAACTTCAAGACAGAGATCTTCGACATCAATCGTGTGTCGCTGGACAAGACGCAGACACTGCTGTCCTCCAAGCAGTGTACGGGCCGCCGCTATCTCGATATGCTCATGCGCATTGAAGCTGAGCCGAAGCAGTGGAATGTCCCCGAGACTCGCATCCGTCTTGGCACGTTGGCTGACCGTATCATCGGCGAGTTCTACGAGTTCGCCGGCTACAGCACGTTCGGCGCGATGATCAATAAGAAGCTACTTGAACTGAAGCCTGCCGATGCGGAGAAATGGATCCACGAAACCTTCGATAACCGCTTGCTCATCGTCGACGAAGCTCACAATCTGCGCGAGGGCAACTCGGAAATGAAGACCGTGTCTACTGGACTCGAGAGCCTGGTGAAGATGGCCAATGGGTTAGTGCTCGTGTTGCTAACGGCCACACCCATGTACGACAGCCATGAGGAGATCATCTTTTACATGAACCTGTTCCTTTGGAATGACCGCAAGCAGCCCGCAAACAAGAAGATCTCACCTGCAGAGTTTCTGCTGGCCGATGGCTCTGTCAAGGCAAGTAAGGAGCAGGAGTTTCGCGATTGGGCGCAGACCTACGTGTCCTACGTCAAGGGTGAGAACCCCTTCACATTTCCTTTCCGCCTACCCGCACCGGAAGTGGATGGACTCCCTGATCCGTTGACGGGATTCACCGGACTCGAACTGGGTCCTGCGACGCGAATGAAGTATCTCACTGCAACTCCATCCACGCTGTCGGGCGAGCAGAAGAAGGTACTTGATGGAACCCACGGAAAGGAAGGCGACGAAGAGGCGCGCATGGCTCTGATGATCCCGACCATCAGTATTCTGCCCGGCAACAAGGACTTTGGTGAAGTGTTCAGGGCAGCGGGCTCCCAGTGGCAGTATGTGGGTGAACCGTGCCTGACTCCCGAAGCTCTGCCCGGTGTGTCGGCCAAGTTCGTCTCCGTCATCAAGGCCATTGAGTCGTCGAAGGGCGTGGTGCTCGTGTACTCCAACTACGTTGAACGTGGATCTCGCTTGTTTGCCATGGCACTGGAGGAACATGGCTACACGCCTGCAAGTGGCCCTCCGTTGTTGGTGAACCCTGCCTTCAAGGGCAAATCGAAGGGCGAATACATGCTGCTGAGTAGCGAAGTGTCCACTCCGCAGACGAATGCTCTGCTTCAGCTTGCACGGTCAAGTAAGAACGTGAACGGTGAGAAGGTTCGCATCATTGTGACCACACCTCGTATCTCAGAGGGCGTCAACTTCCGCTACGTGCGCCAGGTGCATCTGCTGGATCCCTGGTGGAACATGAGCCGCATTGAGCAGGTTATTGGCCGTGCACTCCGTACATGCAGCCACCAAGCCCTGCCCTTCGAAGAGCAGAACTGCTCCGTCTACCTCCACGTGGTCCGCTCTGACACAGAACAGGAGTGCTTTGACGAGTACACCTACCGCACCAAGGTTGAAGAGAAGGGCATCAAGATCTCAAAGGTACGACGTATCCTGGAGGAATCCGCAATGGACTGCCCGATCCAGGTTAGCCTGAACACCCTCCCCCTTGACTGGAAGAACTTGGAGATCCCGCAGCGTCGCGCAGAAGGTGCACAGGAAGTCAAGATGCTCCTGAAGGATATGCTCGCCCCTGTCTTCTCCGAGTCCGAAGCCGCGCAGTGCCGTGTCAAGCCATCTGAGCCCGAGGAAGGGTATGTGCGCCCACTGTCCACGTACTTCGATGTACGCGATGAGGTGTTCACGAAGTTGGGTAAGATGTTCATTGACAAGCCAATCTGGGATCGCACTGAACTCTTCAATGCACTCAAGATGTACCAACGCGAAGTGATTGTCTTTCTACTGCAGAATGCCATCCGTACGGGTTTCCGCTTCAAGGACTCCTTTGGTCGCCCGAGTCTCCTGCAGTCGCGCGGCGATTTGTATACGCTCGGCCCCGTGGGTGTGGAAAATGGAACCATCATTGAGCGCACATCCTCTGCGCCTGTTGGAAAGGACGCACTCATTGAACCGGTGGAGGCCAAGAAGGAAGAGGCAGAGGTTGCGGATCTGGCTGCGTTGGTAGATGCGCTGGACATCCAAGAGGCGTCGCTGAAGGAGGCGGACATACCCGCAGGAGCGTCTGCGAAGGAAGAGAAGAAGATCCGCGATGCCAACAAGAAGATCCAGGAGCAGAAGTTGCTCGTCCAGCAGTTCACGGAGCAGATCAAGGCAGACTTCGGCGCTGTGCTCCAGGGCTACATGTTTGACCGCTTGTCGCGGGAACAGAAGATCGCCTACCTCCGCTCACCTGCATCAAAGGATCTGCCGTTCGGTGATCGTCTGCGTGTTCCTGGAACCGAGATTCTGGTCTTGGGCAAGGATGACTACGACCCACCCGACCCGGTCGGCGAAGATCGTACGGCGGTGCAAGCCTGGGTTAAGGCCCTCGAGGACAGGTATGCAGCGGATAACGACAAGATGATCGGGACCATGAAGGATGGCAAGTTTGCGATTGGCAAGTTCGAAGAGAAGGAAGGTGTGTTCACGCGTATCCACGGCGCTAAGCGCGATGTCCCGATCGTGTGTGGTACGGGCAGCAACTCGTCGACTGAGGTAGTGAAGCTGGCGCTGTACACGGACATTCGCAAGCGTGGAATCCCGGAGCTGCCTAAGAAGATCACCTGGACTCGCTGCGACATCATGGAGCTGATTGCGCGCGAACAGCACAACATCGTATGGTACACCCCAGAGGAGATGGATGCACTGACGAAACTCAAAACGAAAAGTAAGGCGTAAACACAACAGTGTCTCATGGATCCTGTATTTGAGCGCCGCGAGTTGGTTCGCTCCGTTCACATCAATGCTCCGAACTTACAACGCAATATCCACGTGAGCTTACTGGCACAGCTTCGCATGAAGTACGAGGGTGTCTGCATCCCCGAGGGGTTCGTCCAGCGTCGTAGCATTACGATCATCGAACACTCGCTTGGTCGTATCGACCTGATCAAGGGTGGCCTCGCGTACACAGTCAAGTTTCAGGCTGACATTTGCATGCCGCACCCTGACCAAGTGTTCCGCGCAACCGTGTCTCTCCGTAGCAAGATCGGTCTCCACGCCGAGCTCCTGCCGATGAAGGTTCTGTTGCCTCGCGATCTCCACCTTGGCAACACCGAGTTCGAGGATATCAAGGAGAAGCAGGAAGTCGAGTTCAAGGTTGTTGGGTCTCGCTTCCAGCAGGGTGATGACTCGATCGTTGTATTGGGAACACTGACATCCGTGGTTAACCCCGCGGCCGAGCAGGCGATGGCTCCGCAGACTGAGGCCGTTGAACCCATGATTGCCGCATCTGCACCCGGTGATGCGTCGGAGAAGCGTGTGGTGCAGGTTGCTCCTGAGGTAGCGAAGGGTGCTGAGCCCGCGCGTCGTAGGAAGCTTGTTAAACCTCCTGCTGCTCAAGCAAATGAACCGCCTTCGGAAGGAAAAGCTTCGTGAACAGTTGGACATGCTTGATGTCCACGAACATGCACAGGTCTTTAACGTAATCAAAAAGTACACAAGCGAATACACTCGCACCCAGTCGGGAGTGCTGGTGTCAAGTGAGTCTCTCCCGGATGGCTGCATCGTCGAGATGGAGACACTTGTCGCTTTTTACTTGGACCAGCGCAAGCGTATGGATGCGGACGAACGGGCACGGAAGAGTCTGAGGAAGGAGTAAATGGAGGTGGCACTGGACGTCCCCGCTGTACCCATAACTGAAGAGCAAATCCAGTCCATTCTTGCTGCCCGCGAACCCCGTGATGAGGTATTGAGTGTGCCGACATCCATCGCATTCAGAGAAGAGAAGCGATTCATCATGTACGGAGACACGCAGGAGTATAAGGAATACGCGACTGCCCAGGAGATGATCCAGGCAGAGCCTCCACTCCCAGACCCGGTATTTGCACCCGATGAGTTTTGCCCGTGCACGTATGACGTGGGTGCACCGCTTGACCGCTTAGATGAGCATGATGCGCAGTTCAAGGAGATGATCAAGGAGATGTTTGAGGCGGGACCGGAATTGAGGCTAACGAAGGAGGGTATCGAAGAGCAGATTGCTCACTATGAGGAATCCACTGCAGAGATCACATTACCTATGGTTGAAAACGAATAAACATAGTCCGAGGTATTTACAAGGGCAAATGGAATCTCTTCTCTCGTCTAGTGCACGAGGGGACCTTGACTACCTCGCCACCTTCGTCAAGAACACAAATGCAGAACTCGAATGCAAAGTCCTTTCTGGTCAGATTCAGACCAAGGACATTGCAGATCGCATCATCAAAACCATCGAAGGATTCTCCGCAACCACTGCAACTGAGGCTGTACATGCAACGTTCAGCTACCCCGACGGTGTCCGCGTAATTGCGCGTGGAGCCGAGAACATTCACAAGATCTGTACGACGAACAGCTTCAAGGGCTCGCAAGTTAAGGTTGAGCGCAAGACTCGCTACTTTGGTGGGCACGGTGTGGGCGGTCATGATGATATGATTGACATCCCGGAGTCGGGGATTCGCTTCACGCTCCGCAAGGAGGAGGAGATTCGTCGCGACTTTTCCGGAACACCGATGGATGCAACCTCGCACGTCCGTGTGATCAACCGCAAGAGCTGGAAGACACAGGACGGTCTCTTGCAGATCGACTTCTCGCTTGTCAAGTCCAAAGTGAAGGGTATGAAGGCCTTCTCCGAGATCCTGCGCCAGAACCCCGCATACGAGCTGGAGGTGGAGGTGCTGGACCGCAAGGCTGATCCGAAGAGGATCGTGGAGTCTCTGATTGTGCACATCGAGTACCTCCTTGTCGCCTTCCAGGGTTCATCCTTCATCTTGCCGTCTTCGGACATCAAGCGCTACGGCATGGAGTTCAACTCGTCTGGACACAAGTTCCTCAACCCGGTCACCATGAAGCGCCGCCACATCCGCGCCGATCGCCCGAACAACATCCTGACGGGCTACACGGTCACCAACAAGGCCGACGGTCAGCGGTGCTTCATCACGGTTATGCGCGACAAGCGCATGCTGATGATCCGCCCGAATGGCTCGATCACGTGGACGGGCATGACGGCTGTCAAGGATCTGCACATTGGTGATGTGGTAGACGGAGAGTACATTGAGGAGCGCAACCTCTTCTGCATCTTCGACGTGTACTCGTTCCGCGGCAAGAACACGACGCGCCTTCCCCTCTTCACAACGGATGAGGATGTCATTGCGAATCCCCTAGCTTCTCGGTTGGGGTGTGCACGTGAGTTCGTGTCAGACCTGCGCAAGGACTTTACGACCCAGCCGAATGGCAAGCCTCTCCGAGTGGAGACCAAGCTGTTCCTTGCAGGCGATGGTCCTGCGATGGAAGATGCGATCAATACGATGCTGAACACAAAGTTTGAGTACGAGACGGATGGCCTCATCTTTACTCCGCGCTCGACGCCAGTCGCACCACTGGCTGACCGTCGGGGGAATACGTGGACAACCGTCTACAAGTGGAAGCCTGCAGAGCAGAACAGCATTGACTTCCTGGTCAAGTTCAAGCCAGGCGAGACGTTTGACACGGTGCTCAAGCAGCGAGTGTTCAAGGGACAGCTGTACATTGGCCGGACACGCGGATTTGACATCGTGTACCCCATTGAGACCATGACAGGTGAGTACACGCCTCCTCAGCTCCCGCCTGAGCTGCAGGTCCTTGCCGAGGCACGCGACCGTGTACCTGGTGTGTTTCAGCCTTCGGTTCCGCGCAACCCCGAGGCGTACAACATCATGATCCCTCTTGATGCCAAGGGTGTTCCGGTTGACAGCCATGGGCAGCGTGTTGAGGACAATACGATCATTGAGTGTGTGCGCGATGTGGAGAAGGACCGTTGGGTTATCCTCCGCACGCGTTATGACAAGACCTACCAGTACCGCGTACTGCACCAGCCGCAGTTTGGTAATGACGTGGCAACTGCGAACTCGATCTGGACGAACATCCACGTCCCGGTGACGGAGGAGATGCTGATGTCGTGTGTCTCGACGCCACCAGATGACACGTTTGAGGATGACCTCTACTACCGCGATGACCTCGGGTCTCGCGATCGCGTGCTCAAGGACACCTATGCCTTCCATAACAAGATCAAGGCTAGTCTGTTCAAGCAGACAGTGAAGCCCGGGTCTACACTGCTCGAGCTGGCGATGGGCCGCGGTGGTGATCTGCTGAAGTGGAAGGAGGCCAAGCCCAGTCGCGTGGTGGGCATGGACATTGCCTCGGGAAACCTGGAGTCGCCGGTTCAGGGTGCATGTGTTCGCTACATCCGTGAGCAGGCACAGGGTAGGGCTGATCGCCTGCCTCCCGCACTGTTCGTGGTGGGCGACATGACCCAGCCACTGTACGAGCAGGACAATCGCTACATCCGCATCCTTGCTGGGTTGGAACCGGCGCCAACTCCGTACCTGCAGCAGTTCGCGGGTCTGAAGATGTTCGATGCGATCTCTTGCCAGATGGCTCTGCACTATGCGTGCACCTCCGAGGAGACGTTCAAGGTATTTACGAAGAATCTTGTAGATCATGGTAAGGGGGTGTTCTTCGGGACGTGTATGGATGGCGCGGCCGTCTATGCAAGTCTCATGGGCAAGAAGAGCACCCTCTTCCGTGCCGACGGTCAGGTGTTTGGTGAGATCACGAAGCAGTATACGGACGGCGATACGTGGCGCGAGGAGTTTGGACAGATAATCTCAGTCAAGCTTGAGAGTTTCGAGCGCCCAATGGATGAGGCGCTCGTCCCGTTTGGAAAGATTACGGAATTGTTGGGAGAAGCCGGGTACGAGCTGATTAGCACTACAATGTTTGCCGACCACTATGCTCAGCAAACGGCTATTACGCTCACACAAGAACACCAGGCGTTCTCATTCCTCCATCGTAGTTTCGTCTTCAAGCGGTCAGCTCCCAAGCCGGTAGAAGCTCCAAAGCAGCCAAAGGCTCAAGAGCCCGAGGTCCCAGCGGAGTCGCAGCCGGAAAAGGTTGAAGATGTACAGGTTGTCAATCTGCCCACTACCGACGCTGCCGCGCCCGGGCCGGTTGCTGCCGAGCCACCAGCACCAAAGCCGAAGGCCGTCAAGAAAAAGTTAATCAAAGCTGCGCCCACAGCACCAAACGAAGAGGCAAAGCCCGTCGAGCCCGTTCTATTCTTCGGGGCTGACGAAAGTAAGGGAGAGTATCGGTTTATGAGCAATATGTTCGTCGCGCCCTTCGAGATTGACGGTATGACGTTCCCAACAGTAGAGCATTATTACCAGTGGTCCAAGGCGATGATGTTTGAGGGGAAGGATTCGGAGACGGGTGCGAAGATGATGAAGCCGCCCCGCAACAAGGAGTTCACAGAGGCAAAGTCGGTTAAGGCGTTAGGTAGGAAGGTGAAGGAGTACAGTGATGCGAAGTGGGATGATGTGAAGATTCCGATCATGGAGAAGGCCTTGCGCGCCAAGTTCGTGAATCCTAAGCACGGACTACTGGAGAAGCTGTTGGCTACAGGGAACCGCCCCATTGGTGAGGCGAATCCCCGCGACAAGTATTGGGGTATCGGCACGTCAGCCGATACCGCCGATGCAAAGAACCCTGCCAAGTGGAAGGGACAAAATCAGCTGGGCAAGTTGCTCATGAAGTTGCGCGACGAGTTTACAGAGGCAAAGAAGGAGTAAAATAGGGGAAACCCTCAAATCCTGTATGGTCTAGCGGTTAGGATAGGGCTCTTTCACAGCCTTGGCCCGGGTTCGACTCCCGGTACGGGAACAGGATGAGTAGCTCAGTGGTAGAGCGTCTCCTTTACACGGAGAAGGTCTCGCGTTCAATCCGCGGCTCGTTCACCAACGCTGATAGTTCAGTGGTAGAATGAGGGTCTTCCACACCCTTGACGCGGGTCCGATTCCCGCTCAGCGTATCAAAACTTCAACACCTTACCAAAGAATAGCCATAACCCAACACCGAAGAGTGCCTTCGAGTTCACATCCAGTACATTGTATGCCAAATTTTTCGTCTCCTCATCCTGCATGTATGCGATGCCGTACATCGACCATAGGAAGGCAAAGATGAAGAATGCAGTGAGATTCGATCCTTTCGGTATGCACTTGGTGTACATCAGGTAGAAGATGGCAAACAGAGCTGCGAATCCCGCCCAGAAACCAGACTGCTTGGAGATCGTACCGCCTTCTCCCATATAGCCCGCGGTTAGCATGACCCAATCGAGGCCAACAATTGCGGCATATGTCTCCCACGGGATAGACCCTAGATGCTGGTTGTAGAAGAGCAGAAGTCCCAGGATGATCAGGGGTGTCGTGATGAACCAATCCAGGTAGCGCAGATGAGTGAAGCTCTTCAAGTCATACTTGCCAGTCTTAACTTGCTCGTAGAAGAGTCCATATACGATGGATGCTACGATGCTCACGGTTGTCTCGATGTTCATGACGTGGCGCACATTCACACTCGGTGTACGAATAGCCTCGATAAGCGTGATGGTGGTATACCCAAGTAGCACGAGGTACGAAACTAGAAAGCTGTCGTCCAACACTCCCATTGCTTTACATACTTGATTTTATCAGCCGTATTAGCTCAGTGGTAGAGCATCGGTCTTATGACCTTCATCGCATTAGCTCAGATGGTAGAGCATCGGCCTTTTAGCGTGAGAGGCTGTCAGCCGATAGTCGCGGGTTCAACCCCCGCATGCGGTATCTAACTAAAAACGGATCCATTCGAACCATGCTAAAAACAGCATCCCCGACAAAATGAAGCCCTTCTGTATCGTCTATCTCAACATGTATGAGCAGGACCAGACCAAGTGGAAGGTCCACGACGACTACGATCTCTTCGAGCAAGCATACGATGCTATGCTGTCATACTACCAGTTCAAGGGCATGCAGCCTGATTACGGATGGTGGATCTGCAAGCGCCAGGAAGATGGAAAATTAGCAAAACTAAAGCACGATGGTACACCCATCTAACGAGTGTGTCCGAGTGGTCAAGGAGGCAGGCTTAAGATCTGCTGGCGCAAGCCGCGTGGGTTCGAACCCCACCGCTCGTACTGCCGTCGTAGCTCAGTGGTAGAGCACCCGCTTTGTATTGATTGCGAAACAGCGGTAGGTCGAAGGTTCAATCCCTTCCTGCGGCAACCCATTTTCATTCACTAAAAACGAATCTTGTTGCACGCCGGTAAAGACCGTCTTACAACAAGATGTACACTCGCTCCCAGAACAAGTCTGCAACGAAGCGCACTGCCCCGGCCATCCGCTACTCCAAGGACAATCACCGCTGGACTCAGTCCGAGGAGCGTGAGATGGTCCGCCTCCGCCGTCTTGAGAACCTGAACTTTCAGGAGATCGCTACAGAGCTCCACCGTAGTCCCGAGGCCATCAAGCTCCGTTTCGAGAAGCTGCTGATGGAGCACACGGAGGGCGAGAGTGATGTGTCGGAGACACTCCGCTGGTTTAACCTCACAGATGAGTAAGCACAATGCTGAGCATTAACTTCATCGCTAGCGCCTTGATGGCGTTGGTCATGATGAACCTGGTCTACCAGGCACAACTAAACAGTCCACTACCACCCGAAATTCACCGCTTCCCACCTCCCCTCGCAGTAGGAAAGGAACGGTCTTTTTCGTCTGGTCGCGATGCCTCGATGTTCACGCAGCAGGTACGCAGACAAGCCATCGTCAATGGTCATTTTGGAAGTCCTAACTTGATCCTGCGGGAGAGCAACCATACATCTGGCTTCACGAACGGTGTCGTTGAGATTTATTCGATCACGAGTATCTGCCAGCGCGTGTGTGCAGCTGCAGTCGAGGCGATCTGCAAACCGATCTTGGATGCTGGAACCTCGACCGACGAGTTCTGCGAGGTGCTCGATGGCAACGATGGTACGGTTGCGCTGGACGCAGGAACCTCGGAAACTGTTGTATGTTAACAATGGCAAACTGTGGCACAACGCCAGTCAAGTTTTTGCTTCGCAGAGACACGAATGCGGTTTGGTCCGCATCTACAGTTGTACTTGCATTGGGCGAACCATCTGTTGCTACCGACACCGGACAGATAAAGATCGGTGATGGTGTGCACATATGGTCCGACCTTCCATTCGTTGGCAACGGCGCCTTGGGTGGTACAGGTCCTAGGGGACCCACGGGTATGACTGGTCCCACTGCGAATGGTACAAACGTTGCATCAAGCTACGGATACTCGTTGAACGTCACACTACCACAGGGTCAGCTCACCACGTTCCGCTATGATAGTGTGTACATTGAGCAGGGCACTCATTTGGCGAACAATGGATCCCGCATCGTAGTTGAAGAGCAAGGTATCTATGAAATCATTACGTCTATCCAGTTTGGAAACTCGAGTGGAACAGATTCGGTGGTACTCACATGGCTTCGTATCAACGGCGTCGATGTTCCGGCTACAAACGGGGCTCTCACGGTTCCGGCAAACACATCCATCGCGACACTGGTGTCCGTTCCGTATATGAACCCCATGAACGTTGGCGACTATGTTGAAGTTATCGCATTAACCGGATCGGGAACAACCTCTGCAGTTGCGTTCGCTGTGAACAGCGAATACAATCCATCTCCAGCAGGTCCTTCGATCACGGTTAACATCAAAAAGATCGCCGTTGATATCGGACGGACGGGACCTACCGGCTACACCGGGTACACTGGCCGCACCGGACCCACTGGTCCTCCGTCTACGGTTCCTGGACCGACTGGACCCACTGGGTTCACGGGTCAAACAGGTCAAACGGGCTCGACTGGAACGACAGGTGCGACGGGCTTTACAGGTATGACGGGTCCCGCGGGCACAGGATTCACAGGTCCAACAGGTGTAATCGGTGCTACTGGACCAACTGGTTGGACTGGACCCACGGGTTCAACTGGCGCAACTGGAACGACAGGTTCTACGGGATTCACGGGTATAACAGGTCCTGCAGGTACAGGATTCACGGGTCCAACAGGTGTAATCGGTGCTACTGGACCAACTGGTTGGACTGGACCCACGGGTTCAACTGGCGCAACTGGAACTACTGGAACTACTGGGTTCACTGGAACGACAGGTCCTACAGGGCCAACAGGAATGACCGGAATGACAGGCTTCACAGGACCCACCGGATTCACGGGAGCTACCGGACCAACGGGTCCGACGGGGCCAACTGGCTTTACTGGATTCACGGGTATAACAGGACCTGCAGGTACGGGATTCACAGGTACAACCGGAATGACTGGATTCACGGGACCCACCGGATTCACGGGAGCTACCGGCTTCACGGGTCCCACGGGACCAACTGGCTTCACGGGGTTCACGGGTATAACAGGCCCTGCGGGTACAGGATTCACAGGTCCAACCGGAATGACCGGATTCACAGGTCCAACTGGGTTCACGGGAGCTACCGGGTTCACGGGAGCTACCGGATTCACGGGACCTACGGGGCCAACGGGTATGACAGGAGCTACTGGATTCACTGGACCTACAGGTTGGACTGGTCCAACCGGAATGACAGGGGCTACGGGAATGACAGGAGCGACGGGAATGACGGGACCCACAGGTTGGACTGGTTTTACTGGATTCACGGGTCCTACTGGAACTACGGGACACACGGGGTGGACTGGTTTCACGGGCCCGACGGGATCTACAGGTATAACAGGTCCCACCGGTTGGACTGGCTTTACGGGGTTCACTGGATTCACAGGTGCATCGGGCATCACGGGTCCACCGGGACATGGATATGCGACGCTCGTTCCAACGGGGACATATGTGCTCGGGCCGGGCGAAATCGGGTATCAGTTGTCAGGTACATTCTATGCAGTTCCTACGGCACAGCTGGGCAACGTAGCCCGTGTCGATGCGGTCTATGGAAATGATTCGACCGCGTACATTGGTGGCCTTCCATTTGCAACGGTGAATGCTGCGATCACTGCGATAGTGGGAACGGGTTCGCTGGCAGCCCCTCAGTTTCAGAACACGGCCATCTGGGTACTTCCGGGAACCTATCTGATTGGTCCTACTGGAACGAACTCTCGGGTGACCGACGTGTTAGGTGCAACAGGCTACCCGCTCATCAGTCTTCCCGCACGAACGGCTCTGCGCGGCGTGAGCCTTCAGACATGTACACTCCAGTGCGCAACACCTGTTCAAGATACGATCCTCTTGCAGATGGGCGATAACTGCCGCGTAGAAGACCTCAACCTTTCGCTCGGCAGCGTAGGCTATACGGGTGCAAATCACTTGGTTGGCGTGTATTACGGGTCGACGACCACGGTGACGTCGAAACTGCGCACGAGCGTCGTCTCTGTCACGAGTTCGAGTACTGCGAATAACGCCAGCAATGATGTCTACGGTGTTCAGTTCGATGGCGGCGGTACGCTAGGTGCGAACACGTTCTCCTTCAACTGTGTTAAGGGATCCACGATCAACGTGTACGGAAATGGTGCAGGCAAGAAGCGCGGAATGATTGTCACTGGGTCCAACGTCGCAACACTTCGCGATACGAACATCTATGTCGCACAACCGACTAACTACTTAACAGGTTCTACTGGTTCGTACGTCGGTGTTGAAACCAATGACACAACATCTACTCATTCCGGCTCCATTCAGTTGCGGTCCACTACAGTTGGAACAGTACTGAGCGCAGGTGCTACGGGCCCAACGGGTGCATACTACACATCTTCGGACATTCTCCAGACAACACCTGCAACAATCACGAATCCAACCTACTTGGCAAGTGCGGGCATCCAGTTAGGACCCGGCGTTGACTTGGTGACCAAGACTGCTGGTGGTCGCGGCTTCTCCACTTACATTTATCCGACAACGCTGTATTACGGTGCGATAGGAACGTTGAATACGTCTGGAAATCCTGGAACAGGAACTCCTGCCTACTTATGGCCGGGACCCGTGGTTGTGCACAATTCCGGTGGCCAGTTCATCCAGTACCCCGATATAACGGTTCCTGCTGCATCCTATCGTGTACAGCAACCTCTGATTGTATCGGGTCTGAACATCACATGTTCGGTTGCACCTGGTGCCGGGCATACGACGACGATTACGGTGCGCAGGACTCCGGTTGGTGGTACGATCGCAGACACCGTATATACATTGGATCTAACCGGTACGACCACCAACATCTCAAAGTATGATGCATCCGTGAACTTCGCAGCTGGCGACTTGATCCATCTGCGAGTGTCCTACGATGCTCCTGCGAATGCAACACAAGATTTGAGCATTCAGTTAGATTGCTTCTGATTTCTTTGCGCTGAATAATCAATGGCGACGTTCGAGTACGTCAAGATCGGCGACGGGACAACCGCGTGGTCCAATCTACCCTATGTGGCAGGATTTCCTGGTTCTACCGGAAGCCAAGGCCCCACAGGCCCGCAAGGTCTTGCGGGCGTGTCAGGCGGTCTAGTTCTTCAGTTGGATTACCCTACGTCAGTGAATCCATGGTCTTCGACCATATTCGGTGATCTATTGTCAGCGTTTTACGTGGGAACAGAGGTGAGTGTTGTCGTTCCTCAGCTCCAGACAAATGCATATATCGGCTCATTCACAATTCCAGTCGCTGCACTTCCAAGCCCCGTGGCCGTAGCCGGGTTTTGGGACATTAACTTGTATGCGACCGCAAGTGTACCGTCGTCTCCGCCCACATTTTACTTCAGTGTTTACGACGGTGGAACTGCAGTTGCAACAGGTTCAACTATCGATGCGGAAGCGGTTAACCTTGCATCTCCGATGCAGCAGTATACATACTCACTGTATGTCCCCGCGCATACGTATACGACAGCCCTCACGGTTCGCCTCTACGCCACAACCCCAACTGGGAGTACATTGACAATCGGGTTTCGAGGCAATACATCTAGTCATATTCACACCACACTCGTGTGGGTTGGATCTATAGGTCCTACTGGGCAGACGGGTCCAACTGGTTTTACCGGGTTCACAGGGCCAACGGGTTCAACGGGGATGACAGGGCCTACGGGGTGGACGGGTCCAACTGGCTTCACCGGGTTCACGGGTCCAACGGGTTCAACGGGCATGACGGGACCCACCGGTTGGACTGGTTTTACCGGTTTCACTGGACCAACAGGTTCAACGGGTATGACGGGACCCACCGGTTGGACTGGTTTTACCGGGTTCACTGGGCCGACGGGTTCAACGGGGATGACAGGACCTACGGGGTGGACCGGCTTTACTGGATTCACGGGTCCAACGGGCTCAACGGGTATGACGGGGCCCACAGGTTGGACTGGTCCAACTGGTCAGACAGGTTTCACTGGGTTCACGGGTCCAACGGGCTCAACGGGTATGACAGGTTCCACGGGTTGGACGGGACCCACTGGCTTTACGGGGTTCACGGGGCCCACCGGTCAGACGGGCATGACTGGATTCACAGGGCCTACGGGTATGACTGGATTCACGGGGTTCACGGGTCCAACTGGTCAGACAGGGTTCACTGGATTCACAGGACCAACTGGACAAACAGGGTTCACTGGATTCACAGGGCCTACGGGTATGACTGGATTCACGGGGTTCACAGGGCCTACGGGTATGACTGGATTCACGGGGTTCACAGGGCCTACGGGTATGACTGGATTCACAGGGTTCACAGGGCCCACTGGTCAGACAGGCTTCACAGGGTTCACGGGTCCAACCGGTCAGACAGGGTTCACTGGATTCACAGGGCCTACGGGTATGACTGGATTCACTGGGTTCACGGGTCCAACGGGATCAACGGGAATGACGGGGCCTACAGGGTGGACGGGGCCAACAGGCTTCACAGGCTTCACGGGTCCAACGGGATCAACGGGTATGACAGGACCCAGCGGTTGGACGGGCTTCACCGGGTTCACTGGTCCAACGGGTCAGACTGGGTTCACTGGGTTCACTGGATTCACCGGATTCACTGGACCGGGTGTTGCGCTAACATCGAACTATACGGCCAACAACATCCTTGTTGCGAACGGATCGTCTTCGTCGATCTCGGGTGCGCCGAGCGGCACATTGACGTACAATGGTACAGTGTTAAACACAACTGCGATCACAACCACTGCCACGACCTCAAATCAAGTTGGAGGTGTGACGCTGAACAACGGCGCAGTGTCGGGCATAACGACGCTCGGTTGCGGTGCCATCACGTCAAGCGCAGCGCTGAAGATAACTGAGGCTACGGGTACGGCTACGGTTCCAACGACGGCCAACACACAGCCAACCAACGCGCTTGCAGTATCAGTTGGATCGCTGACGATCGCACACACAAACAACCCAGGTCAAAGTTCGATCGTATTTCCAAGTACAACCAACGCCGGAAGTGATTACGGCTACATAACCTATATGGATGATGTTTCGAATGCAGCGAGCAGTGAACGTAGTCGATTATTGATTGGGGCAGAGAATGACTACGCTGTTTCCGGTGTCCAGGACGCAACAGTTATTCAACCGTTCGGAGGCTACGTTGGTATCGGGCAGATGAATCCAGCGTATACATTGGATGTAACCGGAACCATCCGTGCTACAAGTACAATCACAGGCAACCTCACAGGCAACGTCACCGGCAACGTGTCAGGCAGTTCGGGATCATGCACGGGCAACGCGGCTACGGCTACAACTGCAACCAACTTGAGCGGAGGTACAGTGTCTGCGACGTCTATTTCTGCAAGCACTACACTCACAGCCACGAGTACAAGTGTGACTCACCAGCTTGGCAACATGGTGTTTTCGAACAGTACGATCTCATGGGTTGGCGATGGCGGGTACGACACTGGGTTAGCATGGGTGTCCGATGGTGTGTTCAACATCCTGAACAACAACGTTGTGCACGCCCAGTTCAATACATTTGGTCTCGATATGAAGACGTACCCCATTTCGAACGCAGGAGCCATCACGTCAACCGGTTTCAGCGGTCCATTAACAGGCAACGTCACGGGCAACTGCTCGGGTAGTTCAGGATCCTGTACGGGCAACGCAGCTACATCCAGTTCATGTTCAGGCAACGCAGCAACTGCAACCACGGCAACGAACCAAAGTGGTGGAACGGTGTCGTGTACAACCTTCACTAATTCGACTGCGTCCACGTTCACTGGCAACGTGTCAGGCAGCTCGGCATCGTGCACCGGCAACGCAGCAACTGCAACCACGGCAACGAATCAGAGCGGCGGTACAGTGAACTGCACTACGTTGCAAACATCCGGAAACGCTGCCGTTGGATTTGGTGTTTCTACGAACTACACCACGCTTGATGTGAACGGCAGTATTGGAAACCGGGGAGGAACCGGAAACACGACAACAGGATTCGTGTCCTTCCAGAGGGGAGACGGTACGCATACAGGATATGTAGAGTTTTATAGTGCAAATGCCGGGGCTAGGATAGGATATATTGGCTATGCAACAACCTCACAATTCGATCTTTGGGCGTCCGTGCCTATGGTAGTCGCCAACGGTATCACTGCGGGAACTGGTAGTTCCAGGGGGTTCTCCACCTACAACTCTTACTTAACGAGTACCGCAGCGAGTACTAATTACAGCCTTGCGAGCGGGCTCACAATTACTGGATTTTGGAGCTATATCATCGGTGGAAGCGTCAATTGGGTGATAGGAGTTATAGAAGTGTATCGCCTCGGCGCTGGTCAAACATTCTCGTATGGAAATAATCAGCTCCTCGGCGGCGGCACACAGATCACATTTACCGGAAGCACATCGAGCTACTCATTTGCATTTTACAGCAACAATGCTCAGAGTTTCATGGAGTGTTCGATGACACTTCTCAGTGGATTCTCGAACATCTAAAGCTTCGACACGCGAATCTCGAAACAAGCGGTCATTCGGCAAGAAACCTTCATCCCGGCCAGTGCAGGAACCACGTTCTCTTCAACAAGCCGCTCGAGCGAATCAGTTCCGGCCAGGTACTTCATGTAATCGATCATCTCGGGCCGAGACACTCCGTCCGAACAGAGGATCGGATAGCTCCCAGGGAAAAAGAACGACTGAACGATGAAATCATCTGGAAACCCGATAGTAGCCCATGTAGTAAGTCGTTCAAGATAATGCTCCCGTACAGGCGCCGTCAATGGCAAAAGAGCCATGCGATCCTTCGTCTCCTTTGCAACCTGTTGCGCCTGTGCAGATGTCAATTCCTCAAAGCTGATAAGCGGTCCAGTGCTCATTTTGTTCTGGTAGGACAGAAAGCATTTAAGCCACTAGTCCACGCCTCCGAACTTCTGATAATACTCTGCGTACGACATGGTTGCAGGACCGGTCCGTGCATTTGAATTCACAATCTCAGGCGCAAACCTCTGAAACAAGCGCTGACCCATGACGACCGATGCGGCCTCGTCGGTTAGCTCTCCCTTCTCGATCTTACGCTTCAGTGCAAGCATCTCAAAAAAGGTTGCATCCAGCCGATCCTCTGCATGCATCTGCCAGAGTGCGGGGAAGTTAAAGTAAAGCTTCTCGTTCTCGTTCTTGAGCTTCTCCATGAACTCCTCGCGGCGAAGATGACGCCACTTCTTTTTCGAGTGATCCATGTTGCGAACGAGCGCCTGGATCTGTGTTGCCGTCAACTGCTCCGTACTGATATGTGCCTCACCCTCTGCAACCTCCTGTGCTGTCAGTTCACGCGCGCGCTGGTCTGCCATTATTGTGGGTATGCACAGAATCTATAAGTGGGTATAACGCAGCAACCAAACGCCCACACTCTTCAGCCGTTGTCATTCCCGTCAGGATGATGTTGCCTGTACGGAACACCTTGGCGATCCACTTCGCTTCGGGGAAGTAGATCTTAACGGCCGGATAGACTGCGGGTTCGTACTCGGTACGCACGCCATCACGACGCAGATTCGCATACAAGGTCTCACGCGACAGACTGGTTGTCGTCGTGAGCCGAGTCTTGTAGTTCATGAGCACCACGCGGCGAGACTCCTCTGTCCAGGCCTTGTCGGGTGCCACGTCATCTGCAACCGACACCGCCTGTGGACAGCTCGTCATGATGTGGGACCGCAGTCGCGTCATGACGGAGCGGTCGTACCGCTCATCCAGTACACCCGTGATATGAAACACTCCATTCTGAAAGATCTTCACTGTGATCTCCTTCTTCTTCAGATTGCCATCACCATCGTCTAGGCTAACGAGAGTGATGGAATTGTGTCCGAATCCGGTGGTTCGCTTGGATGCAACCTTCTTTGCTCTGCGCTTGATTAGGTCTCGCTTTGAAGATCCGCGTGCAGGAATACCCTGCTTCTCAATCTTGATGATCGAGTCCGTCAATGGGAGGGACTCCAGAAGGAGGTTCGTGTTCAATCGGACGTTGACTGTGTACAGCACCACCATTGTCGTTAGCGTTGGCGGATCCATTGACATCCTTGATATGGATACAATCGATTTCGTTTTTCCACGCCTGCGAAAGCGACAGCGGTTCGCGACTAACTATGTAGCAATGAAAGGCGCGAAGTACACCTCTCATGCGCGTTTCCTCTTCAGGCGACAACATCCACCCTTCAAGATAGCCAAGCCAAAGGGTGGCCGTCTTGTGGTGTGCGAGAATTCCAACTGCAGCGTCCACCATCGCACTGACGGGTTCATAGGACAGGTCGAAACAGTTGGAGGGTCTGGGGGCGTTATATAGATAAACCGTGAGCATTATGAGATAGCAGTAGGATATACGTAAGCGCTCTTGAACTTGCGAGTGCCGTCTGCGTTCGTGTCGCCTGCATTCACGCCCTTGCACGCCGTGCACGTGGATGCGAAGTTGACCTTGCCCTGCTGCCAAGACACCTTGCCACATGTGAGGCAGCAGTTGGGACCAATCGCCTGACGAGCAGCCATGATGATGTCCTCCTTGCGGTAGTTGGGATCCGTCGTCGCCAGCAGCGTCGATCGCGTGATCCTGTCCTGCAACTCAGGGAGCTGCTCAACGAATGCAGCCGAAGCGACACCGTTCTGGCTTGCCACAACACTTCCGACAAGACAGTTCTCGTTCTTGATCTGAGAGACGCCCTTTGCATCAACAGGCTTGGCATTCTTCGGGTTCTGCATGACTGCCGTCGCATTGGCCGAAGCGTACGTTATGAACTGCGATGCGTCCTGCACGCGGTGGCCACGGGCGATCGTAGCGCACGAAGGTCCACGCGTACTCGGAGCATTAAGCGTGGTCACAGTCGCCGTCGCAGGTAAAAAGGTTTCATAGACCGCGGCGGCTGCGGTCTGGCGCTGGATCTCAGTCGCCTGACCACACGTCATTTTGGGACGTGTGTCAATGTACTTGGTGAGGCGCATCTGCTGCCGAACAAGGTACTCGCTACACGAGGACATACTTGTTGTTAGCTGAGAGTTAAACTCCCGGATGTGTCAGCAAATGACGGCGGCAACACTCCCGCGTGAGCCCGAGGTCGTTGAGCGCCCGGCCCTCCGCCGTTAGCTTGGTGTCGTTGGTGAGGTACATGAGCTCAGAATCAGGTGCACGTCCCTCTGCGCGACGATACTCCTTGATCAGACGGTTAAACTCCTTCCACTTGCCGGCGATGGGGAGATTGCACGTATAGCATTTGATCGCGATAGGAAAGTCCATTGTGAGACGTTTATATTGTATTCACCAGCACTTCCGTTTTCAGGTTTTTCATGCTATAGCATCAATAAAGAGGAAAGTATGCGAACAGGTAGACCTCCAACTGACCCATGGGCTCGCATCCTTAGTCATATAACTAAGAACGAGGCTTCCGGATGCTGGGAATGGAACGGATTTAGGAATGCATTGGGTTATGGTCTTTTTTGGTTGGATGGTAGGCAACGGAGGGTTCATAAGTTTTCCCTTGAACGAAAGCTTGGTCGGCCATTCGGGGAGTCCGAGGTCACCCGACATATGTGTCATAATCCATGTTGTTGCAACCCCGAACATCTAGAAGTTGGTACACAGACGGACAATATCCAAGACAAGGTCGATGCAGGTCGCCAGCTGAAGGGGGAGAACAATGGTGCATCGAAACTCACGAACGAACAGATTAACGAGATACGCGCATATTACGGAATACTCACTAGGAAAGAACTGTCTGAGATGTATGGCGTTCATACCGTTCATATCTCACGTATACACAACAACAAAACTAGGCAACATAACTAATTCTTGTCTACCCGAAGAACAATGAAGAAGTCAAAGGTAGTCTTTTGGATCGCTGCAGCTGCGGTTGCCCTGGCACTGTATTTACTGATTTCCACGTCCACGCCCACCTTCACGGCGACGTACTCGAAGGACGTCGATCGCTTTGGCCCTGATTCGGTGGACATGCAGATGGCCATGGGCAACCTCCACTCGGACCCGCCTCACATCATGGCGCCGCCGCAGCCGCAGAAGCCCCTCCTGCTCTTCCCGCCGTCGGAGGAGGACCTTAAGAAGCTTTCTGGGCCGCCGGCGAATGTATGATAATGCCCGACTGGGTACTGGTGGGGACGAGCAACTTCATTCTTCTACCGGTCGCCGCCTATCTGACTTCACGTGAATACGTATGTGCCGGGCTGGTCTTTGGCACTTACGTTTCATCGATTCTTCATCATTCTACGAAGCCAATGTCTACCGTGATTCTGTATATAGATATGACGTTTGCACAGATTGCAAATTTGTGTGCGGTGTATACGACTCTCAAATGGGCTCCGTATTCAATTCCACTGTATTTATGTTTCCTTGCATGTCCATTAACAGTTCACTATTACGGGTATAAACATAAAATCCTTGGATGGGATTCAGATCCAGCCGTCTCCACGTGGTGGCATGGATTCTTACACGCATTCACGTCTCTCACATCGACACTGTCCATTCTCCTTGCTTTCACGCAAAAATCATGAAGGGTGTATGCCGAACTGGGCTCTGGCGGCTTCAAGCCACTTCTTTTTAATTCCATCCTTCTCAGCCATCGCAGTCGGTGGACATGTACCTGGATTGCTTGTGTTCGGAACGTACATGGTCTCGGTAGCATGGCATGCAACAAAGCCGCGGTTTCAATGGCTATTGCCCGTTGACGTTTCATTCGCCCATATTGCTCATGGTGTCATGGTCTGGACGACTGCGCAGTGGATGCCCTATTCTCTACCGGTCTACGCTGCCTTCTTGTCATGTGCAATGACCATCTACTACTATGGTCAAAAATACGACTGTCTTGCATGGGATCCGAATCCTACGGTGTCGACGAGGTGGCATGCGTTCATGCACATGTTCCTTGGGCTGAGCTCAGCGTTCTCTGTATTGATGGCTGCGAAGTCGGGTCGGAATGTTCTTGGGTTCTTTCACCATGCCAACTCCAGCTCCTGAGCGGACCAGAACTCCGACGTCCCATTCGGCATCTGACGACGGAACAGAAATGGCAACTTACGCTGCTCAATCTCACGCTTCACAACATGATCAAGGAACCGCGGATCGCTTGTACGGAGTCCATCTAGACTCACAAGCGGCTTTGCGCCCTCGGCAATCTGCTGCTGACGTGCAGCCATAAGTGCAACGTACTCGTACTTGCGGAAGTAGGGTGTGGTGATGCGCGGAACCTTCAAGGCCTCCACAACCTCGGGACGAAAGACGGGGCTCACTTCAGGGTGGTCGGACATTGTACTCTCTCTTGTCTAGGAACATACTCTTTCGTTTTCAATAAATGCCGATCATCCGCGGCGCTGCATCCGACCTAACGACTCTGGCACGAGTCAATGCTACACAAACGACAGACCCAGAGAAGAAGTCCCGCACATTTGTGGCGCCGAACAAGGCGGTGATTGCGCCTGTTGTTAGGACATCGGTCTTCTCTCTTGGTGCTTCATCCGTACTACCGGCCCCTCTCTCGACTGTATATCAGTATACCGGAACGTTCCAGCGCTTCATCGTTCCCGCCCTTGTAAATGCGATTAACGTCGTGCTTCTCGGCGCCGGTGGCGCGGCGCATGGCGGCGGAAGCTATGTCAACGGCGGTAATGGTGGATATGTATCCGGACTCCTTGCAGTAAAACCGGGCGACGTTCTCGACATTGTGGTTGGAGGTGGTGGTAGTGGAAAGAACGGAGGATTCGGTGGTGGTGGAACGGGAAATGACGTAAACGGAACAAATACACCCGGTGGTGGTGGTGGCCGCACGGCAATCCAGAAGAACGGCGTTGATATTGTCACTGCGGGTGGCGGTGGCGGTGGGGGACGCGGATATGGAGGAATTGCAGGTGTTGGCGGTGCAGGCGGTGGTCTTACGGGACAGGCTGCTCAGTTGAACGGCGGCACTGACCCGAACGGTGCAAACGGCGCAGGAGGCACACAGAGTGCGGGTGGTGCGGGTGGTGCCGCGGCAGGCGGTACAGCGGGTGGCAACGGTACTCAGTATTCTGGCGGTGCTGGTGGAGCTGGTGGTGATTCGGGCGGTGGCGGTGGTGGTTGGTGGGGAGGTGGCGGCGGTGGTGGCCAGACTGGATATGGCGGTGGTGGCGGTGGTGGTTCTTCGTATGTAGCGCTACTTGACCCTGCAACGGTCGTAAACACACAGGGTGGTGGTGCAGTTGGCGGAAGGGACCCAGGTGGCGCCCATGCACAGACTCCCGGTGGCAACGGAAGCTGCACCATTAACTACTCCTTCGTGGGCTACCATGACTGGAAGAGCCCGCCGTTCAACGGCCGGATCTACATCACGTGAAAAATGTTAACACTAGACAATGCCTACACGGTCCAACTCCGACTACCTGAACTACATCAAGGCGCAGGTGGTGACGCAGACAGCAACGGCTGTACCCCAGGCCCGCAACATCCTGCGCTATGAGGGTTCGGGACAGTACCTGAACGCCATCACGCAGACATCTGATATGCGCTACCTCACCACAGGACGCTTAGCGCCATCGCGCATTGCCCCTCGCCAGGTCGTATTGAACCGCTCGAATCCGAAGGCTCTCTCACAAGTTGCCTTTCTCGGGTCCGCGGGTCCTCTGGGCACGCTGGTGAATCAGCCGGCGGCTCGTACTGCGGGTACTCAGGGTCTTGTGGTGCTGCAGACCAACCTGATCCAGAACGCCAACCAGAACGCGGGCAAGAGTGGCAACTTCCTGGGCAACACCCCTGCGATCACCCGTGCGTAGGACTTTTTACTCATTGAAAAGTAATGGCACTGTCCGAAGGTTTAAAATTCAAGTACTCGCTCTACACGACCCTGTTGTTCTTTGTGTTGGCGAGCCCGACCTCGTTTGGAATCGGCAACCGGCTGTTTGGTTCGTCCGTAGCGTCTCCGAGCGGATGCCCGACGGCGGTAGGATTTGCACTGCATACGTTCGTGTTCTTGGTAGGTCTCTATGGTCTGATGTCTCTTCCGATGGATGAGAGGAAGGAAAGGTAGGGCTTTTAAGCCCTAGCGTTCTGCTTCCACATTGCATCGCACACTGCGCACTGGTACATCCACACAACATTCACGCTATCCAGCTTCACACCTACAATGTCCGACTCCTTACCTTGCGTAGCGCAGGTAGGATTCAGACACACCATCGTCTTGAACCGAGGGAGCGTCGGGTCATGCTTCAGGTAAGGATTGATCGAATACTGCACAGAAGTGTCCTGCTGTAGGTCATGCTCGTAGACGATCGGGTTCTCCTTCGTGGTCTCCTCCTCGTACGGGCAGGAGCGGCACTTTAGGTAAGCCTTTCCATCACGCTCATTGATGTCGTACAGGAAATTAGAGCACTTGGTACAGAACTTCATCTTGCTTACTATTTGGTAAGAAATCCATAATTCCTTTTGCACGTCCGAATCCAATTTCGTGCGTTTAAAAGGAATGGGCCCGCCATAATTCGTCGGGAGAGTAATCAACGATGTCGCTCCAAAATTCCAAGCTTCTGACGTTTCTAACGTCTCATAGGGTTGAGAGCGGAAGTGGTCAGGAAACTCACCAGCTCGGCTTCGACCGTTCTCTCTATCGGATTCCTGATGCAGATCTTACCGAGTTCTACAGCGTGTATTGCCAGTATGTCGATGCTGGATACGGCGGTATCACGATGCTCGAGAAGATGACCCGCGTCGGCCCTCTGCGCGTAGATCTCGACTTCGTCTACGACGGGAAGTACTCCGAGCACCTGCACACACAGAAGAATACGACCGACTTCATTCAGGGATACATGGCTGAAGTGGCGAAGTACATGTCTGTGACCGAGATCACTGATGTGTACGTCATGCAGAAGGTTGACCCGACGTACTATCCGGCCAAGAACCACACCAAGTCCGGAATCCATCTGGTTGTTCCGAGTATCCGCACGAACAAGTTCATCGAGAACAAGGTGCGCGATGCGATGCTGAAGCAGATGGAGACCTACTTCCCGGGTCTTCCGATCAAGGGCTGGAACGATGCATACGACAAGCTGGTGCTTGGCCACAGCACCTTCTGGCCTCTGCTTGGGTCGAAGAAGCCCGACAAGGACGGCGGTCAGCCTCTCCCGTACAAGCTGGTGTATGTCGCCGAGTGGGATCCCGCCGATGGGAAGGTTGCGGTTGACGATGACCGCGAACACGGTATCAGCCCCGCACTTGTCCGCAAGTTCTCAGTGCGAGCGCTTCCTACCGAGGAGAGCCCGACCACTGCGCTTGGTGCTAAGTTCACTATGCCCGAAGAGGACACTCGCATCTCAGGTGGTGGCGCCGTTCTGCCTCAGCGCGGCCGCCCGGCCCAGCGCCCCGGCGAGCCTGGTTCGCGCGACTCATCGCCGACCCGCGTCATCTACCAGCAGCCGCTGACAGAGGCGCAGAAGACCTACTACGGACACCACATCGACAACCTGGCGGATACCAGGTACACGGAGTACGGAGAGTGGGTCAATGTAGCCATCTGCCTGAAGAACATCCATCCCGATCTGAATGAGCTCTGGCACACGTTCAGCCAGAAGGCACAGGAGAAGTATGACTGGAAGGAGACCGAAGCGAAGTGGATGTCGCTTGGTTTCCGCAACGACGGTGCAAAGCTTGGTGTGGGCAGCCTCCGATTCTGGTCTCGTACGGATAACTTCGCTCGCTATGTCGAGATTGAGAAGAGCAATATTGATTACCTGATCAAGGAGTCAGTGCTGAGCCAGACAGAGCACGATGTCGCACAGGTCGTCTTCGCAAAGTACCGCGACGAGTTCAAGTGCGCCAAGTACGGTGCCAACGTCTGGTATCGCTTCCTGGGGCACGTCTGGCGGGAAACGGATAAGGGTATCGCCCTCCAGCTCCGCCTGTCGAGCGATGTCACCAAGGAGTACAGGCATTATGTCTCTGAGCAGGACCGCCTCATGAATGTCATCCCGGAGTGCCCGCCAGGGAAACATGATCCGAATACATGCGATATGTGCCAAGCCGAGAAGAAGAAGAAGTCGTATACAGACATCATCAAGGCCCTGAAGAAGACGGGGTTCAAGAAGAGCGTGATGGATGAGTGTCGCGAGCTCTTCCTCGACGAGGACTTTGCGAACAAGGTGGATGAGAACAAGCGACTGATTGCTTTCCGCAACGGAGTGTTTGACATGACCACGAGCCCGCCTACCTTCCGCGATGGCAAGCCGGAGGATTACATCTCCTTCTGCACGAACCTCGACTTTGATCCGAAGAAGCCGTATTATGCATACGATTGCTGGTCTGAGCTGAATAAGTTCCTACACGACGTGCTTCCCGACGCAGAGGTGCGCACGTACTTCCTGTCGTATCTTGCGAATGCGCTGTCGGGCGAGAACGATGCTCAGAAGTTTCACATCTTGACTGGCGAGGGCTCGAACGGTAAGTCCATGCTGATGATCCTCATGTCGACTACGATGGGCGATTATGCATGCACTGCTCCGATCTCACTGCTGACGCAGGGCCGAAACAAGTCTGCGGCAGCGGCTCCGGAGCTGGTGCGCATGAAGGGTCGTCGTTTCGTGACGATGCAGGAGCCCGATGAGCAGGTTCCCCTGAACACGGGTCTGATGAAGGAGTTGGCCTCTTCAGAGAAGATCACGGCACGCGACCTGTATGCGGGGTCGAAGCAGATGATCGACTTTGAGCTCCAGGCGCGCTTCAACCTGGCCTGCAATGAGAAGCCGAAGATCAATACGACGGACAACGGTACATGGCGTAGGTTGGTGGTTGTCGGGTTCCCGAACAAGTTCGTGTTTGACCCGAAGCTCCCCCACGAGAAGCTGATGAACGAGAGTATGAAGCAGAACTGCCTGAGCGAGGAGTGGGCGACGGCGTTCCTTAGTTATCTGGTTCACCTCTTCACGGAGGGCAAGGGTCTGCGTAAGCTGGCCGCGCCGGAGAAGGTGATGGAGTACATCGCCGAGTACAAGGAGGATAGTGACGTGATCGCCAAGTTCCTCCGTGAGAAGATTCATGCGCTTCCTGAGATGACTGTCGCTGAACAGCGGGATCCGACTTCGTGGCCGAATATTACAATGACATTTGGTGAGTGGAAGCGTTCAAATGAGTTGCACAAGGGGTCTCCTGCTGATTTGAAGAAGCGGATAGAGGCAACCTACGGTAAGATGCCTAGGGGCGGATGGACTTCCTTCCGGTGCGGTGATGCTTAGACTTACGCTTACGGTGGGGCGTCTTGTGGCGGCGACCACCTGCATACGCCGGCGGCGCAGGTGCGGGCGACACCTTCGACTTTAGCCAGTCCCATGATGATGACGCGGCACCTGTCGCACTACCCCACAACCCAGACGCAGATTCATAGATACCTTCGAACATTGTTAGTAGACTAGCTTTTTACTCATCGCCACCACGGACACGGCGGGCGCCGATCTTGCTGAGCACGTACGTGCGGAGCAGGCCGACCGTGAAGACGACCAGCGCGAACGACACCGTCAGGTTGACGAGCTCACCGATGACCGCACCGACCTTGAGGTCGGCCGAGCCAACCTTGATGGAGAAGGACGACACACCCTTGCCAGCCGCGGCGGCCGGCGCCAGGAGCGGCACAAGGATACCGTCGTTCAGCGTCTTGAAGAAGGACGCCACGACCGTACCGAGATAAAACGACGCCGTCAGAATGATGATGTCCTTAGTATCGAGCATTTATTGAGTTGTCCAGAATGTTTTTCAGACGACGACATAATGAAGTTCCGCAGTGTCGGACTTGACCGATTGGCTGGAAAGGCAACTTCGGTGCTCGCGTTTGATTGCGAGTTCTGGCATCTTGGCAAAACATTCCTCCCCCGCGAGGTGGGTGGCTACCACATGACGCGGTCTGGCGACAGCTGGACTCGCTCGGCACCCTTTTTTGTTGTCCTGCCTCCTCCACCCAAACAGCTGAACCGCGTCTCGTCCAAATACTCGACGACGACCCCTGCGACGGCAGTGGCGCTGGATATCCTCGAAGAGACAGAGCGAACGGCTCCAGAGTTTCTTGGTAAGACCGATAGTGTAGCCGTCTACTTCGCGGACCCAAAAGTAAAGCCTCACCTGAAACCCGCATCGTGGTTGGGCGGGTTCATGAAGCTGGTGTCGCAGTCCGTCGTGATCCTTAAGGGCGATATGGATCTGAAGGCAATGAAGTCAGCGTGCGCGTTGCACCACATTCCGTATCAGTCTCCTCTTCGGGTGGTTGATATCGCGCATTACAACCCCGAGTTCAATAAGCGATGTGGCACGGCCAAACTGGAAGGAACGTACAACTGCATCGCGAAGGAGCTGGACACTGGACTGAAGAAGGCATTCCCCGTAGGCAAGGCGCACAACCCCGTGTCGGACGCCGCAATGGCAGTCCAGATCGCCGCATGGTTGTCTGAGAAAGATATGCGCTGAATACAATGGATACGCGCTTCTGGGGGCCAAGCGCCTGGCAGTTATTTCATTTGATCGCAGAAGGGTCTCCCAACCCTATACCTACACTTGCACAGATGAACCGTGTTCTGCCTTGCAAGTACTGCCGCGAGAGCACGACGAACTTTGTCGCCGACCACCCCTTAACCAAAGGCATGGACCCAGGACACTGGTTGTACGAGATTCATCGCAAGGTGAACCACAAGCTGGCTACGCAGGCCAAGACGGATCCGAAGGTTATCCTTCCCGACCCGGACCCGACGTATGACGATGTCAAGAAGAAGTACGCAGAACTCTTGAAGAAGAAACCTCACGCTGTACCTGGCCGCGACTTCCTCTTTTCGATCGCATACAACTACCCCGAGGATCCTAGCTATGACGATGTCAATACACAGCAGATCTTCCTTCGGGTCATGAAGAAGACGTACCCGTTCCCCGAGCTGCGAAAGGTGTACTCTGCGTATATGGACTCACACCCTATTGAGCTGAACTCTCGTTCAATGTATCTCCACTGGATGTACGGGCTGTTGAAACGGCTCTCGGCCAAAACGAAATCGCCCATGCGCACCTTCAAGGGGTACGCACACCATGTGGCTTACTACAAAAGCGGGTGTTCTAAAGCAACCTACCATGGAAAGACCTGCAGACGACTCGACAATGGAGGATATACCAAGCAACGTGATCATAAGCGAACTCGACGGATCGTTTCTGGAGGTTTACTCTCGTAAACAGGGAGCCGAAGAGACTCCGTTGTGTATGAAAGTATATATTGGGTTCTTCTTGGTGTTGACCTATCTAGTTATGCGTTCTGCGTTTGCTTAGAAGAACGACTTGCGGCTCTTGCGGTGGCGGCGAGTGTGCTTCTTCGCCGGTCCGGCCATACCGTGCTTCTTGTATGTCTTCTTCGCCTCCAGGATCACCTTCTTCAGGCCGTCGCCCTTCTTGTAGGTGCCGCGGTGCTTCATCTCCGACATCGTCTTCTTAACATGAGTGAGCCAAGCGTTTGCCATTTTTGTTTAACCGCGAGGAATAAAACCCACCCTCGCGTTTGGACACGGACATACATTCCACTGACAGCCTGCCGCATGTACATCGTCCATAACCTTGTACTTTGTGAACGCCTGGTCAGGTGCGACAAGTACGATATGTGATGCGGTGAATAACCGCAGCTCCTCCGGTTCACGCGGGTATACAGCCTGCTGGTAGGTTAACCTGCGCAGATGACTATCGTTCCAGCAGAGATTGATCAGCGGCTCTAGATCGGTACCACGTGCCTCGTTGCCTGACACGATAATGATCTTGTTCGCAAGCGAATCCAGCGGCGCATCCTCTACGGATCCGGCTACGAAGTGCTTGTGCACCGTGGTCTTGAGGTGGTAGGCTACACGGTTCGCAGTGAAGCTCTTGTCGGTGTGAAGAACGATGCTCAGAATCAGCGGGTCCTTGGATGGAAACGCGTCATTCACAATGTCAACACAGCACGACTCGAACGAGCGTGTCGTGATGCCATCAAAATTCGGCTTGAGCGAAACGATCGGCTGGTCCTGCGCATCCGAGTAGACGTGAACCTCGATCAGACGGTAGCCCTTCTTCAGTGCACTAGAGATGTCCTCGAATGTACTACCTGGTACGTAGTAGTTGACCAGCGTATCACTGCGCGGTTCCGGGAGGGATTCCTCGGACGTGGTCATCAGGTAGCCCGCTGCTGCAAGTGCCCCAATTGCGAGGACTGTTTCCATTGTGTACGTGCCTTATTTTTTAGAGATTCGGAAAAGCCCCCTGAAACGGAGCGCATTCACTTTGTCATCTGAGAACCGCTCGTCCATCGGGATGTCCATCAAGCACGCGTAGTGGAAGTACAGGCAGTACATTCCGCACTCCGAATCCTTGAACTGGTGGCGAGTCGTGTTGTAGGTTAGCCTCATCGGGGGACCGCCTCGCGCATCCCACTGATCCTTCCACCGGAACATCAGGCGCTGGATCTCCTTCTCGGGCTTGCGAGCATACGAGTCAAAGTAGGTCATGCGCGGATACTCCAGCTCAGGACGGATATCCAGGAACGCCGCGATCCAGTGTTGTCCAGGTCCGTCGTGCACGTCTGTGTTGAAGACGATACCTACGCGTCGATAGCCCTTCTTGTAGAGGGTCTCCAGCTTCATTGAGCACAGCGTAGACACGATACACTTGGACATCTCCGACTTCAGATCAAAGTCAATCGGTACACAGCCCACGAAATGATAGCCGTCAATCACCTTCTCGTACTCGTGCTCCACCTTGTCGATGTCATCAGAGGACAGCCACTCAGATGGATTGCTGCTCCACGAAGCAGGCGCACGGGGGCGCTTCATCATCGACGACACGATACAGGTTGGCTCTCCTGTGGAGCAAAGACCGTGAAGGCGGCTCTTCAGTTCGGCCCATGTAGCCTTTGGATTGCTCTTGGCAATTGGCGGGTTATGTGTCTTGTTGAACACAGTCCGCAACCGTTCAATCTCTGCCTCGTCAAAGAGGAGCATGAACCCTTGCTTAAAACGGATACTTTCTGTGCTGTCGACTTTGTAAAGCACAATGGACGCACTCAAGGCTATTCTCACCAAGTATATCCGCGTGAATAAGAACATCTCCGAGCTGAATGCACAGACATCTGAGCTTCGCGATAGTCGGCGCACTGTCGAGCTGGATCTCGCAGCACTGTATGCACACACTGAGTTGCCAGATAAGATCGAGCTCCGCGAGTCGGAGATGACCTTCTCCGTCAAGCGCCCCAACAAGTGGAAGAAGGGCTGGACACTGTCCAAGAAGGACCTGGAGTTGTACCTCAAGGACATTCTGGGAGATAAGGGTGGTGAGGTTATGAAGGAGATTGTGCGGCGTCATGAGCCCAAGCTGATTGCAGATGACTTCGGTTTCGAACTGAAGTCGAGTGGCGCAGGATCCTCGTCCGGTGGCGAGTGAACCGGGTTATCAAAGTGAATAACGGTATGACGATTTCGTTCGTGTTCACGAGCATGTTTGTAAAACGACGCTATACAGATCGAGCCACATACACATGTGGTAATCGACACAACAGCGAGGGAACCGATCACAATGGATTCCATTACTTTTCCACTTGGACCTGCTTGTAGATTGGTACTGTATTCAGGGAATCCTCGATCTCTCGAAGGATAGCATTGATGTCTCGTAGATGTCTGGACGCTTCAAGGGTATTCTCGCGGGGCATGAATCCATACTGGATCCTAGATACCGCTACGGATAACTGCCGCTGCCGCTCAACCACTTGAAACGCCAATGTAGACAAACGTTTTTGCATCAATCGATATGTATGGGACGGAGAAAATGTTTAAGCCTTACGAGTGCGGTGGCGACGGTGGCGGTGGCGACGAGTCTTGTGGGACTTCTTGGTGCGACGACGACGGCGACCGGCACTAGGAACGAGCGTGAAGTCGCCCAGATCGGCCGGGGATACGAGCGTCCTCTCCCCACCGTTAGGTGTAAAATAGATCTTATTATCGGGGGGCATCTTCGTCAGAGTTCCCTCTACATCGTTTTCGTCCTTAACCTTAACTCCGCCGGGGGTCTTAACGAGCGCATCCAAGATCACCTGCTTCTTCGCATCCTCGACTTCGAGCTCCTGGCTGTCCATTTATGTACCCTCACGAAATTCCATCGTCCTCGCGGGAAGCGAAGTACTCGCGCATCTTTGCTTCGACCGACTTGTCCGTTAGTTCGAGAACCCCGTCCTTGTTGGTCTCGAGGATTGAACGAACATCGCGCACTCCGTCGAGGATCCGGTGCCGATCGACGTACTTGCGGTTCTTGGCCGAACCGTGCCAGAGGTGATATATTGTTCCCGTTGAGCATGCAAGTGTAGGCTGTGTCATACGCGAATACTCGTCATACGAGGGGACGAGTGCAGTGTGAACGTAGCCTTTCGGGAACTTGATATTCATCCACGCAGCCGTTGACATGGTGTCCCCGCTACCCGTGATTCCCTCCTTGTAGAACCCAAACTCTCTGAACCACTTGCGTTGGAACGCCCACGCAAAGCCCGGATGGTAGTTGTGGTTGTACAGATTGACGCGACTCATGTAGGCAACCGACAATCGCGTCTGAACTAGCTTGCTGTACGTGCTGTCCAGCCACACGCACGACGAGAACGGCTGGATCACTTCATAGGTACCGAGCAACCGCGAGACTTCGTCATACCACCCCGGCTTACCAAAGATCACGTCCGCATCGAGGAACATCAGCTTCTTGAAGTAGCAAGGAACCCGCTTCTCGAGCAGAGAGCACAGCGTCTCCTTGTGGAACAGTACGCTCTTGCTGCGCACATGAAACGCATCCTTGATCTCGGGTTCATGATCGTCGAAGAGTAGCTCCATCGTGTAGTAGGGGATCTTGGCAAGCTTCATCTTCTCAATGGTGTAGAAGTAGTTCATCAACATCTTCTTGGACCGCGCTGGGTTGAAGAAGACGAAACAAATCGCCATGTCTTTGCACTTGGGGATCTCGTAGCGACATGCCGCGACATCCACGATGCAGGTTTCGAGTGGGGGCGCAGTCTCTGGGGTGCGCACTACATTGTAGGCGAAGGATTGGATCTGTCCCATTGTTAGTATGCTGCGTTTTCGATATTGGCGCGTTGTTCCGCAAAGCGACGCAGTGAGCGCTCCTTCTGCTCTTGCAAACGCTTCAGCTTACGCGCACGCGACAGCTTGTACATCCGCTTGTTCTGCTTCTTGGTCTGGTAGAGCGACTTAACCGCCTTCTTGATGCCGAGGAAACCCCCACGGGCCCGACGTGTTGTAGCCATTGTATCTGGGCGACAAAAACGAATTTACCCGGTGGAGGGGAAGAGATCTCATGTACTCACCCTACAATGCTTCCAATCGAGTCTTTACCGAAGATGATATCCACCGTATTCTACGCCGCCACGGACTCCCTCATTATCGCGTGTCTAACCGCAAGGTCTTTCAGACCGCCATGGTACATACGACCTACGTTCGTAGGACTGATTACACCACGCCCGATGGAGAGCCGGCCACCCTTGCCCCCTGTCCCTCCGGCGTTATGCCCCTCCAAGACGAGAGCTACGAATGCCTTGAGTTTGAAGGCGATGCAGTCCTCGGTGCCTGTATCGCGACGTATCTACGCAAGAAGTACCCCGAGAAGAAGCAGGGATTCTTGACGGACGCCCGTAAGGAGCTCGTCAACAATGACAGGATCGGAGGGCTGTCCAAAGAGTTGGGATTGAATAAATTCTACGTGATCTCGCGCCACAATGAGGACTCGGTTGCGATTGCTGGGCGGTCGAACACTAAGAAGTTGGGCGACATCTTCGAGGCATTCTTAGGTGCGCTGTGGACAGACTGCGGCAACCGGTTCAATGTCGTGTACCCCTTTGTGACCACCGTTATGGAGACATACCTTGACGTGGATGAGATTGTAGCGTCCACCACCAACTTCAAGGATATCTTTCAGAAGTACTGTCAACGTGAGTTCAAGTGTACCCCGGATTACGAGATGAGGTCAAACGATCCGAAGAAGAATGAGATTGTGGTCGCAGTGCTTGTATCAGGTGAGGTCTATGGCACTGGTGCCGGAACCACGCGCAAGAAGGCAGAACAGAACGCATGCAAGGAAGCACTCACAGCAGTTGGGGCAGTCGTCTCCGCCTGAATGTTCCACCCTTATGCTTGCCCAGTGGACCTACCACTGTCCATGGGCCTAGGCCATCGTCAACCTCTTCATCTGGTTTGCCAGATGCCGCAAGGATCCCATTAATCGCATCCTTAACGTCTGCAGTAGCGTCAGCGGGAATCTGAGGAGGCGGTATCTTATTTTCCGCAATCACTTCTTGTCTCGTCATCGGTGGCTTCATACTATCAACATTTTTGGGTGCAGGTGGGGTGGGTTCTGCGGGAGCGGGTTCTGCGGGAGCGGGTTCTGCGGGAGCGGGTTCTGCGGGAGCAGCGGCGGGAGCGGGTTTTTGACTGGTTATAGCCGCCCACCAACCAGTCCTCAACCGCGCGTAATCATTCTGATCGCTCTTCAGCTTCCAGTACGCAGTTCCGATTTCAATCTCCCGCTCTTTCGTATACTGATCCCATCTGGTTTCTATACTATCATGTACCGCCCGCAGACATTTATTTATAACCTCCTCGACCTTCTCCCTCGTTGCACGAGGTATGGGTGCATCAATCATATCGAGAAGCTCTTTGGCGGCTTCACCCGCTGCTACCTCACCAGGACCATCGTTGAATCCGGCGAGGGCGGCTAGGATATCGTGAATCCTAGCGAGTTGGTGGTAGCGAGTCTCGTATACGGGCTTCATGTAGTAGAGCTTGCTGCCCCCAGGATCATTCGTCACAATGCGTTCGATTCCTGTAAGGTCGAGCTTTAGACTCTCTTCATAGCGATAGAACGGGACACCCTTGACATCTGTTGCCGACAACCATCGCGAGTCCCTGTCCTCAAACTTGCCACTGAGCTGATTATCTTTGTCATAACAGCTGACATTGAGCCAATTCTCGAACTTCTGTCCAGCCTCGATTGTCTTCGCCTTCTCTGCCAGATACTTTGAGATGTATTCAAACTGACCGAATCCATCTGAATATGATGGATTGACGGATAATTGAAGGAATAAGTCGATCAGCTGATTTCTGTATACGCGGCAGTTTGATTTGTCGGGATACGATACACGATAGTCCGTATTGGCCTGGAAGTAGTCGCGGATTACCGCTCGCCCGAAGTCGTGGATTACGGTTGTACCGTCGCGCATGACCCCCGCATTCCCCATATGAAGATCAAAGTGGACAAAACGTCCATCGATATGCAACAGGGTCCTCAAAATATCCGCTAACCGGGAAATCCTCGCTTCACCGGACAGCACGAAGATGTCAAATTTCTGATACCGCGTAATAAGCCCGTTCCACCGTGCACCAGGGAACCGCGCCATTGCATCACGAAATGTGCGCTCCTTGTTAGAGTCAAATACAGCATCACTCGTCCGCGTCGCATCAACGTTCACCTCGTACACACCATTCCCTGCCCAGACGTTCGTATGCATACCAACGAACTTGTTCAGATACCCTGTTCCAAGCCAATGCTTGATGACCCGATGTATGCGCATTTCGCTATCTTCCACGCAAATCATGCGGACAACGGCTCTGTAGGCCTGGATCTGTTTCCGAATACTCTCCTTCTTGTTAAGATCGGCGGGAACAGGGTATTCGGCCATCATTTCTTCGATTTCATCTGGGTCCTCGAACCATGATATATCGAGCGGGTAGTTAAATTTGCTTGAATCGTAGAAGACCAACGTGTCTGCACCACCCGCAATGAGCTTTCCACCCTTCATGGACTGGGTCTGGAGCATGTGCTGTCGGCAACGTAGCTTACGCAGGGTCCGACCGCGGCGTTGAAGGACAGACTTGGTACAGACCGCGATTGCGCCTTGTTCCTTTGTAGATCCAGGTCGGGCCCGAATGGTCTTCTTAACCTTCTTGACGCACCGGCAGAACTTGTCTACCTGGCGTTCCCTCATTGTTCAATCGCAGAAGAATATATCCTCGCAAAAGATAAACACAATGGGCGGTGGTCTTCTCCAGCTCGTCGCATATGGTGCTCAGGATGCATACATCACCGGAAATCCTCACATCACCTTCTGGAAGGTCATGTACAAGCGGCACACCAACTTCGCTATGGAGGCGATGCGTGTCAACTTCACTGGCTCGCCGACGTACGGCCAGCGCTCAGTTGTGGTTGTGAACCGGAACGCCGATCTGATGTTCCGCACGTACCTCGAAGTGACGCTGCCCGACACGCGTCTCTCAGCGCTCGGTACCACGATCTCGGGTGTCACGGCCACCTCTGTTCCCAGCACGTCGACGGCTGGCGTTCTCTGGACTGCCGGTGGCCGTCGTCGCCTCGGCTACCTGCTCATCCAGCAGGTGGAGATCGAGATTGGTGGCCAGATCATGGACCGCCACTACGGTGAGTGGATGTACCTGTGGGAGTCCCTCACGTCGCCGTATGACCAGTCGGTTCGCCTCGACCAGATGCTTGGCTACAACGCCGAGGGTGCTCTCACGACTCCCCAGGGCTGCGGTGGTCGCCCGACGGTGATGTACATCCCGCTGTCCTTCTGGTTCTGCCGCAACCCGGGTCTGGCACTGCCGCTCATCGCCCTCCAGTACCACGAGGTGCGCCTGAACTTCATCTTCCGCCCGGCGACGGACCTGGTGCAGAGCATCTACGGCTACAACTCGTCTGGCGTTGCGCAGGTGTGGCCGGGTGGTGTCCCAACTGCGGCCCAGAACCTGCCCCGTTTCAAGGATGCGGCGGTCTACGTGGACTACATCTACCTCGACACGGATGAGCGCCGTCGCTTCGCCCAGCAGACGCACGAATACCTGATTGACCAGCTCCAGTATGGTCTCCAGCAGTCGGTGACGTCGCAGACGGTGCGCCTCGATCTCACGCTCAACCACCCGGTCAAGGAGCTGGTGTGGGTGTTCCAGGATGCCCGCAAGCTTGACTGCTCGCTGCCCGCGACCAGCACGGGCGCGGCGCTCACCTACACGCAGCCGTTCTCGTACGACGACATCGCCGACCGCTGCCGCCTGCAGCTCAACGGCCAGGACCGCTTCGATGAGCGCTATGGTGATTACTTCTGGAAGGTCCAGCCCTACCAGCACCACTCGGGTGGCGGTTTCGAGCAGCACGCCCAGGTTCAGCTGCCCCTGACGGGCTCGACGCCGGGTAGCGTGTCAATCGCCTTCACTGCGAGCACCACTGTTAGCAAGGACCTCACGAGCTTCACTCTGACACCGACTGTGCCTGCAGCCACCCTCGCGTCCTGGGCGGGACTGGTGTTCACGATTGTTAACGGAACAAAGTCAGACGGCAGTGCAGTTGTAGTTGTTCCCGGAACAACAATCACGTTTCCGACGACAGCGGGCACTTTGCCAGGGACAGGCGCCCTCAGTGCAAACGCCCTTGCGGTTGCAACGGCGGCAACGTTCTACGCCACCTACGATCCGAACTACCTGGTCAATGACTCCATCAACGCGGGAGGCTACGCCCAGGCCGGCTTCCAGCAGACGAACCAGACGTATGCGCAGTCGGTGAACCCGATCAACGTGTACTCGTTTGCCCTCGCGCCCGAGGAGCACCAGCCGAGCGGCTCGTGTAATTTCTCGCGCATCGACACCTCGACCCTGGTGTTCGACAGCATCACGGGCGATGCGTCGGGTGCGAAGTCTGCTGGCCTCTTCCCGAGCAAGCAGTACCCGTACCTGTTCCGCATGTATGCCGTGAACTACAACATCTTCCGCGTCATGAGCGGTATGGGTGGTCTCGCGTACTCCAACTAACCCCGCCGCACATACGGAATCACCAATAGACCCAGAAGCACAACCAGCACCACGGTGTCGAACACGCCGACAATCTTCTTGTACTTGATGGGCAGTTCGTGGGTTCCTGGAGGAACACCGCCATACGGCTTGGCCCATCCAATCAGTCCACCTAATAGTGTAGGACCTAGCTTGTCGTTGCAGTCATAGATGTAGTCATACCATGCCATCAACACATAGGCTGTCATTGCGAGAACAAACGCAAGTACTGCCTCATGTTCCCACGCCTTCGGATGCGGCATCCAGAAGACGAAGAGTACGAAGACTGCGAAGGCGATGCATTTCTCGTTCAGGTACAGAGGTGTTCCAAAGAGTCCACCGCCCATTTATACACTATACATAAGAATGCTTCACGTATTCATGTCCGGTCCAATACGGCCGTCTGTTGCTGAAGTATTGTTGTCTGTGCGAACACTCAAGTCTCAACTTCCACCGTCCAAGATTTGGCTCTCAACATGGGAGACGACTGAGCCTCTTGATGAACTCCGCTCCGAGGTCGACGTGCTCCTCGTGAACCCAGAACCACGAGGCGCAGAGTCGTTTGGGGGGCGGACGCGGCAGATGCGAGAGCTGCCTAACGAAACAAAAGGATGGGCCGCCAACGTCTTCAAGATGTTCACAGGAGTTGAGAACATCTTCAGGATTGCTAGCTGTGCGAACAATGACATTGTGATCCGTGTTCGAACAGACGTGTTCTTCACGTGCGACCCCGAGTACCTTCCATCGCTACTCGAAGCGGCCAAGACGAGCTACGTAGCACGGTCAGACAAGTGCGATGACTGGTTTGGGATCGGAACCTATGCGGCCATAAAGAACATTTGGTGTTGGCGCGACCTTGCTGAGCTGGAGACGACGATGAACCGCAGTTGGAACACCGAGAACATCATCTACAACAAAGCTCTCTTACATGCTATCCCTGTCCTCAAGATGGATCCGTCAAAGATTGATATCTGTATCCTTCGCGCAGGTGCATTCAAGCACTACTATCCATAGTCGTAATCCGAGTGTTAGCAGCGCATTCGTCTAGCCCAAGCGTCTGCTGCATCATGATTGGCGCAGGTTGTCCGGGTCCAGGGCACTTCACGTGTTCATGACCGAGGATATGACCCATCTCATGTGAGACCACGTACTGACGGTAGCCATCCAACGTCTGTCCACTCTTTGACGATCCGTGAACCCACCTCATCGCATTCAGGTACATGTCTCGCCCACCCACCTCTGCACAGGAAAGGTTATCGGGAAGACCGCACGTCTTCACAATCGTCGCAGGGGATGCTAGGCGGATGATCACGTCAGGCTTAACCTTCACAAGCTCAAACTTGTACCCATGTGCTTCCCATCCTTCGGGATCGGCTAAATAAATCTGAAGTAGCTCCGCAAACTCATCTTGTGGATACCGGACATCCGGGTCAACACGAGCGACGTAGCGTACGGTCTTCATTGATTCTAGGAAACGAAAAGTCTGACGCCAAAGCAAGATCAAACACAATGCCTCTCGTCAAGTGTGCTCATTGCAAAAAGCGAACACACGTGCCCTTCACCTGCCAGTGCCCCGCCACCTTCTGTGCGAAGTGTCGCATGCCAGAGGTACATGACTGCAAAATTTATGTGGCGCCGAAAGTTGAGTTGGTGAAGGTAGTTGCGGATAAGATCACGGAACGATGTTGAGAAGCTCCATGAAGACACCCATGATCTTCGCTGTCTCCCTGCCCTCGTAGGTGCTGTTAAGGACAGACATCACGATCGCATTGTCGCGAATGATGACCTCAACGTCCAGGATCTCATCGTAGATACCTTTGAAGTTGACGATCCAGCGGGGTTCGTTCTCCGGCGTATTGTTTGCCTGCGCAGACGCGGCGCCGCGAACAAGGTGGGGAAGACGGTCGAGTGCATCTGATACTGCGTTGTCGATGTTGAGAGCCATGGTAGCCGATGAGCCTGGTGTGGTTGCCGGATCCTCCATCCGTTTTCGGAAAACGGAATCCGTTGGTCCAGATAAGTAGAGTAGTGCCGCTACCATGGAGTCGATTCGCAACAAGACTCTCCCTTTCGTCGACGTCATCATCATCCTTCAATCCATCGTACCCTATGACCTCTTCCCATCCTTCAACCGTTCGCTCTGCATGACCTTCCGCGGATCCCACGATCAAACTGTCAGCGTTGGTGAATTCCTCGACTGGCTCAACTCGGCCTCGCAGGGCGAACAACAGCGCGAGTCTATCTACGACCGCCTGGTCGGGCATCTGGCCATGCACAGGGTTGGGGCGTATGACCAGCTCTGGGCTTTGCTGCGCGGGTAGCGGAAAAATTAATTCAGAAAACGAACTTTTTACAATCACGGGAAGACCGGGAGTGGGGCGGCCACTACAATCTTCTCTTCTACACTTCAACATGCCTCCTCACCTCTGCAACTTCATCAAGCGCGGCGACCACCGGCCCTGCGAAGTTATGGTTCGCGACCCAGATGCGCACGCATTCTGCGGAACCCACGCACCCATCGCCGCACGCCTGCCCCCGCGAGTGGCCGGGCAGTGCGAGCACATCATCGGCGCGGGACGAGGGATGCACTGGTGCGCCCGCGCAGTGGTCGCGGGCGACCGGCTCTGCCCCAACCACGTCCGCGTGCGCGAAGCCGAGGCGGAGCACTTTCGCCAGCAGATCGCGGCACGCCACGCCGGCCTCTGGGCCGAAGCACACGCAGACATTGCGGCGCCCCGGCCCGCTCGGCACGTGGACCCACTCCATGTGATGGCGCAGGCCGGGCATGCCGCGCCCGCAGCTGCGGGCGGCTACTATGGAGCGGCAGGTCCACCCCGGCCGGAGCTGGAGCGTCTTGCCCTTGACCGGCAGAACGTTCACACGGCCGCCGTGGCCAAGCAGACGACCGAGGGCGAGGCCAAGCTTCTCGCCGTCAAGACGGACGGGAGACCTGTGGGATTGCGGATCCTGCGAGTGTTTGCCGCGCGGGGCGGTCAGCTGCACGACGTATTGAAGGTCATGAACGATATTGACCACTGGTACATGCAGCGCAACTGCCGCGCGCAGGGCGACCGCCTCTACGGCCGCCTCCTGGAGGGCTTGTGGGCGATGATCGACCGTCAACCAGCCGAGGCGCGAGACGAACTGCGGCGGCGCCTCTGGGAAGAGACGAGCGAGTCGGTCGGGATGTGTTGCGAGGGGCACATCTCGCGTCTGGTGAACGTGATGGTGGGCTTTGACGAGGGGTTCAAACCACCCATGTCGCAGGGCGAGCTCCTCCAGGCCAAGATGGCGGAGTTCGCGGGAATGTCGGCCGAAACCGACGTCAAACTGGCCTATGCGAGGGCCTACATGGACGGACTGGGGCTCCCTGCGGACCAGCAGGCGCCTTGGCTCGAGGCTCTGGCGTGAGCGGTGCATCCCACACCAACTCCAAAATTTTTACATTGCAAACCGAAAACGGATTCCATTGAGAGGAGGAGAAGTAGTACCAGCGTCTGACAAAATGCCTCTCTTCTCCAACAACGACATCACCGACTTCGCCAACGCCTGGAACATCCGCCGCAATGAGGCCTTCAAGCAGAAGATTGAGGATGACTTCGTGGAGAACTTTCTGATCAACCTGCCGAGCGCCGAGGAGCTCCGTGCGCGCATGCTAGAAGCGATTCAGCGTGCCGAGAGTCCGCGCGATCTCTACTGCGGTACTGGCCAACATTGGCCAGACAACCATACGTTCACTGCCGGCGGTTGGGGTCAGCGAAAGATGTCAATCAAGCAGGTGATCTACCGGACCAATGCACTTCGTCGCATCGGAGAGGCAATCGGTCCGAACTTCTTTATCACCAAGCGCTTCGTGGATGGACATGTGTTCTTCATGATCAACTTCAGTCTACCCCGCCCCCAGCCCCCGCCAGGAGGCGAGGACGTCTACTGGGACATGCCTCATCTGGAGACGCCGTATGTCAACAACCCCGAGGACGAGTACTCCGAGTAAAAGACCCATAACAACAAACACAAACCCACGCAACCCCAACCCCAACACACAAATTCTTTTTCCCTTCACACACCCTGGACATTTTCTGAAAACGAATTGTCTGCCATTACGAATCACCAGTGAGTGCCGGCGCCATCACAATATACACCAGCAACCAACTCT